ATCATGCTCCCCAATTTGATCTAATACTACTCCTATTACTTGATCATTAAAACCATATTCACATAACATCTTAAGTTTTGCTTTAAACGTACCAAGTTTCTGATATTGCTCCAAAAATTCTGATACCCTCTGATTTATTATATCATCTGAAGATAGTGAATTATGAATAGTAGAGAACACTGTAAACCTATCTTTGTAATCAATTTGCTGAATCCTGAAAGCTCTAATTTCATTCACAAGGACTAAATTATTGAGAACGGGGATAAGAGTACCCCCTTGATGCTCGTTTACAGCTATATAATCATCTTTATAATTAGAAGCTTTAGCATCCTTCTGATATTTTTCTGCTAAATCAAACTTAGCATCATCAGGGGCAGATTCAAAAGATCTAAGTAAATTATTTGTGGCTCTCTTCTTTCTCTCTATCTCTTTATCAAACTCCTTCTGACTAATCTTTCTATAATCACAAGTAGATCTATAATAGAAGATAGCCTCATTCTTCCATGGATTTGCAAATAATCTCTGTCTACCTAGTATTTGTGGGAGATCTTCGGAAATATCTACGGCCAGGGAGTCAATATTGGAATCCGAAAATATAAAACTACGTGCACATAGGCTATAAAAGTCAGCTCCTAGATATACAGTACGTGTACAGAATGTAAACATCTTAGGCTTCTCTCCTTCTAATGGTACCTCTCCTATCTTAAACTTCTTTCCGAGCTTCCTCTGAATTTTCTTAAGATTGTCTGGTGTATCTGAACATAATATATTAACCTCCTCTGGCTTAAGTTCACACTTTTTTATAATAGATGTAATATGATTGACTGAATTAACATAGAAAACAGCCTCATCAGAAATAATTTCTCTAGGGTAACCATTAACCATTCGAATTGCTCTCTCGAAATTACCATCCTTATATGATTGTATGATTTCTGGAAGCTTTGTACCAACCGACTTCATTGTAAGTACTTTAAGAGAAGGTCTAAGAACTCGAGTTGAATCTTCCTTACCCCAATCCATATTAATATAGGGAAGACCATCGAATTCATCCAACATATTCAGATATTCTTCAAGCATGGGGGTAGCTGATACAAATAAAGCTGAATGAGATTGTTGTAGGTGATATAAGAAATCTAACTCAGTACTACTCTTGAATTTTGAATCGTGGAGTATTGTTTGGAACTCGTCGATTACCGTATAAAATCCCTCAAAAACTCCGAGAGAAGTTAGGATATCTTTTACAATTCGATAAGAATCGTATGTAACTAATATCTTCGCCGGTTTTCCTAAGTATTTTCTTTCTCCTAAGTAATCCTTGATCTCATTCATTAATCTATTATAAACCGTATCTTTTCCATGAACCATCTCCTTGAGTGTATCTATAAATGCTTGAGACTTATCTACCTTAGAGAGATCTTTATCTACGGCTACTTCTTTTTCTAGTTCATTCACAACTAAATAAACCTCTCTTCCATGTTGGTCCTTTTTATTCTTCAATAACATCTTTCTGGGACTACATAATATAACATTCTCAGGACCCCTCAAGCAATACTCTGTAAAACCACATCCTGGAAGTTGTTTATTTATTATACATTTTACTGGTAATTTGTAAAATCTAAAATCCGTTCCTAGTTCTGATATAAATCTAATCCCTCTAGGAACTACATAATCATTTAATTTATTAATCATAGATTTTATTTATTTAAGTTTTTATTAATATTTTTCTAGAACTCAATACAGAGTTCAGTTAAATTATAACATAAAAATGAAGACACAGGAGTCTCCCTCTTACATTAATAAAGATCTGAAGCTCTCATACTCGCATTTTGATTACTTTAAATAGAGTAAAATAAACCATATACTATATAATAAATTTATTGAAAAAAAGTAATCACTTTTATAATGGAGACACCGCCCCTGGCCTGAAGGGCCAAAGGGGTGTCAATAATAATATAAAAGTATAATAAAGTTCATGGAGTATATTTTAAAAATCCTGGGATATCTTATTCAGTCTCGAGGCCGAAGGCCCCCCGTAACGGAATGTGTAAACATGGAGTGGAGGGACTAGAGGGAAGCTCCTGTGTCTTCATTTTTATGTTACCGAATTTTTATCAATTTTGAAGATAAAAAATAAAAGTGGGTTATTTTGGCTCAATTTAGGGTAAAAAGTAGTAAAAAACATCAAAAATAACCCACCTTTTGAGGGTTAAATTTAATATAAGCCTTATACATGAAATATAAGGAGAATCTGTGTCCTTCCCTCCTTTCCAAACGTGGTAATTTTGTTTTTCATATCCATATATTACTAATAGCGATTAGTTTTCTACTAAGTAAGTTCTTTTTCATAGTTGTTAATAATTTGTTTATTTCTCACATATAAATGGACACAGATTCTTCCTTTTATACTAAGAAATCGATATTATATTTTTTAAGATAATAATTGTTTTCAGGGATTAGGTTCGGCGCTAAAGTTGCTGCGGAGATGGGTTAAGTAGGTTACTTAATTTTGTATCCCGGGACTTAGCTCCGACCTCTTCTTTTTAGTTCTTTGTAAAAATACTATGTTCATATGATAATAAAGAGAAAAACAAAAAGTGTCTCCGATCTGTTCTATATATCATCAAGACCAGACTTAGATGGAGAATATATAAAACCGAAAATTAATTTGTACCCAGATGTAGGATCAGCACTTTCAGGAATATCAGCAGTTCCGGGAGAGGATACGAACATAGAAGGAGCTACTTATTATATATACAAGCCGCTAATGGGAAGAGCCGATTCACTAGTAAAACCTGGAATAATAGAATCTCCGAAGGTATTAGTTCTCCCTGATGAATATTGGTATCTACAAGAACTCCGGCTCAAATTTATAGCGGCAGTTAAAGTCTTGGGGAGAGAAAAACTTATTGGAACTTATAGAACTGGAACTAGACAAACTCCATCTAGAGTATATTCTTGGAGTTGGGAAGAAATTTTAGGGAAATATCAGAAGAAAGGTAAGTTAATAGAGACTGATAAAACAAAGAAAACGTGAATAATTTATTTTCTAATATTTTTAAGAAGAGGGAAAAAGTTATTATTCCTTTGCAAGAAGAAATAGAGAATTTAGAGTTTTTACTTAGAATAAAAGAGAATAATTCTAATATAAGAGATGAGAAGGAATATATAGATTTATTAAAAAGATTATATAATAATATAAGTACATTTGAAAATTTTTTTAATAATGAGATATTTATTAATATAAATAATCTGACTGAAACATTAAAAATATTAGATCTAGATTCTTTAAAAGAGAAGATTATTAAAGAAAATTTAATAAGAGATAAAGTTTTAAATGAATTTAGAGTTAATAGAAAACTAATATCTTCTACTCTATTAAATGAATTAGATTTGGATTTTGGAAATAGAGTAAGAGGTATTCTAGGGTTGAATTTTTATAAAAAGAATACTGAAGATTTATTAACATACTATTCTTATGTTAATATCCATGGAGTGTTTGAATTAGAATATCATTACAGCAATAATTATAGAGATACTTGCGGATTGGATTAATAGAAAGGTAAACTATGATGGATTACTTTGAAGATGTTTTTTGGTTTACTGAAGAAATATTAACAAAGGATTTAAATAGAGAGTCAGGGAATATCTACAATCTGTTCCCTAATCTTACATCAATTAGATTATTAAAAGAACAATATTTCTCAGAAGACAAAGAAAAATACTGGGAAACTATAAACAAATTAAATCAATATGAAAATACTACGAAATAAAACATATTCTGATTCTGACAATGAAACTCCAAAGAAAGTCGGAGAAGCTATCGGAACTGTACTAGTCGGAACAGCTGGAACTGTAGGAGCAACAGACTTAATAAAACGTGGGGCTAAGAAGTATATAACCAGTCAGGAATCAAAGAAAGCAAAAAAGCATTTAAAGAAGGTATTAAGAAACTTGATTCAACCAGGAAAGCTAATAATTTTAAAGCAGAAGTAGCTCGTGGTGAAACTAATTCAGGAAGCGCTTTAGATCTAATTTTCCACAAAAGAAAAGTCAAGAAAGCAGATCAAGTATATAAAGCAGCTACCTCTAAAAATAATGAAGCCTATAAATCAGGTGTTAAAGCTCTTAAGAAAACTTTAATATCTAATAAAGATGCAAATATCGCCAAAAGAACAGGAAGAGTTGGAAAAATAGCTACGACTGCTGGTTTAATTGGAACAGGTATAGCAGCTGGAATGAAACTTAGAAAGAAAGATAAATAATAGGAACGGAGATAGTAACCTATAATGGAATAGGGACTGCCTGCTAAGCAGATCGATCGTGTTTTACGATTAGAGGTCGGAACTCTACATCTCCGCGATAAGTTAACGATATGAATCGATTCCTTATTAATTCATTTTGTGAAAGATAGAGAGCTCGACGGGGCTCTCTTTAATAGAATTAATAAGATGTATTGTTTACGATTCACTGGAAGTAACTTAGTTATTCACAAAATGAACGAAGGTAAATTAAGTAATGTAACAAAAGAAGAATTAGAGAAGTTAATCTTCGAAGAAAAGCTATCCTATGAAGAGATAGGTAGAAGATATAGTGTTTCTGGTTATGCTATTGTAAAAAGAGCTAAAAAGTTAGGGATAGAGCTACCTAAGAAAAGGAAAATAAACTCTAGTGAAACATTTAGAAAAGGAGTTTCTAAGAAGGAAAAGGCTATCTGTAAGAATTGTGGAAAAGAGTTTACTCCTAAGAAAACTTCTTATGGACTCTATTGTTGTAATAAGTGTCAACAAGAGCATCAATCTAGAGAAAAATATGAGAATTATTTGAAAGATCCAGAACCATACTATGGAAAAGAATGTATGAAGTGGACTAAAAAATATATCTTAGAAGAGCAAGATCATAAATGTGAGATTTGTGGTATGGAAGACTCTTGGAACGGTAAACCTATTACTTTTATATTAGATCATGTAGATGGACATGCTAATAACAATTGTAGAGAGAATCTTAGATTGATATGTCCTAATTGTGATTCTCAGTTGGATACTTATAAATCTAGAAACAAAAATAGTGATAGAAAAGAAAGATATCGAAAAAGTAAAAATAAAGAATAAAAATATAATCTATAGAGTTATTGGTTTAGCTCTATAGAACGACTTAGTGATTATTAGTTAATTTCCCCTTAGTTCAGCGGATAGAACCTGGGATTTCTAATCCCATAACGTGTGTTCGATTCACACAGGGGAAACAAATAAATATAAATTACAACTAAATTTAACTAATAAAAACTAAATTAATCATGACAACAATTTTTAAGAAAGTAATCTTTAACCCTCTTAAGAGAGCGGTTAAGTGGTATTTTACTCAGTCTGCTAAAACAGGAAATTATATCTGTATGACTGGAACTTTTCCTCAAGAGTACTATGAAATGATGTATGAAAAGAGGAAAGATCAACAAAAGTAAAAAAAAATAATAGAAATTATGGGATATAGGAAATTCCTATATGCCCTTCGTCGTGGTGGAAAATAATAATACATAATAATATAATATCGCGCCGTAGAGAAGTAGTCATCTCGCCATGCTCATAACTTGGAAATCGGTAGTGCAAATCTATCCGGCGCAACTAAAACTAAATATAAGTTTTATGAAAATAATAAGAAACAATATTATTCCTTTCCCAGGTTATAAAGCAGTAAATATCTTTGGAATTTTATTTGTAAGAAAGAATGCTAATATAAAACCAGAAGACTTAAATCATGAAGAGATACATACAGCACAAATGAAGGAAATGGCTTACATCGGGTTTTATGTATGGTATTTCTTGGAGTGGTTATTATGTCTCCTAGTTTCAGGATTTAGCTTTGGTTATGCTTATCATGATATTAGTCTTGAGGAAGAAGCACACTTAAATGATAAAGACCTGGAATACTTAAAAACCAGAAAACATTATTCTTGGTGGTCCTATATAAAACTAGGAAGTTGGAAGAAAAATAAAAATTAACCATATATACATAAAAAGATTATGATTATACTTAGAAATAAAACCTATTCGCATGAAGAAGAAATTGCGAATATTGCGGCAGCTCCTGGAAGTCCAGAGTATAGCCATGAAAGAGCCGAAATAGAAAAGAAACCGGCTCAAGAAGCATCAGCAGTTCAAGAAGGTTATGAAAAAGCATCTCAGGAAATTGATAAAACAGTAGAAGAAGTAGAAATAGTTCCTGAAGCAGCTGAAGAAGCAATCGAAACAGAAGCACGTGAAGCTGGAGACTCTAACTTGGACTCTAGAAATGATGCATTAAAAACTCTTAATGATTTCTTAGGTAATATTCATTAATTATGATTATCCTCAGGCAAAAGAATTATTCCGGCCGAGAAAAAGTACCTCAGGCTATAGCAGAAAAGGCACGAAAATCTGGAGTAGTTCAAAAAGATTCAAACGGTGTCTGGAGAATTATTAGCCTGAAAACTTCTCCGGCCGAATATTGGGATGCACACTATGATACCCGTGAAGATGCTGAAAAAGCTCTAGCCGCTTATCATGCAAATAAACATTAAGAGAATATTATAAAGTGTTAGAACTTTTTATCTAACACTATTTTCGGGGATGTGGTGGAATTGGTAGACACTCAAGACTTAGGATCTTGTGCTAAGAATGAAGGCGTGTGAGTTCGAGTCTCACCATCCCTACAAACGTCTAATATCTATACTAACCTCTTTTTCTCTTAATAATTCTCTCTAAACAAGGGGGAGGGGTAAAATAATTAACACTTTAAACAATTATTATGTACATAAGAAGAAAAGTATTCTCACTACTACAAGACGGTGAGACAGGAGAAGAGAAGTATTTTTCTACGACCGATGTAACTTTGGATAATCTTGAAGAAAGAATTTTTAGTATTTCAATTCCAACTGAAGAAGAATTAGAACAAAGAGAATTCGGTGCTAGACAGAGAAAACAGAATAGAAAACTAGCTAGATCTATTCACAATGCCGAGATGCAAGCAAATAAAGCAGCTAAGGCACAAGAAAAAGCAGCTAAAATAGTTTCTAATCCAGCTAATTTAGTTGATGAGAAGAAAATGGAAGAAGCTCAGAAACTTACTAAGAAAGCACAAAAAGCAGTTGAATCTTCTAATCGTAATACAGATCAAGCTTCTCAACAAGTAAAGAATATCTCAAAAACCAGAAAGTCAGTTGCGACAAATCCGGGAGGTCTTGAAATTAAAAATCAAGGTGCAGGAGATATAACTGTTAAGAAAGAAGGTGGTAATGTAACTGCTCATAAAATTGCTTCTAAGAAAAGTGGTCAGACAACAACTACTGTAAGAACAACGTCAACTAAGCCTGATGTTGTAGTTGATAAGATGACATCCAAAGGTTCTAAGAAAGTTTCTACAGAGGCAGTAAAGAAATCCGCTGAGAAAACTCAAAAAGTTGCAGAAGTAGCTCAAAAAACAACAAAAGACTCAAAGAAGATTCTGAATGGGGCTAAAAAATTAATGAACATAAAAGCTGGTAAAATAGCTGGAGGAGTTGCTTTAGCTAGTGGTGCGATGATCGGGGCTAAAAAGTTATATGATCATAAAAAGAAATAAAAAAGATAATCTATAGAGGTAGTGTAATCAATCTCCTCTATAGAACTTAATATAAATATTATAAAATATGAAATTTAATAAAACTCTTGAAGCTGTAAATATTATGGTTATGGCTTCTTATCCGGCCGCTAGATTCTATGAAGCGCAAGGTATACTAATTGAAGAAAATAATAGTTTTATCCCTGAAGTTTCTGGAATGGTAATTGTTTATTCATTACCTCTTGGAAAAACGCTTCTTGTAAATGTTGCGGCCGAGTCGGAAGAAGCCTATGAATTTAAACTAATCAATGAAAACTGGCTTGAAGATAGATCTATAACTCCTTATGTAGGTATGACTCTAGAAGATGCTTTTCAAGAATTAGCTAAAGCAGAAAAGATTATTAAATCTAGAAATGTAGTTCTCAGACATCCATTACATCCATCTTATACTCGTCCTGTTTATATATTTGGTGATGTTCGGCGAGGAGGTAATAGTGTTGATGTAATGACTGGAGAAATAAGAGAAGAATAAAAAGATTTGCTTTAGATGATTTAATAATATTATGATGAAAGTTAAAAGATTTTCTCAAACTCAACCAGATATAGAGTGGCATAAAAACAATATAAATCCAAACTCAGGTAGCAATCTGGAAGATGGAAGTACTCTTTATAAAGCAAAATCTGGAGATTATCTTTATTTGTATAAAGATGGTGAATGGGTTATTATGAATGGTGTTAATAAATTTATGCAGGATTCTAAATTATATCAAATTTCAAAATTCGATAAAAACATTCATAATAAGATTGGAGCCGCAGGAGCAGTTATTGGTGGTTTTGTTGGGAGTTTGCCTGGATTAGCAATGGGTAATTTAAAAACAGCTGCTACAGGGGCTGTGATTGGATCAACTATATCTGGATTATATAATAGAAATAAAGCAAAGAAACGTGCTGAAAATATAGTAAAGGATTACGAGTCTAAGTATGGTAAGAATGCTTATACTACATTTATGAAAAAGAAGTAAACTATCTTTAATTTTAAATTACTTTTACTATAATTGAATACCTATTCCATTTTAAGGATGTAGTAAGGAATGATATTCAGTTTATTATATATTTCTAATAATAAAAAAAAATGAGATACACTATTCTCACGAACTATGTATCTCTTGGCAAGTTACTACAAAAATTAATGTAGCAAGTTTAATCCTCATAAAAAATGAGAATTAATTTTTTAAATCATATATAAGGCTTTGAAGTGATAAAAATAATACTGTCTTATTTTCACAAACTGTACTGCCTTTTACGACAAATAATAATAATAAAATTACTTTACATAGGTAATTAGTATAAGTTCCAAGTTTTATTGTAGTAAAAAACTTATACTGATTTATTCTACTACATACCTTAATGATAAAAAATGAGATACACTATTCTCACGAACCATGTATCTCTGCGTAGCAAATTTAATCAACACAGATTGTGAAGATTAAATTCTTATATTAACATATATAAGGCTTTGAAGTCTTATTAAAAATGTGGTCCTATCGTCTATCGGTTAGGACGCGAGATTTTCATTCTCGAAAGAGGAGTTCGATTCTCCTTAGGACTACAAAAGTCAACGATGAGATATCGCAAAGACTTATTTAGACATGTTAATAGTGAAAAGGATAGAATTAGCTACTCTATCCTCTCACTTTAAATCTAAGTAAGGTTACGTAATAATTGATATCTCGGGAAGTGATAATTAAATAACATGTCTAAAAATGATAAATTATTACCTGTACCATTAAAGTACACCTATCCGGTTGTAATGGAAATTTCTCCAAGTAACAAACCATTGAAAAATTAGACATCTATTGTAATAGGTGTGGAAAGTTTTTTAAACAAACAGCCTATGATCATGTTTATGGATCTGGATGTCCTGATTGTAATAAATTAGGAGGAAAAAGCGCATTAAATGTATTAAAGTGGTTAGAAACAAATCAAATTGATTATACAAGGGAATATTCTATAAAATTAAATAATAGGAACATTAGAATAGATTATGTTTTTAATTATAATAATTGTTGTTTGTGGATAGAGTATAATGGACTACAACATTATAAGAAAGTAGATTATTTTCATAAAACAGATGAAGGTTTTCTTAAACAATTAAATAGAGATAATGAAGTTAGAAAATATTGTAAAGAGAATAATATCATCCTTATAGAAATTCCGTATACATATAACACTTATGAAAAAGTAGAACAATTATTAAATCGAGTAATTTTAAATGGAGAGGATATAAACTCTATTATAGATTATTCAAAATTATATAAAATATGAAAAAATCAGAAACAATATTTCAAAAGTTATTTTCAGGAATTAGTTTTGGAAATTCACGTATACCTTTAATTATGTAGTAGAGGCTTAAGATAGAATAAAATCTTAAGAAAATACCTTAAAATGCTGGAAAATATAAAATATAGATCAGCATCTCTATTTATCGATTAAAAATAGAGTTCAACGACTATAGTAGGTACTTAGATAATATAGTCTAAATTTAATAAAATATATTAAAATAAATTGTACGTTCAAATGTATTTAGTAAAGGTGGGGGAAGAGGGTATTCTGTTATTGGAGGAACTGGAAATGGAAGATTCTTAGATAATGAAAGAAATTCGCCCTTACTTGGTAATTCACAGCCTTCTTCTAGGTTATCCGGTTATCTTGATAGAATGGCAGAGCTTAGGTCATATTATCTTTTAGATATTACAAAGATGGCTACAAATTTCTTTTCAGATTATGTAGTTAATTTTATATCTCAAGATACCCAACAAATAGTTTCTGTATTAAATCCTGAAGATTCTACAAATAATGAAGCTGTAACTACTCGATTAAATGAGATTCTTTTAAAAGATATTAAAATAATTGATTATATACGAGACCATATAAATGACTATGTATTTTATGGAGGTTATTATAGTATGCTTCAAACTCAAAGAGATGAAAAAGGTCATCTTGTATTTAGAACAGAAGAACTTAATAATCCAAATGCAGTAGTTATAAAGAAGAAAAAGAACGAGGATGGAAATATAGAAGATATATTTTTAGCAATCGGAGATGATGGAAATCTATATGAAATTCCTAGTACTGAGGTAATATATATAAGTAATCCTAAACTTCGACTTACAAATGATCTCGAAGAAGGATGGAAAGAAAAGTCTAAACCAGAAAAGCCAAAATTAGGAAGAAATAAGGGATCAGAAAATAGAAATAAAGTTCTTAGGAAAGAATCATTTATGGCTTCTGAACCGTTATTTTATTCAAGTATTTTGAAGATAAAAGAATTAGTTATAAAAGAGCTTTTGATATCTCTTATTTCGTTAAGAGATCTTTCATCGCCTCAATTATTGGGATTAAATACCGATTAAAATTTGTCGGATTAGATAAATAAAATCTAATGGAACTTTGTAAATTGCTGGAAGATCAAGTAAAGATAAATCAGCAAAAGATAGTAAAAACTACCTTCTCAACGACTAGATACAAAGAGAGAGTTTATATATAAATTCTTAAAGATATAGTCTAGTTTAACTAAATAATTGTTAATATTCGAAAAGTGTCCCTCTAGAGACAATGAACGAATTATGCGCTCGATTACAGAAACTTGCAAACAATACGAATGAGTTGTCTTCATTCATCACATCTCAGTTCGATGTCACCTCGTTCATTGAGTCTGCATTAACTCAAAATGTTAAGGTTTTTCCTGACTATAATAGTACCATTACCTCAAGGACTTCACTACTCCCACTTGATAAATTAACAGACAAACTTTTAGATCTTATACAGAATCTTGATTATGTAAGAAATAGTGTTCTTTCTCCTCTTGGATTACCATCTACTATATTAGATGGAACATCTGGCAGTAAGTGGTTAATAAATTGGCCGTCTAGAGAAGCAATTCTTTAGATTATTAGTAAGTAAATTTGGTGAAACTATTAATACTAGTAATACCAAGCCTTAGATTAATCTAATTAAGGTATAACGAATAAAGACTTACCAACTTATAAAAAGTTGAATTTATATTCTAAACTATAATAAAAAGATTATAGAGATATCATTGCAGTACTTCAACAGTCAGAAAGAGCTAATTCAAGAGTAACATCATTAATTTCAGGAATAAAAGATTCAATAGTAAATCTTGTTTGTAGTATTTATAAGGTAATATATAATGAAGATTTAGATCCAAGTTTAGTTCAAATTCATATATTCCAGAAAACAACTGTAGAGTATAACAATCAGATAAATGAAGCTGAATCAGTTAGTGGTTTAGTTCAAGGTATCTCTGGAGTTTTATCTAATGCACTCCAAACTTTAGAACAAGCAACTCCATTAATTGAACCAGAATCATATTTAAGTTATATTCAAAACTTACTTAAAGATATTGACCCAAGTACAGAATCTCTAATAAATGAAGATACGATTAAGCAGTATATAGAATTTCTTAATCAAAAACTTCAGGCACAACGAGAACAGCTTGGACTCAGTTAAAATTATTCAAAGAAGATGATAATTAAACGTAAATTATTTGCTTCTAATGATCCCACTCCAGAACAGTCTCCAGAAATTGGTCTAGCTAAACAAGAAATGACTTCTAAGGACTTGCAAATAGAACAAATGAGACTTCAACGTCAAATCCTAGAAACTCAGAGAATGCGACAGAGAATGCAAGCTGAGGAAAGAATGCAAGAAATGAAGCAAGTCAATCAAACTCAGAAACTAGAACAGAAAAAGGATGAAGCTCAAAAAGATAATCAATTAAAAGTAAAGAAAATTGACGCTCAGAATAGTAGGCAGGAAGTAAATAATATAGGATTGTACAAAACAAAATCAAAGCCTACGCCAACAGTATCAATGAAAACAAACTTGTAAGATTATGATTAAAGAAAAGACATTTACAGAAGGAGTGGAAGATTCTAAAGAACAAGAAGAGAAAGGATTTGATCCACTAAGACCGTATATAAAATGAAAATTAAAAGATTTTCCGGTTATTCAGAAGCTGCCCCTGAAGGTGTAACTTATCAAAAATCAAGTCAGGTAATTACAAGATATATTCTTGATCCTCTTGATTCTAGTGTAGATACCTTAGAAGAAACAGATAAACTTGGGGTAACTAAACGAAAGAGTGATAGAATTAAGAAGGTAATAAAACCTCTTAAAAAATATTTTAAATATAAATCAAATAAAAACAGTAATTAAGTATGTATATTAGACGTAAAGTATTCTCATTACTACAAGATGAGACAGGAGAAGAGAGATACTTCTCTACTACTGATGTAACACTGGAAAATGAGGAAGAGAGAACCTTTAGTGTTGCAGAAGATGCAGAAAGTTTGGAAGAAAAGGATTTCTCTGATAAAAAAAAAGAGGAAGATGATGAGCCAAAACTTACAACTAGTGATAAGATTAATATTAAGTTGAATAAAGCTCTGACTACTAAGAAGGATCGCGAAGCATTTGTTGAAGCTTTTGAAGATGGAAAATCTCATAAATACGGAAAACAGGCAGCTAAGTATGCAGCAATTGGTAGTGGTATAAGTGGCGGTATATTAGGTGCTGTAGTTGGTGGTAAAAAGAGTGCAGCTATTGGAGCCGGAATTGGCGCTGTTTCAGGTGCAGCAGGATCTTATGCTGGTACTAGAGCAGGTGTTGCACTTAATAAGCTTGCTAGAAAACATAGTGGTAGTCTTGATACTAAAACAAAATTAGCAGTAGATCGAGTAAAAGTAGCAGATGGAAAAATGACAAAAGAAGAATTTGCTAAAAAATGGAGATCTAAGAAGTAAAAGAACTAATCTATAGAGGTAGTGTAATCAATCTCCTCTATAGAACAAACGCGCTAGATTTTTACAACCGAAGATTAATCGCACTAGGTGCAAAAAGTAAACGGTTGATAGTTGTAAAGCGCGAGAACTATAAAATAATAAATGTATGATAGGAACAGTTAACCCATTTAGTGACCCTGAATTTAAGAAACAAATTTTAGGGAAAGAAGGGAGAGCTGTTGATGACCCGGGAGATTATGAGATTTTGCAGCCGGAAGAGGATGTATCTAAAAACCTAAAAAATATTATAGGGTCAGCTCCAGTACTCCCTAAAACGGCTCGCAATATTATTATGGATGCTAGTGCTATTGCGAGTAATCAAAAAGAACAAAAAGCACTAGAATTAACTCATAAATTGAATGAAGTCTTTACTAGTTATAATAAAGAATATAATATAGATCTTCATGTTGATTTCGGAAGCCTCTCAAATACTTTAGTTAATGTGGCAGATCCGAAGTCTAGACATATCTTAGAATTATATGTTTCTGAGGTATTTCAAAGTATAAGACCTATTTTAATTCTCAATATGATTTCTAAACTTTGTCTTTGTATTGATTATATACTCGATCCAATGAGACTCTTTGATAGTTCACAAATGACTTTACAAGATTCATTTATTGCCGTTAATATATCTGCGGCTTAGTTGAAATACTAAGAAAATTATACTAAAATGCTGAAAGATAGTTAAAACATAAATCAGCAAAAAGGATTACTAATATAAATCCTTTCTCAACGACTAAATGTATAACTAAATTTGAAATATAATTTAGATGATATAGTCTAATTTAATAAAATAAATATTAAAAATAGATATGAGAAAAAATTATGCAATTTATTCAACAATTAGAAGATATGAAGAGTCAGATAATTGTTAAAGGTTCTGATCTTGAATTGAAAAAAATTGCAGAAGAATCTGGAAATGAAGAGTTGAATAGTGAAGAGTCTAAGCAAATAGTAGCAGACTTTATGAGATTATTTCAAAAAGAACATGGAATAGAATAAAAAATGAGATACACTATTCTCACGAACTATGTATCTCTACTTTAAATTATGATAATACCTACTACGACATAGGTAATTAGTACTATTTCTATATAAAAAGTGTAGTAAAGAAATAGCACTCGTTTATTCTACTACACATATATAAGGCTTTTAAGTTTTATGATATTTTCTGATTTATATTTCATAATTAAATCAGAATTGCCTCTTTAGCTCAGTTGGCCAGAGCACGTGATTTGTAATCTCGGGGTCGTTGGTTCGAATCCGACAAGAGGCTCGAAAATAATATTCTCCGTTAGCTCAGAGGCAGAGCATTTGACTGTTAATCAAAGGGTCGGTATATCGTAATTACCACGGAGAGCTGTTTTAGGAGAGGTGGCAGAGTGGTCGATTGCGGCGGTCTTGAAAACCGTTGTACTGCGAGGTACCGGGGGTTCGAATCCCTCTCTCTCCGCAATAATTTTAAAGATAAGAAAAATTATAAAAAAAAACAATTAATTATGGGAAAAGAGAAATATAACAAAGAAGAATTAATAAGATTATTAATTCATGAAGGAAAATCTTATAAAGAAGTTGCAGCTATGCGGGGTGATGGAAGCACTGGAGAAGCTATACGCAAAGCAGCAAATAGATACGGGATAAAAGTATCAGATAGAAAGAAACTAAGAAAATGTGAATATTGTGGTAAAGAGCATGATGGTTCTTTTGGTTCTGGAAGATTTTGTTGTTCAGATTGTGCAAAGAAATATTCACTTAGTTTCAGCAAAGGTAAAAAACCAGAAGATAAATCTACTAAAGAAGAAAAAGTAGAAGAGTCTGTAAAGATAGCTCCTCCTAAGGAATGTACCACTGAATTGTCTAGATTTGATGGAAAATTAACTTCAGATTTATTAGGATATGTAGGTGAATGTGCGACAATGTTTCAATTAGCAAGAGTTGGAATTATGTCATCTAAACCTTGTGGAGTAGATAGATATGATGTAATTGCAGATATAGGAGGAATACTTTATAAAATTCAGGTTAAATCTACTGCTGGCTATATTGATAAAGATGGAGCATTATCGTACAATCTTCAAAATAAATCTGGATTATATAAAAAAGGTGAAGTAGATTTCTTTGCCTTGTATAATTATGTACTTGATATTATACTATTAGTTCCCTTTAGTATACTTGAAGGTAAATATAAGGTGCGTATTCATTTTGGAAAAGAAAAAGATGAATCAGATTTATTCTTTTGGAAAGATTATATTTTATTTGATGTAGCGAAATCTTTATTATCCAGTTAATTAATAATAAGTTTGTGTGATACTCAAGTGGTTAACGAGGATAGACTGTAAATCTATTAGCTTTGCTTTCGGGAGTTCGAATCTCTCTCACACAACATAAAATAAAATTATAAATATGAAAGTAAAAAGATTTAGTAAATTAGATACTCTACAAGATTCTATAAAAATTGTAAGTAAGAAAACAGGAGAATCTCTCACAATAAATAGATTTAAATCTTTTGTAGATATTCTTGGAAAATTTATTAAGAGACTTAGAGAATGGAGTAATAAGAGACCGTCATTTGATATTTACTTAGGTTCTGAGAAAGTAGCAGAATTAAATCTTATAGAAAAGTCCAAAGAAGAATTAAATATAATGTGGATTGAAACTTATGAAGATTATAGAGGTAAAGGATATTCTCAGGCTATTCTAACAGAGTTGATTAGATTTGCTAAGTCTCAAGGTTATAAATATGTTACTCTTGAAGTGCCTGGTAGATCTCCTGATGCTAGACATATTTATGAGAAGCTTGGATTTAAGGATGATGGAGTCTTGACAACCCCAGAAGAAGATTTTTATTGGGGAGGTCTTACTAGAATGAAACTTAAATTGTTTGCAAATATTACTAATGTAACAAGTTTAACTCCATTGAAAAATATAATAACAACTACTACTAGAAAAGCTACCGGACTATCTAATTCTAAAATAGCAACACAAGCAAAGAATGCAGCATTAGATTTACACTCTGTAACTAAAGATGCTCAAAATTCTTTTATATCTCCTAATGGTAATGGATATGTAACTAAAAGTTATTTTACTAAAAGACGTCCTAAAGGAAAGAAAGTTGAGTTTGTAGGAGATTTATTTGGGAATCCTAATCAATTACAGAAACCGAAAGTTATTAATAGCAGCAGTAGTAATAAAGGAGGAAATTCTTCAATTAGTAGTTTAGATGCTAAAAGAATGAATTTAAAACGGTATAATTCTCATAAAACAATATCTTTGGAAGTAACACCTACTGCACCTGGACAAAATGAGTGGGTTAAACGTGTAAAAACTAATGGACAAGCTAGGTGGGAAAATAATGGGTTATATATTCCTGGTTTTGAGAAATTATAAAAAGAGAAAGGATCAAAATTATGATTAATTTCACAGACCATTTTGATCCCACTAAAAATATAGAAAAAGATTTAGCAAAAGTAGATCTTAGGGATCAATATACATCATTAACAGAAGATGAAAAGATAATGGTTTTTCTTCGTCTTAAAGGATTCACACATAGACCACCTACGATTGAAAGATTGTATTCTGATGATTATTATCTAGGAAGTCAAGAATTTTTTGATCATGGAGATGTAATATTTCCTTTTTGGAAAGATGGATTAAAAATGATTTTTCCAAATGAAGTAACAACAGCGAAACCATTACTCTGTTTATCTGGAGCTATTGGTATAGGTAAGTCTACGGTATCTAAATTAGCTATGACAAATACACTAGCTAGGTTAAGTTGTATGGCTAATCCGTGGAGAACATTTAAATTAGGTAAAAAACCACTTAGTTTTATCATCTTTCATAGAGATGAAGATGTAGCAAATGCTGAATTTCGAAGATGGATGCTAGATGATGTATTAAAGCAGAGTCCATTTTTTAGAAATTTACCACACAGACATAATATAAGAATATTAACTTCTGGTCCTAGGGGTAATGTAGTATAAAAAGTTGCCCTCCATATTAAGAAATTATATGGTAATAAAGTAAGTAAATTCGGTGAAAGGATAATCCCAATACCGAGTCAAGGATCTTAGATAAATCTAAGTAATCTTTGATGTAACGAATAAAGACTTACTAACTTATATAATTATATAAGTTAAATTTATATTCTAAACTATAATAGAGTATTATAGAAATAGATTGGCAGGTGGACTAGGAACTGACTTGATTTTTGCAATCATGTCTGAGGTCAATTTTTGGCCTAACGAAGAAAAAGCCATGGAACGTGTAAATAGTACGTATATTCGTATTACATCTCGTTTTGATGTAAAAGAAAGTTTAACATTAGCCGGAAATCTAATAATTGATAGTTCTAGTAGAGGTGCAGGTGGTCCAACTGAAATATTTCTTGAGAATGCAGAACCTCAATTTACTTGGGATTGTAGACCTTCTCATTATGAAGTTAGAAAAAATCTGTACGAACGTTCAAGGGGAATAACTTTCTCAGTTTATACTGGAGATGGTAAATATCCTCCAAGAATATTAAATAAAAATGATAAAGAAGAGAACTATAAATTAGAAGATGATCAAGACCCTGATAGAGTGGAACATGTACCTATTCAATTATTTGGAGAATTTAAATCTGATTTGATTAAAGCTCTTCAAGATAAATCTGGTATTAATACAGGATCATCAGATAGTTTTTTTGGAGGTACTATAGAACACTTATCTAAATGTTCAACAATAAAGAATAGAATTCCTGAAATTATTACAGTTGATTTTTATGATAAAGAAGATAGGATTATTAATCATGTAGAAAAAATGATTAATCTTATTCCAAGAGGTACTCCTATATGGCTAGGTCTTGACTTAGGTGTAGTAGATGATACAACTGGAATAGCAGCAGTTAGTTTTGATCATTGGGAAAATATAAATGGTACTTTAGTTCCTAAAATTAAGTGTCATTTTGTTTTAGGTGTATCTAGGTTAGAAGGACAAGAGACGAGTTTATTTCACATAGAGCAGTTTATAGAAGATCTTAACAAGAAATTTAATATTATAGTTAGTGCTGACCAAGCTTTTTCTAAACAAATACTTCAATATTGTGAAAGAGAAGGAATTAGAAATAATGGGAGAATTTCTACAGATAATACTCCTTGTGAACCGGCTCTTTATTTGAAGTATATAATAAACAATGAACTTCTTGAAATTCCTGAATATAAAAGATTACAAAGAGAGGCATATGATTTAAGATATGTTGGTCCAAAACGTAAAGTAGATCATCCTAAAAAAGCATCAATATCTCCATTATTTGATAATCCTGATGGTTCTAAGCCAGGAAGCAAGGATTTATGGGATGCTTTAGCTTCTAGTGTTTATTCTTTAAAATTATCTATTGATGAAGGAGAAGAGATGGGATATTCTTCAGGAATAGCTAAACAACTCGAATCTCTTACTAAAATAACAGCGGATCCAAGAGAAGAGTCACAAAAAGAACTTCAAAACATGTTGGAAAATATATTTTAAGATTCTTTTTCCATAATATATAATCAATTCCTAGGATGGCCAGAGGAAAGTGGTCTATTGTTCGATCAAGTCCTAGGAACAGAAAAAAAAAGAAAAGAGATATATTTCAATCTCTTTCTTCCATACGTTTTACAAATTCCCATTCTTCTGGAGTAACATAATCCAGAACGCTTTTTGGAATTTCTACTTCTCTATCGTTTAACATTAATTTAACTTTAACAAATAATTTATTAGGAGTAATATCTACATCAGTTACTACTCCATAAAATCCTGTTTTACGAGATTTAACTTTATCTCCTACTTTTAAATTTTTCATAATTTTCTATATTTATTATTACACATATAAGGTTTTTAGAGCTTATGATAATACTACGAAAACAAAAATATAAAGAACTTCCCTGGACCAAAGAAAATATAGAAAAATATAAGTCACAGGAGAATATGTTAAAGCACGCAAGAAATACACCAGGAAAAACGGCTGGAAAATTATTAATAAACCCAGCCAAAGATGAGTTGGTGGGATATATAGCGTGCGAAGAAGATACTATTATTGCTCTAGAAGTTTCTCCGGGGTATAGAGGAAAAGGAATAGCAACTGATTTGATAAATTCTTCTGGGGCTAATAAACTTACAGTATCAAAGAAAAATATAAATGCGATAAATTTATATAAGAAACTTGGATTTGAAATTATATCAGAAACTCCAAAAATATATTTTATGGAGAAATGATTGAACTATAGTATAATTGGCAATACACCAGATTTTGGTTCTGGGATTTCCTGTTCGAGTCAGGATAGTTCAACGAAAGAAAATAATAATAACTAATAAAAACTATGTTGAGAGTTAAAAGATTTAGTAAAGTTACTGATAAAGTTAAAGAAATAGGAAAATCTATTGAACATACAGTAACTCATCCTAAAGAAACTGGTAAGAAGGTAGTGGAGTATGTAAAGAAACACCCAGATGAAGCTATAATTCTTGGAACATCTGATATTGTTCCTGGAGTTGTTGCTGCCAAACTTGCAAAAGCTGGAAAAACAAAACAAGCAGCTATCGCAGGAACTATTGCAGCACTTCCTATTGGTGGTGCATATGTATCAGGGAAAATAGCTATTCGAAAATGGAATGAAAAAAGAAAGAAGAATAAATAGAATAGATTCGAGATGTAGTTCAGTAGATAGAACGCTTGGTTTGGGACCAAGAAGTCGCACGTTTGAGCCGTGTCATCTCGACCTAGATAAATAGACGATGAGATATCGTGGAATTTATATTTAATTTTCATTTATTCAAAATCACTAAGGAAGAGTAAAAGTCGCGAGTTACTCTTCCACTAATGAAAATTAAATAAATTTAGAGTTTGATATCTTGGGAAGCTATAAGTAGAATAAATGAAAAGAAAGATTGATTGGAACAAAGAAGAACTGGAGTATTTATTATTTGATAAGAAACTAACATATAAAGAGATAGCTAATCATTATGGAATTACAAGTGAAAGTGCTGTTCATAAAGCTATAAAAAGATTTGGAATTGATATCTCAGAAAGAAAAACTATAATATCTAAAGAAGATATAGAAATACTTCTTTTTGATAAAAAACTAACTATTTCTGAAATTTCTAAATTATATAACTTAACAGAAGGTGCAACTAGACTTAGAATAAAAAGATTAGGCATTGAATATGAAAAGAAAAATATATCTTTAGTTGATAGAAATATTAGCAAAGAAGATATTGAAAATCTTATCAAAAAACATTTAACCTATAAAGAAATCGGAAATATTTATAAAGTTTCTGCTAATACTATACAAAATTTAGTAAAACTTTATAAAATTAATAGACCTAAGAGAGGGAATGAATTTATTGTAGAACGGATAGATTCATTTGAATATGTAGATAATGTGATAACTAATGAGTCAATTGATAATAAATTTTTACCAGTTCCAATAGAATTATCAGAAAATTATAAGATAGTATTAACAATAAAAGAAGGAAATAAGTTAGTTAAATTATTTTATGTTCCTGAACTAGGAATTTGGTATAATAATTTTTCAAAATTAAAACACTCTATTGAAAATAGATTAGGGATTAATTTTCTAGAATGGGAGTGTAGATGGATTTTAAAACTGCCAATAAGTAAATTATATACTGAATATTGGATAGATAAGAAAATAGAGTACTATTATTCAGATAAGTATTTTCATACTACTGAATACATAAAGAATAGATTAAGAGAAGATCCTAATTATGTTTGTGATTTTCTCATGATAAAAAGTGATTTAATTGAACAGTTTAATTTATCAAGGGAATATTCAGAATATAAATATGAATATGATTTTACGAATACATGTGAATTTATTAAAAATAAAACTAGTAAGTTTTCTGTATTTGTAAATGAAATAAATCCTTTTACTGGAGATACAATAGGAAATTGGGAAACTAATTTTTTACATTTTATTGTAGAAAAGAAAGATAATTTTATATTAGGAGCTTATAAAAGAGCTATTAAACATAAAAAGACAGATAGTCAATTTTTGGTAGAAGCAAGAAAAGTACATGGAGATAGATATACATATTTAGATGATTATATCAATTACGTAACTCCAATAACTATTTTAGATAATTGTACTGGAGATGTATTTAAAATGTCCCCAGTAGATCATATACATAGAAAAATGGGAAATCCTATAATCAATAAATCTACTGGAGAATTATTAATTATAACCTGGTTAAAAAATTTTCAAATAAGTTATTTAGATGAAGTAGTTGTAAATAATATTAGAAAAGATAAAACTAAATCTGTTCGAATAGATTTCTCTATAGTAGTAAATAATCAAACTTACTGGATTGAATATCACGGAGAACAACACTACAATAAATTTAAAAATTTTTATAATTGGGTAGAAGATGATTTTATCAAACAGTTTCAACGAGATACAGACGTTAGAGATTATTGTAAAAATAGTAATGGAGATATTATTCTTTTAGAAGTTCCGTATATATTAAATACATATGAAAAAGTATCTGATTTTTTAAATAAAACAATAAAATATGGAATAGATCCAAATACATTAATAGATTATAAAAGTTTATATAAAATATAAATAAAAAAAAATTAATTATGCGCTGTAGAGTTAAATTATTTTCAACAAGCAGCCAAATTTTAGCAAGTGATGGGAGTCATATTCCAGCACAAGTTCTTCAAGATTATCTCAATAGTGATGCTTATAAAAGCTCTATTGAATCGAAGAATATGTTGGGAGGTTTAACTCACAGAGCAAGAAATTTGGCTAATGCAAAAAACTCAGGAACAGCATTATCTAAGACTGTGGGTAAAGATGATATGATGTTACTTTGTACAGAGGCTGCTGCTCCTGTATTTTATGTAACAAAATTAGAGCTTATGCCTGATTCTTGGTGTTATGCTGAAATAGAGTTATTTGATGAAGCCTTAGCAGATGATGAGGCTGCACAAAACATAAAAAGATTAAAGTACTTATTAAAGGCCGGAGTTCGTCCTGGAGTAAGTGCAGTTATCCTTAAACAATATCTGAGGCATGAATTCAAAGTTAATTCATGAAAATGTTTTTAATTGCTGGAAAAATAATAAATTAAATCAGCAAAAACTATTAATAAAAATAGTTTCTCAACGACTAGAGTAAACACTAAGAAATTTTCTTAGATAATATAGTCTACAATTAATTATAAATTAGTTAAATAATTGGGATATTGGGATTCATCTACTTCTGGAGTAGATACATTACGTAAATTAGTAAGTATCAAGGGATTAGATGTTACTTTGAACCCTTCTTGGAAACAAGCTCAAGTAGTACAGACTTGGGATGATGAAGGAAATCTAATATCTGATGGGGAAGAAAAAAACTTTTCGGATATAGAATATACTCCAAAGGATTTTGAATTTAAAGGACTTAAAGTAAAAGCTTTCTCTGATTTAAATTCTCTTGGATGTGGAGATATGTTAAAATCATCCAAGATTGATGGAAAATTTACAAAGTTAAAAGCAAAAGTTTTCTCCGCAGATGGAATGGTAGAAGAAGTTTTAGAATCCATTAGTAAGATGCCAAAAGAACCTGTTCAAAAAGATTTCTCAGTAATTGCATTAAGAGATAGAATTCGTGAATCAAAGTATTCAACTCGTCAAAGATTTCGTGTATTGATTCTATCTTACAAACAACTTCTAAAACAGCAAGGCGGCCCAGAGAAAATAGATCCAGAAACACTTAAAATCATGAAGTCTTTGTTTACTACAGATCTTTTGGATATTATGAAGTCGATTACACCAGAAATCATGAATGGAAAAAATCCAGGAACATTACTTGGTGCTTCTAGTTTAGGTAAGAATGTACGTAAATAATATGCGTTTTTTATATGAATTGCTGGAAATATCTAAATGAGATAAATCAGCATCAAATCATACTTAGATAAATCTAAAGAAGTGATTTGTTCAACGACTATGTATATAAACTGTCAAAATAGACAGAAGATATAGTCTAAATTATAAATAAATTTTATAAATACATTGATAAGTGTACAAAAATTGTTCTTACCATATAAGATGGCTATGTCTGAGGTATCTAAAACTAATGCAATATCTAAGGCAAGATATCAAAAAATTCAAGCTGCTTATTCTGACTTTGTTAATGCAATGTTAGAGGAAATATTCGCGCCGAAGAATGGTACGAAGAAAGAAGAGCCAGTAGAAGAAGAAAACCCTGAAGAAAACAGTTAAAAAGATTATGAAAGTAGAAAGACGTAAATTATTCTCTTCTTCGATTTCTCCACGGCGCAAGTTATTTTCAGGTGGAGTAACTCAGGCAGAATATAAGAAAATTCAGTGTAGAGATTGTGGTTATATTATGGATACCTTAGCCACTACAACTAACTTCTTATGTCCTAAATGTGGAGCTGTAAATAGATTTAATGTTTTAGAAGTTACACCAAGTCCTGAAAATACTCCTGAAGCTGTACAAGTCGAAGTATCAAAAATTGAAGAAGTAGAAAAAGGATTCTCAAGACGTTCGTTATTCGGCGGAGATAATAATGCCGCTGTACAAAAAGAATTTTCAGAACCGTCGAACGAATTTGAGGTAAAATTAAAAGAATTTTCTGGCAAAACTTTAAATGAATCAGAAGTTGTTAAGGCATTTGGTATTTCCGCCGAAGATTTAGTTGAAAAAGGTTTTGCTAGTATTGATGAAGATAATAAAGTTACTATTCCTGAAACTGCATTCTTACAATCTAAATTATTCTCTAAGTTAATCGTATCAGTGACTAAGATTTTGGATTTAGACCCAATAGAAGGACCTAAGGAAGACATAATTAATATGTTAGAATCTAAAGGATCTTTAGGACCGAAAGGTATAATGCTAATTAAAAAAGCTCATTCTCTTCCACTTGAAGAAATGAAAGAAGTTGAGTTTTCTAGCACTGAAGAAGTAGAAGATTGGATTGAAGACTCTGGAATTATTGGAGACTTAAAGATAGAATTTGGTAATTCTGCAATGGGAATTAAAGAATTTACAAAGATCCTAGAAGAGAGATATGATGATGCTCCAGATAATATAATAGATATATTAATTGATCGTGGAGTAATCAAAATTCAAGGAAATCAAGTTGATATAATGAAATAAAATATTTATAAAACTCAGTATGAAAAATACAAGATTTATGGAAGTCCTATTCTCAGCTGTAGAGGATAAGGATGAAGAATTAGCAAAGCAAGTAGCCAGAGATATTGAAGATGCTAAGGCTAACGGCTCTGTTGATACTGAAGAAGTAAAATATGAAAATATCGGTGACGGTAAAGTTTCAGTAACAGACAAAGAAAATGGCGAAGTTACTATCGTTGAAAAAGCTTCCGACGAGGACGATACTTATGATATGTATCCAGCTGAACAATCTGAACAAATCGAGGGATATCTTCATCCGGAAGGGGATGGAGTAACTCCGGGTAATCAGGTAGGTGCAGCTGACGAGGAAGTTGAAAGTCATATGGATGGTAGTGCTGTTATTGCACCGAATCTTCCTGATGGTGGTTTAAATCCAGCAGCTGGTCATGAAGAAAGTGTAGAAATTACTGCACAAGAAGGTCCTGAAGCTGTAGAAGAATGCGAAGAAAAAGAATTCTCTGTAAGTACTGATAATAGCGTAGTTCTTAGAATTTTCTCAGATCAAGAATTTTGTGAAAGATTATTCTCAGAAGTTATTGAATCAGAAGAAACAGCTAAAGTAGGTGATCTTAAAGTAGAGAAAACTGGTGAAAATGAAGTAGTTGTTACATCAGAATCTACAGGTGATCAAGCAAAGGTAGAGTTTAATGGTGAAGATATGGATGTTACTGAGCTAGAATCTAAGAATTTTAGTGAAGCAGAACAGTTTGATCCGTTGTTTGTAGTAGGAGTAGATCCAGTAAATCATGTTATTGTAGATGCTCCAGAGTATGACGAAGCATCAGCTCAAGAATTAGTTCAGAGTTTAACAGAAAAAGGAGTAGCAGGAGTTAGAATTTTTGATAACCCCGAAGACGCTCGTGAATATGCTATCGATCTCTTGAATGGTCTTGGTGTAGTTGAAGATGAACAACTTGGAGAACCTGAACAAGCAGAATTTTCAGATCATACTATTTACTTAACTGAATTCCAAGCTGATAATACAGACTTTATGTGTCGTTTCTTCTCTGAATCTGTAGATAGTATTAGTGCAACTCAGGATGCTATTGAAGATGCTATTGGAAATGGTGATGAGATTGAAACAGATTCTGAAGTTATTACACCTATCGATTCTAAGACTGCAGTTATACAGGATAAAAATAAAGATGAATTTACTAAAGTTAGTTTAGAAGGTGAAGAAATGGAGCTTGAAAAGATAAGCGAAGATCAAGCAGAAGAGTTGACAGATCATATCGTTGTTTCTGAAGAAGAGGAAGACGAAGATGAGGAAGAAGAAAAAGAATTCTCTGATGTTTGGTGTGACGAAGCAGAAACTAAATTTTTCTCAGAAAATGAAGAACTTACTCAGTATATGATTCGTTTGTTCTCTGAAGAGGCTGATTCTGCTGAAATTGAAAGCGCAATCCAAACTGGCGAACAAGTAGAAACAGATAAAGAAATTATTACGCCTATCGATTCTAAGACTGCAGTTATACAGGATAAAGAAAATGGCGAATTTACTAAAGCTGAGATGGATGAAGAAGTTCTTGATGTTAATCCTATCTCAGAAGCAGAAGCCGATAATCTAACAAACAGTATTGCAGTAGAAGATAAAGTTGAAAATCATGAAGAAAAAGAATTTTCTGAAGATATCTACTGTAATGAGGCAGAAACTAAATTCTTCTCTGAAGGTGAGGAATTTACTGAATATATGGTTCGTCTATTCTCTGAAGAAGATGGTCATTGTCCAGTAGAAAAAGCTATTGAAACTGGTAAGAAAGTAGAAACAGATAAAGAAATCATTACTCCAATTTCAGCTACAGAAGCAATTATAGAAGATAAGGAAAATGGTGAATTTACTAAGGCTACTATGAGTGAAGATGATATTGAATGTCATCCATTATCAGAAGAAGAAGCTGACAAACTTGAAGAACATTCTATTGATAAAGAAGAAAAGAAATTCTCAGGAGATTATGAAGATCCTATTCTTAATAAATTCTTCTCAGATGTTGTAGGTGCAGTTCCTGTTCCTGCTGGAGAAGTAGATCCTAATACTCCTGTAATTCCTTTAGCTGATCCTAATGCTGTAGCTCCTCAGGAAGTAGCAGTTCCGGCAGGTGTTGCTCCTGCACAAGGTGGTGCTACTAGTGTTGAAGCTATTGAAGATAAAGCACTTCAGGCAGTTCAAAGTATCCAAGCAGTAGCAGAAGAAGCAGCTCAGCAAATTATGGAAGCAAAACAAGCTCCTGCACAGGCTCAAGAACAAGATCTTCAGGAAGCTCAGTTCTCAGAAAAGAAATTCAGTGATACAAATGATACTCTAGTATCATGGTTGACTGGAAATAGTTTTCGTAAGTAATTAAATATAAATAGATAGGTTTATGGTTATCCTCAAAAACCATTTTACATAAACTAAAAATAATAAAAACATTATATACATTATGAATACACAGTATTTGCAAATGATGCAGACTCCTTCAATGATGGAGGCTCTTATTAATAGCTCAGTATCAGCAGAAGATGCTAACCTTCGTTCTCGTGAATATGCTAAGATGTTCTCTCGTAACGATGAAATGAAAGATTTGTTTGGTCTAGGTAATGCAGGTAATTTGCTGCAGAAGACTTTCTCTGGTTATGCAGAAACTCCGTTGCTGTCTACTCAGTATTTCAATGCTTCTGTAGCTTCTTATGTAAGCTCATTCGCAGGTTATATGTCTATCGAACGTGACTTTGATCAGCCTAATGGTTTGTTCTATTGGTTCGACGTTTTGGGTGTAACTGATATGCGTTCTGTTATTCCTAACTTAGGTCCGGATAACTATCAGGATATTCAAGCTATGGGTAACTTTACTTTGAATATTACTCCGACTACTAATGCTGACTACTCTTCTTTGATTGGTCGTAAGATTATCCCTGGTACAGTACGTGTTAAGATTGCTACTGCAACTGAAAAATTCGAATTGATCGATAATGGTCAGGGTGCTTTCATGGCTGTTGCTGGTAAGATTTCTAACGGTACTATCAACTATTTGAATGGTCGTGTAGAATTTACTTTGGCTACTGCTTTGGCTGGTGATGCTGCTACAGAAACTATCACTATTGTAGGTAAGGAAGATGTTACTGGTACTCCTTGTAATACTATTGGTGCTTCTAATGCACATGCTAATGATAAGAGATTTATCGCTAAGATGCAACAGCTTGGTTTGGCTACTGTACCTGATATGTTGGTAGCTGAATATAACATTGCTGCTTTAGGTGCTATGAAGAAAGCAACTGGTTCTGATATGGCTACTTTCTTGTTCACTAAGCTTCGTGAATTGTATACTAAGGTAATTAACTATAAATTGGTTTCTACTTTGGAAGAAGGTTATAATGGTAACGTTATGGCTGACTTGGATTTGACTCAGGGTGCTATGACTGGTCAGTTCATGGATTATCGTTCTAGAGTTGACTTGTTCGATGCTTACTTGATTAATGTTGAAAGTGCATTGGCAACTAAAGCTGTTAAGGGTGTTGATGTTACTACTTACGTAGCTGGTAATATGGCATCTAATCAATTCCAGAAGGGTGGAATGATTGGTAAATGGGAACGTAATACTAAGATGACTTATATCAATGACCTGTTGGGTTGGTATAATGGTATTCCTGTACTTCGTTCTACTGATATTGCTGAAGCTCCGGGTGAAGGTACTTTCTATGCAATTCACAAAACAAAAGATGGTCAGATGGCTCCGCTTGCACGTGGTATCTATATGCCTTTGACTGATACTCCGACTATTGGTAACTACAATAACCCAACTCAGATGGCTTCTGGTATCTACTATCAGGAAGGTACTAAGTATATGGCTCCTGAATTGGTACAGAAGGTTACTTTCAAATTCGGTATCTAATTAAACCATAAAAATCATTTGGATCGTTAAACTCTCAGATCCCTAAAGAATAAAATGATTTTAAACAAAGAGAGGGATTCCCTAGGTCTTATAGACTTAAGGTTCCTTCTCTTTTTAATTTTTACAATTATGGCAAGTACATTTAGATTAAAGAGAAAATTATATTCTGATGATAAAGGCGGAATGAGTACTGGGAAAAAATTAGCTTTAGGTGGCCTCGCAGCAGGTGCAGCCATTCTTGGGGCTAAAAAAGGTGCATTTGGTGCTAACATAATGGCTAAAACTAATACTGGACTAATGAAAGCTGGTAAAGCTGTTGGAGGAAAAGTTGGAGATAGAATGATGATGTCTGGAGCTAAGAATTTTGGAGTTGCACGAGCTAAACAAATTGATAATGCACTTTTAAAGAAAACAGGATCTCAGATGACAAAACAAGCTTTTAATGCAAAAGCTGATCAGAAAGGTATGCAGGCACTTGGAAAAATTATGAAATAATTATGGCAACTTATAAGCTTAAAAGAAAAAATTTTGGATTATTTTCTCCATTCGCCAAAACAGCGGCAAATTGGACTGCAGCAAAAGGAGCTTTTAAAGCAGGAGAAAATGCCAAAGGTTTTAAGAATTTAGCTTCTACTGTGGGAAGAGGCACTATTGGAATAGGTAAAGGATTAGGTGTTGCTGCCGCCGGAACTGCTGCATTAGGTGCTGGTACATTTTTAGCAGCAGAAAATAAAGCTAATAGTTAAGGAAGAAGTTAATCCCTGAAAATTAATTTTAAAATATTAAAATAAGTTTTATGAGTGATGTAATTTACAGAGGTCTTAAACTCTCTTCTAATAAATGTAGGTATTTTCAAGTAAAAGAAGGACAAATAAGCTCTATAGTAGAGGATACTTCAAGATCTACTCTCACTCTAACTTATTCTCCAGGAAGTACTTCTGGAAGTTTATCAGATCTTTTAGGAATACCATGTACTGAGAAAAGAATTGACATGCTCCCTACAGGACTTCCTAAATTATTTAAAAATACTTATGTTACATTAAATGGACTTAAGTTAAGAAAATTAACTTATGATCCACATACTATTAATATAGTTATTGTAAATGACTCAGAATCCAGAGTTATCCAAAACTATAATTATACAACAATAGTAGTTTCAGAAGGAGATTATAAAAATCCTGAGTTTATAAATTTCTTATTTTATTCTGGAAATCTTATATATCTTCAACCTATTGGACCTAGACCAAGTTGTTATGAGATAAGAAATTTTCCTAAGATTATAATTAGTTCAGATGATGTTACACTTGAATCTGAATCTGAAACAATATTTACATTAAGAAGGAAATATAATGATTATGTTATAAGAGCTGTAGATTATCAAGATCAATTTATTCTAGAATTACGTAAAATTTTAGATGATTATGGTTTAGAGTTAGTTAGAATTAATAAAGAAACTACATTAACTAAAACATCACATGTTGTTTATCAATTTCTTCAGACTCCAGTGAAAGATAATCATCCTAAGTATTCTGATGATAAAGTAATGCAGCATAAAATACCAGTTGAATTTTATCTAAGAAGTACTGATATGCCATTATTCTTTGACTTTAAAAATAGATATATGAATGTCACATTACTTACTAATTTCTGTGAATTCAAAACATCAGATAGATATGGACAAAGATGGACAGCTGCAATAAAATGGGGAGGAATAACTGAAGATTTTAACCAGACATATCAACAAGATGATAATTCAAATTTCTCTTATCAATGTCAATTCAGATGTGAACTATTTTTCTATGAAGTAATTGATGATAGATATAAATTCCTAGAAGAAATAGTTCAGAATATAGAGTTTGAACGAAATAATCCAGATTATCATTATGAAGTTCCGGTTGATACTGAAACAACAATTATAAACAAAGGGTTATGATAAATTTTAGAAAGAAGAAATACCTTATCCAAAATTTAATGCCGGACGCTATTGAATATTTAAAGAAACAAGGATTACGGCCTAATATTATAACTCCAGAGCAAGCAGATAGCGTTAGTAGAGTTAATTCTAAGGCTATGGTTTTAGTTTCATTTATAAAAAATGAGTCTGGATATTATCAAATTCAAGTACAGGATAAGGAATTATACAATTATACTCAAAAATTAATCAAAGATATTTTTAGAATGAGAATAACTGATATTAATAAAGAAACCAGAGTAATCACAGCAGAAACTGATCACTTAGGAATAGCTTTTGATATTATAGAAATTCTCGCTACAAAATATAATTTATCAGTTGTGGCATGATTAAATTTAGACAGAAAGAATTTACAGAATATGATGCAATGAGAAGTCTTTATGTAAAACTTATGCGATATTCTGATAGAAATAAATTCGGAGTAATAGATACTAGTGCATTAATTCCTGTTCTTAGAGGAAATAATGTAGTAATCGAAAGATTTGTAATTAGTACTTCTATGTTTGGAAAAGATAAATATAGAATGTATCTAAAAATTGGTGCCAAAGCAAAGTTACCAGATGAGGTTAGACTTCCAGGTAAAACATATGATAAACGTCTTGGAAATATGCAATTAAACGTAAGTCATTCTATATTTGCGCCAAAAGATAGTGATCCAAATTGGAATAATAACAATAATGGAGGAAATAATAATACTTCTTTAGGAGACACTTCTGGACCTAGGAATGATAATCCTGAAGAAAGAAGAGGTGGAAAAAAGAAAGAAAAGAAGTATTCAGAATTTCCAGGATCAATTTTAGAGCAAAGAGAATTTAAGAGTAAAGGCGGTGATAAACAATATCCCTATCTATCTGGTTCATTCTCTCCTTCCTTTGATCTATCTTATGAAGTTTCTGAATTGCTTGGAGAGGCTATCAAATATGATAAAAAATCAAGATCATTGGTCTTAGAATTCAAATCTATCGAAGATGCTATTAATGCATTGAATATATTACCCTTCGGATTAGGTTATAAAATATATTTACTTAATGCATGATGATTGTAAAGAGATTTTCTCAAACCAAGATATTAAATACTAATAACCCAGCTCTTGGTTTCACTAAAGGGAGAAAATATGATACAGATATGGATAGACTGGGTAGAATGAATACTTCTCAACGTGAATTAGCTGGAATCGGTAATTTAGGAAAAGAAATGAGAAAATTAAATCAAGAATTAAATCGTGGAGGAAGAGGTAAATGGCAAGATACAGATTAAAAAGAAAATGTTACAATGCACTAACTGAAGCTGCCGGAAATACACTTGGAGGAGTTACAGAAGGAGTTGGTAAAGCTCTTGATAATAAAGTAGCCGGAATCGCTGGTGGTGTTTTAGGAGCTACTAAATTAGGAGGAACTATTGGAACAATGATAGGGGGACCATTTGGAAGTATTTTAGGTATGGGAGCTGGTTATCTCTTAGGTTCTGCAGCTACTAGAGGTCTTGGAAAAGGTCTTAAAACTGCCGGTCAAGATATGCAGACTTAATTATAGGAGGATTTAGATTATGATTAAGTTTAGACAAAAAGAATTTTTTTGGGGAATGGCTTTAAATGCTGCAGGGGCTATTGGTACAGGTCTTTCTCTAAAACAAGGCTCTGATCAAATGAAACAAGCTGAGGAACAAGCAGCACAGGCAGAGGAGCAAAATAGAAAGATGACCAAAGCTTTAAATAAAATTGCAGAAAACGCAAAAAATAATCCACAAGCAGCACAACAAGCAGCAGATGTAATGGGACAAAAACAGTTTGCTCAAATAAATTTTGCAAAACTTACAGCAACTCTTAAGAATAATAAAATTTTAGGAAATGCTAAAGGTCTCGCTAAAGATGTTGGTAAAATTGTGTGGAAAGGAAAAAATAAGCTGATTGGTGGAACTATGATGGGAGCTACAATGGCAGGAGCTTCATATCTTACTGATAAAGCAATTCAAAAAGATATGAAGAAAAATGGAATGCCTCTTGAAAAAACCTATTCTGCTGGATCTATAATGAAAGCAGTAAAAGGTACTGGAAAAGTTTTAGGAGAAGCTGCAAAAAAAAATAAAGGAACGTTAATAACGATGGCTGCTCTAGGTTCTGCTCCCATGGCTCTCGGATACTCTGCTGAAAAAGCTCAATATAAAGATCAGATGGCATTAACTCAGAGAAACTATGCAGTCCCTGGAGTAATGGCAGTTAAAAGATTACTTACTGGCGCTTCTAAATCTGTAAGAAATTCACAGATATTTAAAACTCCTGGACAAACAATTTTAGGTGGACTTTCTAATTTATCTGGCGGAGGTGGTCGAAAAGGTGTATACAAATTCGGTCATCAGTTAAATAGATATGGAAAACATTCAGGTTCAGTATGGTCTCAAAAAGCAGGTAAGTTCATCATGGATAACCCCAAAACAGCCTTAGCAGGTAGTATTCCAGTCGGTGCTGCAGTTTTAGGAGCAACGTGGGGAACTGGAGAGAAGATAGTAAATAAAACAGCTCGGGCTCTAGATAAAGATGCTTTCAAATATCAAGATTCTAAAAATCAAGAAATACAATGATTATAAAAAGAAAATTATTCACTAAATACGACGATACTGATAATCTTAAGAGAATGAAAGATTCAGATATTCTTGCTGAAAAACCAAAACAAGCTCCTGGATATGGTTCTGTAGCTGGTGCTGCTCTTGGTGGTGCTGCTCTTGGTGGAACAGTTGGTGCTGTTGCTGGAGCTTTCGGAAAGAATAAGGCAGGTCGTAGTTTACTCGGAAGAATGGGTAAAGGTGGAAAAACTGGATTAGTTGTTGGTGGTCTTCTAGCAGGTGGAATGGCTCTTCGAAATAGAAATAAACAAGCTGAAAATAATGAATGGTATAATAAAAGACTTAATTATGCTCAGAGACAGGCTAGACGAAGAGAAAAACAGGATTGGAAGACGAATATGACTCAAAGAGATGGTTATTCCTATTAAAACTAATAAAAATTATGGCAAAATTTAAACCAAAGAAAATAATCAGAGATGTAAAGGAGTTTTATAAAAATAATCCTACGGCAAAAATTACTACTGCCACTGCTGGATTTTCTGGAACTAATCTTGCTATTAATGCTACTAGAAAAAATTCTGATAAAAAATATCAAGATGAACAGCTAGAAGCAATGGATAGATTAACTAAAGCACTTGGAGGAGTTAATAAAACTTTAAAAGAGGTAGAAGTAAAAGAACCTAAAAAGACAACCTCTTATAAATTTAAAAAAATCTTTTCCGAGAAAAATGATAATAATATGATTACATTTAGAAGAAAAGACTTTAGTATATTATCTGATACTGTTAAAGGAGCTATAATTGGTGGAAACGTAGCTACTCTAAGTTTACCATTATCCGGAAAAGATGCTAAAAATATTAAATATGAAGGAAGTAACCCTACTTTCCGAAAATTAAATACTCTAAGTCCATTTGCTAAACGACTTGGAGTAGTAGCCGCCGGAACATTAGTCGGAGCAGCTCTTGGAGCCTTAGTTGGTACTATAAAAAAAGGTGATGAGGCTATTTCCAGAAAGTTAACAGTTGACAATAGATTAATGGATAGAGTAGTAGAGGATCTTAAGAAAACAGGTTTTAAAGAAGGCTCCGATTTTACAAGAGATCCTAAAACGGCGGATTCTCTTAAATCAGCAATAAGTGTAGCTATAACAAGAAATTCTGGTGAACTTAGACTTCTAGTAAATACAATAGCAGATAATAAACTAAAAGATATAACAAAAAACATAATACGAAATCTACCAAACTCAAGTGCAGTAACAGAAGAAAGTAAAAGTAGATATAATGAGATTTCTATAACTACTATATCTGATGGAACCGCTGATGTTGGTTTAATAGCTGGAATATGTGAAAAATTTATAAGAAATAAATATCCAGTATATCTCGTAGAAGTTGGTTAAATAAAACAATTAATTATTATATTTAAATTATGGCACAATGGACTGAAACTCTCGAACCGTATGTAAAAGTTATAGAGAGAGTACATACCGCAGCTCTTAATCCTACTGCAGGTGAAAGTTTAATTATCGGAGTGACTTTAATTTCTGATGCAGGCCCAGCAGTTCCTACACTGATCTCTAGTCAATCTGAATTCTTAAAAACTTATGCTTCAGGGGACTTAACAGAAGATTATATGGCATCCTTGAATAATCTTTATCATGATGCTAATAATACAGGAGATAAAAATGTAGCTGCAACAATGTGGATGAATGCTTATAGATTGGCTGGCTCTAATGTTATGCTGGTTTGTAGAGCATCTAAAGCTAACGATATCTACTACGCTAAACCCATGACTAAAACTGATTATAGTACATATATCCTTAGAGATGGTGCTTTAATGAAGGGATTTAGAGATGCTGATAAAGGTGTCGTTAAGTTTGTTCTTGATATTGATGGTGATGATGCAGAACATGATCAAGATGGATGGTCAATTAATTTGAATGGAGTAGGTATTCTTGGTAATCGTACCACCGATGATGGTCCTCAATATGATTACTATGTAAGAACTCTCCCCGACTTAGTAAATCAAATGAATGAAACTAATAAATTCTTCTCTCCATCTTATAAATTCTTCACAGATCCTAATAATATCATCTCTGAAAATGAAACAACTGATCCCGATAAAGCAAAGGCAGTTGTATTCTATGAACTTTATCTAGGACAGGATATGCTAGATACTTCAGACTCTAGATGTCCACTAGGAAAGCAGTATATCGTGATTTGTGAACCTGATTGGACTAGTGATAATCCTAATCAAAAACTTATAGATATTAATGCTTCCGCTTGGTCTGGTTTCGAAGAACAGAAATATTATGCAGTTAATCAATATAACTCTAATACTGATCTGAGAGTTAGAATTAGACGTTTTAATCATGATGCAGTAGTTACCAAAGAATTAACTAACCCCGCTTTGAACGAAAACTCTGATTCTCCTTATATGGTACTATCGGCCGTTCTAGATACCTATACTAAGAAAGGAACAGTAGAACCGTTAGAAAGTATCCTACAGCGAGATTTTTATGAAGTCGCTGTTCTTGATCCTAATATTTCTGACGAAGTACAGTTCTTTAATATAGGTAAAGTAACCGGCCGTGGAGATATGGAAGTATCAGAACTCAATGAACTCCTAAGTATGATTCAACTTCAACTCCCTGACGATATGAGAGAGCTTGGATTGAACTACTATGGATACGGAGCTGATGATAAAGTATGGGTAGAACTTGATCCTAATGACCCAAATGCAGGTTCTTATAAACAAACAGTTTCTTCAATGACTGATCTTTATAACTCAAAAGGTATGTCAGTTGGAGATGTTTACCGAGTTGGATCTGGAAGTTCATATAAGTACTATGAATATCAAGAAAATGGTGGAGATCAAGTTTATGCAAAATTAGGTGTAGATCCAACTGAAACAGATATTCTTGATGTATCTGAATCGGATCTTAAGAAAGCACTTGACGAAATCAACATTCAGGAAATCTATGTGGTTGAAGGATTATGTGACCTTGGAAATACATCACTAAGTTTCCAGAATTACTTGGCTAATATGGCTATCAATTCTAACTATTTCTATCCAGTATCAACAGTTCAGAGCACAAATTATATGACTATCGCTAATAATGCAACTAAAATAGCACAAGATTCATATAAACTCTATCTGTCTGCACCTTGGGATATCGACTCCGGTACATTTGGATGGAAATATTATTGCTCACCTGCTGTTGTTTACTGGGAAGCTGTAGCTAGAAACCGTAAGTTATTTTTGCGGTTTATAAATTATACTAAAATGCTGGAAATACATAATAATAAAGTATAATCAGCAGAAATTGGAGTAAATTCTAATTTTTCAACGACTAAATGTATAACTAAATTTGAAATATAATTTAGATGATATAGTCTAGATTATTAAGTTAATCTTATTAAATATCGAGAAATAATGCAGAATTTGCTCCTGTACTTGGACAAACTAATGGTATTGTTCAGTATCAGAGACCTATGACAGAGTTTAATAAAAAAACTCGTCAACTTCTATTATCTAAACGAGTAAATACCGTACTCTGGAATTATCAAACTAATGCTTGGAATATGAATGATAACTATACCAAACAAAGTGTAGATAATATTGTTTCAGATGAAGGTAACTCTCGCTTAGCTATTCGTATCTCAAAAGCTATGCCTGTACTACTTAAACAGTATATAGGCTGGAGAATTGCACCAAAACTATGGGAAAGTGCGATTGGAACTATCGATTACTGGTTTAAATCAACTATTCTCCCAATGTCTTATAATATCGATGATTACCGTATTATCATCGATGAGACAAATAACCCTGTTCAAATTCAGCGTAAATACAATAATTGCGCCTTAAGTAAATAAAACTTAAGAAAAATAAGAGAATTGCTGGAAGATATAAAAAATCAGCAAAGGTTAGAAAAAATCTAATCTCTCAACGACTATGTGCTTATTAAAATGATATAGTCTGATCTTAAATATTAATTTTATATTTAAGTCTAACAATAATGCAGAATAAAATGGTGGTTAATGTTTTGGTGAGATACCAACGGGCTTTGAAATATGTCATCGTAAAGAATATGCGATTATTATACCAATTGCTGGAACTTAATTTAAGAATCAGCAGAAATAGTATTTATAACTATTTCTCAACGACTAGATGTATAATTAAAATCTCTGGAGATTTTAAAAGATATAGTCTGAACATGAGTAGATAATACTTAGCAAACATATTGATATCACGACATTTTTGACATTGGGATGGAGTTAAGCATCGATTCATATGAAAATAATAGGGGTGCAGCTCTTGAATAACAGGAAGCAAATAAAAACTAATGATAGTATGCTGGAGAGATCTGGCATACTATCCTTTATAAAATACTAAACCATGAAAAGAGGAATAAAAAAAGATATATTAATTGAAGAAATAACAAACATATTAGAACAAACGAATAAAAAATTTAATAAGAAAATAGAATTTCTAGGTTTTAAAGAAGAAAATGACTATATTTCTAAAGATAATACTCATATAATCTTACACTGTAGAGAACATAATATAACTTGGGATAATTATACGGTAAGATATTTTCTAATTAGATTTAAAGATATAGAACACTCTCCTGAATGTAATAGGTGTAGATCTATAGTATACTCTCCAGAAGATGCTTTATTGAAAGTTTTAGAGCTTCATAAAAACGATGGAAGAGATTATGACTATTCTAATATATTAACTCAATTTAAAGATATAAACAGTATTATTACAGTAATATGTCCTATTCATGGTAAATTTAATATTAAATATACAGCTTTAATTAGAAAACCAAGAAATGATAGTCATAAATCACTTGGAGGAATATGTCCTAAATGTAGAATCGAAAAACATATAGAGTCTAAAAAACATGCAGATGAAGAAGCAATTAAAATAATTCATGAATTTTTAGAAAAAAGAAATAAAATTTTTGGAAATAATATAGAGTTTCTTGGTTTTGTTGGAGGAAAGTATGTAAATACAAAAACAAAATTAATTTTAAAATGTAATAAACATAATCTTATCTGGGATACTGTTTGTTTTAATACTTTAGCATGTAATAGCTCTATAAGAGGTCCTTTATGCCCAAGTTGTGATCAAGAAATTAGAAGTGGAATATCTGATCATGAAAAATATTGCTTTAAACAAGTAATTGAATTAATCAAAGGAACTAACTATTTAGCAATACAACAATTTTCAATTTCTTTGATCGACTCGTACACAGAAAAGAAAAAATCATTATTTCTAGATATGGCTATTGTAGATAAAAATAATAATTTAATATCGATAATAGAATATGATGGAAAGCAACATTATGAATTTACTTCTTTCTTTCAATCTACGTATCAAAATTTCGTAAATCAAATCAACCGAGATAGATGTTTAGAACAATATTGCAAAGAAAATAATATAAAACTTCTTCGAATTTCTTATAAAGACAATAATAGAATCCCTGAAATCATAAAGATATTTTTCGAAGAAGGAAAAGATATAACAACAAAAGTAGAACCTAAATTATTACCAGTATTATATCATGGATAAAACATTATTAATAGATCTTAAAAAGAAGTTATTTATCAGGAGTGCTCTTATAAGTTTGACGTCTCTTGATGAAATTTTAGCCTTGAACGATTTTTTGAGTCCAGATGAGATATTACTGGAGATAATTAAGGAGTCGTTAAGAGAATTTGAACATACCTTGCCATTGATTCTGGAGATGAAAATGAATCGTTCTCAGATGTGTAGTTGTGAAGGTATGGGACTTGAGGGGTATTGTGAGATTAAGAGTAATTTTACGTTATTTCTTGATTGTAAAATATCGGAAGATCAGATTATATTAATTCCAAACTCTATTCCTATGTACAGAATTGGATCTATTTCGTATCCAGCTCCAGGAAACTATACTTACTTCACAGATTATAGACGTCCTTATGTTTTTATGATGGATATGCCCAGTTACGATCAATTCTATATTAGAGGAATATGTAGTCGGCCGATAATTCCAGATTTTCTTCCCGATAAAACGTTTAATCCAGGATCATCTAAAGCAGCTATTTATTGGCTGAATGTAGAAGAAGGGTCGAGAGGTACATTTTTTATGGATCTCTGTATGACTCATTTACTAGACTATATTAGGAACCTAAAGGCTTCATTAATGTTACCTAATGTTGGTTTGGAAGTTCTTAATAATATCGATGCTGCATATCAAGAGCTTAGATCTAGGTGTGATAATTATATACTCCAATCTGGATGGTATGGAGATTTACTTGTTTAATATATAAATTTATGATAATAAAAAGAAAGTTGTATTCTCTTGCAGGAACTAGAATATTAGCTGGATTTAATAAAAAAGTTCTTAGAAAGGCTCCAATGGCTGCAAAAAGATCTGCCATAAAAACACAAAATAAAGTTCTTTCTGGAGTAGCAAGAGGTTTAAATAAGATAGAAGGAGTAAAAATGGCGGCAAATCAAGCAGCCATTAATCCAGGAAGAGTTGTAAATACTAAAGTAATTCAACCATCTATAGAAGCACCTATAACTTCTGTAGCTATGAAAACAGTACCTATTCCTGGAACATCTGCTTTAGTTAGTGTAGTAGGAAAACCAGAGAAAACTATATGGAAAAAGATTGGAGTTGGTGATAAAATGTCTAAGGCTGCATCTAAGTATGTAGATAGTAAAGGAGGCAGAGTTGTAGAAGATGTAGTAAATAGCTCAACTAATTATTTAAAAAATCTTATGGTATGACAAAATTTAGACAAAAACAATATACAATTCCGGAGGGTCACTATACAGGTCCTAAGGATATGGATAAGGTTCCAGGAGCTATAGAAGTAATCGGAAAATCTGCCTTAGCTGGTGCTGGTATTGGAGGAGTTACAGGTAGTCTCCTAAAAGATGCTAGTATTACCAGTGGTGCTATAACTGGAGGTAAATATGGAACTATAGCAGGTGTAGTATTAAAATTCTTCTTAAACTATTTACACAATCCAATGTCATCTATTAAATTTCAAGAAGTAGATAAATTAATTCGTCGTGAGTTTGGTATTTATAGAGCTTCTGGAGTAACTATAGGAGATTCATTAGATAAAAGAGCAAAAATAGATGAGAAGTTTAGTTTTAATGATCGAAATGTAACAGCTTATAAATTAAATTTTTCAATACAAGATAATTCCATTACCATGTATACTTTTGGAATGACCTCTAAGGAATTGGAAAAGACTTCAGATAGTTTAGACTATTACTGTAAGAAGTATACAGGGATGGAATATAGTAGTTATGCAATCAATTCTAGAAATAATTCTTATTCAGTGGCTATTGTATTTACAAATTATCAAGTTATAGCCAACTTTATAATGGAACTCAGTAATACTCTTGGAGTAAAAATAAATCTTCTTGATAACAAAGCTTTAGTTGAAAATAGAATTAAGGAAGTTGAACAGAAGGATTTTTCGGTTAAGCCTTTAAATAAATATGATTTAAAGAAATTTATTGGGAAAACGGGAAAATTTCTATTTTCCGGTAAATCTGAAGATCTTATCGGTTTAATTTATAGTGCTGCAGTAACTTTTTCTAATGATCCTGATATAATTCCTACATATCGAGGAGACTTTGGAAATAAGTACTTAGAAAATAGCCTTAAAAGACTTCGTTATGTTGAAGGTCTAGATTATACTGTTGGAGAATTTGGTGGAGATATAGGTATTAATATGTCAATGATCTCTGGAATATTCGTAATAACAGTAAATAAAGAGGATACCAACGAACTTAAGAAGATTGATTCTATTTTCTGGAATCACTTAAAAACGATAGTAAATAGGGTAGATACTGGAAAAGTAGTTGTATATAACTACACAATTAAAACAAGAAATGAATTTGATTTTATCTTAAAAAAATTCATGTCAACTGATGTAAAACCTAATATATTTGAAAAATGATAGTACCTAGAATTCGATATTTTTCAGATTTACAAGCTAGAAAGATGATAACGAAATTAACAGAGAAATTGGATAAAGATCGTATCGGGGATTATGAAGTTTCTAGTAAAATTCCCAAAGATGTAATTAGTATATATCCTGATCCATCTTCAATTAAAATATATATTCCAGAAGATCTTGAATATAGTCAGTACGAAATTGATGATTTCATTAGATCTATGGCAGCTCATATTAGAACAATTACGATCCTAGAGAGAGATATATATGTAATGAAACTATCAGGATCTCTTACTTTTGAACAGATATATAAATTAATACGTGAGATAATTGATACAGAAGAATTTTGTACTATTATTGACTGTGATTAATCTTTAAACTAAATATATACTATTATGGCGGATATGATTTCAAAAAACTTAGATAAGGCAAATAGGCTTTATTCTATTGGAATGAAAAATATAAAATTACAATTAAAACTTCTTGGGACTGAATTTGTAGTACTCAGACCAAAGAGTAATTCAAAATGGAAAAATGTTTTTGGAGGTACATATTCATCAAGTAGTACATTAGAGAACGATTATGATCAATTTACTACAATATTGATATTAAATCAGAATGAACTAAGAGATGTATGGAATCGAAACAGAGATAATCTAGAAGTATATACAGATGATGGATCTCTTGAAGTAGGGGATGAATTACAATATACTCGTGGAAAATATACATTCAGATTTAAAATATCTCTTAAAATGGGTTACTCTGAAGTAGCTGAAGTATTCTATGTTTATACATTGAATAGTATTATTGAAACTTTAGATATGTAATTATGAGAGAAAGAAATATAGAAAATGAGATTCTGAAGCAAAATAAAATTCCTGGATGTGATCAACTTACTAGACCTGAGGAAGTAAAAGCTCTTAGTAAATATCTTAAAAGTATTAGAACAACTCAAGAAAATCATACTTCCCTAGAGAAAGATAATCTAGAACTCCCTGGAAGAACAACAGGGAGGATTCCAGAAATTAATTCTCTCGAAGATTATATAGAGGGATTAGATGGGGTTCGTGGTATTAAAAGTCTATATAAAGAATCATCACGAGAACCACTTTCTGATAATAGAAACTCTGACTCGGCGGAAAATCATGGGTTGTATACAGAAAAGACACGTGAAAATCTGTATGATCCTAGGAAAACAGAACTAGAGAAACATCGTGAGGATATAGTAAATAAAAAAAATATCCTTGAACCAACCCTAGAAGACCGCCGAGAAGAATTAACTGAGGAACCAAAAGAATTAAAATCTCTAGGTACAGAAAAGTTAAATCTAGAAGGAGTTAGAGATGTAAGAAATCTTTATATAAATACAAAAGAAAATCTTAAGGTTCCAGAAAAAGATCTAGAGTTAGGAAAAGAAAGAGAATCTCTTATTGATAATCACAACCTAGAATTAGATCTAACAAGAATAGACCTTGAAGGATTTAAAGATTTATCATACAAAGAACAGCTCGAAGTAGATTCTAAAAATGAATTAGATACTACTCGAATATCTTTAGAAAAAACAATTGAAACTTCTGAATTATCTAGTTATAGAGAAGATCTTAAAGAAACGCCGGAGGAATTAGATAAGTTAGAAGATCACAGAGAAAAATTAAATAGTGGAAAAGATAATCTAAAAGAACTTGAAGATACTAAAGTTAAACTCAGAAATCCAGTAGATGATGCTGAACTTTCTAAAACCAAAGTATCTTTAGAGAGAACCGTAGAAGATAAAGAGTTAGAAACTTATAGGGAAAATCTTAGGAAAACGCCGGAGGAGTTAGATGAATTAGAGAATCATAAAGAGTCTCTTAGAAGTGGGGAAGAATTAAAGAGTTTACCTGAAGATAAAATAACTCTTGGAGGTACTGTAAAGGTATTAGAAGAACTTGGAAACACTAAAATAGATTTGGAAGGTACTGAAGAATCTGAGATATCTACTTTAGAGGATTATAGAGAAAACTTAAGTGTAGAAGATAATAATTCTCTTGAAGATACTAGGGTAGATCTGAAAGGTACTGTAGAGTACGAAGCTTCTGAGTTAGAAGATGCCAGAATCAACTTAACCGGAACAGAAGAATCCGAACCTAAATCTTTAGAAGACGAGAGAATAAACTTAGAGGGTACTAAAGAATATGAATCAAGTTCTTTAGAAGATGAAAGGGAAAACTTAAGTGTAGAAGATAATAATTCTCTTGAAGATACTAGAATAGACTTAACTGGAACTAAAGAAGCTGAGATGTCTGAACTTGAGGATTATCTTGATGATCTAGAAAATACGAAGGATTATGAGGCTTCTGAGTTAGAGGACACTAGAATAGATTTAACCGGAACTAAAGAATTCGAACCTAAATCTTTAGAAGACGAGAGAATAAACTTAGAGGGTACTAAAGAATATGAATCAAGTTCTTTAGAAGATGAAAGGATAGATTTAAAAGGTACAGAGGAAGCTGAACCTGAAAGTCTTGAAGATTTTATAGATAAACTTGAAGATACTAGAGATTTTGAGTTAGAAGATGAAAAACTCGAACTCCCTGAAACTTCTGGAGATGGATATGAAGGTTATACTCCATTAGGTCCGGAAGAATTAGATAGTCTTGGTGGAAATATCAATAATTTCTATGATTCTCTCCTTGAAGTTCCAGAAATAGCTGATGCTCCTAGACAATCTGGAGATTATACTCCTCTTGGCCCAGAAGAGTTAGATAGTCTTGGTGGAGATCTTGGAAATTTTTACGATTCTATTCTAGAAGTTCCAGAAACAGATAATGAAAATTATCTTTCTCCAGAAGAAGTAGAAAAAATCATAGAAAATCCAGAACAACAATATAATTATAAAGATAAGTTACCTGAAGTAGCTAAAGGAAATTCAGCTCCTAGAGTAGAAACAGAAGGATCATATAATTATCTTTCTCCAGAAGAAGTAGAAAAAATCATAGAAAATCCTACTTATTTCTATAACCAACAAAAAGAAATTCCAGATGCACAAGCTCCTGATGGACAAGAAATTTATAAATATTCAGAAAATCCTGAACTATCTTCTGAACAAGTAGAAGGTCCTCCTATGAAATTACCTAAATTTGGATTAGAATCTCTTAATTTAAGTAATTATCTTAGATGGACTGCTGAAAAAGCCGTGGGCTGGACTGGAGTACATGGAGAGGCAAGACAACTTCTTGTTAATGAAACACTAGCTGGTTTGGTAGTAGCTAGAGACGAGCTTGAAAAAGTAACTAAATCAAATCGATATAGACTCCCTGGAAATGATGGCGGTTTATTGGGTGATTTAGTATCTGGAGGAGTTTCTGGTGCACTTGACAACCTAGGAGACAAGCTCGGAGATGCTGTTAATAGTATCGTTGGAAGCAAATCAGTAGATATATCTAATCCTTTGAATAGACCAGATGAAAATAAATTTAAATATAATGGATTTGAAGAAGCGAATACACGATCAACTAGTAGTAATGCTTCTAATCCTATAAAAAGTCAATCTGTATTTTCTTATGATGAAATCGAACTCTTAAGTAAAATAACTAATGAAGGAGCAAAGAAAAATTCATCATCATCCTTTTGGAAAAAAGCAGGTAGTGCTTTAAAAGATATGGCTTTAGGATCTTCTGGAGGAGAAAGAACATACAGTTTTAAAAATAATTATATTTCAGGTAAAGGTATATTAATTACTCTAGAGGAATTATGTGGGATATCTAGCGATACTGACGATACTAATACTGTAGAAGGTTTATATAATGTATTAAAATCTAGCCCATTTATTACAACTCCAGATAAATTTACCTCAACAGGGTATTCAAATTATAATATTCAAACATTAGATACTAATGCTTTCTGGGAAATTGCTCTTGAACCTTATGCAGGGCCTGAAAATGGAGATCTTAATTATCTTCCTGGAATCCACGAAATAAATATAAGAAATATCGTAATGCATGGAGTAAATACAGCTTATAATAAATGGATTCCATTTACTAGTTTTGATCTTCAAAAATCTAAAATGACATCAAAAACACTGAGCTTGTATGATGGTGAAATTAGTTATCCTGTTTCAATGGAATTTACTAATGAACTTCGAATAACTATCGCCGACGATCAATATAAATCTTGGAGACGATACTTTGAAGAATGTGCTAAAGCTGCAATTTATAATAGCGAAGGACATACATCTGATTATTATATACTGCCCCCGGATGAATATTCACTTACAGCAATAGATACTAATAATGTGTGTATTGCTATGTATAAAAATATATGCTTCAGATGTAGAATATATGTTATGACACCACAATATAGTACAATTCAAAAATTTGATTTGCTTTTAGTAATGAAAGATTTCTCTGAAGAGTATACAGGGGATATTGGAGACGGTGCAGGAGATCTTACGGTATCATTTAGTATCGTAGGAGAGAATCCAAATGAAGGAAAAATTCCAGAAGTTAAGGTAATACAACATAAAGCTCCCGATAATTCTTCAAAAACAGATTACGGTTCTATAGTAGAAAGTGGAGTAAATTCAGTAATGAAACTAATTAAATAATATAAAGCTATGTATTTAAGATTAGGAACAACTAATATAAAGTACTCCACTGAACAAGATGATTTTACAGTATTTTCTGAAGTTGTAGATTCTAAGATGTCATATGAGAAACCAATACTTGTGAGAACTCCTGATGAACTTGATATTTGGTTTGGATCAGATTTTCCAGGGAAAGATTATTATGATGAACTTTTAGAATCTGGAGTTACTTTATTCTTATATAGACCAATTAAGGTTGAACAAAATACTAATGCTCCTGACTATGTTGACCTAAAAGAGTATTCTATAGATCAAAAATTATACTATAACTTAACAGAACTTCCAGAAATCGGAGAAGATAAAGTTTTGTATAAGGTAATAACAGGAGAAGGCGAATATAAAGAGGGAAATTTGTGGTATACTCTTTATATATATTATCTAGGAGAATATATGAAAATCCTAGAATTACCACAAAATCTTGACACTAATAATACGAGTTCTCTAGAAAATAGGGATGTATTAAACATAAATTATCCAGGTTTTATTGGACCTGAATATTGTTATCCGAAATATATAGAGGAAGGAGATGTTGATTATACTGAAAAAATTAATGAAGAAATATTATTATCTCATCTTCCTGACTTGCTAAGAGTATCAAAAGGGTATGAAACTTTAGCTTATTCTTTAGTATATAACCCTGAGATAGATTTTCACCCGATAGACGAGGGATTAACTTCTAAATATATAATCCTGAAAAAACTTAAAAATGACTCTTATGAAAATATAATGATTTGGTTTAAAGAGGAAATTAATAGTATCCCTAATATTCCAAGTCAGTATTATGATGAAGCAGTCGAGGTCGAAATCAAAGCCAAAGAAAGTAATAAGGAAATTTTCAAGAGGTTAGTAGAAGTTATAATTCCAAGTCAATTAGGTTATACAGTCGAAGGAAATATCTCGGAGGGTTACAAAATATACACATCATATTCTGTTCAGGTTACTTATTTTACTAATATTACTGATCTATTATTCGAACCAGATTTTAACACTACACACAATATACTATCAAAAATCTCGAGCGGAAGTACTAGAGTGAGATTTATATCTAAAACAACTGGTACTGAAGGTGGAGATCCCGAATACTTAGATAGTGATATTAGTGTAAATATTGAGAAACTGAAAGGAGATGATAAGTATAGAGTAACAATCGAGAGGTATAAATATCAAGAAATTTATGAAGGTGGTTTATTTACTATTGGACAGGAAAGACTTGATACTATAATTACTTCAGAGTCTAAGTTAGTTAGATGTATTCTCTCAACATCTTACATAAATCGAGAAACAGGTGAAGAGGTAGAATATAAAAAAGGTACTAAAGAATCTGAATTACCTTCTGGAACATGGTATCTTAAACGAGCCTGGAAAGAAACGGCCGAAGATATAAATGGGGAATATTGGAAAGCGGCAGAGGCTATTTTTGGATCTGACAACGCTGGAATTATCGATTATTTCTTAGTCCCTGATATCTATAAATACTCGGCCGGAATGAAGACAGGCTCAGAGACTAGTTATTATCCAGAATACGAGAGATTTTTAGGGTATGCAAGGAGTTTAGGTTTTCAAGTATTATTCCAAAATTCTGATAATGGATGGACCTACGTAGAAACTCAAGAACTCCCATCGGCCGAAAATATAACCTCAGGAACAATTTATATAATATCACAACCCACTGGAGGAGTAAAATTCTATAAAGTGGAAAACGGAAACTTAATAGAAACAACTGATCCTGAGGAAACTAATACGGCCGGAAATAACTACGTCTTTAATTATACCTCTGACACTGATAATCGACTCTTATATTTTTATCGAGGGCAAACAATTTTCGGACAAGATAGACCTGGATATTATTTACATATTAGAGGGCTCTTACAAGATATTTACTCAATAACTAGCGATCAGATCTTATATCAAACACCTACAACAGATCCTTACACCTTTGAATCACCAGAAGAAAAACTTGAAGAATACAAAAGTAATTATCTAGTATTTAATAACCAGATATATTATTATAAAAAATATCAAAATGGACAAGACTTCAATACTTCAGGGTGGATGAGATTCTGTATAGGAAAAGTGGCTAGAGAATTGGAAAAGAATAAATGGAAAATTCTTAGTACTAAATCAGCCGGAGATATAAGAGCTAGAATAGAACAGATCTTAAATAGAATATCAGCTGGGTACTCATATATAGATTCATTAGTTATTACTGGATTTTACCTAGACTTACCAAATAACAGACTAGGACTTGAAGTGGAATCTAGAATGAGCGACTTAGTAGATAATGATATGACGATCGATATAACTTTAAATTACGATAAAAAATAATAAAAACTATGGCAAGCGTAGCAAGTTTAGTCCGCGGAAGTGACGGATACATGAAATTTATTGACTATCAAAGTACATATAAAGATAATAATAAAGAATTCCTTCGTGGTGACATGTGGGAACTTCAATTCATTAATGTACCTAAGATAAATAATTGTCTTAGTAAAACTTTGTAAACTGCTGGAAGATCAAGTAAAGATAAATCAGCAAAAATAGATAAAAAATCTATTTCTCAACGACTATTAGCAAAGAAAAGAAATAGCCATAGATTTCTTTTATGATATAGTCTAAACATAGAACAAATGTTTGAGTTTATTTCCCTGGTACTGATATTTTCAATGCTAGATTAAATGCCGTTCAGGTAGGTATTGATTATAGTGTATCAGGTTTTGAAAAGAGAATGCGTGGTAATTATACTATCATTCAGAAGACAGGTCAAAACACATCTGGAACCCTGTCGTTGGCTTTTGTAGATAAGGAAGATCAGGCAATTACTTACTGGTTTGATAATTTAAAAGTTGTCCATTAAGAGATTAAAAGTTCCTTAATGAATCTTTGTGAACTGCTGGAAATATCTCGTTATAGTTATCTCCATCGCTTAAGATTTAGGATTAAGAGCGATGAACCTAATATAACGAAAAAATAATCAGCAGAAATAGATATGATTCTATTTTTCAACGACTAAGTACAAAGAAAGAGGGTTAAGCCATAGTTCCTCTTTATGATATAGTCTAGTATGATTTAAAACAAAAACCATAAGGACTATCGCCAGAAAATTGCAGATCGTGATACTAAATATTCTTTCAGAAAGGATGACTTAGTATGCGACCTTAGATTAATCTTAACTAACTCAAGCCGTATCAAAGTTCGTACTCTTAATTTCTATAACTGTATTCTTCAGGATGCACCGATCGACGAAAATGGTTAAAAAAATTTTTAAGGCCCACTAGAAATAGTAATACTCTAGAATGTAGTAAGTAAATTCGGTGAAAGGATAATCCCAATACCGAACTGAGAACATAAAAATTCTTAGCGTAACGAATAAAGACTTACTAACTTATAATGAAATATAAGTTAAATTTATATTCTGAACATATAATAAAATATTATAGTAACCTATTGCAAACAGAAAACGGAACCGATTAATTGCTTAGTCGCCTATTATATAATAGGAAAATTATACTAAAATGCTGGAAAATGTAAAACATAAATCAGCAAAAACTATTAAAAATAGCTTCTCAACGACTAAATGTATAACTTAAGAAATATTAATTCTTAAGATGATATAGTCTATAATATATTAATATATATTAACAAATGCGAGCAGATATCCAAGTAAGCTTTTTCAAATGAAGAAGCATAAAGTTTATATTACTTTATGAAAATTCTATTAAAATGCTGGAATATCAAATAGATAATCAGCAAAAATTAGAAAAGATCTAATTTCTCAACGACTAAATATAGAACTAAGTTTGAAATATAATTTAGATGATATAGTCTATTCATTGATAAAAATAATTAATGACTTTAAAGCAATTTGAACATTTTGGAAAATTTCATGGTGTTTTCTACAAGAATTGCTGGAAAATTTGTATCTTTGTATACAAATAATCAGCATCCTAGATATTAACATAAATCTAGGTTCAACGACTATGTATGTAGACTGAGGAAATTCCTTAGGTGATATAGTCTGTCATGAGGTGAAATTCATTGATTAACGTATGAAAGAACTTTTGATAATATTTAAAAAAAATAACTTAATAAACTAGAAGTATCTAATTTATTATTTCTTATGATTGCAAGGAAGGGTGGATCTGATCAATCTGCCCTTCTTCATAAGAAATATATTAGATATTCCTTAAAAAAATTGCAATCAATATGAAACTTAGAGCAAAAGATACTGAAAGTTTTATTCAAAAAAGTAAAGATAAATATGGTGAAGATGCTTTAGATTATTCTGAAGTAAACTATATTGATAAATTAACTCCTGTAAAACTAATATGTAAGAAATGTGGGAATATATTTTATCAATCACCAGCAGAACATTTAAGAGATAGAAAGAAAATATCTTGTCCTAAATGTGCAGTAATAGATTCCAGAGAAAGAAGGTCTATTAAACAGAAAGAAGTTTGGTTAAGGAAATGTAAAGATAAGTTTGGAGATAAATTTGATTACTCTAAAGTTAATTACATAAATAATAAATTAGATGTATGGATTTATTGCAATAGTTGTAAAAAATGGTTTAAACAATCTCCACATCATCATATTAGAAATATTCATGGATGTCCTTTCTGTGCAATGAAAGAGAAATCTGGGTATGAATTTATGGTTGAGAGTTATCTTGAATATTTAGTAAAAAATGATAAAATGTTATCATATAATTCAGAATACAGTATTTTAAATAGGATAGCGGGAAGGAATTCTAACAAAATAATGATAGATTTTAAATTAAATATAAATAACTTAGAATATTGGATAGAAGTTAATGGTCAGCAACATTACAAATTTATAAATTTCTTTCATAAAACAAAAGAAGATTTCCAAAAACAATTAAAAAGGGATGAAAATGTTAGAGAATACTGTAAAGAAAATAATATAATTCTCATAGAAATTCCATATACTTACAATACATATGAGAAAATATCTGAAGTTCTAAGAAGAATTTTAATTGGTGGTGAATCTCCAAATATAATAGCTCAGCCAAAAATAATACAACCATAAACAATAAAGGAGAGTAACTTTGATCGGTTACTCTTCTACTAAACACTAAAACAAATTATTATGAATTTATTAGATATATTATTCCCTAAAAGAAAGCAAGAAAAAGAAGAATTAAAAAATCTAGAGCCAGAGATAAAAAATCTAGAAATTACTTTAGGATTATATGGAAGAACTAATACTGAAGTTTATTACGATCCATTATATGAACGAAATAGAGGAAGAATATATGATCTCAAGGGTAGAAAAGAATACCTAGAAGATCTTAAAAAAGATAATATAAAAACTGCAGTAGGTTCTAATTTAACTACAGAATATAATTATAAAAATGATACTATTAATATAAATAATATACATAGAAAAAATCCATATACAATTCTTCATGAGGTTGGACATCGTGTAAGTGATAATAGAGAACAATTAAGAGGAGGTAAATATTATGGTAATTATAGAAGTTTGGATAAAAAAGTAAATACTTCACATAATTTACATAATTCTATTATGAACAATGTAGGAAATTTATCTACATTAATGAATGAAGCTAATGCATCATATCATGCCGCTGCATTAGCGAAAAAATATAATCTTCCCAGAGAAATGCAAAAAGCAGGAAATAAAAGTCTAGATTATTCCTTTAGAACTTATGAATCCAATGCAGCTAATAAAATGATGACTGATGATACTGTAAGATTACTCGGAAAATATAAAAATAAATAAAGAGATTTGGAAATTAATCCAAATCTCTATCAATAGCATAATAACCTTCAGGAATATTCCATATCTCAGAGGGTAATGCATTTTTAGGTACTTCTGTATTTTCGTTAATAGGATATAACATTACTATTTTATAATTACATTCTAAATGAGATCTTATTATATCTTTCTCTTCATCAGTAAGTTTTTTCTCAATTACCGCTTCTTTGACTATTCTTTTCATGATTCTACGTATTTAAAGTTTATATTACATATACTAGGCTTTCAAATTGATAAAAGGGAGGTTTTATATAGGTTTGTCCCTTATTTATGAGGACAAAGGAGCTTCCCTTATCCTACACCTCTAACCGCTACCGCTAGAGGTGTCTTAGAAAAGAAACATTGAATAAGATATATAGGAAATTTTAGTATAATATTATTTTAATTATTATTGACACCCCTTTGGCCCTTCAGGCCAGGGGTGGTGTCTCCATTAAAATATAATAAATGCTCATAAGAAATCTTGAACATGAATATTCCATGCCGGAGGCATGATCTTATGTTCTTCAATCTATATGAGTAATAGTGTCGCAATTCCTTTAGATAAATTCTTTTATAGTAGAGATCCAAGAATTATAAATTAAATCGACAAAATGCGTATAATATCCTTTCAATTTTAATTTGTCTACTTTTTAATACTATATTCATTTTATTATACTGTACCAAAATGATCCAATTAAAGTAGTCATTTTGCTTATAATATCCTTTCAATTCCTTATTTTCGAAAAGGGAATCCTCCTATGTCTTCAATTTTAAAAGACATAAAATTATTTTTAACTGGATTCTTTATTAAGATTATAATTAATAAAAAAGAATATTATATGTCAATAGTTAAATTAAACGATTACATTGTTCCAAGAGGTATTAGATTTATATCAGAACTAGGAACAGATTTTAGATTTTATAAATTACCTGTGAAATGTATTATTAATAAACAACTTCCAGGTTGTGGATTTACTGAATATTGTCTAAGAGGACCAGAAAATGTAATCTTATGTAGTCCAAGAAAGATGTTATTAGAAAATAAAAAGGATCAACATAAGAGAGAAGTATATCTGGTTATAAATGAATTAGAAAAGGAAGTAAATGTGGATAAAGACCTTAGTAAAACAGATAAATCTCAAGTATTTATAGATACTCTTAAGGAGGTAGTTCATGGGAAGGATACGGTCTATAATAAATTAATGAATGAAATTAAAGATTACTTAGGAGAAAGAAAGTATTTAGGGAAACCAGCTAAAATATTAGTAACATATGATTCTTATAGAATAGTAAAAGATATTCTAACCTCTTTAGGATTATTTGATGGATTTTATACTGTAATAGATGAATTTCAGACTATTCTACATGATTCTAAATTCAAATCAAATACAGAACTAGATTTCTTATATCACTTACATCAATCACATAGTGCATTATTTGTAAGTGCAACTCCTATGTTAGAAGAATATCTTAATATGTTAAATGAATTTGATGGCCTTCCTTATATTAGTATGGATTGGAGTTCTGAAGATCCTAATAGAATTATAAAACCAGCATTAAGAGTATTAACAATGAAATCTGTAGGTGAAAAATTACCAGAAATTATTCAAACTTATAAGGATGGTAATTATGAAAAAGCAATCCGAATGGTTAATGGTTACCCTAGAGAAATAATATCAGACGAAGCAGTATTTTATGTAAATTCTGTAAATCATATTACATCTATTATTAAAAAGTGTAACCTTCAATCAGAAGAGGTAAATATTCTTTGTTCTGATACTCCCGAAAATCTTAAAAGAATTCAAAAGAAATTAGGAAAAAAGTTTAAAATAGGAAAAGTACCTTTAGAAGGAGTTAAACCTAAAATGTTTACTTTTTGTACAAGAACTGTATACCTAGGAGCAGACTTTTATTCAGAATGTGCTAGAAGTTTTATATTTAGTGATAGTAATATAGATTCCTTAGCGGTAGATATATCAGAAGATCTTCCTCAAATACTTGGTAGACAAAGATTAAAGAAAAATCCTTGGAAAAATGAAGCTACATTTTATTATAGAATTACATGTGATTATAGAAGGATTAGTCAAGAAGAATTTAGTAAGGAGATAGAAAGAAAAAAGAAAGCAACTAATGATTTATTATTAGCCTTCAATTCTACTCCTGATAATGCTAAATTAACACTAGCTGAGAAATATAGAAAAGATGCTAAAGCATCTAATTATAAAGATGATTATGTGGCAGTTAATGAGCATCAAGGAGGAACTCTTGTACCAGTTCTTAATAATCTTGTTCTAGTGAATGAGATTAGAGCTTTTAAGATACAACAAATAGATTACAAGGATAGGTTTACTGTGTTTAGTTCAGTTCATAATACATTAGATACAAATGATTCAATTAATGGAGAAGTATCTAATTTTATGAGTGAGTATGAAAAGTTAACATTATTTAAACAAAAACTTAGATTATTATGTGAGTATGGATTATCTGATCAAGCTATACAAATAGTATTAGATCAGATAGGAGAACATGATAGTATTAAATCTTATTATATATCACTTGGACCTGATAGACTTAAAGCTCTTAGTTATAATAAAACATATATAGAAAGAGAATTAGGAATAGTAACGTTTAATAAAGAACTTTTAATAAATACAATTCTTTCTAGGTTTAATGTAGGAGATAGATTAAATCAAATAGATATAAAACAGAAACTAGCTGATCTATACTCTTCTATTTCTTATACTGCAACTCCAAAGGCCACTGATTTAGGAAATTATTTTGAAATAAAAAAATGTAAAATAACTCTTTTGGATAAGACAAGAGTTAATGCACTTGAAATAGTAGGAGTCAAACCAGAATACCAATTTATATATAATAACTTAAAGATAATAAATAAAGGAAATAATATTTTATGAGGTAGGGATATAATTCCCGAGTCATAATAATTCTCATTCGCCAGGAAAAGGTGGGTGAGAATTTTGTTTTGGAAATTCTAAGAAGAGAAAATAAAAGGACGAGTTTCCTCATCCTTCTTGTATAGTAAATAGTTCTAAAATTTTATCTAACTTTTCTTGCTCAATTATTCTATTAGTTTCTGTATTCATTCTCCAAGTCCCAGGAAGTTTTATGGTTGTATCTGTTATTGAATTATCTGTATCGAGTAGTATAGATTCCACTTCAGAGGGTAATACAATTTCTGCAGGCTCGGAGGTAAAGATAGATTGCTGATTTATTATATTGAGCAATTCTTCTAGGTTAGTGAATTTGTTATGATCTATTATTACATATATTTTACAATCTTTTATTCTTAGATCAGCTGTAGGACCTGTAAGTCTAATAAATTCATCTATTACGTTTGTTGTTTTTATTCCTATCTTCATATTCTTTGGTTTTAATTTAACATATATAAGGCTTTGGTATAAAAAATAAGGTAAAAGATAATAAATTTCTTAAGTGATGATAATAAAACGTAAATTAATTTTTGATAATCCTGAACAAAGAGAATTTGGAGTTCCGTGGAAAAAATATATAAAATATGGAGCAAAGTCTATTAAAGATCGAGGCTTAAAAAGAGGAATAAGAAAGCTCAGATTTAAGATTTCCGATGATATAGATAAGTCGATTAAGGCAAATGATAAAGCTCAGATGGCTCTTGATGCATACACTGAAAATACAAAATTTCCTAAAAGACCTGAAGTAATGAAAGCTTTAGGTCAAGAAGCAAAGAAAAGAGGAATAGTTGTAGTTAAAGGGAAGAAAGAGTATAAACCAGTAACAGAAAAGGGAGTAAAGTTATCTCCTGATAGAAGTGAAACTTGGACATTACCTAAAAAATATACCAATAGAAGAGATAGAATTAGATATACTAAGTCAGATTTTCCAGAAGACAGGGAACTTGGAAAAGCTTTATCTCGAGGTAAGCGAGCAGTAATAAATCAAAAGGGAAGTCAGGCCGTGTTTGCTCATGAAATTGCTCATGTTATGAATCAAAGTAAGTTAGGTACAGGAGTTGTATCTAAATTAAATGGTGTGACAAAGCCGATTTATCATAAAAGTAGAAATAAAAATGGATTAGGAAATTATCTTTTAACTTCTGCAACAGGAAAGGTTTTAATAAAAGAAGAAAAGAATGCTACCAAGACTGCAATGAAACTTTTAAGATCAGCTAATGCAAATCCTAGTGAAATGATTGAAGCTAGGAAAGAATTAGGAGCGGATCTTGGAACTTATATGCATGGTTATAAATCTAGTAAAGGAAAAATTTTAAAAGGGATAATAAAACCTAATAGAATAAAGAAGAAAAATAAAAAGAGACCTTAAGCCTCTTTTTCACGAATCTTAGAAATTAGATCATCTACATATTTTTCCGCTAGTTCTTTTGTTTTAAACTTATTATCTATAGATCCGATTGTATAATATCTCTCAGGATCTTTTAGAATTATATCGTAGAATGATTTAAAAGTTTCTAAGTCTTTCTCTTTGATATTTAATATTTTAATACCATTAGGAATATTATACTTTTCCTTAGGTACTTGAATCAATGTAATAAACGAAATTCCTTGTTCAAATACTTTAGCTGTAGTTGATATTTTTGAATTTTGTTTATTAGGTTTTACAATTTTAATAATATCTTTTTTCATAGTTTTATATATTTTGATTTTCTTCATATATAAGGCTTTTAAGTAATAATAATTGTAAAGTTCTATATACCTTTAATGGGGAGGGTGGTGTATAGACTTGTTCTTCTCCTCCCGTGTAATAATATTTTTTTATGATTATTAAGAGAAAATTATTTAATGATAATTCTCATGTTCCTTACTTTATTGATGGTGAAACGAGTGCTAGTAGGAGATATAAGGTATTAGTGGTTGATGGAAAGAAGAAGAGGAGACGATACCTAGATAATTACCGAAAACGCACGAAAAATGAGTTAATAGAGGAAGGATATTATGATGAACTGTAATATAAATAGAAAAGAAGATGATAATAAAACGTAAATTATTCTCCAAGACAAGTAAGGAGAAAAGAGAAATGGCTGCAGATAACCTTGACAGAACTAGAAAAGGTGTAGCAACAATCTATGGAGGTTTGGCTGGTGCTGCTATAGCTACGGCCGGACATCTACATCATAAGTCTGAAGCAAGAAAGGCTCGTGAAGAATTGAAGCGTAGGGGAAAAGAATAAGTGATATAAAATGAGAGTTTAATGTAAAATTTGATAAAATTATGAATATATTAACAGCACAATTGCCATCAGGAGGATATGGTTATAAGTTTCCGAGTGTTAAAGTTAGTCCTATGACATTCTTAGAGATAACTAGATACCTTGAAAATCTACCCTCTGATGATCCGTTAGAAAAATACTTATATGATATTAACTTACTTATTCAGGAAGATGAAACTATCTTAGATTGTTACTTAATGGATGTAGATTTCCTGATATTCTATAAGAAGCTATGTACTGTATCAGGGGAATTATCTTATGAAATAGAAGTAACATGTCCTGAATGTGGTAAGAAGATGAAGAAAACTATATCCTTCGAAAAAGATATTCACCTTAAACAGATCGATCAAAAGATTATGAATGGTGCTTTTATTGAACTTGGAGGGCATAGATACGAGACTATAGTTCCGACAGTTAGAGAGTTTATGAAGGTATTTCAGACTTACCTTAGATATCGAACTGTAACTGACTTGAAGATGATTAAAACTATAGCCTTGATTAAAGATTTTGATTATCAGGGAACACAGATCGAGAAAGATGTCTTAGGGGCTACTCATGGTGATGTTACTCTCTTGCTTGCTCTTCGTGACTTATATTACGATAGACTTGAACCTATTCAACTATATTGTCCTGAATGTAATAAAGGAAAGAAAGCGAAAGAAAGGAGGAGTGTGGCAGTAAGTGTAGAATCTCTTACTGTCGACTTCTTTCGAGACATCTGTAACAATTCCCCAATTGATGGATCTAAAATTTTATTTAAATAAGTTTCTCAAGGCAGATGGGATAGAAGGTTATACTCTGAGTTCTCTTAAGGCGCTTCGAGAGTGTTATGAGAATTTCCTTGATACTACTGAAGGAACTGATCCAGATTTCCCACTTCTTAATTTTGGTGGAAAGAAGGGACAGAGACTTAAAGGAATATCAGCGGCACAACGTCAAGCTTATTATGAAGAGGAAGCTGAGAGAAAAGAAATAATGGGAACTAAGAATGTCGACTTAATGGACTTATAAAACTATACCCCCTTAAAATTTTATATGTCAAGGGGGGGTATAGGATTTAACAATATTCTTCCCTTGACAGTTTAAGAAATATATGATAATACTGAGACAGAAAGAGTTTGGTAATAAAGCAAATAAGATTAAAACAAGGCAGTGGCAAATGACTCAAGCTGTAAATCCGGTTATTCAACATCAGTCTATGGGTGGAATCCCTCAAGAGCAGATACTAAAGAATTCAGAAAGGTATAAAAAAGCCATAGAAATTAATAAAGTATTGCCTTCTTCTGAGTATGATAATCCTAGTATTAGTAAAGTTGACAAAAGATTAGGAAATGCTCAGCAAACTTTATTACAACAGGCAAGAGGATATGGACAAAATACTCAAGATAGAGGTGTTAAAAAAATAAGAGGAACGAAGGTACAGGAAAAAATTAAAACTAAACAGGAAAGAATTCAAGCTCTATCTCCTGAAAATCAAAAGAAGTTTCGTCAAAGTGTATTAGAAAGAAAGAATAGAGTTGTAGAAAATCCTAGTCCAATAACAAATACTACAATACCTACTAATTCTATTCCTAAAAATCCACTTAACTTTGGCCCAACTGCACCTAAGACTAATTCTCCGTTAGATAAGGGTACGTCTAGGGTTACTAAGTCTCCATTTAAACTGGGAAGAACTGGAAAAATAATGGCTGGAACTGCTTTAGCGGCAGGAGCATTATATGGGGCTAAGAAATTTTACGATAAGAAAAAAGAGAAAGAATAAAAGTATAATCCTATAGAGTCTTGGGATATAGATCTATAGGAACTAATTAATAAAAATGCGTATGGTACGATGGATAGAAGATAATAACAATATAGGTAATATTCTTAAGTTTAGCGGTTATTCTAGACTATTTTCCTCTAGAGATAAAACCACCGAAGATGATATAGTTTCGATTATAGGAAGTTAAATCTGAGACTATAGACGTATTCATATTACTCAAGATCGGAAAGTTTAATAATATTCCCGGAGACACACTATTTATACAGAGTTATGATTTTAGGAGATTAGTTTCCGATAATTATTATTCTGAAGGAGTATTTTATAAGGAAAATTTCAGTATTCTAGATAATTATTGTGTTTTCGAGATCTTGGATGAATATGATTTGATCTCGGCTGAATTATTGAGATTTATAGAAGATACGAAAGAATATATAAGAAATAATTGGAGGAAAGAAAATGAAGATAAAGAAAACTGAATTGGTAGAGTGGTTAGTTGATATAGATAATTGGTTTTCCTGGTCTCTACTGTTTATTGTGCCTGGGATTATTGTTCTTGTCTTACTTCTCCCTGGATTAATATTTTTCTTGGCTGTGTTGGCGATCTTGAGTGTTATAGATCTCATTACACGTTTACTAGGAGATAAAGAAGAATCCGAGGAACCTAAGAAAGAAGAAAAGTCGGTAAGATCTCCAAGGTTAGTAAGAGGAGTTTTAATTGATACCGAAGAATATATGTCTACTCCTAATCTCAAGAAATGTACTCCGGTTGTTATGATACGGAAAGATAAATTAGATAAGTATACTATTCCAGGGGATATCGAAATAGTAACAAAAAAGTCAATTTCTGGAAGTCGCCTAATAACTTTCTTGGAGTGTCAAGATGAGTTATATAGTATTCTTAAAGTCCCAGGAAAGTTTTGGTATAGTAAACGTCTTGGAGTTATTTTAGGTCTCGGAAATAAAGAAATAGACCAGTTCATAGAGAAAATAAAAACGAAGTAATTATGATCATAGCAAGAAAACAAAAAACTAAATCTTTTACTGGTAGAGATTTAGTGGAAAGACTGTATTCTGATGGTTGGACTATAGAACAGCGTGAATTCGGAAAATTTTCAAATATTAGGGAATTAATAAAACGTCACGGAGTTAAAAGAACTTATAAAAAACTTGTAGGTGAGAAAAGAAAATCTATAGCTGATAAGGTGGCAAGATCCATGAGAAATGATGTTGCTAGGAATATTAAAGCAAATAGATCTCTAAGTAGAATGCCGATCGTAACTGATCAGGAATTTCATAATAAAGTAATTCAAGAAGCTAATAAAAGAAGGATTGGAGTTTCTCATGAAGATACTTTTGCCAAATTAACTGGTCATAAAGGTGGTAATTTCATAGAACATAATTTAAAACCTGCAAAACGGATGTTAAGAAAATTCAAGCCTGTTAAGGATCCAAAGAATACTCTACAAGAGACTATTCAGCAGGTACAAACAAACGATAAGATGATAAATCTTAATACTAGAAGAGGAGAAAATTCACATATTGCTTTACACGAAGTTGGACATGATGAAGCAAGGAAAAAGCCGATATCTGGAATTGTGGCATTTACTAGTAAATTTTTTAAGAAGAGATTTAAGAGACCTCTTTTCAAAAATAAGGTAAAAGGAGAACCAATCTCTCTTAGTAAAGATTATGTAGGAAAGAAGCTGATAGTTAAGAATGAATAGAATGCTTGGAAAGAAGGATCAAAAATAGCGGATAAATTAGGTATAATTCCTGAAAAAAGATCTGTAGCTAAAGTAGCAGAAGATTTAGCAGTTGAAACGTATAAATCTACGGGAGATGCGAAAATGAAAGAATCTATTTATAAAGCTATTCAAATTCCATCTAGAGCATATAATAAAAATAGTGTTTTTCCTGATAGTAAAACAAGAAAGAGAATGTGGAAGAAAAATAAAAGAGGAAATTAATCCTCTTTTTGAATAAAATTAATATATTTTATCGCTTCATCTGATAGATTTAGCTGACTATTTATTATATTAAATTCACATACTGTGGGTAAAGATATTAATACATAATCTTTATTATTCGGTATGTAATTTTTATCAATTAGTTCAAAGTCATCTAATTTGTAATCTTGTAATATATTAATTTGTAATAATCCATAAGTAATATCCTTTAATTCTTCATTAAGTTTTTGAATATTACCTCTATAAAATCGTTCATACTTCTCTTTCTCTAAAAAAAGATAACATTCTACAGGTGATAATGCTAAATCACAAGCGCAATTATCATGATCGCTGTAGTTAATAAATTTATAAGCTTTTATTATATTTTTCTTCATAATCTTTATATATTTTATTTCATATATAAGGCTTTGAAGCTATATAAAAAAAATAAACAATGGCTGCAGAAGATATAGAAAATAAAGTAAGAAAAATGTCTTCCCAGAAACCAGAGGATGGGAAAGACTTACAACAACTCCAAGAAGCGCAAAACCAGATTGTTCAGATAAATGCAGAACGTCAGGGAAACTTACAAACAGCTAGACTCGAAAATAATGCTGATGCGGCTAATAATGAAACAATGAGTCAGGCTGTTGAAATGGCTGCTCTTGGAGGTTTAGGTGGAGGGGCAAGTGTACAACAACAGGTACAATCAATGAATCCACAAACTCAAGCTGTCTTAGGAAAATATGGTCTTGGACAACCTAAAGTACAGCGAACATCTTCAAGGAGTGTACAAGTTACTCCACAGAAGATAACAATAAATAATAACACTACGAACACGACGACTAATAACGTTGCTGTTCCCGCTGCTAATATTGGTGGTCCTGTCCAAGGGAGAACATTAGCAGTAAAACAAAATCCAGATGAAGGACAGGCTCGATTTAAAACTTGGATATCTAATGCCTTTGCTAAACAGAATCAACAAGCAGCGGCCAGGGAAAAAGAATATCAACGTCGTGAGTGGTCCTTAACAAGAAGTACTAATAAATTAATGAAACATTTATCTGACTTAGGGAAGAGTGTTTCGGAGAGATTAGATCCCAGAAAATTAGCATCTTCAGTAGGTGGACAATTTAAAACTATTCTCTTCCTCTTTGGTACTATGTTCTTAGCTAAACATTGGAAAAGAATAGTTAAATTTGCTGCTAATGTAGAATCATTTCTTTTTGGAGAGGTTAATCCAAATGATCCCAAAGCTCCAAGAGGCAGATCTGGATTTTCTAAAATGTTAATTAGTTTATTTGGCGGAGATCCTGAAGGAAAAGATGGAATTGTTGATTCTTTAAGCAAACTTTTTTGGAATAAAGAAAAAAATGGTATTCTTCAACTTTTAGGGGATAAGATTAGTAATTTCTTTAAAGAACGAGGTGATGCAATAAAAGCAATTAAAGTTCCTGAGTTAGATTTAGGTAATCTTCCAGATACTGTAACAAAACTAATAGAATATCTAGGAAATATTCTTAAGGCTGGTTTTGGAGGTGCTGATGCTATAAAAGATATAGTTAGTTCTAATATTAAACAAGTTGGAAAAGAAAGTTCTATGGCTAGTGAAGCTATGGAAGGAAGAGCTTTTAAATCTGCTAAAGGAGTTAATGTTAAAAATACTTCATGGGGAGATGCTACCACTGTTTCTAAACCTGGATCAAATGGATATTTAAATTCTTGGGATATATCTAGTGATAATAAGATAACGAATACTGCCGGAGAGGTAAGACAAGCAGGAACTATTTCTAGAATGCTTAATGACAAAACTAGTAATACTGTAAATGTTGCTAGTGTAATGTCAGGAATGGAGAGGTTAAAAAATACTGCAGATACTAAAGGAGGAGTATTAATTAGTGAAGATTTTATATCAGGACTTCGAAATTTAATAGATACTAAAGGATTATTTAACAACGAAGATTTAAGCATTAAGAGATTTAAGTTTGTTAAAAGAGAAAAAACCGATGATGACTACTATAGAGAAGGAGCTGATTGGAAGAAACGAGGTGTTGAAGGATTTGCAAAGAGATCTGCTATAAATGCTGGGAGAAATGTTGTTGGTGCAGATGGATACTTAACTGATATAGGTGATGCAATTGCTACTGGAGATATTATTCAAGATCCTGCATGGAAAGCTATATTTGAAGGAGTTAAAGGATTATGGAATAAGGCTTGGGCTGATAAGTATACTTTAGATATGGTTCCCTTAGATGATCCTAGACGAGGGGAAGTATTAGAAGTAGAAGAGTATGATGGTCCTGAATATAATGTAAATTCTCATACTGGAGCTAGAAAGACGAAGAAAGTTAATAAATCTGTTTTTGAATTTTATGAAGCTACTCCTAGTTTCTTTGAGAAAGTAAGAGCTAGATTAGGAGAGAAATTAAATAATGAGAATTTTAGTTTCAATACATCTGATGAAGCATCTTTGAAACAGATGGAAGGTCTTATGACTCAGTTAAAAAAGAAACAATTAGAGGATAACAGAAAATATTTTGAAGCAAATCATATTTCTTTTGATCCAGTTATTAAAAATATTCATAGTGATATAGATATTAATAAGCAGTTTGAAGGTTATCATAACGTTATTAGTGAATCAGAAAGAAGAGATAAAGAATTTGAAAAAAAATATGAAAGTTCTCCTATGAAAAAAAGTGGCGAATATATAGGTGATGCAGTAGATGGTGTGAAAGGGTATATTACAGGAAATAGACCACCTGAAAAGATAACTGATGAGGTGAGAAAGGCTAGAATACTAAAAGCCATGGATTTTGCTATGAAGGAACTTGGGATGACTAAAGAACAAGCTGCCGGGTTAGTTGGTAATTTTTTAAGAGAGTCTCAATTAGTTACTACTGCTAAGAATCCAGACTCTCCAGCAACTGGAATAGCTCAGTGGTTAGGAGTTAGAAGAAGAGCTTTTGAACATGGTAAACTTAGTGAGAAAGAAAAAAAAGCTGGATGGAAACATTATGATGGACCAGGTTCAGGTAAATCTTTGGGAGATGCATCCTTTGAAGAACAACTTCAATTTGTTAAGTGGGAAATGGAAAATATTCCGGCTTATAGAGAAGGTTTGAAGAAAATAAAAGCTTCAAAAGATCATCTTGAAGCAGCTCGAAATGTTTTTGGATATTATGAATTTTCAGCAGGTCCAGAAAAATCAGCTCAACGTATGGAAGATAAAGGGCAAGATGGTTGGGGATCCTTGAAAAAAGGAGAAAATTTTGCAGGAGATGCTTTATTAACTTACAACTCTTTTAAAGGTGATACTCTAGAAAATACCAATACTAATTCCACAAATTCTGAAGAGTCTATTTATATGGCTGATGCTTCATCTACAACTCCAGATAATTATGTAGAACAGAGAACAGATAAAGGATCTAGTATATCTACTTATGATTGGAGTACTGCAGGTGTTAATTCTTTTGGAAGTGATTCTGGATTGATAATGGCTCAGAGTAGTATTTTAGCTCCAGAAAAAGTTACACCAACTACACCAACTTCAGAAAAATCTATTCCAGGTAATACTTCAGAATCTGCTGGACGAGAATTAATAGCTGATGCAGAAAAAGATAAGACGGAAGATCTTTATACAAAAGTTTCTGATATTAATGAAAATATAAAACTTCTTTCAAAAACATCTATAGCACAAGCAGAAGCAATTAATAATGTTTCTACAGCCATAGCATCTCTTAAGTTTGGAGGAAATATAAATATGGGTGGTGGAGATGGAAGAACTAAAGTACAGAGTATTACTACTCCCCCTTATAGAGGATAAATTATTTAAACAATCATAATTATGGCTGGTATTACTGATGAAGAACTAGATAGGGAACTAGCAAGATGTGGATTTAACCCTAAGGATGATAATAGTGGGGCAGTTGTTTCTAGACATCATGCATTTTATTATGATAGACAAATAGATAAAGTTCTTACTCATATAACTCTTCATGCTAATTCTTATTTAGATGGAAAAGGGGAATGGCAAAAAATGGGTTCATCCTATTCTTTAGATGAAGAAGGTTATAATACAGTACCTCTTTATAAAGGAATTCTAAATGAAGATTTTATTGTTCAAGCTGGTAATTCCTGGACTGATTTTGGAGATGATCCTATAGGTGGTATGTGGAATAATCTAAAACCTTATGCTCCATATGCGAAAGAACTTACGAAAACAGCTGAATCAATGTTGAGAGATACAACTGGAGACAGTACTGTTGAAAAACTAGCAAAAAAAGTATTATCTGGTATAGCTACTGCAACTGGTACAGCATCTAAACTTCTTAATAGATCTCTTGTAACTCAGGGGTGTAGATTTTCTTACTATTCTGGAACTAGTACTAGTTTTGGAAATTTAGCTATGAAATTTACAGTACTTCCTGATTATTCTGGTGGAGTATTTAAAACGGTTTCAGAACAGCTTCAAGAGTTATATCCATATATAATGGGTAAATATACTCAAGGAGTTGTTGATGAAAATGGAACAGTACTAGGATCAAAAATTGAATCTAATAAAGAAGGCGTTAATACTGGAATTACTGGAGAAGATGGAAAATTGCTTAATACATTTTTTAGTTGGCAAATGCCTCCTGCTGGATATGAGCCGGATCTTTTAAATATGGATACTATCTTAACTGGTACACTCAAGCTAAAATTTGGGGCTTTTTATGCACTAAATTCTCTTGTATGTACTAATGCTCAATTTAGTTTTTCAAAGCAAGTAGTAAAATATTGGGATGCATCAAAGAAAATGAATACTTTAAGTCCATTATACTGTGATGTTATTCTTAATTTCCAACCATCTACTAAATACTCTGATATATCACTTCAGAAATTTATTAGTGGACAGTCTACAAAAGATTTTATTACTGCTGCGAAAAATAATATGAGAGATGGTCTGAAAAGAGAAAAAGATAAAATAGATAACTTATTAAAATAATAATATGCCATTAAATACAGCAGAAAAACCGGGAAAAATAAAAACTCCTAATCCTCCATCATTAGGAAGTATGGTTAAATCATCTCCTTCTGCCCCAAGAATTGAAGTTCCACAACAAAAACATTATGGAGAAGGAATGAGTAGTGGAACCAAAGTTAGTGGATTTTACTATGATACTAATCGTGGTAATGATTTAATGTCAGTTTCTCTTCATTATAACTCTGTTCTTTATGATGATGGATCTTGGGGTGAATATCACGGTGCAAAAGACGATGATGGGTATTCTTATGAACCATTATGTAGAGCTATTATGTCTGAAGATTATCAAGCTGCTATTTCTAATTCTTGGTCTGAATTTGGAGATGAGAAGATTAATGATATATTTAATCAATTTAAACCTTATGCACCGTATCTATCATTTTTCTCCAAAGAACTTGAAAAAATGAATAGTGCAGAGGAGGAAATGAAGACTGGATCAGAAGAGGATAGAATGGCTATATTTAGTACTATCGGACAAATATTTGATAAAACAACTGATGTTCTAGAGAAGTTATCAAAAGCAGGAACTGATTATTTAAATAGAGCTTTAGTAACTAAGACTGGAAGATTTTCTTACTATTCTGGTACTGGAGTTGGATTTGGTAATCTAACGATAAAATTTACTATATTTTCTGATTATGTAGATGGGAAATTCAAATCTGTATATGATCAGATTATGGAATTATATCCATATTGTTTTGGAAAATTAGTTAAGTTTTTAAATGATAGTGGAGAGCCAGCAAGTAAAGATGATACTGAAGTAGCGTTGATAAAAGAATTAGTTGATAGATATTTTGGTTGGCAGATCCCTCCTGGTGGATTTAAAGCTGAGTTGGATAATATAGATAAAATACAATTTGGAACTCTTAAACTTAAATTCGGCTCACTTTATGCTATTGATAATCTTGTTTGTGAGAGTGCTACTTTCCAAATGTCTAAACAAATGATGAAGAGATGGGATACTGGATCTAAAGAAAATGATCTATGTCCTTTATCTTGTGATATTACAATGACTTTCAAACCAGCATCTAAATTTACTGATGTTAGACTTAAGAGATTAATAGGAGGAGATGCTACACAAAAAGAAAGACAAGCGATGGAGTTAATATTACAAGATAATATAAATAAAAAAATAGAAGAAAATAAAAAATTATTAGGAGGATAAAATGTATACTAAAAAAGATGAGATAATTAGCAATAAGGAAAATCTTTCAAACTATATAGATGGAATAGATGTATATAACTCTAGTATATTAGTATACTTAAATAATCCAATTATAGAAAGAGAATCTTATGAAATAACAGCATATGAATATAGACCAGATCTTATTGCAGAGGATTATTATGGTTCTACTTCATATGCTGGCCTCCTAATGTTACAGGCTGCTAGAGGGCTTGAAACTTATAAAAGAGGCGCAATTTTAAAATTAATTCCAAAAAGAGTATTAGATAACATATTAGGAAGTTTATGAAATATATTAATTCTTATAAGGTTTCTATTAATTTCACTCCATGGTTTGACTCCGGATATAAATTTGATAATATCCATATGTACGAAGAACTTGGTGGAAAGATAGCTAGTGGGGAAATTAGTATGTCACATGATGGTTCTGGGGAAGCTCTTAAATTAATTACAGATCAATATACTGGACAGATAACTTTGGAGAAGGAAGGTGGAAATATTTATACTATTGATGTTTTCATAATTAATAAAAAATATTTTAAAAACTTTTTAACTCTAAACTTTATCTGTATAAAAGATAAGAAATTTTATACAGAACTTATACAAGCTGAGTGGGATGATATTACTTCAGCTATTGAATCTTTATATCCAGGGAAAAAGGATATAAGATGTAAATGTGATATTAATAATAAACTTACAATTTTCCAAAACTCGGAAACAAATCAATCATTATGCTCTAAGTTATCATATGGATTTAAGAAAAAATCTATATTTGCTTATGGATGGGAAGGGTATTTAATGAAAGAGATTATAGGTATTGATCATGGAGGAAATCAAGAACCATATTATAGCATAGAGGGTTCTTCTGAATTCTTACAATTAGATTCTTATAATCTAAACTATAATCCTTTAATTTATTATACTCCAACTAATCCATGGGAACCAGTTAAAGGAGATGAGAATAATGGAGAGCAAGCAAATAACAGTACAGATGATTATACAGATCTTCAACCTAAAAATTCTAGAACTCTTCAGTTTTATGAAGATTATACAATAGTTGGAAAAGATTTTGAACAACTTATGCATAATTACTGGAGAAACTTAGGATATATGAATTCTGATTTCTTTACTGCATTTAGAATAAAAGATTTTGATATGCCTAAATATAAACTTGGTGATATCTTGAAGTATAAACGTGGTGAGCAAAAAACAGAATTACCATTTAAGTTATTCCTAGTTCGATCTAATGAATTATTTATGGCTATTGAAGATTCTAGTTCTGTAGGCCCTGATGGAGAGAGTTTTTCTTGGACTTCATTGTTATCAGGTGTAGAAGAGAAAGAAGAAATATTACCAATTGTAGATCCAACAAATTAAATAGAAAAATATGAAAGAAGCAGATTTATACTATACTGGAACAATTGTAGAAGTTTTAGATAAAGTATTGTATGAAATAAAGGTGGATATCCCAGGAATAAAATCGGGAGTTAAGGCATTTCCATTTAGAGGAGAAGTAGATGAGCCAAGAGTAGGTGATTTCGTATTTCTTAAGTGTCTTGATCCAGTATTTCAGAGTTATTACTTATATCAAAAAATAAAAGAAAATGATTATATAGGTTTTAGAAGTAATGGAAAAATGGTAGATATTACACCTGATTATATAAGGGTTGCTATTTTTGATCCAGGAACTGAGTATAATGATCCAAATAATAATCCTAGACCTGAACCAACCGATTGGGTGACTATAGATAAAGATGGAAACATGGATATTAATATGAGATCTAATGTAACTATCAATATAGGAAAAAATTGTGATGTTACTATAAATGGGAAAACAAATGTAGAATTAGTTGGATCTGCAGTAGTTAAAGGATCTGATATTACACTTAAAGGTCCTGGAACATTAACAGTAAAGGGTAAAGTAGTAGCGGGAGGACATACAGCTCTCGGACCTTTTGTATTATCACCTACTTTCTTAACTCCAGGATCTCCTATACCTACATCAGATACTATATTATTAGAGAGTTGATATATTATGAAAAATTTATTAAGTGCATTGTCTGCTAAAGCAGCTCAATCAATATCATTAAAGAAATATCAAGATTCTCTTCCTGAGTTTAAGGATGAATCTAATGAAATAAAAGATCCTGAAGCAAAAAAGAAATATAAAGAAACTCTAGATAATGCTAAGGAGGATATGAAGAAAAGAGGAGAGGAAATGTTGGATAAAGCTAATGAAAAACTTGGTCAGATGTATAATCAAATGATAGAAGATTTCAATGAGCTTGGACAAGATTTAGGTCATCTTTCAGTAGGAACAGCTCAATTTGCTGCGAGAATTGCAATGGTTCCTCCAGCATTGATTTCTGTAACTCCTATGGGTCCTGGCGTTTCTGCTCAATTAGCTCCTCCATTACTTCAACAACTTAAAGCTGAAGGAGATAATCTTAGTGCAGTTTATGATAGAGTTGATGCTAAGGTAAGTAAACTAGGATTAAAATCTCTTATGGGAACTATACCGGTCGTTGGATCTGTAATGAGTATTGTAGAAACTACACAAACAGTTGCTAAACCATTAATTGCACTAGTTGGAGCTAATGTTGGTGATATCATTGATGATCTTCCTATTCCTGAAATAGAAATACCAATACCTATTCCTGACTTAAGTGCAGCAAATTGTTCTGCTTTTTCTCCAAAAGATTTAGATCTTACGAATATATCAGCATCTAACTGTAGTAAATTTGTAGCTCTCAATGATGATGATCCTACAGTTAAATGTAATAATTGTAAAAATTATAAATCAAGATTATGAATTACCTACTTTCAACAGGTCAAATAACAAATCAAGTAGAATACTATATTATAGATCTTTTCAAACTCTACTTAAATATCTGGCCAAAGGATATTCCAGGAGCATCTAAGATTGGATTTAACTTTATTTTTACTAATACCAAGAAAAAGGATTTAGCATCTGAAATTACTGGTAGAGTAGAACAGTTAATAACAAAAATAAAAGAGAAATTTACAAAAACACTCGATATAAAAATTGTTTCACTCGACCTAATAGATGAAACAAAAGTAAAACTAGTAATAAGTGTTAATCAGGTAGAATCTGACAATATACTAGTTGATATAAATGAAACAACAGGATAATTATTATGAAATCATTACAAGATTATATAGATATTTATAGAGGAATAGCTAATAAACTTAATATTACCGGAGATTCTGTAGAGATTTTGTCTCAGATGTTAGCTAATGCATCTTTTATTAGTGAAGTAGAAAACATAGCCTATACACAAGAAGCATCTCTTGAGAAATCTACACTTATCAATTCAAAGATTCAACACTGTGTGGATGATATGTATTCGGTATTTCGTGGTAGTTGTCCTCGCGTAATTCTTAATATAAAACCTACTAAGTATTTAAGCTTTAATATTTATGATGAAATTATAAGTTCTAATAGTTTTAAGGCTTACTATTTAGGGTATTATGATAAAAACTATACACGGCCGGAAGGTTATGGAGATGATAAAGACATAGCTGGAGATGAAGGTTTTGTATATTCTCCAATTACAATGTCTCCGGCCGTAAATGATACTGATACTTATACTATTATATGTCTAATTGCAAAAGAAACAATTTCTAGGAAGTGGATCTTAAATCAAAACAATACTTACTATGTTAATTGCTTAGAAAACGACCTATCTGATGATTTTTGGGTTAAAGTTAATGATAATTTTTTCCCAACAACTAGATTATTCTCAGGACATATTTTAGATGGTAGTATTTTTGATCTTACTCTCCCTGGATTTGGTTCTAGACTTTATGTAGCAGATATTTTTAGAACAGTAATGGAAAGAGAAGAAACACAGACTCCAGCAAATACAACAATAGAAGCTCTTTATTATAAATTCTCAACACTCTCGGGATATAATACTTCAGAACTAAAGAAGCTTAATATTCGTGGAGCTGAGATGGTAGAATTTGATCCTTCTTGGTTGAGTGGACGAAATTATGAGATCTTAGGAACTGGTCTTGCTAGTATGTCTGAAGTTGATAGAGATAACTTAATTACTATTCATTACAAAGCTAATCGTGATAGATATGTAAATTCAATTTTACGTAGTAATTCTGATATCGGTACTGTACTTGAAGAAACTTATCCAAATAAAATTATTTCAGGTGGAACAACTTATAGATTTAGTAGTTCAGCACAAAGTAATTCTATCACTATCTACTATGTTCCATACTCTAATTCTACAATCCTAACAGAAGATGAAAAAACTAATTTCATTGAAACTAAAGGAGCTTACTATATAACTGATAAAATTACTATAGAAAGAGGATCTCAATATACAGCTATCTTTAACTTAGATGTAGAGATATATCAGAATAGTAGTATAGATTCAGAAGTTGGTGATATCTTGGATAATTATAGTAATAAGTTCAATATTAAATTTCCAGAGTTAACAGAAGAAATAAAATCTCTTATAAGTAAAATATCTAATGTAAAGAGAATAATTGACATGGAAATAACTTATACTAACGAAGATGGTTCTGTAGTTTCTCCTGAGATTGTATATGGAGAAGAGAATGTTGTATACTTCTCAATTAACTACATTATTAATTCAGTTATAGAATCATGAAAATATATATACCTAAACACTTAAGAAATATAGAAATCATAGATCAGCTTTATAGAATGATTGAGGATTACGAGGAACAATATTCTTCGGTAGTTTCAACTCAACAAGGTTCATTCGATGATTACTATATTTATTCTGGAAGTGATCCGGTGAAGAATTTCTTGAGATTATGTATTCCAAAATCAAGTCTCCCAGATAACCAAGATTACGAAGAAGTTATAAACTATCTTAGTAAATTATTTTACAGTGTAAAGGGAACTATTCAAGTATTTAATTATATGATACAATATCTTCCCTTAGATTTTGATGGAGAGATTATATATGACTCAGGAGAAATAACAGTAAACTTTGAGAACTTAAGTGTAGAAAATGAAAGCTTATTTTACGAACTTCTTAAGAAATTTTTAGATGCACTTATATACTATACCAGACTAAATACTAATATAGGTTCTGGAAGTATAGATCTAACAATTCAAAGTAAGTTCCAGAATTATATTGGAGCAAACTTAAGAAGCTATAACAAAATGACAGTAACGCCCTATGAAATTGATTATTAATAATAACAATTTTACGGATATCGGAACAGTAGTGTTTTACAGTCAAGATGACCTAGATAACCGTGAATACAGTAAAGTCCAGTACAGATCTAACAGTTCTTTACTTTACAATAGAGATTTTAGTGAGTATGACTTTTCGTATAATATCACTAAAGATAAATTTAATGATAAGTTTTTAGTAAATTATCTAGGAGAAAAAACCCTGAAAGAAATCGGAGAGACATCAAATTCCCTAGAAAAAATAGAATCAATAATATTCCCAACATCCTCTAGAGAAAATTTAACAGAGGAAAATGATAGATATTTCGGAACTACTATAATATCCAATCAGGTATTCGCGCTTTTTAAGGCCGCCGCTGGAATTAAACGTCTGGAGTTATACGAGGGGATAATCGACAAGAATAATAACAATTCTAAAGGTAGTGACTTTATAGATACTGATTCAATGGCCGCCGCTGGAATTAAACCTACTTCTACTCCTAACTTTATATTGATTTTAGGAGAACCAGACGAAACTACAAGCGGCGAGGATTTAGTAAGCGAGAAAGAACTCCTCGATGAAGTTACTGGAGAGAAGATGATTTGGATGCTAATTTCTAATAACTCCGAGGTGGAAAGTGTAAATCTATCTTATAAATCATGGGTAGATAGTACGAATCCTAACAGAAATATGAATAAATATCTTCTTAGAAACGATGAATATTGGTCTACGATAGATTCAGTTGGGATAATAGAAACTGTTGAGGATGTTCCAGAAGTTTTAATTGATGCAAATTCTAGTACTCTCTTAGGAAATGAGAAAATAGAAGATAGTAGATTATTAATTCTAGGTAATAAACGAGGATTAATTGAAATGTATAAAGGCGCCGAAGATTACCCCAAGTATTTTCCTTTTACTACATACAAGATTGGAGATAAGGTAATTCTAGGTGGAAAAGTTTGGGAATCAGTATCAGATAACAACTTTAATAATAATCCGGCGCTTTCATCTAAATGGATTCTTTCAGAGTTTCTAAATATAAATAAACCAATTAGAGTGGTTGTATCAGTAACTCCAGAGATTGGAGGAACTTGTAACCATATCGGAATAATATCTATCCCTTCTGTCAAAACTCCTATTGATTTTAAGATATACCCTAATCCTGGATATGTTTTGAATGAAGATGTACCGTGTTTACTTGATGTGAAAGATTTAATTCCATTTCCACCAAGTAATAACTTTAATTATAATATTCCAAATAACCTAATAACAGTAACTAATTGGGAAGAAGTTCTAAAAACAAATCACCTAATTTTCAATCTAAAATATACAGGTTCTTATATAATTCTGAAAGCTAAAATATCAGGAGAAAGTGATGTATACGATTATGGTGAATGGAAAAGAAAATTTGGAGAAAATAATTTTATAGTATCTAAATTAATTATAGGTGATGAAACTAAATATGATCCCTTTATACAAGAGGATGGTAAAATAGATGTCCTAATTAATCAGAGAGCAGAAATTAGAATACCAGAACTTTCAGGGTATATTATTTCAAGGGTCTTAGCAAAATATGAAAATGGAGATCCAGATGCGCCAGAAATATATTATCCGGAACAAATCAATACTACTAACAGTATTGTAATTCCCGAAGTTAATTTTTCGGCAGCTACTCTTACATTAGAACTTAGCAGTAAACGAGTAACTATTAGTATTATAGAGTTCTCTGGGTTTGAAGTATCTAATAATTCATTAAAGATAAATTCTGGAGGTAACGCTGTATTTAAGTTTATTTCTGAAGATTATCCAAATAGTAACTTAGAAAAAGTTATTATAGAAGACTCTCAAGGAAATTCATTAACTATTAATAAGTTTACAGCAAACGGAAGTATTCAAAGTTTCGGTACGTCTCAAGTATCACTTAGGGCTGCAAATATAAATACTCCAGAAGAAGGAGAGTATACCTTGAAGTTAATGAATATATATTATAATACAACTATAAAACTTATAAAGAGATAATATGATACTAAATAATACGCACGTTCAAGGAATGTTTTTGTATTCAGAAGAAACTGAATATGAGAAAGGGGATTTTGTTGTCTATGGAAATACTATCTATATTTGTACAGCTAAAAATCCAACTAATAAAACAAATAATACTGTTTCTGGTGTTATTCCTGAAGAAAGTTCAGATAATTACTCACCATATTTAGGAGATAAATTAAATAATATAGAAGAGTATTTTAATTATATAAATCATTCTGAAGAAGAGCAAGGAAAGGAAGATAAATTAATTACTGCACATCTTTTATCTCAAATTTTATCTACATATATGATAGGATTTGATGAAAAGGGTATAATTTCTGAATACGTCTATCTTAATTCAGGGAACGATTCATTATCCATTTCATCTGAGTTATCTGATTTTTTAAATGGAACTGGAATTGATTCTAAAAACGTCTTGTCAATGATCTTAATCTCTCCGGAAATTAATAATGCTGTATTTAAGATATCGAGAAATCTTCCGGAAATAAGTGAAGTTATATTTAATGATGCTTCTAGTATTTATCCAGAAGATGCTAATTATGTAATTCTACGACAATATACTTATACTAATGAACCTAATTCAGATTCTATTTACAGACTTCAGGAATTAATAGATCCTATGGGTTCAGTTGTTAGGTATAGGTACGGAAAAGGTTATAATAACGGAGATCAGAATACTTTTGATAGTGTTACTTCTTGGTTGCCTAGTAGTATTGATAAAGAATGGATGGAGAATATAAAAAAACTTGAAAAACTTTACTTGGATAAAATCGAAGAATTAAATAACTTAGAAAAATCATTAGTAAATAATTTCCGTTTTAAAGAATATCCAATTCCAGAAACAGCTAATGTAATAGAATTTCAATGTACTGATAATACAAAAGATAATTACCTTCCTGTATCTGGATTTGATAAGGAGTCATTTATTCTTACAGTAATTACACAGGAGAATAATATAAATACAACGATTTCCATAGATCTTCTTGACGCTTATATGAGTCATGATGCAATTTCTAGTTATTATTTAACAGATAGTAGTGCTCTTGTTATAGTTCCTGGAAAGACAGAAGGAAATAAAGGAGAAATTGTTAGGCTTTATGTAACTAGTGGAAACATAGTGAATATATTTTATAGAGATAAGTACAAGAAATGAAAAAGATAGAATTAATAACCACTACTTCCGATAATATTTCTATATCACAAGTAACAGGTCAAGAAGATGAGAAAGAATATTACTTAACTGGAAATAATCGAGCATTAGTATGTAATGATTCAAATTACAGAATGACTAGAATATCTGAGCTAAGTAATAAATTAAAACTCAGAGATTGGAATGTAACTAATCGGAGGTTTGTTATCCCAGGTGAAGATGGCTCAGAAGGGAATTTACGAGTATGTATTGATGATTATTCTAAAGGTTCTGGAATAATAAATGAGGTTGATGAAAATACGAAAAGTATTGAAATTGATAAATATGAATTAACTGAAAAAGAAAAATCTCAATTTAATTCATATCTAGATTACCTCAAGAATAATAAAAATAATTACTTAAAAGAAATATATAACTTATATAATAGTATGAATAATAACGAAATTTATTTGTATAGTACTTCAAAAAATGTGGTTGATATTCTAAACAATTCTATTACTATCGATGTTATACCATTCAATTCTGATATCTATACCAATACAGTAGATTTAACAGAACTAATGAATTACTCTGTTAGTCCTGGAGTTTCTACTAAAATTGATCTTGGTATTCAATATTCTAAGTATGAAACTAGATATGTTGAAGATCCTGAAGACAAAGAAAAATTAATCTTAGTAGGTAACGAAAAACTATACTCTAAAGAAACAACATTCTCCGGACCTAGATATAATAAACAAGGAGAATTAATTTCCAAAGATTATATAGAAGAAATTGGATCAGATATTGTAATTGAATGTGTTAATAATATTATTAGAGTTGTATCTAAATCAACTGACATAGATGAATGTATTATTAGTAATTGTACAATAACTTATGGAAAATTATAATACAGGATATAGTACTTACGTTATTGGAAATTCTAGTAATATATCCAATAGCTTAGGAGTAATACTATATAATAAAAATGATAATTGTGATCCTAAGTTACCAAAAATATCTCTCTATAATATCGAACAAGTTTACTCAGGACTACTTACTTCCTCTGGCGGTAATTATATCAGATTAAATCGAACTACCCCAGAGGAACCCTTTAAATATGAAAATAATCTTCCTTCTGGATTTACTGTAATAATTTATATGAGTGTAATAGATAACACTCCTATTGGTTATACAGAGTTTCTAAATTCTCAGGGAAAAGGTAGTAATATAAATATTTATATATCTTTAGACTCTAGTATATCTAGCCAAATCCAGATAAATCTTAGTAATTCCTTAGATCAACTAAAGAATAACTCAACAACTGGGAAAAACTTCTTAGATAATGTAAATTTGTATAACTACTCTGGAGCACAAACTATAAAGCAAGACCTAGGAGCTGATAATTATCCAAGATATACTTCTCACGTATACCATATTCAAGATAATGAACAAATGAATCTCCTCTTAGATTATGGTATTGGGAATAGTACTGGTTTTCATAAAATTAATTTGAATCATGATGTTAATATAGATCCATACTCACATAATTATGAAAATCATCAAATTGGATTTTATGGAAAGGATATTGTATTATATTCTTGGACAGGTAATAAGTATTCTATCAAATCTTTAGTGAAAAAAACAAGATTTGGTAATCCTGAGGTATATACAACTTCATCGGGGGCAGACTATTCTATTTTCGAGGATATGAGAAGTAATCAAGAAATATTCTATTTTTCAGGAAGATTTATAATTACTATTGGAACTAATTATCCTAGTACTCTTAAATTATATGATATAGAGAAAAGTCAGTGGATTTCAACAGACTATCAAAACTTTTTCTTAGATACTCTTGATCCTAGAAGTAGAATTATATCTACTCCTGGAAATATCTCTAATAAAAGTATTACTAATTACATTCCAAGTATTAATAGTACTTTTCTAAATTTAACTGATTATACTAAATATACGAACATTAATATTATCAAAAAAGTTGGAGATTGGTATGTTTTTAAAAATAAACAATCCTCACAAAAAGATTTTCATATTTATAGTTGTATTGATAGATTAGTATATACAGTAAATACAGATGAAAGTCCAATACTGATTAATAACAGTCTCTTAATGATTCATACAGTAGATGAAGATCTGGGGTTAGATTATTATACTATCTATTATGAACCAGGGATTAGTTATTATACAGAAAAAGCTAGGGCAACATCAAGAAATTCAGAATTAGAATATTCAGAAGAACTCGGGATATTAGTTAGTAAGGATGAAGAGTTTGAAAAGTATAAGGGGTATTATAATGAGGGAAAAATATTGGTAATTCATCGAAATAATCCAACAGGTATATTTGGAACTATTCTTACGGGATTTAGAAGAAGCTATTTCAAAGCATCTCTTAAAACAGAAGTACCGAAAATTATAGCATCTATCTCTGGACTACTTTATTATATCGATGAAGATGGGTATTTAAATTATATATAAAATTATGAGAGTTATTTTTGAAAAAGAATTCTTAGAGAGTATAAGGAGGATAGATAACACACTAAAAATAACCAAATATGTAATAGGAACAATTTATAATTCATATACAGTTGGAGAAGAATTCATGGAGAAATTATTTTCAGGATCTTATCTGTATAATGATGTTAGAAAAACCTCAGAATATCCTCTAAATTCAATCTGGGATAGTAATAAAAAACTCTTAAAGATTAATATTGATATCCCAGAAGAAGAAAAAGCTGCCTTAGTTGAACCTAGCTCAGAGTATTGTTTTATTTATTGTTATGGTATATATCCAGATCGATCGGAAAGAATAGCATTTATAATAACTGAGCTAGAGGCTGCTGAAAGAAAAATAATTAAGTTCAATAGATTAGATTTAAATATATCATCTAATCTTTTTGAATTATCTTTTCCAGAATATACAGAAGCAAACATTGAAACAATAGCTGATAGTGATACTGTATTTTTGGAAGGTATAGGAATTGATTATGGAGTTAATATCTTTACCTCACTGGAAGAAAAAATAGTAACAAAAAAATCTTACTATAAGTATATAAGAAACAAGAAAACAAGTGGATATAGTAGTTCGTTCTTATACAATAATATATCTGGTGAGAAAATATATAATAACTCTGTGATTAGACAAATTACATCTATTCTATCGTTTTCAGCATTAGAAGATACTAGTAGTCTTAAAAAATCTGGAGGGTATATAAATCTATTAGGAACATTAGAATGTGATATGTATAGATTGATAAATGATTATAATATTTCAAAAATAAAGGAAAAGGTTAAAATAGATATAACATCTCTGTCTGTAATTGAAATCTTGGTGAAAGAAAGTAATGGACTGGAGTTTAAAGTAGATCAGGTGAATAAAAGATTAATATATTCTGCTAATACTACTGGAAAAGAGTTAAATTTAGTGATAGTCTTAAAAATTACTAATCTAGATCCAATAACAAAAAAGACGAGTACTATAGAATCAGGAGAGATTAGGTTAACTCAATTTGCAATATAATAAATCATGAAACTATCTTTAAAAGAATTCGTTGAGGCTATAACAGAGATAGATAAAAACATAGGATTTTCGAAGTTCGTGAAGTATATTTTTATCTTCTGTTTAGTCTTAGCTATATTTAATTACAAAACTATAATAAAGGATACTATAGAAATATATTCTGAAATTTCTGATAAGATACACTCCGAAAAAATGGAACTTAGGGATCAGTTATTAGCAGAATTAAAACCTCTCCTTACAGAATTTAGAAGTAATTCTAGAGCTGATAGAATATTATACTTCGAATATCATAATTCTAAAGAAAATCTAGTATCTATTCCCTTCAAATACGTAGAACTTCTCCAACAAGATAATGGTTTTGCTGTACCTTCCATAGATCCAGAACAGTATAAAAGTATAAATACTGGATTAATTACTAGTATCTATGAAGATATTAAGTTTGGAGAAATTGTATATTGTGATGGTCCAAGAGATAGCGTATTTATGGAAAAATATCCTGGAATATATGAATTAGTAAATAGTAGAGATGGTTCTAAAAGACAAATATTTATTAGTATTCCTGGAATTAATCAACCTATTGGATTAATTATTCTGGAATGGATAAATGAATCTAATATAGAGTTGAATGTAGAAGAAATTAAGAAAACTGCTACTTATAATTATATACCACGAATAAATGCCTTAATTCTATCAAAGTCGCCCGATAGAAATAAGTGGTTATAATTATGAATAAAATAAATAACAATAATTTTTATAAAACAAAAACTTATGAACGAAGAAGTTAAAATTTATGAAGATGCTGCTTGGGGTAAGTATGGAAAAGATATTATTCCTAGTAGATTTTATCAGGTCTATAAAATTGAAGGTCCTTGGTTAGGAGATGATGAAAGTACTTGGTATGAATTCGATAGTGAAGATAAAAGTGCTACAGTTTTAGAACCTGTATATCCTAATTACGAAGTCAATAAATATGGTTTGACTGGTGATAAAGAAGTGGTTAAAGTTACTATTACTCCTAGCGAAAAACTTAAATCACAATATCCAGATGCTTTAGTAAGTATTGATGGTAAATTCTATGATCTAGGTATTCTTAATAATCCTGTTGAATTCTATATGGATAAAGATCATAAAATTTCTATTATTTGGTCTACTGCAGAATTAGTTGAATCTTTCCGAATTATCAAAATTAAATAACAGAAATTCTCTTCTGAAAGCTTCAAAACCTAAATTATGAGAATAGACTTAGAAAAATTATAAAACTAAGTCTATTCTTTTATTATTTTATTCAATTATAAATAAATAATTATGAGTAGTTTAAATTCTTTTCAAATACAAATTTCCAGAAGCAAATACATAGAACGAGATAGAAGTATAGCAAGATTAAGATTAAATCAACATGAATTCTTAATCGGAGAGCCTGTTATGGTTAGATATTATTCTAATCCTGAACAAACAGAAACAGATACTATATTCGCTCTAGGTATTAAGAATGGAATAGGAGAAGACTGTTATCAAGTTGTTACACTTGGCGGATTAGATTTAGTTCGAGATGTAGTAACTGAACTTCCAGATGTATCTCTTCTTGTACATGGAGAATTATATCTTTACAAGGATGAAGATGGAATTTGGAATTATGTATACGAAACTGGTGGGGTTAGACAAATAGAACCTATAACTGGTGGTCCTTTCATTTTTAGTAATATAGAAGATAAGTATAGATGGTTTTATCGTGATGGAGTATTAAAACGTGAAGATGATTTTTATACTAAGTCCGAAATTAATGAAATGATTTCTGGTTGGGATGTTAGTATTCAAGATGCTCTTAAAAGTCTAGAAGAAATTAAGGAGTTAACTTATAAAAATCATTCAGCTACATTCCCATTAAGAGTTAGTTTTTATGATTCTAACAGACAAGATGATGGCACTACTCCTCTATATCAAACTGGAATTAGAACCGCTGTTAACTTCTTAATCAGAGTAACAATCCCTGATATAGATATAAAAACAGGTGAAGCAAATACATATGAAGTTACTAATGATTGTATTTTAGAATTAAATGGTACACAAATAACTCTCCCTGAAAGTAATAGATATACAGTCTTAGGTCTTACAAATACAACAGAATATAGATTATCTGTTAAATATACGGATCCAGATACAGGAATTATAAGAACTGCAACTTCATATTATACAGTTAAGTTTGGTTACAATTTCTACTATGGACAAATTCCTGAAAGTGGGTGGAATATAACAGAAGCTGCTTTAAATTCTCTTGAAAACACTGTAGTTGGAAATGAGAAATCAATTGTTACTTTCCAAGGAGATCTTAACTCACAGAAAATAGCTTTTGCATATCCAAAACTGTACGGAAATCTTATGAGTATTTATGATACAACTTCTGGAATGAATCATATAACTGATTATTCAATAGAGTCTTGTAAAGTAAATGATATTGATTACAATGTTTATGTAAAAGATGTTGCATTAAATTATAATAATTTTCAACAAGTTTTTTCATTCTCATTACCAACATTCTTCGAAGGAATATCTACAGAAAATTCTAGTGTAAATGCAACTGACTTAGAAAATCTGAGACAGGAGATTTTAGGTGGAGCTAGCATAAATTATAATACTCTTGGAAAACTTGAACAAATTATTAAAGGATTATCAATACGTGAAGGCTTTATTGGTGGTCCTGGAATTAATTTAGTACAACTTGAAGATGGTAGTACAGAAATTAGAGTCAATGTTGATAATTCTAGTATTGTAACTGATTCTAATATGTCTATAGCTGCTAAGAATATAAGCGGTGGAAAATATTAATAAATAAAATAAATTATGGCAAATAAAATAGGTTCAAATTTTTTATTACCCGCTAAAGTATTCCTAGATAAAAGACAAGGTATAGTTAGTGGAATAGGAGAATTAGGAACATGGGATTATGATAAATACCCTATTCCTGATGGATTTGAAGTATTTGTAGATGGAAAATGGTATACTTACTATAAGGATATAGAAAAAGATTCAATTACAGGCTTTTTCAGAATTCGAGGTGGTATTAATGTACTTCAAACCACAGGTTCATCTGAGGATGATGTTATGTCTCAGAATGCTGTAACTAATGCATTAAACGGATTAAATGAGAGAATTCAAGATATTATACACAGTCTTGGAACAGTTCTAGAGATACGATTACTTCCAGATTATACAATTTCGGGTAATCCAACAGTAGATGGAGGGCTTTATGAAAATGGAACTAGAATACAACCCTCTTTTGCTTGGGAAGTTTGGTATAATGGAATGAAATTAAAAAGAAAAGATGTTAGTGTAAGTATATATATAAACGGAAGTTTTTATTCTGGAGGAATGAATAATCCTAGCGAAGATGAAGATGAGTATACTTGGGTATGGATTTATAATCAAAATATTTCAAGAGATACTGTAATTACTCTATCTGTTTTATACGGTAATGGTAGTTCATCAGACTCTATTGGATCTGTTAGTATCTCTAAAAACATTACCTATGAATTTATTAATTCTAGAATTTGGGGTAAATCTAAAACAAACGATATTAGTAAGATTGTAATTGACGGAAAAACTTACGGAAATAGAAGTCTATCTAAAGAACGTTCAATTGTTTTAAATAATGTAGATTGTAGCGTAGATGATGAAGGTAATGATTATACTTCAGGATTATACATATATTACATGATTCCTACTGAAATTTATGGAGAAGTTAATGAAAGTGAAGATCCTATAAGACTTTTAACAGGAAATATGGAAAATAATGCTTTCTCTTGTAAATTTGGTGAAGAAGATTATTCTGTAATAGTATTTGATTATCCTCAAACAGGAGTTTTAAATATAGAATTTAAATAATATGGAAAAAAATAAAAAAGGTATAAATGTTTCAGCTCCTATAGTTCCTTATACTGATCAAGATACATACCCTACCCATGAAGCAATTTATGGAAAAGGTGGTTGGAAAAGTGTTAGAACAATAGAAGATCTTAAAGCTATTCCAAAAGAAAGACTTGAAGATGGCTGTATAGTAAGAGTTGTGGAATCAAGTAGCTCTTCAAGATCTGCAGTTGAATTTTATTACGATAGTAGTATAAAAGATGTAGCTTCAATACCTAGTTCTATCACTGATCCAATTGAGAGAGAAGTTTATCCATATAAGTTCAGAAAATGGGCTCCTGGATATCTTCCTACAAAATTGAGTGATCTTGAGAACGATATGGCTTTTATTGCAGAAGTTCATAATACTGAAGAAAATGGAGATTACGTATATTTAGATCCAAATAATGCAGATGATAAGAATGCTATTGAAAAAATTCTAGTAGGTAGAGCTAGAGGTATTTATCAAGAATTAGCATTAGCATTTTTAAATAAGAATTCATCTACTACAGTTAAAGTAGATACTAATGAAGATGGCGTAGTAGATGGAAATGATAATAGTATTCCAATTCATGGTTTAGTTACAGTAGATGATACTGGGAAAATACCAAATGATCTTCTGGAATATCCCGGAAAATATGTAGAATCTCTTGTAGCAATATTTCCTGATGATTTTTGTTATGATCCTCTCGATCCAGCTTCTTGGTGGGATACTGATGACAAAGGAGTACTTGTAAAAGTTGCACCAGGAGGACCAAAACCAGCAGATTATCCAAATTCAGATCAATCTGAAGCTTTAGGTTGGGATCATCCAGAAGTAACTGAAAAGGATCAAAAATATTATATCTCTGAATATTACAAAAGCAGTGGAAATAGTAATAGTATAGTAGATAATGCTTATCGAAATAAAGTAGCTGTTGTAACTTCTAGTGATCCTAACGATTTTTCTTGGACAGCATCAGATCCAATCTGGAATGATATTATTTATGTAGATGAATTTAGAAGAACTGCATTTATTGTTAAAAATGATGGTATTATTGTAGAAAAAAGTATTGGACGTGATTTAATTCGAACTATAGAAGAATTAATGAGACCAGCTACGATTCTAGAAGTACCTACAGAATGGAATAACTGGGGAATATCTGCAAAAGTAGCTTATCAGATTCTTCTTGAAATCGATAAAATAGTTGCTTGGGGAGAAGATATATCCGATGAGAGAAATCAGAGAAAAGAGGCTGATGCTGCAATAAATGCTAGAATTGATGATCTTTGGGATAAACTTAATGCTCATATTCAAGACAAAAATAATCCTCATAATGTAACTCGTGAACAACTTGGTGTTGGAGAAAGTGATGAAGTTACGTTCTCTAAAGTTACAGCTAATGGATTCTTTATGTCTGTCGGATCTGCTGGAAAAATGGCCTCGAAAGAAGTAATGATGAGTGATCTACCTGCTGAAGAAGAAACTCACGAGGAAGAAGTTATTAGTGCCGTTAGCGAAAAAACATCCTCGGCACAACTATTAACTCCTCGTGTAAAAATATCCAGCAGTAATAATCCATCACTTAGAGTAGGCCCGAGTGATGGATCTTATGAATGGCAGGAAGAACTTAAAAATGAAAAAGAAGAACGTGAAGCCGCTGATGCTGAATTAAATAAGAGAATTGATGAAGTAGAAGCAGCTATGAACGCTCACATTGCTAGAAGAGATAATCCTCACGAAACTAATCGAGGACATCTTAAGATTGATACTACTGATGCTGTTGTATTTAGTAAAGTTAATGCTCCTAACGGTTTCTTCCAAGCTAATGGAACTCCAGCAGTATTTAAAGTAGCAACTCTCGATCCAAAAGAAGAAAAACTTAATGAACTTGAGTCTAAGATAAAAGAACTTGAGGCTGAAATTGCAAAACTTAGAAAGGTATGATTTCAAAATTAATAAAAAACGGAGAAGATATATTTCTGCAAACAACAACTAATGCAGTAATTGATTCTAGTAATAAAACTCTAACTACTATCATTCAAGACCTAGAGAATAATATTTCAGCACTTGAAGCAGAAAATGAAAAACTCAAGGAGACGATAGAGACATTAGAGAAAACACTTACTGATAAAATAACTGAACTAGGAACTAATCTAACTACAAAAATAGAAGAGGTAAATACTAACCTAACTACTGAAATAGGTAAGATTAATACTAGTATCACACAGATTAATGGTAAGATTACAACTCTTGAAAATAATGGAACTGACTACGAAGAAAGATTACAGATGCTTGAAAAGAAAACTCAGAGATTGGGTGAATCTGGAAACTTTAATCAACAAGTTAGCGCTCCAGGATTTTTCGAAAGATAATATAATGGGGAAGAACGATTATAAGTTCTTCCCTTTATTTTCCTTATATATGTTATGAAAGAAATTTATATAAACTCGCCATATTCGATTTGGAACGAACAAGAAATAATAATTCCCATAAAATTTCCATTCAGATCTAAAAAACATATGATGGATACTATAGGATCTCATTGGGAGGATCCAGAAAAAGTACTTAATATTCTAGATAACAGAATTAAAAAGGGAATACTCTTCGATATGGTCTTAAAAGTTAGTAATCGAGGAGGACAATATAAGAGATTTGGAATTAAACAATTTAGGTACTGGATATCTTTTCGACCATATATATTAAAACTTGAGGAACTTAGACTTCATGAGAAAAAGATTAAGAAAGGTAAGTATATCAAGTACCTAATTCCTAATCCTAAACAAATTTCACCATATAAGATGGATCGAAAGACTTTCTTGGAAGATTACAAATATATGAATAAATATTATGATTCTGTTTTATTTAAGTATTCTCTTCACTATGTCTTATATAACTTAAAAGCCTTATAAGTGTATTATAAACTTAAAAGAAAACAGATATGGAAAAAGAAGAAATTTGTTTACGTCTCATGGAATTAATGAGGGTAGAGACAATAAATCACAACTTGTTTTTAGCTAAGCAAGGAGATTATGAAGAAAAATCGGGGAAAATTAAAAGAGAATATTTCTTCGAGAAATACAAAGAGTACAAAAATGGAACTTTCAATTCATTAGAGAAAACGAGGAATGACTTCAAAAAGGAGTATTTTGATAGGATAGAGGAAGTAAGAAAAAAGTACAGTGAAGATTGCATAAATTTTCAAAGAAATCACGAGATGCTTATTTGGAAAATTAAAGATCTGTTACACACTGCAAGATTTAAATGTCCTGATGAAAATGTTATAAAGGATGTTGAAAATTTCTTAAAAACCTGTGAATTACTTAGAAAAGTAGCAGAAGAAATCAGCCTTGATCAAATTGATAGTGAAATGAAAATGGAAAAACTTAGGGAGCTTTTATAAGCTTCCTTTTTTATTCTCCTCAAAGCCTTATTAATGATAGTTTTGTTTAAATCAAAAAATTCCCTGGTCTGTGAAGATCGGGGTTTTTGTTTCATTCCTTGAAAGCCTTATATATGTAAAAAGAATTTAAAAGAATATGGAAAAAGAAAACAAAAAGAAAGAGAAAAATTATTGGAAATTAGCATTTATAGGAATAGGTCTAACATGTGCGGTTGTCAGTATAATTAATTCACATAGAACCCAAAAAAAGTTAGACATTGTCCGTGGAGAAAATCAAAATCTCCAAACAACAAATAAATCCCTTCTGAGACAAATTCAAAATTTAGCCTATCAGAATGGGAAATTGACACAAAAAAGAACTTAAAAATAAGAATATGGAAGAAAGTGTTAAAAAAGAACAACGTCAGTATTGGGCGGTTAATAGAACTTTTCACAGTTCTATGTTCGAAGAAGTATTTAAAGTAGGAGGGAAAGTAATATTTTATACTATCTCTCTTGAAGAACTAAAAGAAATTAGTGAAAATACTCCAATTAACATGAGATTTTTAGGGAATGGAGTCCCTTATAAGAACGCATTAGATAAAGTTGGAGTTAAGTACAAAACAATAACAGATGATGTAGTGTTATCTCCTAGTCGTAAGGATGTACTTTACACTATTATTGGTAACACAACTGTTAAAGAAGATCAAACGGAATTTCCTGACTATACGATCATAGAAGTATATGTTTGTGAAATATGCCGTTAATTAAAGTAAAACAATAAAAATAAAAAAAAATGGAAAGACTAGAAAAAAATGCTTACCAGGAAAAATTGGTAAGAGGTCTGTTAAATTCACTTAGAGAAAATAAAACTATCTCAGACGTACATGTAAAAAACTTAATTAGCGAAGTTCATAGTGAAATTGGAAGAAGCTTGGATAAAGCTTTAATCAAGAGAAAAGCTGATGAGTTGTTATTCACATGGATGAACAGTGAATTAAATATAGTGAAGAAAGAAATGAAAGGAAAAAGAACTCCACTTGTTATTAAGCTGAAAAATGAAGAAGCTATGAATGACGAGGAGTTTGAAATCTTCACTGAAAAAATACTTGAAAAGGTATTAGTAAAAGAATCGGGAAGAGTAAGAAAAGAGCCGGAAATAAAAGAAGAACCGGAAGAAATAACTACTCCCTCGAAGAAAAGGAATAAAGAAGAAAGAATTAGAATAAACACCTTAGACAATATCATGGAAGCGCTAAGTTATTCTATTACATATAACAGAGGTGACGGAGTAACTGGAAATAATGTTGCCAAGGTATTAGGTGTGAAAAGAATAAATCAAATCCAAATAAAAACTTGGGTAAATGGTTTATCAAAACATTCAGTAACGCTAAATGTATATTATGACGGAAGAAATGATAAGTTGGTATTCAGAGAAGCGGAAAAAGACTTATCTATCTGTTGTGAATTATACAGAAAGATTACAGGAAAAGAACCAAAAAGAGAATATTTAAAACTCTTAAGTGGTAAAGAAAAACCGAAAGTATTAGTAAGTAAGACTAGTTCTGCAATAGTAATGAAGGAATCAGTCATTGATAAGAAAATGATTAAAGAAGATTCCTATGAAGATTTATATTATTACGCTGCAGGAATAATTGTTGAACATAGCTATAAAGCGGTAGATATTGATTCATTGTGTACTAATTTGAGAAAATTAGGATATGATGTATCAAAAACTGAACTTCAAGGAATCCTAAGAAAAAGAGCTGAATTTTCTGTAGTAAGATATGGAGCAGCAGTAGGATTAAATGAAGGAGGATGGAAAACTTGGGATGAAATCAAAGAAAAATTCAATCCCAAGAATAACATAAAATGGGTAGATTGTAGACTATCACTAACTCTGGAAGAAATAAAAAATATCTTTCCAGAAACTGAAACATTGTCTATGATAACCGAAAGAGATGGATTTTATAGAATATATTATAATGGATCGCTCACTGAATTAACGAAGTGGATCCAATTAGCGACAATATCCATCGGAGCAGAAAACTTAAGCAGTTATATATTTGATCAAAATTTAGTTAAGAGAATCAAGACAAGAATAAATCTGCTTAATGAATTTATGCTGAAAGAGGAATTAGGATGTAAATTAGAAACATTATAATCCCACTAATAATTGATGAAAACCGAAAGTCTGTGAAGATGAGTAGGTTTTTATTTTTTGTCCCTTCAAAGCCTTATTAATGTATGGAATAATCTATAGAACTTGATATATAGTAGAGTTTTATAGATTTTCTTTTTACAACCCTAGAAACAATAACTTAAAAAATTAAAATATTATGGATTTATTTGGAAGAAATAAAAAGAAAGAAGAAACTGCCGAACTAAAAAGACAGTGTGAAAAAATCGAAGATAATATCATAAGATTATCAATGGCAATATCAGATAATCGACAAGATATTTGGGAGATTTCAGAATTGGTTAAACAAGGAGACGCGTTAACCGAGAAAATAATTGAAAAAATTAATGAACAAGAAAAGAAAGGAGGAAAGTGGTATGAAAGAATTTTTAGAAAATTCTGGTAAGGTTATAAATAAACTTACAAGAGATCAGTCCTTTAATAATCAACAACTAATAAATCTAAGGAAATCTGCAGAACAAAGAGTAGCATTTCTAGAAAATGTTTTGATTTCTAAAGGTTATCATGAAGACGTTGTGGAGATAAGAGAAAAATTTGCTCTCGAAGAATTAAACAATAAGATGATGGTTCGAGAGGAAAAATTACTAATTCTCCCTAAGTTTGAGCACTTAGTATTAGCAGCACAACAAGAAATAAACCCAGAACCGAATTTTAGTGGTATATATCCCTGGGCAGAATCTTATAAAACATTAGATCAGAGGTTCAAGGATACAGTAGACTTAGACCAAACTGAACATTTAATTTGTATAGGTTCAGCAATGGTAGGTTTTGCGGTAGATATGGTATTTAGAGGTGGTCCGGAAAAAGTTTCAGGAATTTCGGGAATGATTCAGAGTCTCTTCGATAATAAACTTTCAGAAGAGACAGTGAAAGAACTTGAAAAACAGGCTAAAGTAACATTTGATCAATCAGTTAACTCTCAGAAATTTGTAGAGAGGGCTGGACATAAGATTAAAGGACTATCACCTAGTCTTCATCATATTACTGGAGTAGGTCATGATCCTAGTCCCGCCGGTATAATAACAGGTGTAAAAGACGTGATGAAAAATACGGCGACTTTTATGGACTCTGGAGAAATTCGAACAATAGACATGGAAGGATTTTTTAAAGATGGAAATAAAAGAGTTGCTAAAAAATTAGTAGAAGCATTTAATCTAGTAGTAAAACATCAACTCTCGGATATAAATGGAACCAGAGGATTACCAGCGCCGTTTACTTTCGTGATTGGATACCTGGAAAATTTCGGCGACTATGGACAATTAATTTTTGGAATAGTTGAGAAAATGTACCTGGAAGGATATGATTTTAGATATCACCTTTCAACATATCCAGCTGCATTAATAACAGATATCCTAGTAAGAGTATGTTGGGCAATAAAGCTAATAAATGAATCTGAAGGTAAATTAACAATAAAGAAAGTAGTCCCTATGGTAAATTTAAATACTATAGAAGGATCAAAACTCGGAAGAATGTTATTTTATACTCACTTAGAAGCTGTAGCACTTAATACTGGATTTATAGCTGTTACTTTTAAATGTACGGCTGGAAAAAGTTTACTCAAATTTAATTATGGAGAATGGGTTATGTTAGCAAGATATGGCATAACACAATCTAGATGGTTAATCACAAAGAAATCAAAACTGAGAGATAAATTTAGAGAAGGAAAATTCGAAGAAGCAATGAAGGATTTTGAAGAAACTTATAAAGATTTATTTGGAGGTTATATTATTAAAGTAGAAGAGGAGGGTTAAAATTTCCCTCCTTTTTATTCTCCCCCTCAAAGCCTTATTAATGTATAAATAATTAAATAAAAATTAAAAGATTATGAAAGAAGAACAAGACGAAAAAAAGAAGAAAGGATTAAGTAAGAAAACAGTTAAATTACTGATCTTTGGCGGAATTGCAGTATTGGTGATCGGAGGAATTGTGTATAGGTTAAAGACTTCGAAAGGAAAGACGAAGTTGATCAATGAAGGAAAACCGCTAGATTACTATTACAGACAATCAGGAAAATATAAACTGGCTCCTCTTACAATGGATACAGGAGTCGGAACATTAAATCTTTCAAACCTAGAGAATACAAACGGAGACTGTTTTTCTTTAGGTTATATAAAAGATGTAAAACCTCTTGGAGATGCAACAATTGAAGGAGGTGATGTAATTAACGTAGAATCTGGAAAAACTACAAAAGTGAATCTAACAACAAAAGTAGTATCACTTGCCAGATTATTATGTGGAGCAGAGTTCGTTAAAACAAGTTTTGAAGTAAGAGGACTCTAATAAAATATAGAAGATAGGACATTCAAAAATCCTGTCTTCTTTTTTCTCCTCCCCGAACAAACAAAAAAGAAGAAGATAAATCAAAATATCTTCTTCTTAATTTTATTCTATATTACAGTTCCTTAAGAGCAGCTTTTATTGAACCTTTAATCATCTCTTGAATTCCTTCTTCAGTTGTCATTGCTCCTGATAACGAGAATTTCCAAGAGTTTCCTTCTCCAGTTCTAACAAAAGTACCAAGAACTAATGCTTTCTTACCAATAAAGTCTGGATTATTGTCGATCTGGAAGTCGGCGAAAGTCTTAAGTTGATTAATCTTATTACTATCTGTTACTTTCATATCCGAACTATAGATCTTCATAGTCGCCGAAGGAATATGATCGAATACAAGCGCTTTAGGATCTCTTCCCATGTGCTGATAAATATTCAAAATCACAGCCATATATTTTACTTCCGGCGCAACTTTTCCAAGCTCCATTCGAATTAACTCATTATCACCTTTTGAGTTATTCTTTCCAGTTAAGTCATCACCAAGTAAACTAGCAACTGAACCATCTTTAGAAATTTGATGTCCGTAATAAACAATATCATACTGTTTCTTAGACTTATCAAACATTACAACGCTAGCATCAAGATCAATATCAAGTTGTTTATCAGGTCGGAGTGTTCCAGGATTATCTACTACTTCAGTTTCGATTATCTCTGATGGACCTGTACCAAATAGTTTTTGAAAGAAGTTACCTGTCTTAACTGTCTTTCTTTCAACATGAGTCTTTCTTCCAGTTACTCCACCTTTGATTACTGCCGGAGCCCATCTAAGCCCTACATAAACATAATCAAAGTTTTCACCTTCTGTTTCTTGATTTTTTCTTAGGCTAATTGTTCTTGTACCATTTTTTCTTAAGCTAATTACTCTTTCTTCCATAATTACAATAATTTATAATGTTTAAGTAAATTTATTTCTAAGTATGTGTTAAAATCTGTTGTTGTTTCCGGATCAGAGAGAAGATCTAGAATATCATCCTTCGAAATTCCTGTAACTAGTAATTCCTCTTTTTCTATGAGACCTGAGTGAGTTTCTATACCTCCCCAAGATACTTTAACATTCTTTCTCTTCAAAATTATATCTTTTATATTTGTTCCCTGTCTCTTACTAGAAACAAACCAAATTTTAAGATAAGTTTCAGGATCACAAGGACTCAGAGTACCATCTCCTCTTAAGAAATATTTAACATCTACCCCACAAAAACTTAGGGAAAATGCTGTCTCTCGATTAACAAAGTACCTCAGAAATATATCATAATTCCGCTTAAAATCTCCTTTAAACATTCTTCCTAAGGTTTGAGTTGAATTAAATGATACTTGCTCCCTAGTGTTAATATCTAAGAATGTATAAATATGAATTATGCGTGAATTTAGAATAAAATCTTTAGGAATTACTCTAATACTTCTAACTATCCGCAACATCTAAATATCAGACTCTTTAAACTTAAGACCATACTTAACCAGGCTCTTAAATAATGTCTGATTAGATCCTTCACCAAGAGCTTGAAATTCCCATCTACTTCCTTCAATCCTAGAAAGTTTTCCAAAGACTAAAGTAGTATCATTCTTATAGTCATCATCAAGACGATATACGAGCTTAGCAATATCCTTACCGTCTTCATAGGCCCTAACTTCAGCACCATCAATCATCTTAAATGTTTGCTCTCTTGTTCCTGAATCATAAATATTAACCAAGAATAAGATATCAGTTATTTCAGGATCAACTTTCTTTGGATAAATTAAAACTTCCTCATTACAAAAACCATCATCTCCAGATTCTTCCTCAGAACCTGTATTATCTCCTCCATATTGTACAGCTTCAAATGGATCTGTTAACATTCCATCTGAAGTTTGTAGAATACTAGAATAAAATACTAAATGATCAGGACTAGGACATTTACCTAATTTATTAAGTTCGATAGTAATTAAATCTACATCAAAATCATAATTACTATTTCTAAGAGCCCTAGAATTAGGTTTCCAAACAATTTCTACTTTTAATTTACTTAGACCTTTCTTTAGACTTACTGATCTTTGTTTCGTTAATGTAATTTCTCTTTCAATTGTTTCCATTATTGTTTATTGTTTTATAATTACATTTATAAGAATTTCAAGGGTAAAATTGAAGAGAGTAACTTAATCACTTTCTTTTTAGTAATTCATAACCTCTCACTCGTTTCTTTATTCCTTCTATAATTTCAGTAGATTTATACTCTTTAACCTCAAAATATTCTAAAATATCATTAGCTTTAGGAACTGCAATATAATTGATACTAGAATACAGATCTCCCAATTTTGATTTAAGATTAGCTAATGTATACTTCTCGCCTGAATTAAAATTTTGATGAATTGTGTTATTAAGTAATTCTTTACTAAATGTTACTATTCCAAGTTCTTTTTTAATATAAGTTTTACTATAAGTTAGAGCTTTAAGTTTCTTAGGTCCAAGAGCAAGATAGTAAGATTTAATTTCATCACTATCTGCAATCTGTCCAAGAACTATATTGATAGCATCACTAGATAATCCATATTCACATAGAAGTTTCAATTTATCATATATAGTGGTTAATCCTGTATATATCCTAAGAAATTCTGACACCTCTTGATTTACTATATCATCTCTGGTTAATGTGTTATGTACAGTACTAAATACAGTAAATCTATCCTTATAATCAATCTGTTGTATCTTGAAGGCTCTAATTTCATTCACAAGAACTAGATTATTATAAACAGGTTTAAGAATAATATTTCCATCTTTTGTATGTATTTTATTTACTGCTACATAATCATCCTTATAATTGGAAGCTTTAGCATCTTTTTGATATTTTAACGCTAATTCAAATTTATCACTCTCTATAAAAGTAGAAGAATAAACTCTTAACAAACTTTCAGTAGATTTTTGTTTATCATTTATTATTTTTTGAAAATCTTCGGCCTTCATTTCTCTATAATTTGCTGTAGATCTATAATAAAAAGTAGCATTATTCTTCCATGGATTTTCTTTTAATCTCTGTCTCCCCAATATTTGTGGAAGGTCTTCAGAAATATCAACAGCCAAACTATCTATATTACTATCACTAAATATAAAACTTCTAGCACAAAGAGAATAAAAATCAGCTCCTAGGTAAACAGTTCTAGTACAGAAAGTAAACATCTTATGAGGATCTCCTTCTAATGGAACTTCACCTATAATGAATTTCTTCCCTAACCGTTTTTGGATTTTCTTAAGATTATCATCAGTCTTAGAACATAATATATTACATTGTTCTGGAGTAAGATTATTTTTCTTTATTATACTAGTAATATGATTAACACTATTTACATAGAATACTGCTTCTGTAGAAACTATTTTAGTAGGTATACCATTTCTAAGAACTACTATTTCCTCAAAATCCCCAGATAAATACTTTTGTATAATTTCAGACATCTTCTCTCCTACTGATCTCATTACAAATACATCTAGGTCAGGTTTTATTACCCTAGATAGATCCTCTGTATACCAATCTAATTCATAATATGGAAGATCCTTAAACTCATCTAACATTTCTAAGTATTCATCCATCATAGGAGTCGCACTTACAAAGTATGCAGTAGGAGATTGTTTAAGATACTCTAGAAATTTTAATTCAGTATCACTCTTAAATCTAGAATCATGTAAAATACTCTGAAATTCATCTACTATTGTATAAAATGTATAGAATCTATTTAATTTCTCTAGTATATCCTTTACTACTCTATATGAATCGTATGTTACTAATATTTTACAAGGTAAACCATTAATAGATCTAGATATACAGTATTCTTCTATTTCATGATATAATCTCTTATATATTTCTGAATTAGTAGATATTTCTAAATTAACTGATAGATCTACAGAGATATTTTTATCTACCTTAGATAGATCTTTATCTATATTAGACTCCTTATCCATTTCATTTACTACCAAATAAACATCAAATTCATGTTGATCCTTTTTATTTTCTAGTAACATCTTTCTAGGACTACAAAGTATAATATTTTCTGGACCATTAATACAATATTCAGTAAAACCACATCCAGGTAATTGTTTATTTATTATACACTTACTTGGAAATTTATTAAATCTAAATTCATTCCAATCTGAAATATATCTGATTCCAGATGGTACTATTATTTTTCTCTAATCATATTTAAATTATATTTTTATTGTTACAAATTAATATTTAAACTCAATACAGAGTTCAGTTAAATAAAACTGAAGACTAAGGATACCTTTAACTTCATTAATTAGAGTTTAAAGTTATTAGAAGAGCAAAATGACTATTTAATAGAAATTATAACATACAAGTACTATATAATATTTTATTAAAAAAAAAATAGTCATCTGTAGTGGTTCTTCTATAAGAGCGAACATAGTGAGAGACTCACCTCCCTTCGGGAGGAGGTGATGTCGTCTCTTATAGGAGGTTCACGATAAATAGAGAAATAATAGATTAATTAATAATATCTATTTAAATGGAAATGAACCTTAAAAAGAAACGGCCGTTCGCCCTTTGAGAGGGCGAGGCCTTTCAGTTCCTTCATTCTTTTTAAGAACCATTAAAGAAATAATTTTTTTTTATTCAGTTTTTACTAATATTTATCTTTCTCTTTTATTCTCTATATATCTTATTCAGTCTTGTGAGCGTAAGCGACCCGTAATGAGCTATGTAAATAGCGAATGGAGGGATACACATGGGTTCCTTAGTCCTCATAAATAAGTTACAATAGAATAAAAACCTTATAAATGCTATGAAGTTACCAATAAAATTTTACAAGTTTATTTCTAATATAGATTATTTTTCAGAGATACACAAATATCATGGACATGATAATAATGAAGATATGATTATTGATTATATGATAAGTAATCTAGCTTTTCTTCTAACTCCTTCCAATTTTAACCAAAGAGCGTCTTATTGTTTTAATAATTGGTTTTCTATTCTCTTAGAAATAGATCCGATTAAGTATGGTTGGGTAAAGAAAGTTGACCTACAATTCTTAAATAATACATCTGTAACTAAACAACAGATTATAGATTGGGAAGTACTCAATTTTACAGGGAAGAATAGGATTTTCACAGTAAAGAGAGAAAAATGAAGTTTTGCTACTTTAAACTTCTAATTTCCTTATATGTGGAAAAAAGAGCCCCAGACTTAATTGTCCAGGGCGTATTTGATTATTTACATAACTAAATTGAAATTGCTTTCAAAGTCTTTAATAATATTTTTATTAAAGTTGAAGCTATGAGAGATATCACTAAGATTCTCCCAAGAGTCATGAACACTGTAATGAGCATGACTGATGAATAAAACTCAGGTGTTTGCATTTTAATTGAGTTTTTTAAATTAAAAATATAAAAGATAGATCGTCATTATATCCAATTTCTTTCAATACTTTAGGATTTTATGACCTCATGATCTATCTTCATATATAAGGCTTTGAAGCATTTCTAGAAGGAAGGGTAGTTTTAATACTATTCTTCCTTTGATTTCCTTATAAGTAATTAAAAAATATAAGACTATGGAAGAAAAGATCGATTTACCAGAGAAAGGAATAGTAGTTGGCTTTGAACTTGAGAACTTAGAGGATTACTTGAATTGTACGGAGCATTTAGTACAGGTTCATGGAAAGTTTGAGGTCCTAGCAGAGATCGAGAAAAAAGTAAAGTACGAAAAGATTAGACACCTCGCCAAATTTCTCATGACGGAATATAATCCAGAGTTAAAAAGGAATGTGGTTTTTAGGTTGTCTAAGTTTAAAGAACGTCATGAACACAACGGCGAGACGGTTTATATAGCTTATTATAGGTTTGATGGATTTGTATCACTTTAGGAAATATAGGGAGAGACTTTTAAGGTTTCTCTCTTTTTTCTTTCAGGTACAACAAAAAGAAACTACACTTATCCATCTCGGACTAGTGTAGTTTGATTAGAATTATAGTATTTTAAGAAGTTTATCTGAGACATTATCGATCTTTATAGTTTCGTATGTTCCATCTCCTTTAAGCCAAATTAATCTTCTCCCCAGGATCTTTAAGCCAATTGATTCTAACATTAATTGATACATGCTAAATTGTAGGGTATAATGTCCTAGGGGTTCATCTATTAAATTATCAAAAGGAGGATACATTGTGATTCCCTTCGACCTCTGATAATCTTTCGTAAGTTCTTCATTTGTTTTCCAGTCTCCTATAATAAATCCAGGGTTATCAGGGGAATCATAGTAGAATAGAAGGTCGGTAGTTCCACAAAATTTAGTATTAATTTCTGGGATATACTTTGATGACATCCTGAATTCTGCACCGACCGGAATTATCGAAGGCGGTAACTCAGAATAAAATTTGAGGATACTTTCTTCTTTAGGTGCGAAGGGAATTAACCAACCCTCCTCTGGAATATATTGCCTTCGGATATTGGTCGGAATTAATTCAGGGTAACCACATTTTATCCATGTCATTGCTTCTCCAAATTCATGATACTTCGTTCCTTGTGTTACTGATTTTACATTTTTATATTTCCATTCTCTGAGGACATCTTCTTGAGTTCTTCCATTCTTTTTTGCATATCGTTCTGAGATTGTATGTTTATCGAAGGGTCTAACAAAGTTTTCGATTATATTAGAAACTGGTGTATATTCTTCAGTTCCTATAAAATACTTATGTCCTTCTTCTATAAATGTTATATCGGAAAAATGTTCAGATATTAAGTTTCTTGTTGTTTGTATAATTTCTTCTGTAGTCATATTCTTTTATTTTATTATCATATATAAGATTCACTAGTGCAGAGAAGAGCAAAATCCTTACTTATGATATGAAAATAATGATAAGTTTTGCAGATTTTGAGTATATACTAGAAAATCGAGTAGAGTTTAATCTGCTAAGTAAATTTAATCGTACTAAAGATCCAGAATTAAAAGCTATAATTTCTTTAATTCTTCTTGCTGAATCAATATCTAATGGAGCAATAATAACTTTAAAGAAATTAACGTTTGCCACTGCTTTAGAGGGTATAGATTTATGGAGAGGGAAAGTTAATACTAGAAGTTATGCGAAGATTAAAACAATAGGGGATTTGAAAGAATGGTTAAGATGTAATTTAGTTGGAAAATTGATAACAATAAAAAGACATGGAAAAAACGAGGTTAGAGTTATTGATTTATTGTTATCAAGAGAAGAAAATTAAGATCCGACTTTCACAAGCCAGATCTTATCAGAATGATTTATATAATTATTTTTTATTTTTTATGCATATATAAGAGTTTGGAGGATTGAGAGATGATATCAATAATAGATGTTTTAAATAATGGAGAAGAAATTGCAAAGTATTTAGAAGTAAGATTTCATACAATTAAATATGCTGATGACTATTACCATAAGTTTATCTTAATTCATTCTTTGTGTAAATATGCGAATAGTTTAGATCCAGTTTATCACACTCTTATAGTATATCATACAGAGTTGATTGGGTGGTCTAGTGAAATCGATCTTAATAGTATAGGAAGTATAAAAACTAAGGAAGATTTAGCAATATGGCTTAAAGATAATTTAGTGGGAAAAATAATAACACTTAAGAAATATGGAAAGAATAATGATTTCGTATCCTGAATTCTTAGAAAATCTAGAAGAGTATAAAAATAAATACTCTGATTCTAGGGGTTCACTTCAATATAGAAATAAAACAGAAATTATGTTGATTCAAAATTTAATATTTCGTTTGGCAGATATTCATCTTTATATTCTTAGTTGTTTAAAAATTCAAGGAGCTGGAGGAAGTTTTATTAGATTAAGTATTCCTAGCATTAATAGGATTATAGATGAATTAATAAAATTATATCCAGAAAAATATAGTAAGTGGGGATATATAGACTTAGACTCATTTAATCTACTTTATGGAAGTGATGAAGTTATCTTAAAGGAAGTAGTTAAATTTTTTATTGGGAAGATTTTTACAATTAAGAAAATAAATGAAAAGAAGTCTTATACCGTTTTTAGAATTTCTTAAGATATTAGATGATCCAGAAGTAAATTCAGCAGGACGTTTAAATCGATACTTTTCTTGGGGAGAAGATACAAAACCAGTCGAACGAGGAATGTTAATTGGGATAGGGCTACAATTAATAAACTCCTATATATTTTTTGATGAGTCTCATAAATTTTCTAAGAACTCACTTCAAAAAGTTGATAATATTATAGGTCATCTTATATCAACATTTCCGAAAAAATATTCAAAGTGGAGGAAGATGAGCCCTGAGATATCAAGAGTTTCTGAAAATCTCTCTGAATATTCATCAAAAGAGGAATTTATATCCGAGATAGCTTGGATATTTGCTGGAAAACTTTTTAAATTAAAAAAGACAAGAGTTTAATTCTCTTGCCTTTATTTTTCTTTTTGAAAAAAACAATAGAAGAATTTCAAGACCTTTTCATTTTACTTGATTATGTACTCTTGTAAAATTACTTATCTATTATTCTTCCATCTACTTGTAGGACTTTAGCATGAAATTAACTACTTAATCCTCCTACACTGTTAACCATATACAACAAGGTAGCTTATAAGAAAATGTTAACTATCATAAGCATATAGTTAATTTAGGTTAGGCTACCCGTGACTTCCGCCCGGACCGAACACCTAATTCTTTCATATATAAGAATTTCAGGGGTTTAGAAATTTCTTCTGAAAAAAAAATGGTAATGGACCAAACTTATTTCGCAATCCACTACCTGACCTGATAAATATTCCAAAAAGTCGTACTTACTTTAAGTTCAATTTATCTTAGCTAACCTTTATCGCTACAAGGGTATATCTTTTTGAAGTTCTAATAGTTAATTTCTTAACTATCATGAGTATTTCCCAAAGATAATAATTACAAATACTTTTATAGAATTTTACAGTGACCTTAGAGGTATATAAAATTTCTATCTTCTACCATATATAAGAATTTCAGGGGTTTAGAAATACCCAAATTTTTGTAGATTATTTATTAATTCTTGTATATTATCATCTATCTTTTCTTTTTCCATGTTGTTCCAATTAACTCTATCATTTTGTTCTGGATTACCAAATATTCGAGTTATCCAATAGGGGATTTTAGTTCCTCTTATATTATCCCATCTAGATGTGTTTGTTTTTTCAGAAAGTGCCCATAATACTTCTTCTATTGTATATAACATAGATTGGTGAATATGTAATGATACTTTAAAAACAGATCTCATTATTCCTATTATATTATCTAGGAACATATTTAATTGATCTTTATTAGTAAATACTCCAAAATTTCTCGAATCTATATTATAAATATCTCTCAAAGTTAGTATTATTCCTTTTCTAAACTTAAAATTATTATAACCTCCGATATATCTATAAAGTTTATCTATGAATTCTAAGGCTCCTTTATTACTAATGATAAAGTTATTAACAATTATATCAGAAAAATCAAACATATAGTTATTATATACATTTAATCCAGATAAACTACTATAACTATTTTTAATATTTTTCTTGATAGATTTATAGAATTTACCTCTTACTATAGTACTTTTTCCATATTCATAAAAACGATATGTAGGAAGACCATATTTGAAGTACATATAAGTATCTCTAACTCTATCATCAATAGCTTTTTCATCATGAAAACTAGAATCAATTTCTACAATGAATTTCGCTTTATAAAAGAAATAATCAGAAAGTATATAATGTTTCTCCCAAAGTTCTGTTCGAGTTTTTGGAACTTTCTCTTTAGTTAATATTTCTTTCCAGAGCTCTCTATCCATTATTGGAACGGGAAATTCTTTTATATACTTTGTAAAATCTTTTTCTTGCGTTAATTCATTTTTTATTTTTTCTATATCTTCTTCAAACTTTTTTGAAAAACTACTTTCATTAGCGATAAGAGCATCTCTTCTATTTTTAATAATAGAGATGTGAGTGTTATCTTCTTTTAAAAGATACGTTGGAATGATATATCCTTGTTCAATCTCTTCTGCATAATATTTGCATCCCATAGCAAATATCTTAATTAGGTCTGTATTCATAAGTTATATTAATTTTATTTCTATTTATAAGGTTTAGACCTTAAGAGCCTTATATGTGTAGTTTATTACATGAAAAACAAACTTAAAAGAAATGAAAATTGAACAAGAATTAATCGATGAATCTTATAGAGGATTCGTAAGAAGAAACCTAGTAGATCTATACCAAAGATTTATAGGTGAAAGAAGTGGAGGAAAAGTACATAATTCATCATTATCTAATGAGATAACTCCTGGTAATGATGTAAATGTTAGTGAAAGATTTTTAAATAGACAGAAAAGGAGGGGATTAAATTACTAAGATTTCCGAAAACTATTCATATAATTAAAAGATGTTATGAAGAAAGGTTTGGTGGTTTTATTGAATCTGTCTATACTATTGAATATGGAATTTTGCATTTAATGTACTTTGATGAGAATGTATTAATTGAATTCTCTAAAACATTTCGATCTCTTGAGAATGATAATATAGATGTATTGAGAGAAAAACTCAGAACTGTATTATCTGGAAAAATTATAGGAGATAATAAATTCATTTCTGTAGATAGAATAGAAAACCTAAGAACCAGAAAATAAAAAAATTGAAGGAGACTTTTTACAGTTCTCCTTCTTTTATTTTTCTTCTTAGGACATAAAATCTAGCTTTTTCGTTTTTACTAGATCTAAGTCATTAAATGGAGTACCTTCGATAAGATTTACTCCTGTTTGTTGTAAAATCCATCCAAGTCCGGTCAAGTTTCCATATTCATCTACTACAATCTTTTTATCCCATATTGTTAGTTTAGGGAAATATAATTTGTAGTCCGGGAAAATCATACTCCATTCATCTTCATTTCCTTCTAAAAATTTATCTAGTTCAGGGTGAGTATTTATTTTTTTTGTTCTCCCATTCCATATCACATCAAAACACGGCCGAAGAATATATGGACAAACTTCGACTCCCTGACACTCTTCTGGTTCTGATGTTCTAGAAATAACTTTACATTTATTTCTTACCAGAGTCATTATTTTGTCCATTGAGTAGTCGGCCGTATTAATTATCACTATCTTTCCGGTTATATATGTTGGATTCTTTGGGTTAACGTGAATTAGACTACCTACCGAAGGATCTATCTCTTCTTGTAAGTAAATAGCCTCGATAAAAGCATCTAATCCATTCCCATAATATACGGAATTCATTTTTTTATCTCCTTCCCTAGTAATATCCCAGCAAATTCAGTAAGATCTACATCCCTAACAAATACATCAACTGGCTTAATGAATATAACAGTCCTTTCTACTATTGTCCCATCTTCTCTTACTGCTGATACATTATATAGGTTTTTTGATATTTTAGGGAGAAATGATTCAGGTACATATTTCCAATCAATTGCCATAGCTTCATCATCAAACATCTCTGATACTAGGTATTTTTCTTGTTTCATATCTTATATTTTTTAAAGTTGATTAATAATTTGTTCAGTATATGCTACCGGATCGAATTTCTTAAGCTCTTTCAATCTTGTCTTGAGCTCTTTTATACGATCCGAAGTATCTTTATTTTTTCTAAGGTAACTGATAGGCTTTGACATAACAGAACTAACTATTTCCTGAGGCATTCCAAATACTTTCATAATCTCTTCGTCAGTTGCTTTTGGATTTTTGTTTAATATATAATCCGAAATTAATGGAATAGCCTCTAAAACCGCAATATCAAAAGTAGTTTTTTCTATCTTCTTCTGATTTACTTTTACAATTAGATCTATGTAATTTTTATAAGTATAATCTAACCAATCATATAAACCAATTCGAAACATTGTGGATCCAGTAGTTACGTTTGTTGTGTAGTTTGTAGCACTATAGCAACACTTTCTTGCTAGATCTTCAATTTCTTCAATAGATATTCCTCTTGCTCCTGGAACTTTAGATATTACCATTTTAGGACCATTAATATCAGTAAGATCTTCCATATATACTTTTCCTTCTTCTGCAAGTTTTTTAAACTTTTTAAAATTAGGTGTAAATAAGAAAGTATCTCCTTCAAATAATATTCCTGGATTACCAAAATCATCAGTTACTCTTGTTAATTTGTATGAATATATTACTCTACCTTTACCTGTTTTCCATAATCTATCAAGTTCTGAATTTTCTTTGTCAATTATTAAGTTTGCATTCGGTTCTAGGAGTAACGGGTTATTATTTATATAGGCTTGGTATAATGATTTCGGACTAAAATTCGGATAATCATTCTTAACACCTATGCACAGACCAGTTACCGATGTTTTCATGTAAAGACAAAGAGGTATAGGAAGTGGAAGATAAGATATTTCCATTGGTCCTACTGGCGATTCTACCATAGGAACCTCTTTCCACAATTCTCCAAGTACTCTATTGTATACATCTGAAACCATTTGTTTTGTATATCGAGGAGCGGCATACTGATTGTATACACCATTTATTTCCGTATATCCCCATGAACCGTGACCTTCAAAAACTCCAGTATGTACGAGATTAGCATTAAGTTCTTCAATACCGGAAAGACTATGAGGATGATAGTTTGCTACACTTGAAATTACTGTAGTACTAGGTATCATCTTCCCTTTTGGAAATTGAAGAGCTGAATATATTAATCTTCTATAACTAGGTTTACAACCATCTTGTATAAATGCTGTATGTCTTTGATTATTAATATAATTACCAAAATCTAAAAAAGCATCTCTTGCTATTTCTCCAATAGCTTTTTGTTGAATTAATTCTTCTTGTGTAATTTGTGGTAATTCTATTTCTTTCTTTTTTCTAGCCATATTATTCAATTATTCTAAATTCGTCTAAATTATACCAAAAATCTTCAGATACTCCTGCTTTTACTGAAATCGATTCTTCTGAATTAAGATTTGTTATTTTTATTGAGAAAGACATAATTCCTCCTCCAATTCCACTTTTAGATATAACTACTGGTGGATATTCTAGAAGAATTAGGTCTCCTTGTTTAATATCTCTTATAAATTTTTCAAAAGTTTTACTCGTACTGTAGCTCATTTCAATACATTTCATTGAAATTACCTGAACTGTATATTTTACTGTAGGTAATTCTTGTATATTGAAATTTCCCATTTTAAATGTTTCCATGATCTATTACTTGTATTTCTTTCATAGCATTCCAAAACTCATTAATTGCACTTCCAGGAACTATTATTGATTTATTACTTCTAAGATTTGTTATCTTAGTTCTTACAGATCTCATTCCTGACTGTGAATTTCTTTCAAGAATAGGAGGAATTTCTAGAAGAATTATATCTTCTGGGTTAATTCCATCTAAAAATATTTCCCTTTTCTTATTATTTATGTAGTAAGTATTTTTATCCATCTTAGAAATTACTTTAATAAAATATTTCATTGTTGGTAATACATCCCTACTATTTTCAATACCATTAATTTTATAAATCTGTAAATCCATTATCAATTATTTTGAATTTCCCGAAATAATAATATAAGATATTTAATTCCAGAGTGCTAAATTTCATACTCTTTTTATTCTCTAAATTAGTAACTGTGACATATCCTTGAAGTAATAATGAATATGAAATCATTACTAAATCTCCTTCATTCAGATATAAGTTTATGAATTCTTTTTTCTCCTTATTCATTAACCTATAAATTTCAGAATTTTTATTAGTTAATATTTTCTTAGCTCTATCACAACATATATTTTGTGGTTCACCAAGTAATATTACTATTTTAACTTCTGGAATATTTGGATATTTATAAGTCTGTGAATCCATATGGATTAGTTATAATTCCGGCATCAAATAATAGTTTTTTTCTTTCTTCAATATCTTCTGTCAGTTTCATACTATAGTCGAAACCATCCGGAGTTACTTGAATTAATTTTCTAGTTGCCGGATTATAAAAGATATCATAAATATCTTCAGAATTAAAAGCTCCTAGACCTTTTCTGCGAAAAAATGGTTTACTCGGATCTAATCCTATCGGAAATATTCCATTATCTTGTAATGGATCTCCAGGATAGAACTTTTTATCACCTTGTTCAAATATTGGTGACATTATTTGATAAACCATTCCAAAATCTATCAAAAATCTTCCGAATTTTCCAAATAAATATAGAATTAATTTTTTTATCTGTTCGCCATCAGGGTCCGCATCAACTGCGATAACAATTTTACCATAACGGCTGTATTTTTTTATCAATTCATAAGCTTCTTCAAAAGATTTTGCATCCTTTGTTACGTTATTTACATCCATACCAAGTCCAATTACTTTGAATATAGTATGAATTTCTTTATTATCTAGTGCCTGATCTACAGTCTTATCTAGCACCGAAAGTATCTTACCTCTTAACGGGAGTACTGCGTGGAACTGAGTGTTATGTCTTCCACTTTTTAGTGATCCTGCTGGACTTAGACCTTCACAGAGGAATAATTCACAATCCCATCTGTTTTTTCCAGTTGCGTCACTAAAACCCTCTATTAATTCAACCCTTGACTTAAACATATTTCTTCCCTGAGCGTCATCAATCATTTTCTGCGCTTTTTCGGATGCACTAAGAGATTTCATTGAATCAGCTAAGTAGTTTAACCTAGCTACATGTTCTTGCCAATATTCTGGATTATTTCTGAATATCTTTTGAAATTCTTTAGTAATATCTCCAAAATCAGACTGTTTTACTTTAGATATTGATTTTAGACGTTCTTTAGTTTGAGAAGAGTAAACAAGGTCGCCAGCTATAACTATAATACAGATTCTAAGTCCATTCAGAAGATATCTATGTTTTATTTTAAATTCATTTTTTAATGCCTCTTCATAACAAGTCTCTATATATGAAATATGAACTCCTTGATCCACTGAAAGACCACATGCCGATCCTGCTTCTACTTTTTGTCCAAGTTCTGGATCAACTTCAAAAGTAGTATATACAGTTACAGAACTATTTTTACTTGTATCTGCTGGAATTATTGTTTTAAATATTTCAAACTGATATGGTTTAAAAGTTCCATTAACTAATTTTCTGTTAGCCATTACTTCTACTTTTTTCTTGTATAATTTTTCTTGAATAAGTAGAAAGTATTGAATGTTTTTAATGGGAATATTTGCACTAGTTGATTCAAATATTTCTGGATCAGGTTTAAACATTGTAATAGTACTAAATCCCCTAGGTAAAGGTTCATACGGTTGCCCAGAAGCTCCAAAGATCATCTTTTCAAGATTATCTAATTTATCACATCCTTCATAAAATTTTTTTCCTTTTCTATAGGCTACAATATAAAAAATATCTTTCTTAGATCTTGGGCCATAAGAATTCCATGCTTCTTCAACAATAGGCAAGGAAGTATTATAATTCTCCTGAGTTACTTTAGACATTATAATAAATTCTTCCGATGTTGAATTAACCGCAGTTAACCCTATCCCGTTTTGACCACTTCTAGCTATATTAGTATCTAGAAATTTGCTTCCAGAATGAGCATAACTAACTGCGGTATCACAAGAAGTTTGTCCTGGTTTATCTTTCGACATTGAAATTTGAATTCCTCTTCCATTATCTCCGACAATAGAATACCCATTCCAATTCTGATCGATAAATATTTTATCACAATGACTACAGCTTACACTCTCGTCCGCTGAATTATCCCAAACTTCTTTCATTAAGATATCTGCATTAGTAACGCCGCCGATATACATCTTTTTGTTAACTATAATAAGATTTATTATAGAACAGAATATAAATTTAACCATATTATTTTTTATGGTTAGTAAGTCTTTATTCGTTATACTAATAAATTACTTAGATAAAGTCTAAGACTATTAGCTTGGTATTAGATTACTTAGATACTAATTCTCTAAGGTCTTTCACCAAATTTACTTACTAGTAATTTAAGATATTACTATCTTAAACGGCCTGTATTTTGACCAGGGCGACGTCTAATCGCTTCAATAATGTCTAAAACTCTAATTTCATTACTATTTTCTTCCATAAAATAAAATTTAGTTTATTAAATTTTTTTTAATATTAAATATATTTTCATTATAAATAGTGGGAAGATATAATTATGTTATCTTCCCATCTATAAGGTTTATATGCCTAATGGTTGGTTGTTTTTAATATCATAAATTAATTTATCTATATTATGATAAATATAATATGGGTAATCATAATTTGATAAATTGGTATTTAATGAAATATAATAGATTTCAATAGAGTTATTTTTCGCAAATCTATTTTTTATTATATCATGTTTTCTACATATTAGAAATTTTTTATATACTTCATCTTCATTAAATCCATCTTTATGATAATCTATTTGCATAAAATGTCTAGGTCCTTGTACTTCTATTAGTATTTTTCTGCTATTATATATAAAATATAAATCAAAAGGTAATGGTCTTTTATCAATGCACTCAGTAAATTGTTTCTGAATTTCTAAGTTTTGTATTTTCAGATTTAATTTTATTGATTCGCATACATACATTTCCCAAGAAGATCCATATATTGATCTGGGAAATGATAATTTATTTAAAAATCCTTTATTTCTGCATTTTTGCCATAATCCTCTAAATCGTTTATTAAAATCACCTTTCCCAATTATATTATTATCGTTTATAAATTGTTGAAATTCTTCAATAGTATCAATATCTTTCCAATGATTAAATATATTTTTTGGTTTTCTTTTAAATACTAATTTATCTAAAATATGTAATTCATTTTTACATTTTCGAAATAATCTTCTATATTTTTTATGAAATTCGTATGAAGATTTTATTCCTTCAGAGTCAATTAAATTTTGTACTTGATCTAAAGTTACCGTTGAATAATTCACTTGAGGGTTTGGAAATATTATATTATCTTTTCTCGGATCTTTCCTAAAAATATTATATATACTTCCAAATCTATTTTGTAGATCTTTTTTATTTTTTATATTATTCTTATCTATAAAATCTTGAATAGTTTCTGTAGATAAGAATATATCATCATACTTACTCATTGTAGTTTAAGTTTTTTAATTAATTCTGTTTTTTCTTTTGCTGTAAGTCCTGAAGAGAGATTAGTTACTTCTATTTTTCGGCCGGCAGATTCAAGTAACTTAGATATTAGACCGAAAGAACTCAGGCTTATTCGGTCCTTTCCTTCAGTTACTATAATATCAATGGCCGAAGATAATAGTAATTTTTCTAATTCAGGTGTATCTTCTGAATCTAGTCCAATATTCTCTTCGACTACTTGATCTACTACATATCCTTTAGCTGAACAATATAGTAATAATCTCTCTTTTTGCTTTTCTAATTCTTCTTTTTCTTCAGAGCGTGTATATATAGCTACGGTTGGATTAAGTTTCTTAGGATCTTCTTCAATGACCCAGACTCTACCCTGTCTATCTGTTTCCATTGAGATTATACCTTTTTCTTTCCAACTATACACTGTACCTCTTGAAATTTTTTGAACTTTACAATACTCACTAATTCTATATTTCATAACACAATAAAATTAAAGATTAAACAACTCTATACATATATAAGGCATACATTAGAAAAAGGTAGCGAAATGTGGGTTATTTTTGATGTTTTTTTTACTACTTTTTACCTAAAATAACCCACTATTTTTTAAGAGAGGATTTATTTAATTGGATTCTGCATTACCCTGAAAGCCTTATATATGAGAAAAACATACTCCTTAAGCAATAATAAAAAAGCTTAGGGAGTTTTAAATTTTTATAGTATGAAAAAGACAAATAGAGAAAAAATCAGAAGAGAATTTCAAGTATTAAAAGTTAAGTTTGAGAAGATTAATTTCAAATGGGTAAAACTTGAATTTGAAAAAGGAACAATTACTGAAGACGAATTTATTGAAAAATCAAAAGTAGTCTTTGCATTAAAAGCGAGGTTTGAAAAATTATTAGAAAAAACTAAGTGCCTAAAATATCAAAGCAAGGCGATTAAGGAACTTTATGGATCAATGAGAAAATATTGTATTAAGAGTGATATTATCGATCCTTGGTATAAAGAGATAATAAAAAATTTACAAGTTCCATTTATTTTAGGATTAGCCTTAGTAGCTAGAGATCGAGAACTAGTAAAATTCGGTAAATCATTTATTAATGGATTTAAGAAAGTAGTTGTTTAGAAGAGGGATTAATTTCCCTCTTTATTTTTCTCAGGTCCTCAAATTCTTATATATGATATGAAAACTTATATAAATAAAATTAATTGAAAAAATTATGGGAATTGTAAAATCAATTTTAGACACTGATTTATACAAATTATCAATGTCTTATGTTTATGCCACGTTATTTCCAGAGGCAGAGGGTGAATTTACTTTTATAGATAGAAATAACCTTGAATTTGATGAGGATTTCGTGGATCAACTTAAACAAGAATTTTACGCAACTAAATCTTTAGCGTTAACTGAAGAAGAGTTTAAATGGTGTTGTAAGAAAATACCATATATAAGTGAATTTTATTTTGAATTTCTTAAGTCCTGGAGATTTGATCCAGATAAAATAAAAGTCTGGTTAGATTCTGAAAAACATCTTCATATCACTGTTACAGATAAGATGTATCGTGCGACTCTCTACGAAGTAATGATTTTGGCAATAGTGTCTGAATTATTACATAAACGAGAGAATAATACAATTAACATGGAAGAAATTATAGAAAGATTAGATAAAAAAATTGAAATATCTAATCAAAATTCCATGAAGTTTGGTGATATGGGAACTAGACGTAGATATTCTTTTAATATACAGGATGCCGTTATTAAGCGTGTGAAGGAGAAAGCAATTTATACGACTGGAACTAGTAATGTATATCTTGCAATGAAATATGGTATGACTCCTCTAGGGACTATTGCCCATGAACAGTACTCCTTTCATGGAGCTTTATTTGGATATAAGGAAGCCAATTTCTTAACTATGAAAAATTGGAATAAAGTATATCATGGTTATCTTGGAATTGCTTTAACAGATACATTCGGAAGTAAAATCTTTTTTGAGAATTTACCAAAAGATACTGCGCAATTAATTTCCGGTGTAAGATGTGATTCAGGAGATGAATTTAAGTATGTTGGAATGGCAATAGCACGTTTTAAAGAACTTGGCGTAAATCCACTTCACAAGGATATAATCTTTAGTAATGCTTTAGATTTTCCGAAGGCTTTAGAATTACAAGAATATTGTAAGGGTAGAGTTGGATGTTCTTTTGGGATAGGTACAAATTTAATGTGTGATATTCCTGGAGTTAAGCCAGCAAATATAGTAATGAAATTGTCAAGGTGTAGAATTAACTCTAAACGTGAGTGGTCTAAATGTATTAAAATTTCAGACGACTTAGGAAAACATACTGGTGATCCGGCCGAAATTCAGTTATGCAAAGATACGTTAGGAATAGAGTAAAAATAATGAGCCTGGGGATAATTTCCTTGGGCTCTTTTTATATCAATGACTTATGTTAATAATATTAGATCCAGCAAAAATTAATCTTAGGGATGCAAAAATTTATACAACACAAGAAGAATTAGAAGAAACATGGAAAACGCCTTTAGATTCCATTCTTCCTTCTCTAGGTTATACTAGGACTTATTTTGAATTGATGAAGTCGAGTTTAGGAGGCGTTACAATAGGATCTGTTTATTATCGAACTGTGGAGGATCAAAATACGGCCGGTGATATTATTGAAAGAAATACATATATAAAAGTTCAAAATATAACTTATACATATTCGAGGTATTATGCTTTTTTAACAATTATAGAAGACGCGGCCGGAATAATATCTGTTTGTCAAGGTTATGTAGAGGCAGAAAAATTATTATCTGATCCTTGTATTGTTGAGATTGATAGAATTCCTATATCTATACGTGAAAGAATTATAAAACTTATTAATGTATGACAAAAAAGCGTGAAGTATATAATGAAATAAAATATGGTCTATGTGAGCTATTTCCGACAGAACATGGAAATTTCATGATTAATAATTCAGATTGTTCATTTACATATTCTAAGTTTTCTGATTCTGGAAAAATTTTATTTTATGGAGAGATGTCGATAGGTGATAAGATAGAATTTTCAGTATTTAGAACTAGGGAGGATTATCCAGATTGTATTGTTTTCTATTTTTCTTGGATGAATGTCCTTGAGATGAAGAGAGATGTACAAAAAACAGAAGAATGGTTGGGAATATTAAATAATGGATTTGAGCATGAAAAAACTAATAGAGTCTCCTAAAGAATGGCTTGAGTTTTATAAAAAACTAAATGAACTATACAATTTTCATCTTGAATACTATGGTCCAGAAAATGATTGTATTAAGGGATATACAAATCCTTATTTCTTACCAATCAAGTATCCTGTTATTATATCTGGATATAGTACTATTAGTGGTATAGATAATTGGACTACACTTACATTTACATTTATTTATTTAACTGACTTTTTTAAAGATGAAGACTGCTAAAGATTATATAGATTTCTTAGTACAGCGAGGATATAGTTCTGCAGGAAATCAATTTATATGTGGTTACTTAGAGTATACCGATTTAGAAAAGAAAGATACTTTAGGGCATGTTACATTATTTACAAGATATACAGAAGAATATACCAAAGAACTAGAATCTCTTCCTGAAGGGACTGAATTTGAGATTGATTTTTCGAGAGTAGAAGTCACAGGAGCATGGTTTAAGACTTTGATTACTTATCCAGAAAAGACTAATTCTTTTTGTGATGAAGGAACTGGAATAATAGTAGAAGGTAAAGAGTTCGAAGATAATTTTGAGAAAGTATTATGGATATCAGAGAACCCAACCGAACATGAATTAGGAACTATTAGAGCACATTATAGAAACTTAGAATACTTTATGAAAAATTTTAAACCAATTCTTATGAAGTATGATTTTTATGAGTGTTATGATTCATTTTGGGATATCACCGAAAGACATTCCTCGGCGCCTAGATTTGATTATAGGCATGTAAATACTAGATCTGATTTTGATATAGATTTTATATTTACAACTAATCCTATAACTGGAACTCTTGAATGTAATGCGCCGAGTAAATTATTCGGTGATAAGTCCAAGGATTTATGTAGTTTATCTCCTGAAGAATTTGAAAAATATTTAATCGAGAATTATTTTAAGGATAATTTAAAATTTGAATATATTCTCAGTTCTGATCCTAGATATACAAAAGATAGTTACATTGAGATTATGAAATTAATGTTTTCTTTGAGATATATGGAAGATGGAATAGGTCAAGTATATAAAGATATAGATTTTGGGAAAATACCAGAAAAGTATAACGATTTAATTAAAGATTATAATGAAAAGAGGTGATATAGGATTATTATCTATTGGAATTAAAAGAAGATTTAATCCAATTATAGGAATAGGATCAAGTCAAAAAAATATAGTAGAAGTAGAAAGTTTATTAAAAATTCTAGCCGAAGAAAAGAAAGTACAGAAGTTTATAGATTCTTTACAACCAGGAGATATTATATACTGGAAAGATCTTGATGTGATAGAACTTGCATGGTTTGAAGTTAAATTCCTAGAGGTATTTGACATAGAAAGACGAGAACTTCGAATACAAGAGATTCATTCTTTTAAACAATCTGTTAAATTAATCAGTGCTTATGATTATCTTTCAGGAAGTTTATTAACTAAAGAAGAATATGATAATCAGACTATATAATAGATAGAAGAAAGAAAAAGAGAAGAACAATTAAAGTTTCTTCTCTATTCTTTTTTTACTTCAAGATAAATTTTGAAGTTGGATCATCTCCGATCTTATATTGTAACTTTCTGAGAGATCTGATAAATGCTTTTTTAGAACCGTATGTTGATCCTCTTTCTAGTATCATTGTATCTTCTGTTTCTCCTTTCCATTCTAAAATTTCAGGATCATCCTGAGATATAGATTTTTGTGTTCTTGCTATCACTACATTCTTCTTCCATGCATTCCTTCCATTCTTTAAGTTGATTCTTTTTAGTGAATTTACTGGAACTATACACCTAGGATTAAGTACTAATAAGCATTCTACATCCCAACCATAAAGATTAAAACTTTTTCCGTTATAGTATAATCCACTAAACTCAGGCATTCTAGTTTCATTTTGACCATTCTCTGTAAGTAATATTCCATCATAACCTTCGGATACCATCTTTTCAAAATCAATTAAATAATCTGAAAGAGCAGGTTGAAGTTTTAATATTCTTTTAAACGGTACTTGATATAAATCTTCTAATGTATCAATGATATAAATTTTAGCTGTAGAAGAAAGTTTGAATTTAAAATATGTTTGTAGATCTTTCTTCCAGGATTCCATTACAGATATTATAAAATCTCTCCATCCCCATTTAGAGTCTATCGGAGAAGCCCATAATCCAGCTTTAGGTTTACACCATCCTTTTCTGTTTTTAATTTTTCTGAATTTCTCTGGGTTAAATTTCTTTTTCCCATATACAATAAATTCTTTTTCCATACTTCTCTTTTATTTTGTACACTAATAAGGTTTTGAAGCGAAAAATAAAAACCATAGGATAATTTCCTATGGCATAACAAGTTCTTTCATAAGTACGTTGTATAATAAATTTATTATTTTCGGAAGGCATTTTTATACAACGTACATATATATTTCTTCTTTATTGGGTGGTGTAGCAATTAATTAATCTTTAGTCCTTCCTTTCCTTAAGATTTTATAATCGACCATAATATCTTGGATCTGGTGTTGACGAAGCTTCAATGATGTATGGAGATATTCTATTCCAATAAACGCCATTTCCCATATCAATAGGCTGTCGATATCCCCAAGGGTCACCATAGTAAGGTTGACTTAGATAACTATTTCCATCATTTCTAAATATTCTGCTAAAATTATCTACTACCATTGTCAATGATTGAACGAAAGTAAATAATCTTCCACAAGTATCCTGAACATTTTTCATTTTCTCGACAATATTACTATCATTCCTATCTCTCTTTACTTGTTGGATCTGAGTATTGTTATTTGATTGAAACTCTGATCCTGAAGAGAAACTTGGATCGTCAGGAATACTTTTTTGTCTAAAACCACCATTTTGATTGCCATTATTAGTATTGATTTTATCTACACTAATAAATACAGCTACGCCTGCAACTGCTGCAACTAATACTTTGAAGCCAACGCTTAAGATTTTACCGTAATTCATAAAGCTACTAATTTTTTTATTAAAATGTTATACTACCTCTCAGTAGCTTTACTCGTGGCTTCTCGTTTACACTCACCCGAATTCATACTAAATTTTTAGCATCAATTTTACTTGTTTTTTTAATCACTAAATTGTTAATTTTTCTATTTGTTTTATAGACAGAAACTTTAGCGCTTATTTTTTGTCCATATATAAGAATTTCAAGGTTTATGCTCTTTTTGCTTTATTTTTTAAGTGAAAGCCTAATTATTGATAAGAAACTCTGTTTGAAGAGTTGATTAATAACTAAAAAATAAACTATCTAATGATTTATGGTTATATACGAGTATCTACAGAAAAACAAACAGTAGAAGTACAGAGGTACGAAATAAACAGGTATTGTAGGGAAAATGGAATTGAAGTAGATGCATGGATAGAAGAGAGCATCTCAGGGGCTATAAAACCTAGTGCTAGACTTCTTGGAAAATTAATATTAGATCGAATAAAGAAAGGGGATTTAATATTAGTTACTGAAATTTCTAGACTTGGAAGAAATGTATATATGGTGATGTCAATTATAAATCATTGTATGTTAACTGGAGCTGCTATCTTACCTATCTGGAAAGGGGAGATAATAAAAGAAGATTCTATGTCCGTATATGAAACCTTCTTTGATATAATTAGTGCTCAGAAAGAAAGAGAGCTAATAAGTCGAAGAACAAAATGTGCATTAGCTATGATGAAATCTAATGGAGTGAGATTAGGTAGACCTGTTGGAATTCCTAGGAAGCGTAAATTAGATGGAAAAGATAGTGAGATTACGAAATTACTTGAAAGAGGATTGAGTAAAGCAGAAGTAGCTAGAAGGTTAGGAGTTAGTCAAACAACATTATCAGAGTTTATGAAAATAAAACATTTATAAATTAAAAAAGTTATGAATAATAAGTTTATTTTGAATTTGGAGAATCAATTTCATGGTATACACACGAGATTGAAAGAACTGCATTTCTCAGCACCCACTATGAGCATCCATAAATTAATTGATGATTTTGATGGTGAATTTCAAGATTTTGATGATGCTCTTATGGAAAATGCTCAAGCTCTCTGGGGATTTATTCAACCAGGAACATTAAGCCCTATTCTTCCAGAAGCATTAGAATTTGAAAATCTCTTAGTAGATATTAGAGGATTACTAACTGGAATAAAAAGAGAAGCTGGAGATGATTTAATGTGGTCAGGTATTATTAACAGAACAGATGACTTTTTCGAAACTGTTAATAAATATATTTACTTGATCAAAATATGTAAACATGACGCTGCAAAAAGCGAATAAAAAAAAGAACTAACCTTGGAAATAAAATCCTTGGTTAGTTTTCTTTCTCTTCTAAAATAAACCTTTTTCTCTAGATAGTTTAAGAATAGAATAATTGTAATTGCTCATATAATAAGCAGCATTATCATCTATGTTTATTAATCCCTTTTCATAATTCTCTATTATTGCTAAAGAATTATATAGGATGATTCTAATAAATTCTTCTTCAGGAATACTTGGTTTTTCAATAGTAATAATATCCGAATTAAGTTTTTTAAAATACCTAAAACTTTCTTTTGTTATTAAATCCAGTCTATATATGTATCTTGTCATATTTTTTGCTGTCCAGATTTTTCGAAATGGTTTTTCAAAATTACTTAAGGTAATTGAAATATAGTATTTACTTTTACCTAAGCGATTATTATCCTTTAAAAAACTTACAATCTTTGAGATTTCTAGAAGACGATTTCTATTTCTATTTCCTATAAATGAAAATACACTAAAACTATTTGATATTGTTTTATATTCCTCAGAAGTTAGATAATTTTGAGCATTATGTATATCTACTAGTTTAAGAGGAGTTTCTATTATATAAGCTCTAAAGTTTGGTGTGAAAGTTATCATGATAATTTTTATAATTATAATATAGTTCATTGAGGTTATCTATATCTTTTTTAACACTAAGAAGTCCAGTAGTAGTTTTTATTATTTTAATTAAAACTTTTCGAATATCTTCTGAGTTGATTCCAGATATAGTTTCTTCTTTTATTTTTACAGTATCATATCTTCCATAATAAATAAAACAAATCTCCTTATATTTTATATGGTGTAATAAATAATTAAATGAGATTCTCTTTAATCGATTTTGAAATAAGAGACTAATTCTATTATCTATTATTACAAAAGTGTATTTATTATTAGTCTTAACAGTGCAATAATAATATTCAATTTTTATACTTTTCTTATTCATAACAATTATAAGAGTTTAAATCCTTAATAATGTAATAAAATAAAAAAGAAAATGTTAAAAGATTTATTAAATCGATTAGAAGAAGCAGAATTTTTTAATAAAAAGAATTATTATGAAAACTTAAGAAAGGAAGTTGGTTCTAAATGTGTATATTATGATATAGTACGAGACTAACTACTATTCATTGTTCTCTTGAGGCTTTTAGAGGTTTATATGGGATTATACCAAAGCCAGAGGGATATGAATTAGCTGTTAATAATCGTGGAAGTTATTTAATCACTATCTTGTCAAGTTTAACTACAAAAGAAAAGGTAAAGTGGATATTTAGAAAAACTAGTAGATTTGTTAATAGAATCACTTCCTCACGAGGAATAGTTGATGATGAAACAGAAGCTTATATCTTTGGATATTTAGTTTCTCAACAACTTTTAGATTTTATACACATAGAAGATCTTCTTTTAGGGATAGAGAAGAAAAAAGAAATTTCTGGAAAACTATCTAAGGGTGATTTAAGTTATGTAATGTCAACTTTTAGAACTTATTATGATAAAATAAATAAAAATATTATTAAGATAGCTCCTCCTCCAGTAGATGGTATGGTTTATTCAACTGCTGGAGAAAGAAAATTTATAATGATGATTCCAAAAAGAAAAAGAATGACAAAATCTGAACTTTTAAATACTTGGTCTCATGAATTATATCATATAGCTAGAAATTCTTTTGGAGTAATGAATCGAGAATATTTTTACCTTGAAGATATTTTAGTTGAATATATGGAGAAATCTTTACCAATCTTAAGAGAACTTATATGGAAACGGAGGAATATGTAAAAGTAACTGGATATGTATTCTTGTATGATCTAGAAGAAGATTTACAAGTTGTTACTGTAATAAGACTAGAAGATGAATTGTCTCGTTTAGTGCTTACTCCATGGGATAATGCAGATCCTGAAGAAGTATTTTTTGGGTGGACTGATAATCTCAATACATGTTATATTAGTATTTCAAGTTTTGGTGAAATTCTACTCTTAGATGCTTTCTTAGATAATATTAAAGATCGTCTAATGGCAGTTCCAGGAAAATTAGTAGTAATGAAAGATAAAACTTATAAAATAGAGATATGATGAAGGTTATAATTTATTTAGTATTATTAGTTGCATTTATCCTATATTTAGGACAAACAGAAATATCATTTTCACCGTTTAGAATTAAAATAACTGAGTGGTATAAGCCTTTAGGAATAATTATTATGATTATCGGGTTTCTTATTTATACAGGAGGAAGTGAAAGAAAATCATTTAAAGATGGTTGGACTAAGGCAAAAAATGAAATAATCAATGGGAATAGATAGTTGGACACAGACTAGAGTCAAAAATAAAAATACTGGAGATATAGGAGTTATTTACAGTAGTGGTTTTGATTCAAAGGGACATTATTATAAAGTATGTTGGGGATCATCTATACTTCCAGAAAGAATGAGTATAGATGATTTTGATAAAAAATGTGAAATTATAGAACATGATTATACATCAATTATCCCTCAAATAATGGAATATCTTAAGGAAGAAAGATTAGCCAGAATTCCTCAAGCAGTAGCAAGAAGGTTAGATCCAGATTATTATAAAGTAGGTGATATTGTTTATTTTCAGTCTCCTGGATATTTATGGGGTAGTGGTGAGTATGCAAAATTTGGACCAAAATACCCTTTAATAATTACAGAAATAAGACAAGATTGGGGTAATGAATTTAGATTTAATATTATCTTAGATAGATATCGTCCGGAATCACCTTTAAATCCCAAAGGAGAGTTTTCGATTTTTTTCGATCTAACTAATTTTTATAGTACAGATGCATATAATAATTTAGCACGTTATGACAAAGAATACTAAAAGGAGACTATACTATCAAAAATATCTTCCAGGAGATATAATTACTTGGTTCAATAATGATATCTATATCAATGAAATCAATCTTATTAGATTAGTAACTGGTGTAGTAGGTTTTTTTGGAAATTTTAGATATGAAACTGTAGATTTAGAATTAGGATGTTCTTCAGAACATAGATATTATGGAGAAAGAACAAATATATTGGTATCTAATACTGATATAGTAAATAGTAGGTTGATTTTTCGATCTTTCCCAGGGATTTCTGATATAGTATGTAAAGAAGTATATAAATTTTCTGGAGAATGTGATTTATGTAATTTCAAACCTTCTATCAGACCTAATAAATTCTTTTTCCCTGGAGATAAAATAAATAGCACTCTACTTATTTCCTATCCAGTAAATAATCGTAAAGGAATAGTTAAACGTGTGAGAATAAATGAAAGTGTTCTTATAGACTTTGTAGAGGAATTAAATGAAAAAAGTATTGTTACTTTGGATTTCATAAAAAATAGAATAAAAGAACTTGTAACTCTTGAAAATCTTGAATATGGAGTTTTTATGGAATATTCATCAAAGGAAATAAGTCATTTTTCGAAAAACCTTAGATTATTTCAAAGAAGAGAATATACAATAGATTCAGGTAAATTAAATTACTGTAGTCAATGTATTCTCTCAAAGGATAATTGTAATGAGTGTGGGATTGTGAAATATAATTTATTAGATAATTCAAAATCATTAATGATATGAAAACAAAAGAACAATTAATTAAAGTTTTTGAAGAAGTAATAGAAGATATTATTTCTAGAGAGTATGAATATAAGGATAATTATATAGAATTTCCAGAAACAGATAGACTAATATATGAATCAAAAATGTATAAGTCTATTCAAAAAGGAAATAATAAACCTAAATTTCAAACTCCTCTTAAAATATATGTACAGAATATAGATACCTTTGAAAAAGCAAAGGAATTGGGTTCAGAGTGTGCAGTTCTTAATATGGCTTCATCTAAAAGACCAGGTGGAGGAGTTGAAACAGGTTCTAGAGCTCAGGAAGAAGAATTATGTAGAAGAAGTAATTTGCTATTATCCCTATATTTATACTCTCCTGAAAAATGGGATGAATACTTTGGAGATTATTATTCAGGAAAAGTTCTTAATGACTTCTCCTACCCTATTCCAGTTTATGGAGGAATATATAGTCCAGGGGTATGCGTTTATAGAAAACCAGGAACTTATGAAACTGTAGGTAATTATTTTAAATGTAATGTAATTTCAGTGGCAGGAGTAGTAAGACCTGATATTGATAAGAATACTGGAGAAATGATGAAAAAATATGTTCCTGTTGTAAAAGGAAAAATAAGAACAATCCTTAGAATAGCTTTAGATAATAATCATACTAAACTTGTTCTAGGGGCACTTGGATGTGGAGCATTTAAAAATCCACCTTCTCATGTAGCAAGATTATTTAAGGAAGTTTTGGAAGAACCAGAATTTATTGGAGCATTTGAAGAAATATGTTTTGCTATTCTCGATGATGGAAATTCAGGAAGAGATCATAATCCAAATGGAAATTTAAAACCTTTCGCAGATGTGTTTGGAGAAAAGATCTAATTTATTAAAAGAAATTTGTAAAAGATTAAGATATAAACCTATTATAAAAACAAGTGATGGAAATTATACTAGAGTTACAGGAGTTTATTTTGATGATTCTGGTAGTCCTTGGTTTAAGTTGATAGGTTCTGATAATTGGTATACTTTCTCAGTAATAGATAAGATTGTTCTTTATTCTAAAAATCTCATTAACAAAGAAATTCGTATATCCGGAGAAACAATAAATCCACTTGTAAGATTTGCAGAAGAACATGCGAAAAAGAATTTTACAGATGAGGGAATAAAAGCATCATTGGATTCTAAAAATGAGAATTATGTAAAAGTAGTAAATGGTAAAGGAGAATTTATTGCATCATATGATAAAGATAAACCTTATTTTTATAGTTATGGTGTAGACTTACTTTTAAAGTATATGATAAATTTAAAAGATTGTTCTGGATCTGATTTTGAGATAATTGAAGAAGATTCAGAAGATAATCCATTTTTATATTTTGGATGAATTATGGAAGTAGGAAAGATTTATGTAGATTATAAAGATGGACCTGATGGTTGGTTCGGTTTATTTAGTGGATGTGAAAGAGGAGTATTTAATTTTCCAAATAATCTTTGGAGATGGTATGTAATAGATTCAAGGATTGTTATTAATTATCCAAGAGTTGATAATTATTATGGTCGAAGAGTAGCAACTGTTAAAGAACTTGAGAAGATTGAGTCTATTCTTGAACATCTAGGGTATACTTTGATACCAGGAACTTTAGAGATTTCAGAAATACCTGTTAATAATATTTCAAAAATTATAGAAAAATTAGAAAGAGGTGAGTGGAGTCTTCTCAAAGAAACTGAAAAAATAAAAATAATAGAAACACTTAAAGGCTATGTTAACAACTGAAGAATTATTTAGAGAATATATTAAACTATTCACATTAATAGTAGAAACCGCCGGACAAACGGAAGGTAATAAGAGTTACAAGGAAGTTACTAGAGTTCTTAAAGAAAATGAACATATAGTGAAAAAGATAATTGAAGAAGAAATGTCTTTTACTCCATTTGTAGCTTCTCTTATATTCTTTATAATCAAAGATATTCATGGGACAGAAAAACTTAGTGGAGAGAATTCTATAGAAACTATAAAACCACTAGTAGATGATTTCTATGTGAGATATATAAAGAAACCTACTAGAAAATTTACAGCAAAGTATGGATTACCAGCTGTGGAAGATTTAAATACTTATATCAAATTATATCTTGTTTAATTAAGAAGTGGATATTTTTAATTTTGATATAGTTAATCAAGAAATGATTGGTGGATTAGTAGTTGTATCATATTCTTTTCATTACAATATGCTAGATTTCTCATATACTTCTCCAAAAACTAAGAATATAAACTTATGGCCATTTTATAAGAAGAGTTATAGTATTCCAGGAAAAATAAGTGATAGTACTGGTAAAATAGTAATAAATGATATTCTTAATCCTATAGAAGATGGAAGTATCTTAGAAATTAATGATACACCTCCTGGAAATGGATATAATAGTAGTTATAAAGTAGTATTTTATAATAAAAAATGTTTTCTGCTACCCTTCATAGAACTAGTTTTTGGAGCTAAGAAGGAATTAGATGAGAAAGCATATACTCTTATACCTACTGTAAAAAGATATGAATTTAACTTTTCTACTATAAAAGATTGGTCATCAATTAAAGATGATAGTGTTTTATGTAAAAAGAACATCATACAAATTCTAAAGAAGGTGAAAAAGACAATCGGTAATAACCTTATAATTGATAAACAAACATTGACAACTGTTAATAATTTTTATTTATGAAAAATTTTAAAGTAACATCAAAAGAAAATGGAAAAGAGTATTGGATCTCTAGAGCAAATGCAGTAGTAGGAATTGTATATACTAGAGATAGCAATGGTCGAGTAATGTTTTTAGTATCTAAACGAGGTTCAGGATGTCCAGATCATGTTGGAAAATGGTCAGTTACTTGTGGTTATCTTGATTGGGGTGAAACAAGAAAAGAAGCGGTAAAACGAGAACTTTATGAAGAACTTGGACTTAATCTTGAAATTTATCCCAATGAAGCAATTGATCATTTTTGTACTATAGATGATCCGTCTCGAGATGTTAGAGAAAACATAGTTTCTAGATATCTTATTCATGTAGATTACATAGCTACTCGGAAAAAATTAGCTGATAAGGAAATTAACTGTGATACCGTATCAAGAGGTGGAGAACCTAATGAAGTAGATGATATTAAGTTTGTCCCAGCAGAAGATATTGATAGTTATGATTGGGCGTTTAATCATGATCAGGTACTTAAAGAGATTTTAGAATACTTAGAAACAGGTCGAAAACCTAAATATTGTGAAGAGTAAAGAAACTAGGGATAAGCTCTTCTTATGTTTAATAAAGATTAATAATCAGAAAAAATCCTAGTTAGTAATCAAACCCGAGGAGATAATTCTTCGGGTTTATTTTCCTTATATGTGATAAATATAAATATAAATAAATATAGAATTATGAACAGATTTATTAATTGTGATTGTATTAAAAATAAGAAAGGTGAATTAATACCTTTATGGAAAATAGATTGGAAATTAGATAGTGAGTATCTTGATAAGGATGATCTAGAAAATAGTTTTATTGTTCCAGAAGATAGGAATATTGGTGATTTTATAGCAGAAACTGATATTGTAAAAGCTTTATGGGATTTGATAGATAAAAAAGTAGTTCCATGTAAAAGAGTTATTAAAATTTATTCTGACTCGACAGGAAGGGTTGGATTGAAAGAGGGTGATGAAATTTATGTTAAACATAAATTTAGCTCTAATGAAATTTACCCAACTAAAATAAAAACAATAACTCAAGGAATACAAGAAAATGTTTATTATACTACAGAAAATCATCTAAAAAAGAACTGGTTAGGATCAGATACTGAAATTATAGAAGATACTATAGTAAATGATATTCCTGGAAATAATGTTGTTCAGATAATAACATACAGGAAACATTATGTTCTAGAAAACGGAACTGAAACTGATTACGATTATGATTTTTTTAAATTAAAAGAAAAATGAGAGAATTTATTTATGCTAGTTACCTTCGAATTACACCAGAAGAGTTTTTTGATTTAGCAGCTAAAGAGATGAGTAAAGCTTATGAATCTTATAAATCTAGTTCAGAAGCTTATAAAGATCCTTTTCTTCAATTTTGGGTCTATATAAATCCTAATCTAATTCCAGATAGTTATATTGATACTTTAAAGAGGGTGTTAATTGATGAATATGGATGGAGGATTGTTGATATAAAAAAAAACAACTTGAAGAGGGGAAAATCTATATAAAAACTGAAGTATAATAGTAGATGATGAAGTCCTGGAAAAATTAGTAAAACTTGGATATAAACAGCCAATAAAAGAAAAGAGAATTGAGGTAGAAATAGTAGAATGGATAAGATTACATAAGGATATTATCATTCTCGTATATCCATTTACTAATAAAGAAGGAGAGAAAAGATTTATATTTGCTATCCCAATGGAGAATGGTTCATTGAGTAGTAATAATCTAAACTATCCTTCTTATGAACAAGCTAGATTAGAAGGAATAAAGAGCGTATGTAATGAATTATTAAGAAAGTAATTATGAAAAAGTTATTAATCATTATCAGTCTTATTATAGGATTAGTGAGTTGTGATAGTAAAGGAAAAGATTTACCACAATATAAAGTAGAATATAGTAAGGAATTAGTTATAAAATCTATTGATAGAGGATTAAATTCTTACGGCGTTAGTACTATTTATTACATCGCTGGGGACGAAATTGGTTCTAATGGAGATATTAGATTAAGTGAAAGAATTCCTAGTAGTAATAATCCAACATATAAAATAGGAGATAAGATATTATTTTCAATTAAAAAGATAGAGAAAAACAAATGAATTTTTTACTAGTCTTAATAGCATTATTATTAGTAATTGCAGTAATTTTTAAAATAATAGTTATTATAGGAGCTCTCACCAGAAATAAAGAATCTGTTTCTGGATGAGTTTCTAGATTATATACACCAAATTATAAACCGTATAAGAAAATGGAAAAAGATAAAAAAGATCAACTTCTTGAAGAGTTGTTTATGCAAAAACTAGAAATAGATCTCGGAAAAGCAGATGGAACAAAAGATGAGGTTTATCTTGCTGATGTAGTTGAAGATGCTTTGGTTGATATCGAACTAGCCATAGAGGAAGAAGTTTCAGAGCAGAGATTTTTCATATGGCCAAAGGAAAGGGAGCGTCTAATTAAAACATGGGCTAAATTTATTCCTAATCCAGCTAATGGAGGAGATGATGATTTTATTGTATTTGATTCTTTCCGAGGTGAGTATACATTTGGGGAGAATGGATTTACTCCTTTATGTAGCTCAAAGGAATTAAACGGTTACTATAAAGACAATAACTTAGAATATATAATTAAACAACCTAGATATTAAATGAAGAGGAAAGATTATTTATATAGTATTATCTTAGATCAAAATACACCAGAACTTAGGAAAGAGTTTGAAGATCTAGGATATTCTGAGATGGTTGGAACTGGTTTAGCCTTTAATCCAGATAAAGGAAATTGTATTATTACTTGTGCAGAGACTGGAGAATATGCAGCTATAACTCGAGAAGCTATTAAATTTTCTTCATCTGGAAAAGTATCTCTTGTAAAAAGAATTCAATGTGGAGTAACTAAAGAACTAGCTCTTGGGATAGCTGCTCTTAGAGGAGATACAGATTTCGGACAATGGTTTACTAATGGAGAAGATTGGATAAAAGATAATCAAAAGAAAGGTTATCATAAAGCAACCATAAATGAACTTCAAGATAAATTTCCTAGAGAAGGTATTCAATTTCTTAATTCAGCTTATATCGGAAAAGTTAGTAAGGATATAATTGAACTTCTAGAAGATGTTGGTTATTATGATAGTAAAATAATTGATGGAGCACGTGATATTAAAGATTGGAAGGATTTTTCAGATTGTGGAATATGTACCTCTAATCATGGAAGCTACACAATTATTCATAAATCATGTTGGGAAACAGCAAATCCTCATGTAACTTGGAACTGTGCAGGAAGAATTGATTGTGGGATTGATGAAGTTAGATTTTATCAAGTTATTACACCTAGATTATAATGGTTAAGGAGTTAGGTATAATTCGAAGTGGTTCTGGTGGAATAATTGGATGTAAATCAGCGGCAGATCAAGTATACTATTATAATTTAACTATAGAAATCTTAAAATATTTCTCAGCATTTCAGATAGATAATAAAATTATAGTTACTTATGAAGATGTAGAACATATAGATAGAGTAGAATTATCAAGAATTAGCTCTGGTTTTTACTTAGATATTTATTATGATTTATTTATTCATACTAGATTAATGATCTTAGATGATGAAATTCCAAACTCTCTTAAGTATAATTGGAATGTGAGAACTGAAAGAAATTTACATGAAACGATATTTATTTTTAATTAAAGAAAGATGTTAGAATTAAAAGCTGTAGAATTTTTAAAAGAACTGTTGGGATCGTATAGTCCTAGCGGTTTTGAACAGGAAGCAACTAGGGTATTTAAAGATTATTGTTCTAAGTTTGCGATAGAAGAGTTTACTGATAAAATGGGAAATGTAGCATTTAAGGTAGGTTCAGGGAGTAAGAAAGTAATGATTTCTGCACATATTGATGAACTTGGAATGATGATACAAAATGTTACAGACCAAGGAATGCTAAATATTATTAATCTTGGGGGAATAGATAAAAAAGTTCTCCCAGGAAGTATAGTTAAAATTTCTAAAATTGGTCACCCAGGAGAATATGTAACAGGTATTATTGGGAAAAAGCCAATTCATGTAGAGTATGATGATAATAGCAAAAATGAATTAATTCCTATTGAAGATCTTCTTGTTGATATCGGCGCTGAATCTAAAGAAGAAGCTATGAAGTTAGTAGAGATAGGTAGTAGAGTTGTTTTTGAAGCAAATTTTATAGAACATCTTGGGAAGAATCGATTTGCATCTAAAGGACTAGATGATAAGATTGGAGTATTTATTGTTGCTGAAGTCTTAAGGAACGTGGTGAATTATGAAGACTTTAAGGAACTTTTTGATGAATATACTTTTTATGGCGTGGCGAATACTCAGGAGGAAGTAGGTCTAAGAGGTGCAATGGTAACAAGTAAAAGAGTAAATCCTGATATTTCGATTGATATAGATGTTACTTTCGCCACGGATGAAGGTAGAGGAATAAAACCTGAGTCCTATGGAGATATAGAACTTGGGAAAGGACCTGTTATCATGAATGGACCTGATAAATCTTGGAATCTTCGCTGTAAAATGATCGGAGTTGCTGAGATTAATGAAATTCCATATCAACTTGCAGCTTCATATGCAGGAGGAACAAATACTTCAGCAATTCAAGAAGGTGCTTTTGATTGTGAAACTATGTTAGTATCTATTCCTCAACGAAATATGCATACTCAAGTTGAAGTATGTGATTATCGAGATGTGGAAGGTGCTATAAATCTAATCTCCAAGACATTATTAGAGATTACAAAATAAAGAAAAATAATTAGAGGACTTTTTACAGTCCTCTTTTTTTTTATATTTCTATTTTCCCTAGATTAATAGGTTTTTCATAATTTCCATTTACTTTAGAATTCCATATATTATAAAATAATTCTCTATAATTTTCTCTAACTTGATATACATCTCCATAAATAATTCCTAGTACATTATAGTTATTTTCACCAAACATTCCAATCACTTTAACAAGTTTAGAACGCATTTTATTTTCAGAGAAAATGGATTCTTCATAATTCACAGGATAAAAATTAAGAATCCTTCTCTTATAAAACCCTAATTGTTTTTCTTTTATTGAGTTAAGAAAGTAAATAACATGTCTTCCTAATAATCTTTCTGAAAAATTATTATCTACTAGTATATTATCTCCAAACACTTTTTGATCTTTTATATAAAGTCCTAATACTGGATGTTGATCTACTGATGAAGAATCTATAATATATTTCTTCAATTCAATTCCATAAGTATTTCTCTTCTCCATCCATTCTTTCATGATAAAACTTCTAACTCTAGGGTTTAAATTTTTTGATAACTTAGCTTCATAACATCTAATCATAATTCTTTTATTTATTTTCACATATAAGGAACTTGGATTTCCTTATAAATGTAATAAAATAATCATATGAAAAAGAAGAAAAAGAAATTAATCTCCCTAGCCGAAAAAGTTAGGAGAGATAATGAAATTAAAGAAACAGGAAAGTTAGTATCCTTAAGACCTAGTATCACTCATAAAAGTAAAAAAGATTATTCACGTAAGTGGAAACTCGAAGATTATGAATAATAGGAAAGAATTAATAGAGTTAAATAAACTTTATAGGAAACGTTTAGTAGATTCAGTAATAACTAAATTACTTAAAGTCCTTGAATTTACTGGATTAGATACACTTGAAGATCTTGTGTTTGATTATAAGAGTTTAGAATCTAAATCTATATCAGGAAATATTCAAAAATTATATTATGTAAACAAAACATTTAATTATATTAAAGTTGATATGGATTATGGAGAGTACTCTAAACATAATTTGGATATAGAGGATTTAGATACTACAGATTTAGAGATTATTGTATTTAATAATATTATCGGATATTATAAAGAGAATAAATTAATAAAAATAGCAAAAGATTATGAAGATTAAAAAACCCTTTACAACTGCTGGATCTGGGAAGATCTATTTTATTTCAGATCTTCATTATGGTCATGAAAATGTAATAAAATATGATTCTCGACCTTTTAAAGATGTAACTGAAATGAATAATTATATCTTAGAGGAACTTAAAAAAACTAAAGAAGAAGATATTATATTCGATTTAGGTGATATGTTTTGGAAAATGCCTGTTGACGATATAAAAGATGTCTTAAATCAGATTCCTTGTAAAAATATTTATAAAATTGTTGGGAATCATGATAACTATGGACTTTATTTTGATCAGGCACCACTTAAAGGGTATTTCAAAATAATCTCTGATATTCTTGATGTTCATATAGAGCATTCAGGAAAAGATTATATGGTAACTATGTGTCATTATCCCTTTGTATCTTGGAATCATAAACCTCATGGATCTATTCACTTATTTGGTCACGTTCATGGTCACCTTACTGAATATATTAATAGTATTTATGATCTTAAAGTTGATGTAGGTTTTAATTCTGAGTTAGCAAAGTCTCTTAGAACCTTCTTAATACCATTTGAAGAGATTATCAAATATTTCGATACTAAAACGGGAGGTATGAATTATAAAGAATGGACACTATCTAAATGTAAGGAATTATGAAAACAGTTTGGATTTATTCACTACAGATATCAGATACTGGAAGAGTTTTTAGAGATATTCCTCCATCTGAAGCTGAAATTGTTAATGAATTTGGTGGTATTCCTAGGATAGTAAAGATACTGAATAGCGGGAAAATAATAAAAAACTATCAACTTCATTATCAATTCTTTAATACTCCAAGTGAATGTATTGAACACAGGAATAAATATATCGAAGATAAATTGAAACTCTTCGAAACTCAATGGAAATCCACCGAAAGAAATCTTAAAAAACGGATAATAAAATGATAACACAATTAACAGCGAAAGAAATAATGAATCTCCCTAAGGATAAAACATTTTGGTATAGTTGTATTAGTTTTAGGGAGAAAACTTTTAGATGCTCTAGTATCATAAAACCAGCAGAAATTATTTTAAAAATTGATATAGATAATTTATTATATCTTCGAAAAGTTTCTGATAATTCTGTAATTGGATCTTTTCAGGGTTATAAAGAAAGAAAAGATTCAGAATGTAAATTTTTTGTGAGAATATTCGATACTGAAGAAGAATGTAAAGAATATTATAACGCTCAAATTCATAATACCGTAGATCGACTTCAACATTTTTATGAAGAAAAGCTCAAATATATAAAATCTAAATTAATATGATAACAGAAGAATTATTATCAGAATATAGAGACAATTCTAAGTCACTTTGGTATTTTATGTTAGAATTTTCTAGTAAATCTCATAGATGCACAAGATTAGTAAAACCAATCGAAGTCTTAGTAACTAATTGGGATAAAAACAATGATTATTCTCTTACACTAAAAAATAAAAATAAAAATTTAGTTTTCAAAAATTATCACGTAAAATATTTTCTACCATATCTTTTCGAAACAAGAGAGGAATGTGTAGAGGCTTATAATGCGGTTATTCAAAATCAAAAAGATAAACTTCAACACGATTATGAAGAAAAATTAAGATACTTAAATGCTAAAATAGAAAAATTATGAAACAGCCGGAAACATATGAAGAACTTGATAAACTTATAGGACAAACGTTCTGGACTTTTGGATTCTATATCGGTCCGTATAGTTATAAACTTGAAAATATAAACTCTCCGCAAGAAGTAGTTTTAGGAAAAGAAGAAGGATCTGGATATAGAAGAAACACCACCTGGTATCCTTTAAGAAACAAAACCACTAATATGATAGTTGGCTACTTTCAATTAACTCCTAATAGATATAACTTAGATAATTATAAACTATATGAATCAGAAGAAGAAGCCATTGAAGGTTGGAACTCTACTATTCAAAATCAATTAGATCGATTAGAATTTGATTATGAGAAGAAAAAGAAATATTTAAATAAAAAGATTATTAAAAAATGAATAAGATAATAATTGATGGATATTATAAAGAAAAGGAACACTTAGGAAAAATTTCAGGTATTATTTTTAAAAACTGGGAAGATAGTGAACCTATAGATAAAATTTCAATTATTATTAACAATTTCGATTCTTATATTCCTGGAGAATTTTATAAAAGAGAACTTCCTGGGATTGTAAAATTATTAGAAAATATAGATCTTGATAAATTCGATACAATCATATTAGATTCTCATGTTTGGTTGTGGAATGATGAAGAATCTTTTGAAAAACCTAAACCAGGACTAGGAGCACATCTATATGAAAAACTTGGAAGAAAGAATCTTAATATTATTGGAATTGCAAAAAGTTATTACTGTGATAATAATATGCATACTTTTTCATGTTTTCGAGGAAATAGTAAAAATCCTTTATATGTAGATTCAATTAATCAAGATAAAGATTATTCTGAAGTTATTAAAAGTATGTATGGAAATTTTAGAATACCATACCTTATAAAATTAGCAGATACAGAATCAAAAATAAATTTCAAATGAAAATGATTTATGCAATAGAACAATTACCCAAGAAAGAAGATACTTGGGTATTTTTGGGAGGACCTATTCAAGGAGCTCCAGAGTGGCAAGAAACAGTTCCAGATATTCAGGGAGTAACTTGGATAAACCCTAGAAGAAAAGAGAAAATTTCTGGAGGTTTATCTGATGCTGAATATAAAAAACAGGTAGATTGGGAAACAATTGGACTTAGAGTATCAGATTTTATATTATTTTGGATCCCTGAAGCTGTTGAAGATATACCAGGAAGAGATTATGCACAAACTACTAAAATCGAACTTACCGAAAATTTAGTTAGAAAGAAAAATATAATCTTAGGAATTGCGCCGAAAATACACGGAAGAAGGTACTTGATCGAAAAAGCTAAAGCATATGGAATAAAAAATGTATATAGCTCTTTAGACGAATGTATATCTGAGTTAAAGAAAGAAATATCTAATAGAGAGTCCAGTTCAAGAGAGTTTTTTACTTCCGATACACATTTCGGCGCAGAAAGAACTTTGGAATTATCTAAACGTCCTTTCATGAATGTTGAAGATATGGATTGGACTATGGTAGAGAGATGGAATACTAAAGTTCCTCCTAAAGCTATCGTATGGCATCTTGGAGATTTTGGTGATAGAAGTTACTTGAAATATTTAAATGGAGATATTCGATTAGTTTGTGGAAATTATGAGATTAAAGAAAAATCTGAAAGAAATCTAGATATACCTGATTTTATAGGAGAGCTTATAGATTCTGGTTTTTCAAAAGTATTCCTAACTGAAGCAGAAACAAAACTCCTAGGAAAAGAGATAGCACTTGTACATGAACCTATGAATTCTACAAAAAAGTATAATCTTTTTGGACATATTCATGGAAGACAAATGATTAAGAGATTTGGATTAGATGTAGGTGTTGATGTTCATGGTTTTGCTCCTATGTCTGCAGAAGAGGTTGAATTTTTCTTAAATGCACTAGAAAAAGGCTATTACGACGCTGAAGTATTTTGCTAGTCTGATATTCCTTGAAAGCCTTATAAGTGAGAATAAAAAACAAACTTAAAAGAAAAGGAATATGATAGAAAAACTTAACACACTAATGACAATATTAAGTGCATTAGGATTATTAAGAGACGGAGTAAAAAATTACATAGATGTCTCAGTTGAAAATAGTTTATCCAATGGAATAGTAGATAAACTAAAAGATAGTTATGACAACTATACAGCTATCTTAAACAAGTATGCGATTGAAGGAAAGGATTTTGATGTTCCTTCGATTAATAGAGATTACGTAATAAGAAAACTGCGATTAATAAAAACAATAGTAAACAGATTAGTCGAATATTATATCAATGAGCCAGAAACATTGAGAGATTATAAACAATCCCTCTATTTGATTGGCGCTGACATAGATAGTATATATCGAAAGTCTGTTGTTGATTATAAAACGTTTTTGCTTGCAGTTAAGTAAGAAAAGGGTGGGTAATTCCACCCTTTATTTTTCCACCGTCTAGAAAAGACTAAAAACCTTATATATGAAAGGAAAATAGAGTTCCTAAGAGGTTAAAATAATACCGTCTAAGAAACCCTATTAGCCTTATATATGTAATAAAAGATAGAAATATCTGATATTACCTAAAGACATAGTATATCTAATTTAAAAGATATATTATGTCTTTTATACTTTAGCGTTATACATAGATATAACTAGAACTTATAATACATACGAAAGGTGTGATGACGGAGTATTATAAGGAGAGACTAGGAGTTGCTAACCTAGAAGTCGTCAGAACGACTTTATAAAATTCATCACCTTGATCTAACTTATAATTATGAAATATAATATAAGGACAGGTGGAAGTTGTTATACCACTTGAGTAGATATTTAAATAGTATTAAAATATCTTTTACAAGGATAAGTTCTGAGCGTAATTAAATAAGTATATTAAGTTACTATATTGAATTATACTATTTATCAAAATAGAGAAAATACTTAATATAACTTAATAATTGATAAAGGTTGGACACATAACTTGGCAAGCACTAACAAATTTTATAACGTGCATTTAGCCGAGTTTAACAAAATAAATAAAAAATTAAATAAATTCCTTATAGTAGATAATATTATAAGGCCACGATATATTGAGATAAACCTGATAAAGGATTATCAAGAGGAATATATCAAAGACATGTAGCCAAATATATATGGTGAACTATGAAAATAACAAAGGACCTGTATAGTCTAGAGTTATTAGTAATAGGATGTGAATTTAGAGGGATTTAATATACAGTTAAATTATTATATATAACCTATGATAAATACCGATGAGGAAATTATAAAGATTATATATAATTCTAAGTTAGAAATCTTTAAGAGAGAAGCTTAGAGTAAAAACAACCATTTCTAAGTAAATTACTTAGAAAATAGAGACAAAAGAATATTAACAACAAAAAATTATAGAATTATGAAAGCAGTTGTAAAAAACGTTGGAATTTTTGTAGCAGGAATAGCAGCAAAAGTAGTATTTGATTATGGTTATAAGAAAACTAAAAAAATGTTTAAATAACCGGAAAAACAAAAAAGCTGAATAAGCTAAAACAACCAGCCCGAGTTATGGATTAACTTGGGTTTAGAGACAATAATTAACAAAATTAATAACTTAAATAATAGGAGGAAAAATTATGAAACTAATTAACTCAGCAGTAACGAAATTTGGTGCAACAAAAGTTGTAGCAGTAGCAGCTGGAGCAGGAATGGCATTAGGAGTAGCAACTACCTTAGGATGTCAAAAAGCCTATAAAAAACTCAAACCGAAAGGTCTTAGAGATGAGGATTTGGAAAAATTGGTAGAAGAAACCGTCAACCTAAAACCGGATGCAGAAAAAGAAAAACCTGCTGAAGAAGTAAAAGCTGAATAAGCTAAAACAACCAGCCCGAGTTATGGATTAACTTGGGTTTAGAGACAATAATTAACAAAATTAATATATTATGAAAAAGATAACAGAAGTCATTATTTTTATGACAATGATATTAGCAGGAATTGCTTGGATATTAGGATTTGATATAATTTATTCAATATCAGCAATAATTATGGGAACTACAGGAATTTATTATTGGTTTAGATATATGATTTCGGAACTATTTAACAGCAATGAAGAAGAATTCATTGATGACTAACCGGAGGGATAACAAAATTTCCCTCCATTTTCATTTTTGTAGTTAGGTGAATTCCTAACCTGATGAGATCACGAGGTTAAACTCAAGATCGAAACAGAAATGGAAACTAAAGATTTCCTTTTGATTTTATATATCAAGAGACTATAACTAAACAAAAGGAAATTTACAAAGAAAAAAAAGAGGTCTTGACTTTAATTAGTCAAGTTGATCCTCTTTTTATTTTTTTCTTCAGAATGCTAAGGAATTTGATTTTGTAGCATATAAAATTCATTTTTTAACATATCAATTCTACATTTGATATCAGCTATTTCACTTGCTATATCACGTAGTGGAGAATTACAGAAAAATTCTTGATTACTATTCCAATAAATATTATTTCCTGTAATAACACTATTAATATTAGTTATAGCTGTTTCTATATTATGTAATCTTTGCATTAAATTAAAATCTCCAAAGATTCTTTTATCTATAGTAGATACTAATCTCTCTTCATTATTTACTATTATCTCAGGATTATCCATTATTTTCTCTAGATAACCTCGAAGATAATTAATAACTATATCTAAAATCTCATCCGATTGTGCAGAGGATAGAATTTTTTCAACTACAGCTTTTACTACAGAATCAGAAATTTTGATATCATTACTTAATTCAATATTTGTATTACTCGTTTTCATTGCCATTTTTCAGTTCTTTTAAACAAGTTTTCTTAGATTCTAATTGAGCTTCAAGTAACTCTATTTCTCTTTTTAATGAAGCGATTCTTGTACTCTTAAGGGATTTATCTAGCGCCTCTATAAAAGAATCTTCAAATTGAGAAAATTTTAATTCCATATAGCAATGACAACTACCACCATAACCCCAATGATCTGTATACTCTAAACAAATACTTTTATCATTAATAGCATCCTCATTGTAATCATCATCTAACCAAAGACTTCCTCGAGTAGGATCATATTCATCATACCATGAATTAGTTAATCCATATTTTCTATAAATTTCATAGATCTTATCAAATCTTTCCTTACATATCTCAACAATCTTAGGTTTAACTTCTTCTGATTGTTTCTTTGAATCTCCTAGAAAAATACCTAAGAGATTAATTAATTCTTCTTTTCTATCCATAATTCATATATTTTACGGTAGCAGAACACAACTATCTACTACATCATTAAGAGTTTTAAGGGAAGAAAAATAAAAACTATACCTATTATTTTAAGTATAGTTTTATATAATAACTCTATTTATTATTCTCTGTAACTATAATATCCACCTTCCCAAAGAATTTCTGCAGTACTTGAAGTTCCACAATCATCAGCAAAACTATAGAATACTTTTCCAGTTATATCTTTTATAAGTGGCCAAATAAATTCAACTATTTCTCTATCAGTTCTTCCAGCTTCATTTAATCTTTTCCATTGATCACCTTTACCATATTCAGTATACATATCATACCATTCGTTTACATGGCTCATCATTTCAAAGATCGTAGAATCACCGCCATATCCATGTTCATCCTTTTCTTTCTGATATATTTCAATAGCTCTTATAACATCTTCTTTATCTCTAATAATGACAACATCTTTTGTTATATTATTATCATTTAAGAATTTAATGAGTTTTTCTTCAATATCAAGAAAAAAGACTTGTGTACTTGAATTGGTGATCACATCTGAGTAACTAATTATTATTCTCTTCCTTTTCATAATAATTTAAAATATTTAATATGTTGTCTGATAATACTATTGATAAATTATCTTTTATTAAATTACGAATTAATGTTATTTTATTTATAGGGGTTTTTATTATAATTTTATTCAAAAATTTAAATTCTTTATCTTGAGTGTAGAAATTATAATTACTACTACCTTTAAATTCTCCTTCCGTGGCTAAAAAAATATTAATTGTTTTTTTAATACAGAAAGGAAGAGTTAAGTGTTTTAGAATAGGTGGTTTTATATTAAGTTCAAGGAATATTATATTATCCGACAAATCATAAACATTCTTAGATGCATTCCCTCCCAAAAAATCTAAAAGTTCTTTGGGAAGAGTTGCTTTAATATGTTCCCTTAATCTAAAACAACAGTATATAGTTTCTTCACTATAGATTTTACGAATACCAGAATAAATATAAAAATTATTAGTTATTATTCCAGAAATATCAGTCAAGACTCCATCCATATCTAAATCCTTTTGTTTCTAAGTTATCTAACTCATAAGAATAGTCTTTATCATCAGGATACAGTTCATAAAGTCTATTCATAATTTTTTGATTATGTTTAATATCAATATATACAATAGTTCCCTTTAATCTCTCCATAATCTTTGGTTTAAACATTTCCCAAATATCATCTTCTTTATCAGGGAATTCATTGTTCATATCAAGGTATAAGTTAAATAGATTTCCTAGTAGAGGTTTTAAATCCCATATTGAATAATTATGATTAAATCCTTTCTTTCCTTGAAATCTAAAGAAATATTCAACATCTTCCTCAGTTTTTAGAACAAGGAAATCTTTTTGATATTTTTTATATATTCCAGTACCAATCATCTGTCTTAATGCATCTGGTCCTTGAATTAAAAATACTTCAGTGCTTGAATTTGTAATAACATCTGAAAAACTAGTTATTATTCTTTTCTTTTTTCCCATAATTTACATAAATAAGAAAATGAGGGCAGCCATAATCTCACGACTTGCCACCCTCTGTCTTCAAATACTCTATATCTTTATTATCAGAACATTAATCCACCTCGATATAAACTTGGATTACCTTTCTGTCTAATTATCTTAACTAATGTTTCGCCATCCCCATATATATCCTTAACTAGAATAAATCCGTCTTCATCAGGATCTTCAAGAATGGTTCCAATACTAAGTTCTTGATTTTTCCAGAGACTTGAGAATTGAGATGTCATTCTAGTTTTCCAACCATCTAGGATATTACTACAATAATCCTCATTTGTCTTAGTATCTGAATCTTTATCTTCCATCTCACAATCTTTTCCAAGCCATTCTGGGAAATTAGCTCTTCCTGGACGAAGAATTTCCTTAATCCTTGTTACATCTTCCTCTGTTTCAACAGGGAATTTCATGATATCGAAAACATATTTAGCCAAAGGAATATTAAGGCAAGTATCTTCAGAAAGTTTTCCATAAATATTTACTTCATCAACAATCGAACCAAGAATATCAATAGTAGATATCTCAAGAAGATCGATTTTTTGAAGAATATTCTCTCTCTCTTCTGGAATTTTTAAATTATCGTCCAAATATTCGTTTATTGCTTTTTCTGACAAATTTCCGAATTGTTTGATATATCTAATTCTTCCAGGACGTCCAAGTAAATTCTCATTTACGTTAAGTGTATTTGTTGTTAGAATATATAATTTTCTTGATCTATTATATACCCCATCAATTAATTTTAGTAATACTTCATCACTCTCTCCTCGCTTAAATGTTTTCTCTGCTTCATCAATCAAAACAATACATTCAAAGTTGAGTTGTTGAATAAAACTTACCATTCCCTCTATTTCATTATCAGGAATGATTATGACAGGAATGTCTAATCTATTACATAATAGTTTAGCACCAACACTTTTTCCTGTTCCTTTATATCCTGTGAAAATAACACCAAGATTCTCATTCTCTTCAACAAATTTATCTGATTCCCAAGTTTTTTGAATTATATCAAATAAATTATCACAACCTACATCATATATTTTGTGATTAAATTCAAACTTTTCTGAGAGTTTTTTTAAACCGATTCTCTTATCTTGACCTTTTCCTTGATATAATTCAAAAATTCCTGAACCTGGAGTTGGATAAAGTACTGTATTTCCATCAATCGGAAATAAAGTTCCACATTCATCAATCCATTTTTGTGCTACTAAATTTTTCATTTTTCTATTTGTTATATTTTATACATTTATAAGAATTTCAAGCTTTCAGAAGAATTTAGAATATTTATTACAGTTTTTGAATCTCCTACAATTAAATATGTATCTTTCTTTTTAATTATATCGACTATCGTTTTTAAAGATATTTCTAATGAATTAATCTTTTTCCAATTTTTATCACAAATAATAGGATCATAAGAAGTATTCCCTCGATGTTTATCTTCGAGGTTAATAATTCCTAAACTTTCCATACGCTTCATAAGACATTTTAACCCTGTTTTCTTAAAATAATATTCAGGCTCAACTCCTAATTCTATAACCAATTTATTTTTCTTTCCAGGAACTATACTTGGATTCCTAGTATATTTCTTCGGAGTTAATTCTATTGTAGCAGAATATATAAGAACATGGTCGATATCAAAGAAATATACGCTCTCCTTTCTGTTCTAGGTTAATCATTAGAAATATATGTTAAGAAGTTGTCCAAGATCTATATAATCAATTCCTACTTTTTCTGCTGCTAATATATCTCTATTACTTTGACCATATAAACCAGATTCAAGTCCAATTTGTATGGCTGAATTCTTATCAAATCCACGAGTCTTAGAAATTACAGCATCCATCATTCTATCTTTAGATTGTCCAAAATCATTCTGTACTAAGATTTGACAATGATCATACGGAACTCTTAGATATTCTGATAAAGCACAAACAATATATTCTAACATTATTTTCCAAGAATCTGAACCATTACTACTTAAGATTAGATTTCTTGGAACCATAGCATAAACTTTATTTGGGTTAAAACATAAAATCTTATCCCAAACTTCAAAACGGAGTCTAATATCATAAATTCCACGTGGAAGAAGACCTGGTTTTCCGTTACTTTGGAAAGTTTCTACTAAACAATCTAAGACATCACAAAATATTACTTGTTTTTGTCGATCAATCTCTTTTCTTCCATTATTTGTATTACTACTTCCCCAGGATCCTCCAGTATTACCACCACTACCCCAGCCAGGAGATCCACTCCAAGATCCTCCTGAGTTTCCCCAAGAATTTCCTCCAGCTGGTTTTGTTTGCCATGGATACTGTTGATTATTACTTCCTCCCCACGAAGATCCTCCGTTATTATTCCAAGATGGAGTTGATGGTTGACCCCAATTACTTCCACCTACACTTTGTCCAAATGGTGTCTGTTGCATAATTTTTTCATTCAATTCTTTTTGACCTTTAACTACTTTTTCTATTCTCTCATCCTCCTCTGCTTCATCGATTTCATTGATATCATCATCGTCATCATCTCCTGAATCATATGGAGGTTCTTCTGAAGAGTAGTCAGGCTTTAGATATTCTTTAAATTTATTATCTTCTTCCATAAGTTTTTTATAGTTTATGTTTATCACATATAAGGATTTCCGGATTTAATAAAAGTTTGTCAAGTTTGGCTAAATGAGACTTCTCCATATAAAGTCTCCATAATTCTGTTTTACGAGCTTCCTTAAAACATTCTATAACTTTTTGAGCATCTAATTCTACACTTCCGATAATAACGTATCTATTATCATTTGTACATTTCGGTTCTATACCAAAACATCCTTCTCTAATAAAAGCGTAGATAGTTTCATAAGATGGTCGTTTTAATATAACAGGAACAGTTATATTAATAGAAAGATCTATACTTGTTTGAAGAATTAAAAATGTTTCTCTAGTAGAATGTAATTTAAGATAATAATTCGATATAACAATATCTGCTATCATAGGAAATATTCTTTTGAATTATTTATCATATCTTTTAATATAGTCAATTGAGTGTCATCACCACCCCAAAATTTATCATTAAAAGCTTTCTTCATACCCTGAATTATCTTTTTATAATCTATTCCTTCTACTGTCCCTAAAACTTTAACAATTGATCTATTTGACATTTTTTCCGGTAACTCAAAATAAAACCTACCAAAACCAATAGATTCATATATATCTTTTCGTCTAGGTCTTTTAAGATAATTATAGTGTTGATCATCAATACATATGTAAATATCTAAATTTTTCATAGTTCGAATTATTACTTCTCTTAATTCAATCATATCGTTTGTATCAACTATTATCCCTGTCATGTAAATTTTATATTATCTAAGTTTTTTACTAAATGTTTCAAATCATTCGCATAAGGACAATTTTTAGATCCTTGGATAAATGATTTTTTGAGTTCTTCTAGGTCAACACTAACTTCCTGAATGATTAAGCAATCGATCATATTTCTATATCGAAGATGTTCTAATAAAGAAGTATCATCACAAAATCGAAATATACAAAATTTTCCAAGACAAGTTTTTACATAAATTTGTTTAGGAGTTATTCTCTTAGTCGCTAACCCATCTAAATTATATTCTAAAATAAAGTTCTCTCCAAGAATATTTCCACTAACAATTCCAATATCAGTTGATAATTCTTTTTGAAGTCTTCTGTAAAAACTAATCTTCACCATCTCCAGTTCCTGCTTTAATAGATAAAATAGGTTTAATAATTTCCAAAATTTTCACTGTATCTTGTATTCCAGTTATTATTTCAGAAGGATCTTTATATACCTCGGGCGCTTCATCAATACAGGCGAGACATACAGAACTAGAATATACATTGCCCATACTTTCTTTAAATTCTTGGAGACTTAATCGTTCTCTTGCTTCTCGCCTAGACATTAAGCGCCCAGCACCATGAGGAGCACTATAATTTCTATCAGGATTACCAAGACCTTCACAAATTAAGGTTCCAAAAGCCATGTTCATAGGGATAATTACTTTCTGTCCGGCGTAAGCTTGAATAGATCCTTTTCTAATTATTCTATCTCTTGGATCTATATAATTATGAATAGACTCAATCCTCTCAAGCTCTTTTCCGAGTCCAAGAGCTTTTTTAATTCTCTCTGATATCACCATTCGATTATATTCTGCATAAGCTTGAGCAAAAAACATATCCCCGAGATAACCAGATATATCTTCATGTGTTACTAAGAATCTACTAGGCGGAATTGTATATCGGCCGGAAGCATGAAGTTTTTCTATTTCTTCTTTGATTTTCTTCCCTTGACCTTTATACTTCTCCTTAATTCCTCTCTCGGCCGCTTTCATATCCGCCTCAATTATCCTAGTTTTCCCAATTTGTTTTTTCCAATAAGCAAGTATTTTTATTCCTAAGTTTCTCGATCCTGTATGAATAGTAACCCAAACAGACTCTTTATCTTCTTCTACCTGTCCAAGTTCTATAAAATGATTCAATTTTGTTACTAATACTACTTTCAAGTATCGGATAGGTCATTTCTGCCTATCTCTAGTAGTTCTTTTTCCTACTAGTTCGGAGCACACCTTTAGCCCTAGAAATAAATCCTAATGACTAGCCGAAGTCCCTCTGCTCTCTACGGGGGTATAAGTTTTAACACTGTAACCTTCCCTCGGTGATTAGCATCTCAGCTTCTCCCGATATGGACGACTTTTACAACGAATGACTATTAATCATTCTGGAGGCAATCAATTTTTCTCACCTCCACCAAGAGTTCCAAGAGATTTATAGAAAATTCCCTCAGACATACCAATTCTTTTAAGGGTTTTTGATATAAATTTCTCTATCTCTCCTAGACCTTCATAACATACAAATTCAGGCCATAAACTTCTTGCTCTTTCAAGTTTTGTTTTAAAAAATTTCTTGAATTCTTTTTCTTGGATAACAGTTTTCTCATTTACTTCCATACCCATTGGAATATCTCTACGAATTCTAGCATCCCAAAGAGCTAATTCTGGATCTCCCGAAGGCATTTTATATTTTACACTTAACATACCACACGATATGTCACAACCAACCACATCAGGATCGAGAGGACCACCAGAGTAGGTTTGAGTATATCCTACTACACAACCTTTTCCTGCATGACAATTTCCAGTAATAAAAGTTAATCCTCCTTGTTTAGCAATAAAATATCCAGTATTTGTCTCAATACAAACTAATTTACCGCAATACTCAACTTCATTTCTTTGAAATTTTGAATTATGTATTCCATTTCTTGAATAATTAAGTTTAGAATCATCTATTATATTAATATAATGTATTTGATTTAAACCATTATATCCATTAAAAGTCTTTAATACTATTTTTGACAAACCTTTATTGATTGTTGCAATAGCTGATATTAAATTTAAAGTATCTAGATCTTTGGAATTTATTCTATAACTTCCGTGATTATTGTTAATATAATTTTCATAGTCTCCATCAACTTGAATTAATTCTTCAAAAAAAATCTTTGATTGTTCTTGAGACATAAATATTAAATCAGAGGGAAATTTTTTCTTTAGTGTAACTAAATTAATATATTTCTCACTATCCTTAACAGATAATCTAATTACTGTTTGTTTATTATATTCACTTTTTCCATATTTATATCCTTCTTCATCAAATAATTGTATTATTCGATTTATTTTTCTCTCTTTCTTTAACCCAAAACGAATATTACGAGATATTCTTTTTGGATTATGTGTATTTGCTATTACTCCATCGCCAATAATCCAACATAATATTCTTATCTCGTTATCTGTATACTTATTTATCGGAGTACTAACACCTTTAGCATTAAATATGTTTTCTTTCATGAGAAAAGAATCTATATTTTCTGCTAATTCTCCCATATTATTCTTCAATGCTAATCTATGCCTTTGAGAAACTCTGAAAGAATATCCTCTAGTGTTATTATATTTATAAACTTTTTCATCTTTTCTTAAATCTCTAATAAGAATATTTTTTGGAGAATAAAATTCAACTAATTGAGTATCTGGATTATAATTAGCAACCCTAACAGTATTATCGAGATCAATTATCTTCTTAAACCCATTCTCAGTTAATACTTCTGTGTCCTCTGTTAAACAATCCTCCATAATCCTAACTGTTTCATTCTCAGTCATTTTAGTATTTAAAAGTTCGTAGACTTGAGAAACTGCTTCTGGTTCAATATTATCAGTAAAGACAATTGCTTTACCATATTTTCCTGTTATTTCCATAAAATTATCTTATAAAATAAAGGGAGTATTTTCTCATACTCCACTTATTTCTTTTCTTCAACAGCTTCCTGTCCCTGCGTTTCTTCTTTAGAAGGTTTGTCTTCTTTAACTGGACCTACAAACAATCCGCGAAGAATACACATCTTATTTTCTAAGGTACACTCTGAATGTTCCTTATTATAATATTCACAGATATCAGGGCAACATTTATCGATTACTTCGTCGAGATAAACCAATTTTTTATTTCCGGCGATTTTTTGTAATATATCAGGCTGATCTTTGAAAATTTCCTCAAGAGTGCCTTCTTTTGGAACCATTGAGGTTAAATCTGAATCTTCTCCTTCATTAGCTCCAAGATCATTACAAAAATCGATAAATGATAGTTCTTCATTTCCTGGGTCTCTAGGATCAGGGATAAAAGAACAACATTTTCCATAAGGACATTCTTTATCACAAATTAAATGTGATGTTGGAATTTTCTCAATGGGTCTAAAGACTACCACTTTTTCTCCGTTAGATGTGGGAACTTTTACTGTTTTTAACTTTTTCATAATTTAATTCATTAATGTTATTTAATTCTTTACGCATTTATTTTCGAAGCGGATTCTGTATTAATTTCCGCTTCATATATAAGAATTTCAGGGGAGAAGAAAATAAAAAAGAAGGAAGTATTTCATTCCTTCTTCTTAAATGTTCTAGTTTAGTTAGTTACTGCATAAAGAATTGTGTTCCCTTCTCTTCTAAGAGTAAATAGTCTTTCAACCTCATTATCACTTATTATTTTATAGTCCTCTCGTTTTTTAGAAACTAGATAATCTTTAATAAGTCCATAATTAAATGACTCTATCACAAGATGACAACCATTTGGAGTATTAATTTTTCCTAGAATATTAGTATATCCTGAGATAAATTTTTCTATATCATGTTGATAGGATTTATCTTCAGAATCAATATCTAAAATCCACCTAGGTTTATCTACAACTCCTTTTGATTGAACCGTTTCATTACTTAAGGCTACTTTCTTTGGAAGATTATGTATATTTGTATAATCATTGTTTGCTACTCTCTTAGAATATTCAAACATACATTGCTTTCCAAATTTTTCCAAAGATCTTGGTGTAATAGATATGTAAGCTCTTGCTTTATAATGTTCACACATCTCCGTTAATCGATTCCAGGATTTTTCAAGAACTCCTAAATCTGTCACCCACCAAGCATATCTCTGTATTTCTTGAAGAGGTAAATCAGGATTCTCTTTTCTTCTTTGTATAACTTGCACAAAATAATATATCTCCGGTTTACCTTTAGAAGATATCTTAAATTTTAGAAGACTTTTTACTGTCTCTAAATTATTTATTACTCTCATGATTTTATAGTATTTAGTAAAAATTTCCAAGAAACTGTTGCTGTATGATCTGAAGAAAAGATATCAACCGTCTTACTAGTACTCTCAATCAATGGAAAATGTTTATCATTAAATCTCGTTGTTTTTGACATAATGATCTGAAACTTTCTTCTTCTAAGCTCTTCATTATATTTAGTGAGATTAATTTTCCATTCTTTTCGAATCTCTTCGATTGGCCTTTTTCCAAAACCAATAGAGTCTAAGAATACTTTGATTACACTACTTTTTGGTAATGCTCCTCTTTGATATTCTTTATACATAAGTTGTCTTTTTTGTTTTTCTCCAGGGATACCAGAAATAAAACTAACCAATTCCATTATCATTTCTGATTTTCTTGTAGCTTCTTTATCAGTTTCCTTCTTAGGGAAGTAATAATCTCCAACTATTCCAAGAGATTTAAGAAACTCTATTTTTGGATCTAAAGTTACCTTCTCAGGATAGTACTCTTGAATATATTCATTAGCTATTGCTGCAAGTTTATACTTAACTTCTAATCGAGAAAGGTAATAACTACTAATATCTCTAATTGCACACTTAGTTACTACTGGAAGAGATGAGATATCTATTAGATACTCTCCAGAAAACACTAATTCTGATTTTATTATCCCCAGTCGTTTAAATTTCCCGGCGAGTTTATTGGAAATCATAACTCCTATTAAAGACTGATTAAGAAGACCATCCTTTACTAAACATATAGATTGTCTTGTTTTATATGTTTTTTCGCCGGGTTCTATTCCGACTGTATTTTCTGGGATATTAACTACCACATTAGTATCAAAGCAGATTCCTAAGTTAGCTCGTCTTTTATTTCCAATCGTTCCTGTCACTTTCGCCCATTTATCTTTTTGGTAAGTAACAGCAGTATTACTATCCACTTTTTTAGGAGAAAGTCTTTTATATTCTCCGATCAACTCTGGATTAATAAGAATACTTGCATTATCCTCAATTAAATCAGTTATTAACCTACTAATTGAATATTTATTATAATCTGAATAAATTTTTGGATACTTAGTTTTTCTTTCAATAGGTTTGGGTGTATATTCGGAACGTTTAATAATATCATTAAGATCTTCAATATAATTAGTCATCCCTACACGACCGTACATCTCGTAAAAACCTTTGATAACTATTTCATCTTTTGTTGCTTGCGCTAAAAGTTCAGCAGTATCTAGGTATTCAAGTTTAATTGTACTTCCTAAAAAAGATAATATAATTCTAAGATCCTGGGTTGAATAAGTTTCCCCAGAGTATCTTTCAACTCTTTTTTCTCTTACTATTCCCCATGCAGATGCGTAATTATGAACACTAGGACTAACTCTTATTTTATTTTTTCCATAAGAATCCATTATTAACCAAGGATTACCAGAAGAACTAAGTTTATCTGCTAAAAGTACATATTGATACTTTAGATTTTTCTTATTTCTCAGGATAATCTCAGTACTTTTCCCATACTCATAATCACAGTACTTTACTAATTTTAATCTTGAACCATTAATTTTAATTTCTTTTTCCATAATTCTTATGTTTATTGTTATTTATTATTCATTAGTAAGAGTTTCAAGAGCTTCTAAAAAATCCAAGATATTCATTATAAAATTACGATAACTTTTATCTGGTTTATCTGGAAGTCTAAGAGAATACTCAATAAAACCTCGTAATTCTATATCAGAAGGACAAATATTCATTATAATATCTTTGTAAAGATTATTATGAACTGTTTCTGAGATTATAAGATTATTCTTAAGCTTTCTAAATAAACTTCGTTTTGTTAATTTTTTATAATTATCCTCAGAATGTAAATAAACAGGTAATACCATTACTAAATCTCTAACTTCAGAAGGACTAATCCAGTTCCCTATTGGAGATCTAGCTGCATTTAATTCTTCATAGTTCTTTAGAATATGATAATTCAAAAGTTTATTTCGAAGAATAGATATATTTTTATCATAAATAAATTTTATAAATTCTTCTCTATTAAATAACTGATTAAATCTGATATAACCAACTATAATATTTTTGTTATATCGTAATCTATAAAATTCAATACTTTCTATTTTTATTTTCTTCATAACACATATAAGGAAAATAAACCCCGACCTATCACAGGCAGGGGCTCACACTATAATATGCAATTCAAAGGATTTTCTCTTTTCCATTTATAAGGATTTAAAGCCTTAAAATTGATAAACAATAAGAATCATGGAAAATATTAATGAAGAAAAAATTAAAAAATTTAAAAAGATTACAGAATTAATTTTGAATGGACTAAAAGAAAGAGGAATAAATCCCATCTTATCTGAGGACGACACTTCCCCTAATGAAGAGTGGGGAAATAGTATGACAATGTCTTTCAGTTTTTCTAATGGAGGACTTAAATATTGGTATCTCGGAATTTGGGGATGTGGGAGATGGTCTGAAACTTACGATTGTGATAATTCTGAGGACTATATATCAGTCTTTCTAATTCACAAATGGACGTATGATAAATTTAGACCTAGTAGTTCAGATATAGAATACAGAATTACATTAAACGATAAACCTGTAGAAATATATCATGTAATTCAAGGGTTAGAAGAAATTCATAAAAATCCTATTCAAGAATATTATAAAACTTTTTGGGAACATAAAAGTGATCATGATATGCCTTGTCTTGAATATTTTAGAGATTGGTGGTTTCATGAAGTTACTTATCCGATTCAAGAAAAATTGAGATATAAATGGAGTGTAAAAATATTATATAATTTTCTTAAAGTATTATCATGGATTGACCCTAGAGTCTCACGAAGGAAGTTATTTAAAGAAGAAGGGTGTATTCCAATCTATACTTCCGGATTTTTAGCGACGGAATGGGCATCAAGTCGTGATTGGGCTTTTAATAGCTTTGCATGGTTATATGAAAAATTTCCATGGTGGTTATGTAAAATCTGTAAACATAAATTATTTGATGCACACTGGAACGTCGCTGATTTTCCGGAAGAAGTAACAAATACTTTAGAAAAAAGAATGTGGAAAGGAGTAGTAATATGAAAAAGTTTAAATTTGAGGAATGGTTAGATGAGAAAGGTGGAGGTTGTGAACTCATTTTAATATGTCTTTTTTGGAAATTTATATTTGATCCTATTATATACCTAACTACCAAAGATATGGATTGGGTAGTAGCATCACAAACTCCATTCATAATATTTATTCTAACTCCATACATATTATTTAGAACAAGAAAAAGATGGAAAAAGAAAGATTAGATTTATTATTAGTTTATGCAAATGATCTATATAGATATATTGCTAAGAAACTTGGAGAAGATTATGAGCCAAAAAATTTAATTGGTCTTTTAGGATGGTTAGACGAACATAACGTAATAATACATATCCAACCAGAATTTTATAGTCAAGGTATAAATTGGAATTGGCAAATTTCATTTTATAATCCAGAAACTTTTGATGATCCAGATCTTATGGATGGAACTGGATTATATGGAGATAATGGAGAATATCCTACTAGAGGAAAAGCTATGTGTTGTAGTATTGTTAGAGCACTAGAATTATATATCCTTGAGATGATAGATTCTGAAGAAATTCTAGGCGATTACAAACTTCCAATGCCTTCTGGAACAACAGTACAAGATCTCTTAATTTACATGATAGGAAATCAATATTCTGTAACAGTAGATGAAAAATGGTCGGAAATGAAAAGAAAATCTATTAATGAATACTTTAATTACTTAAAAGAAAGGATAATAGAATGTTGGGAAAAAGTTGTCTAGGATGTTTTATGTTCTTGGTAATAATGTTCTTAGGATGTTTATTCCTAGGATTTATAACTAAGATTGTATTCGCGCTATCAGTAGGAGTATTTATTCTTACAGCATATATCATTGGAATAATTTTTATGGCTTTCGTGATTTATAATGCAATTAAATTTTTACTTACATCATGAAATGGAGAAATTTTATACAAGATTTAGTTCTGATAATTATTGGAGTTATTCTTTCAATAATTCCAGAAAAATCAGAATTTACAGAGATGCTAACTACATTCTTCATAACAGGAGGAGTTGTTAAATTAGTTTGGGATTTTATAGTAAATAGTGATGAGGATTGATTATGGAAACTATAGAAATAAATTATAAATATAAACCAGGAACAAGATTATATCGAGTTACTTATGGAGAGCTTAAGTATTATGATGTTGAATGCGTAAATATAAACTTATCATTAAATCGAGATGAACCGCTTATAACATATCAACTCAGAGTTAATAATTCATCAGGAAACAGAGATACAACTTGGGATTTTGAAATTGATAAATATTATTCATTAACCCCAGAAGAAGCTTTAAAGAAACATTCAGCGGAGTTATTAGAAAAATTTAATTCTAAAGATAAATGACGATTATAGTAATTATATTCTCAATAATAATATGTCTAATAGGAGTTTATTTTCTCTTAATTGAGACTAGAAGAATAAGAAAATGGCTAGGAATTGGACTAATTCTTATCACAGCGTGTATTGTATCTACTATTTATACTGAATGGGTAAATAATAGAGTATTTCAGTATTATACACTTAAGATTACTCTCAAAGATAATACCGAAAAAGTCATAGAGTACGTTAAAGCCTCTGAGTTATCTATACGATTTGCTGAGGATTCAACTATTATAGTTTGTGATACTATTCCTAGTGTAGTAAAAATAGAATTAATTGAAGTAAAACAAAAACGTTATGGAGAAGTACATAAGAACGCTAATTTCTAAAGGAATGTCCAGAATAGAGGCTGAAATGTTTATAGACGGATTAACAAAAGTTATTCTAGAAAAAAGAGAACCAGAACCAATTAAAGCAATATTTCCTACATACTATAAAATTAAAACAATAGATTCAAATACTAATGAAGATCTTGGTTTCATAAAGTTTGATGTAGGATTTGATGCTAAATTTTTTGATTATGATACTGCCAAAAAAAATTTGTACATATTTAAATGAACATGATATATACAGACAATTAGATTCAATCGATGCTGTAAATTATAATAAAAAACCATGGTTAACTATAACTCGCGATTGGAGATCTTATGTGAAATATATTACAAATGAAGGTAATGTTTTTTATATAGAAGTGAATTGGAAGATAGGACAAGCAAGTTGGAAAATAGTACCATTTTATGATTAGAATATTACTCTGTGGGTTAGCAATCCTATTTGTAATTGGAATTTGGACTATAGAATTTATACAAAGATTATATGGAAAAATACTTGGAAAAATTAAAAGCGCTTGGAGTAAAAGATGAAGAAGCTGCCAAGAATCTACTTAAAGAAATAATCAATGATATTCAAGAAAAAGACATCATACATTTGATCATTTATTACCAAACAGGAAGTTCTTTTGAAACGCATAATGATGTAGATATTATTGATTATCCTTGGAATAATATATCTATCGCAAAAGAAAATGAAGAAGCAATTCGACAGCATTATAAATTTGCAATGGATTTAGAATATATATGTACTTCTGAATCAAGAGAAAAACTTAAAAAAGAAGCTGCTAAGAATTGGTGGTATGTAGAAGGACAATACAGTAGATATTCTCTGAAGTTAAAGAAAAATGATGGAACTTTCTTTACTTATAGTACTCCATGGATTGGCTACTTTGAACGTTTAGATGACATAGAAATAAAAATTTGTAACAGTTAATAATATTAACTACACTAGTCTATTATGGATTGGTGTAGTTATTTATTTTGCTCCTTTAATAGGATGAGAATCTTATATGTGAAAGAAAATATTTTTTTATTAACTAAAACAATAAAATCATGTTAGAATTTAAACCAGAAAAAGAATTAACAACATTAGACAAGTACAAAAAGTTATATGGTTTCTATGAAGGAAATCTAAATTACGTTCCTAGAGGAGGAGATCTAACAAAACATATTGGATCTTCTTTAGCACTAATTGATTATTCTAGAGATGAAACTGGAAGATGGGACTATTCTCTTAAAGAAGTAAAAGTTGAGGATATAACTGATTATGATCCTATGACTACAACTTCAATTATTAAGTATAAAATAATTGGGGAAGAGGAAGTCAAAGAAGCTAGAATTATTCCGGAAGGCTTTAGTTTTGAAAGTCCAGAGGAAACGGGAAAATCATTGAGATTTCTTCCGTTATCAATGCACTTTAAGGTTCAAGAAGAGAAAGCTTTTTATGATAGACTCTTAGCGAAATTTGATAATGCTAAAACACTATCTATCGAAGCTCTTGAAAATCTATCAAACTCTAAAGAACAATCTGAACTTCTTGGACGTAATTATAATATTGCAGCAGTGATTAAAACTGACGAAGAGACTCCAGAAATTCTATACTTTAGAATTGATAAACTAAAATTAAAACACAATAAACAAGATAATTATGCGATTACTTTAACTAATGAAGATAAAGATAAAACGTATACATTCTTGATTGATTCTAAAGCAGAATATTATGAATTCTCTTATGGAAAAGAAAAAATAGGAGATCTTAAAATTTTAGATCTCCAAAAATTATAAAAAATAAACCCAGGCCCTATGTAAAATAAGGCTTGGGATTTTTATTTCTTTACACAAATAACGCTGGTTTACATCTACTTCTCCAATCTAGAAGATAACCAGGCTCAATCTCTTCTAAAAGTATTGAAGTTTCTTTTAATTGAATAATACAATCTAGACATAAATTTATACCAGAATTTTTGCTTCCAAAGGCAAGATATTCTTTTTTCTCTTTTTCTAGCTGATTATATTCAAATCTAGAGCATAAATCAGACCATGCTCCTTCTTCATACATATTTTTTCCACAAATTGCACACTCACATTGTCCTAAACCAGCAATAGGGAAGAGTTGTTCAGGATCTGTAAAAGAGTGGAATAAATGTTTCATAAATCTTTTATACTGTTCCGTACGATAAGCCTCCACAAGTAATCCAATTTCTCCGAGATCTGGTTGAAGAGATCCTTGTGGGTTCTTATTTTTTCTGTAAGCTATAATTCTTTCTGGAAGTTGTCGGTCTAAGAGTGGTCTAGGGAAAAGATATAAATAAATTAAATTTTTCTCTTCCACACTTAATACTGGATTTACTCTCAAAGAATTAATAACTTCGTGTGCATCACAATCTTTTAGTTTGTCAATGTAAAATTTTAAAGAATTCATGGTTTTATTGTTTTATGATAATACATTAATAAGAGTTTGCAAGGAACAAAAAAGAGAACTTAAGATCTTCTCCTAAGTTCTCCCAACAAAACCATTTTCTTTATATTAAACTACCCAAGAAAGTATTCAGATTTTTCATAATCCTCTTTTCTTTTAGGCTGTGGTGTAGTTTCTTCCAAAATCGTACTCGTAAAGATGACTTTATCTCTCTTCTTTTCACGATATTCATCTTTATGGTGTACGTGTTGTTCACTTACAATGTCTTCTCTAACAAAGTAGTTTTCATTCTTTTCCATGTCTTTTAAGTTTTTCATTTTTGTTTAATTTTATTTTACATATATAAGGAAATTGGGGATTCTGAAAATACCTTAATTTCTAGTATTCTTTTAAATCCACTCTTCGGACATGGAAGTCTTGATTCTAGAATATCAAAACTTTCCCTAAATCTAGTTCCATAAAATTCTTCAGGACTTGGATCAGGATACACCAAGAAATCTCCGGTTGGATAATATCCTTGATTTTCTCTTATGTCTAAAAGAAGAGGATTTACTTGATTTAATTCATCTAAAGATATCTCAGTAATTGATATATTCTCCTCACCTTCATCACAATCTACTTCTATGATAAACGTATAGTTATTATTTCTCTCAGGAACCATAATCTACTTCAATAATATGCTCTGGACTAACTTTTTTCACTAGAATAACCCCATTTCCAGATATAAATACTTCATCTTCTAATCCTTCTAAATCTACTTTAAGTATTGCTATCTCAGGACCTCTTCGAAGAGCTACATTTCTTGCTGTCAAAGGATCTGAACTTAGATGTACATACTCTCTACTCCCCGGGACTAACCCATCTCTAAATATACTTTCTAAAAACTTCCTTTGCGTTCCATGATAGACAATATTACATCCTGTATACTTCTTAAAATCAGCATTAATCCCTTTAACACTGTGACCTTGAAGTGCACGAATCTTTCTTAAGTCGGCCGATAATTCATAGCGCTTTTTATTATCAGTATCTACTATTTCTTTTAGTTCAGATATAGTCCAGCCATGATCAATTAACTTCTTTGTTTCTAACCAACCTTCTGAATCAAGCGCTCCTTCTACTTCGGCCGGATTATGTCTTAGAATATATGCTAACTCTTTTCCTCTATTCTTCTTCATATAATCTTCCTATTTTTATAAATTCTCCTATTAAATTTACAGTTTCAGTTATAAAGTTTTCATCATTATATGTTGATGTTGATACTAAAATCTGTTCAGAATACCCAAAATATCCAATATTATTTATCACTCTATCTCGAATATACTGAAAATTTATTTCACATTTATCTAGAATTGAATTTATGTAGTTACTTTCTGGATTAATTTTAATAAGATCTTCTAAAAACCTCATAAATCTACATTGCGTTCTACTAGTAAATTTCATTATTTTATCCAAAGGTTCTAAGTAATCTCGAAAAAGTTTTTCTAAGAAGTAGAATGAAAGCTCATCTATCTTCAGAAAATTTCCATTACCAGTATAATATTCTACTAAATAGTTAGAGCTATCACTGAGATCTAAGCAAACTTTGAAAGGTTCCATGAGATTTACAAAAGATTCATCCTCCTGAAGAAGTTTTCTGTGAAAATACGTATCTATATCTCTACATAAACTCAGATATTCTTTATATGTTTCTTTACATATTCTTCTTAGTCTATTCACATGATCTTCCATACCACCAGATTAAAAATTTTCTTAACTTTTCATCTTTCCAATTAGGTGTAAAACAATTAACAATTCTCCTTCTTATTTCTGTTCCAGAATAAGTTACATGCACATCATCTTTTTGATCAGGATAAATTTTTATATTATAGAATCCTCCATTTTCTTTATATCTCTCAGCTACAGAATCTCTAGAACCACATATATAAATTTCAGAATCTTGTGGTATTTCCTCAAGACTTTTTAAATAATTAATTCTATGATCTAGCGTTTCAACCCATTTAGGATAATTACCTAGATCACTAATTTTAAATATTTTCATCTTTGGATAGGACTCAAGTACCATTTCTTTTCTTGCTTCAAAAGGGAGAGGATCATGTGCAGTTCTTTCTGAGTTTTTTGTTTCTCCTATAAAAATAACTACATTATTATTTCCAAAATCTCCTCTAACTTTATCTAATAAATAGTTATGTCCTCTTGTTAGATTATCTACTTGAAATCTACCAACAATTACTCCAATCTTAGTGCTCATTTCTTTTTTCTTTTATTATATGTTCTTTTTAATACATTTGTTTTAAGATATTCTTCACAACCTGTAAAAATTCTTCCTAATTCTGCTTTATTATCATAAGGCATAACAAATTTCCTATTCACTAAAGCAGTCGGAACCTGGTGAAGAGTATACAGAGCAGTTCCTTTAAAGAATCTAGATCTTTCAAGTTGATATCCTACGAACCCTTTAGCCTCTCCTGATGTAGTAATTGATAAGACAAATGATATCTCTCCAACTACTTTAAAAACAATACAATAGTGAAGTATAGGTCCAATAGGAAGAAATGCTACATCACCTCTTTCAATAGTTTCAGGTCTAAGTCTTTCTATATACATCGGAAGATATTTCTCCCTAAGATCGGCTGGAATTTTCTCTTCTAACTCCTTTGATCTAGTTACTATCTCTTCTTCCCTTTGTGATATAGATTTTTCTTCAGAGTCTCCAGCCGTAAGTGAGGGAGTTATAAACTTCCGCTTAATATCTAAAATTTTTTCAATGCAATCCCTATCTTCAGGCTTTTTATACCAAATTTTAATCAAATCCATAACTTTATTACATCTAGTTCTTGTTGCCTCTGGACTAACTACTCCTGGACCAACCATGAGAAATCTAATCATCTCATCCAAACCTTCAGTAATTGTCTTCTTAATACTGTTTTTGATACTCTTATAGTTATTTATTGATTTTCTAATATCACCTAATTCTGTAACAGCTTCTTTAATAGTTTCCATAGAGTTAATTTTTCATTACTTTATCTATTACTAATTGTTTTATATCATCTTCAGTTAAACCAAAATAATTACTAAGATTTTTAAGAATAAATACTCCTTTATAATGCTGAGTAAGATTAAGAATACTATCTAGAGAGGTATCACTATAAAGACTTTTATATTGTAAGATTCGTTTATATTCAACATTATCCTTTTCAAGTAATTTCTCTATATAAAATTTTTTTAATTTCGGATAATTTCCTAAGAAAAATTTAAGATCAATCTCAAGAATACTAAGATAATACCCATCTGTTACATTTAAATCCACTAATGGTTTACTAGATAATGCAGAGAAATCTATAGAATCTACATGAGAAAGAGATTCAATAACATCCACAATTACATCTCTTGGGTTATAAGTATCATCTACACCTACCAAAAGTTGCTCGATTTCTGTTCCTTTCATAGCAGTTTTCTTAATATCTAAAACTCCTCTAGTTATACCATCTCTTATATTATCTACATTTTCAAGATTTTCAGAGAAATATCCTTGAATAAAATCCTTTATATTATTATTTTTTCCTGATAATTTTTCTAAAATATTATTTCTCTTATTTATCGGAATACATAAATGTATTTCTCGATCTGATTCAATATCTAACCAATATGAATCAAAGAAATTTAAAAATATACTTGATACCTTTTCACGTCCTCCACTATAACTGAACTGTTTGAGCGAAAAAGGTTCAATATAACTTCCTAGATAAAGAACTAATTCCATCGGAGATAATGCATATACATATCCAGGTTTCCATTTTGTCGTTTTAGGTTTTGTTGCAATCAATTTCCCAATCTCCGTAGAATATATAAATGATTTATTTGTTGAATCTTCCTTTACTAATTTTAAACTAGGAAAACATCCAATACCTAAAGAGAAAGTTCCGTGTAGATTTCCATCAGAAACATATCTAGTATCTTGAAGAATCTTAAAAAATCCTTCAATAGCTACATAAATATAAACGTTTCGCCCTGGGAGTTTTGAATCTAATTCATCATTTTGAATCCTTACAGCTACTCTAGGTCCACCCTCTCCATACTTAACATTATATCTTCCATATGAAGAAAAGAGTGAATTCTCTGCTAAAGATATATGAAATCCAGAGTTAAGTACAACAACCTCAGAGATATCTTTCTCTTCCACTGTTTTGTTACCATTCAAATTGAAATTATCTGACTTAACACTATTATATACTTTATTACGCAATGGTTTTGTTAAGTCCTTTTTATTTACAACTTCTGGAAACAAATCTGTTCCATGGTCAAAATAAACTAATGTTATTTCATACGGAATATTCAAATTTTTCATATTTTTTTATTTTATTTTACATTTATAAGGGACTTAAAGCTTTATTTATGTAATAAAATTTTAATAAAGAATAATAATGAAAAAGAAAATTTATTTTATTTCAGGACATAGAGATATTACTGAAAAAGAATTTAAAGAATGGTATGTTCCTCGTCTTGTAGAAGCAGCGGCCGAAGATTCAGAATTCGTAGTAGCTGAATGTATCGGAGTTGATAGATTAGCTCAAGATTGGTTAAGAGATAATCTTAAGAATCATTCAAGAGTTACAGTTTATCATATGCTTGAAAAACCTAGATATTTAGCTTCTATGTTATTTAAAACGGCCGGAGGTTATCAAGACGATGTTCAAAGAGATTCAGCAATGACAACTATATCAACAGAAGATATCGCATTTATTCGGAAAGGTAGATGGACTTCTGGAACCGCACAAAATATATTAAGACGTTATGAAAAAACTAATTAATTGCTTCTTTAAGGGTATATTTGCAACTGTTATGATTGCAATAACTGGGCAACTTTACTGGAATTTTTATATAGTAGAGAAGTTTGGAATAGGAAAAGTAGTAGAAGATAGTTCTGTATTTATAATTGGAGCAGCTGTATTATACTCTATCTTTGCTCTCTTAACAGGAAGAAAAGATGAAGAAGTATATGAAAAATTTGATTGGATAGAATTAATATGTCTATTTATAGGAAATATATTTTTAATATATCTATTCAAATAAGATAATTAAAGAGGGAGGAGACAACTTCCTCTTTTTATTCCTTAAAAGCCTTATTAATAAGATAATAAAATATTAATGAAAAACAATAAACAAAAGTATTATGAATTCAAAACAATTTATAGCAATTACAACCGGAACGGCAATAGTATCTGGTATAGTAGGAAAACTTATAGGTAATAAAACCTGTAAGGAAAAAATGAATTATTACAAAGAAACATCTATTAAGCTTTTTCACTCTTTAGAAATCAAAGAAGAGGAGCTTAATAGATTAAAACAAGCTAATAAAGATCAAACTGAGATTATCAGAGATCTCACAGCAAAAAATGAAGAATTAAAACAAACTTACGAGATCCAAACTAAAACTATTAAGGATCTTGTAGAAGAAAACAAAAAACTCGAAAAGAAATTAAAGGTATCAATTTCAGTAAGAGGGAAATTATTGAATAAACTTAGTAGTCTTCACAGGTTAGTTAAAAACTTAGAACCTACAGGAGACTTAATGAAACAATATCAAGAATTTATCCTTACACCGAAAAGAGAACATGATGCCATAAAAGACGAGGAAATGATGAAGGAAGGAGTTTGATCTCCTTTCTTTTTTTCTTCTCATCCTTTAAAAGCCTTATTAATGTAATTAAAACTTAAAAGAAAAGAAAAATGGAAAAGAATTATGAAAAACAAATATTTCCAGAAGAAGGAAATATCTTAGGGACAGTAAAATTTAAATTCCCGGGAGAAGGAGAATACAGTCTTGCTTTTAATGGCAGGAGTAGTGTTAAAATTCAAGACATAGTAAATAAAGTATGTCTAGGAAAGAGAATAAAAATAAAATTACAAAAACTCATTAAAGATAAATTGATGAGTAGAGTAATAACTATAAAAGATACTTACGAAATGACAAATAACCTATTCGTAAGAGTATTTAATAGTGAAAAGCAATTTATCGGATTTATTCATATTAAAAAAGAATTATAATCATGAAAAAGAATGAAAAAGTTTTAATTAAAGTATCTCCTAAGAATATATTTAAAGCAGGAATAGGGTTACTAGCTATTGATGAATACCGCAAGGGTGGATTTCAGGCGGGTCTATCTGTTTTAATTGGAGGAGCAATTTTAGGATGGTTATTTTTTGATGAATAAAACCCATTAAGAAGGAGTGAGAAAGTTCATTCCTTCTTTCTTTATTTCCTTATAAGTGTATAAATAAAAATAAATAATTATGCTAGAATACTTAAAGAAAACATATAAAGAAAATCATGAACTTGGATATGAAAAAATCTATATTGCAGTAGATATTCATGGTACCATTCTTGAACCTTCATGGAATAAAACTGAGAACTTTACATACTTAGGATCCTCAAAAGAAGCACTTCAGGAATTATCAGCTAGAGAAGATACTATATTATTAATATGGTCATCCAGTTATCCTGAAAAATTAGAAATGTACCAAGAGAAATTCAGGGAAGATGGAATAAATTTTAAATACCTCAATCAAAATCCAGAAGTAAGATCAGGAAGAATTTCTTGTTTTGAAACTAAACCTTACTATGATATTCTTTTAGATGATAAAGCTGGATTCGAATGGACTGAATGGAAAGATATATTAAATTGGTTAGAAAATGAAAGAAGGTGATATTGTAAAAATTAATCCACAGAATAATGGATTTATAGGTTGGGCTGAATTTCTAGAGATCATTAGAGATTTTGGAAAAAGAGACCCTGAAGAATATTACGTCATCGATATTCTAGGGCCGATTTATTCAATTGTTCATTCTGCTCAAGATTCAGGATTTTCGGAGAAGACTATTAATACTTCTAGTCTTCGGCCCATCCCTATTGATGAAGAATTATTTATAAAATACTGTGCAGAAAGATGTACCCTAAGAAAGAATTGTATAAAAGGATATGCATTAATAAAATACTCACCTAAAAGCCTTATTAATGTAAACAATAAAAATATAAACAATAATGAAGAGTGAAACATTAATTACTGCTTTAGTTACAGCAGGAACACTATTTCTAACAAAAATAATGTTAGATGATGTGATATTAAGAACTAAAAAAGATGAACTAGAAAGAAGACTCGAAAACGCTATGAGAAATTATGAAGGTGATTCGAGAAAGCTTACAGAAAAAGAAAAAGATGAGGTTAATAAAGAGTACGATTCTTTATGTGCTAAACTAGTGAAGAGTTCATATAGTAGTCTCTTCTTAAATAAAAAACTAGAACAAGAAATCGATACTTTCTATTATAAATCTCGTAAACTTAAAAGTAGGGTATAAAATCCCTACTTCTTTTTTTTTATTCTTGAGAACCTTATTAATGTTAAATAATAAAAAATAAATTATGATAGTACTTGGAATGAGCTGTGCAGATATGATAAAAGAGCACAAAAAAGACGAAGAAATAATTGATGAAAAATTAATGGAGATCTTAAATAATAACAAATATAAGATCAAGAAAATTTATGATAGAACAAAAAAGCCTGTACCTATAATAGATCGAAAGTTGAAAATTAGAGGTACAAATTATAATATCGCAGTAAATGATATAAGTTCTCCAAAAGAAGAAATAAAGAAATCATTAATACAATATCATCCATATATAATAACTAATGATATTTGGTCTGAAAATAAAGTAGCAATGTTCTTTATAGAGTCATGTGCGAGATACGAATCAAAAACACTGGTAATGTTACTGGAGCCACATCTTATAAAAAGATATCGTGAAAGATACTTAGAATCAGTGCAACCAGAAAAAGTGACATTTGAAGACTTAGTTTCAACCTTTCTGAAAAGAAATCGAATATATTTCAACTTAGAGTATTTTCCCATTTTTGATAAGAAAGATCCAAAGAAGTTAATAGATATCAGAACAATAAGTAGAATGAAAGATGGAGTAGTGTTTGGAAGAGTTGAACCTACTGGAATTGTTAGATTTATTACATTTATAAATAATAGTCAAGTTAGAAAATCAGATCAAGGAAAATATGTAGAGAATGGATATTATGACAAAATGGTAAAATTATTTCAAGATCCGGAACTTAGAAGAGAAGATATAATTAAATATTTTTAAAAGGGAGTGAATATAAAACTCCCTTCTTTTTTTATTTCCGGCCAGTAGATAAAGAAGCCCTGAAAACCTTATATGTGGCATAATAAATAAAATGTTATATTTAAATTGTATTTTGACTTATAAGCCCCTGGTTCGTGATGAATAGAGGGCTTTTTAATTTTGGCCGGATGATATAACTTGAAGGCCTTATATATGAGAAAAATAAATAAGTAATAATATACTCCTTAAGCAATAATAAAAAGCTTAGGGAGTTTTAAATTTTTATAATATGAAACTAGAAAAATTAATAGAAAAATTTGATCGGTGTTTAGGTACTGTTATAGTTATCTTAGGAATTATATTAGTAATTTCAATAGTAATATCACCTGCACCAAAGCCGAAGGAAATAATTTGGCAATCAGAAGAGGAGTATGAATATGAACAACTCCTCGACTCAATAATGAAAGAGGAAGAAGAACTGAAAGACGAAAAGACAATAAAGGTAACTGCAACTGTCTATAATCCAGTCGAAAGTCAATGTGATTCTGATCCTCTAGTAACAGCAGATAATTCAAAAATTGACCTTGAAAAACTAAATCAAGGAAAACTTAAATGGATTGCTGTATCTAGAGATCTTAGAAAACAATTTAAATATGGATCAAAAGTAAGAATTAGATGTAAATCAGATCCAAGTATTGATGGAATATATGAAGTTAGAGATACCATGAATGAAAGATATAAATTTTGTATAGATATCTTAAAACCCGTCGGAGAAAGTAAGGGGAAATGGCATGACGTCGAAGTAAGTTCAATATAAGAAAGGGATTAATTTTCCCTTTCTTTTTTTATTCCTTAAAAGCCTTATATATGTAAAAAAAATAAATGAGCTAGCTCCTAAAGTATATGTGCGAAATATACAAAAGGAACTAGCATTAATTTTTAAGATTAAGAAAAATTCATAGAAAAATACTGGCATTAGAAAAATAACCCAAAATAAACTAGACCAGTATTATGAATAAAAATGAAATTATTCAATATGCTATCATTGCTATAATTATAATCGCAGTGATAGTATTTCTAGAGGATTCTGAATTAAAAGATATCCTCATAGATATATTCAATGATTCTCTGGCACAAATGAATGTAGACAGAGAAAGACGGAGGTTTAGACGAATGTTTGACGACTGACTCTAAACCCACTACAACCCTGAGATAGAAAATATCTTGGGGTTTATTTTTTCTTAATCTTCATATATTAGAATCTAAAGGATCCTAAAGAGCAAAATGTAACTTATTTATGAGGACAAAGGAGCTTCCCTTATATTACACCCCTTTTCGCTACCGCTAGGGGTGTCTAAGGAAGAAACTTTGAATAGATATATAGAAAATAAACCCAGAAAATGAAGATGTTATAAAGATTTATATTATTGATTTTCGCCTCCTCAAAGAGGCGAATCTAATCTAAATATTGAAATTGATTACTTTTTTTTCTATATTAATATATATTACTATTTTATGATTTTATGGAATTTAAGTAATCAAAATGCGTTTATAGGAACTTCAAACTCTAATTAATGAAGAAGGGAGACTCCTATGTCTTCAATTTTATGTAACTGGATTCTGTATTAGAATTCAATATTAATATGATAATAAACTTAAAATATAATTAATATGATAATAAACTTAAAATATAATTAATATGATAAAAAAATTAAATGATTACATTGTTCCTAGAGGGATAAGATTTATATCAGAATTAGGAACAAACTTTAGATTTTATAAACTACCCGTAAAGTGTATTATTAATAAACAATTACCTGGATGTGGTTTCACCGAATATTGCTTAAGAGGTCCTGAAAATGTTATTTTATGTAGTCCTAGAAAGATGTTATTAGAGAATAAGAAAGATCAACATGGTAGAGATGTTTATCTTGTAATAAATGAATTAGAAAAGGAATTAACCGTTGACAAAGATTTAAGCAAAGTAGATAAATCTCAAGTATTTATAGATACTCTTAAAGAAGTAGTACATGGAAAAGATACAGTTTATAATAGATTAATGAATGAAATAAAAGATTACCTAAATGAAAGAAAGTATCTAGGAGATAAACCTTGTAAAATTCTAGTTACCTACGATTCTTATAGAATAGTAAAGGATATCCTAGAGAGTCTTGGTATATTCCAATCATTCTACACTGTAATAGATGAATTTCAAACTATCCTACATGATTCTAAGTTCAAAAGTAATACAGAACTAGACTTTCTATACCATTTACATCAATCTCATAGCGCATTATTTGTATCTGCTACACCCATGTTAGAGGAATATTTAAATATGTTAGATGAATTTGATGGTTTACCTTATATTAATATGGATTGGGGTTCTGAAGATCCCAGTAGGATTCTTAAACCTGCTTTAAAAGTACTTAGTATGATGAGTGTGGGGACTAAGTTACCAGAAATTATTCAATCCTATAAAGAAGGTAACTTTGAGTCTGCAATTCGAATGATAAATGGATATCCTACTAAAATAGTTAGTGATGAGGCAGTATTTTATGTGAACAGTGTGAATCACATTACATCCATAATAAAGAAGTGTGATCTTCAACCAGAGGAGGTAAATATATTATGCAGTAATACTCCTGATAATCTCAAGAGAATTCAAAAGAAATTAGGGAAAAGGTTTACTATAGGGAAGGTACCATTAGAAAAAGAAAAACCTAAAATGTTTACTTTCTGCACACGCACTGTATATCTAGGAGCAGACTTTTATAGTTTATGTGCTAGATCATTTATCTTTAGTGATAGTAATATAGACTCTTTGGCTGTTGATATTAGTGAAGACTTACCTCAAATACTAGGTCGTCAAAGATTATTCGAAAATCCATGGAAAAATGAAGCTACGTTCTATTATAGATCTACCTGTGATTATCGAAAGGTTAGTCAGGAAGAATTCGATAAGGAGCTTGAGAGAAAAAAGAAGGCTACTAGTGATTTACTACTTGCTTTTAATTCTACACCAGATAATGCTAAATTGACTTTAGCCAAGACATATCAAGAAAATACTCAATCTTATAATTATAAAAATAATTATATAGCTGTAAATGAACATCAAGGTGGTACTTTGATTCCTGTACTTAATAATTTAGTATTAGTTAATGAGATTAGAGCTTTCAGAATACAACAAATAGATTATAAAGATAGGTTTACTGTATTCTCCACTATTCACAATACTCTATCCTCAGATGATATAATAAATCAAAAGGTGTCTGAATTTTTAGGAGAGTATCAAAAATTAGGTACATTTAAAGCAAAACTTAAGATGTTATGTGAATATGGTTTTAATGATCAAGTAATAGGAGTAGTATTAGATCAAATTGGGGAGCATGATAATATTAAGTCTTATTATATATCATTAGGCCCAGAAAGATTAAAAGCACTAGGATATGATAGATATAAAATCGAAAAAGAGCTTGGAATAGTTACATTTTCGTATGAGTTATTGGAATCCACTATTTATAATGAATTCAAAGTAGGAGATAAGTTAACGTTGTCTGGAATAAAAGATAGACTTGGATATTTATATTCTAGTATTAATTATACTGCTGTTCCTAAAGCAACTGATCTCGAGAAATTTTTTGAAGTAAGACCTATTGTGATATATGAAAAAAAAGATAATGGGTCAAGAAAGCAAATTAAAGGTTATGAATTATTAAAAAAGAAAGGATAATAGATTATGATATATTTAATAGAAAGTTCAGGATATAGTGTGGATGATAAAGATACTATAAATTATTTTAGATTATTAAAAATAGGCTATACTGAAGATAATTGTAGGGATGGTAGATTTACGGCCTATAAGCTTCACAATCCAACCTATAGAGTTCTTTGTGAGGTTCCTGGATTAACAGAGGAAGATGAAAAGAATGTTCAGTATAAGTTTAGAAAGTATTTATACTCAGAGTATGGGATGGAGTGGTTTGAATATAATAAAGAGATAGTAGATTTCTTTAGTGATTCTAATGTAATAGAAAATATAAAATCTCTCCTTAAGTGTCCTGTTCTGGAGCATAGAGAATTAACTAAATTAAAGCAATATGTAAAAACTATTCTAGGAATTCTTAAGGGAATTGATAAAAGTATCGATATTAAGTACCTATATAAAGAGGTATTTAATAGAAAACTTCGTTCTATAGATTTAGTATATGAATTTTTAGAATTAAGTATTGATAAGAACATTTTAGATAAATGCAAATATCTTTTAGAGTGTAGAGAAACCGGTGTATATTGTGAGAATCCAGAGGATAATCGGGAGGTATCAGAATTTTTAGAGCAATATCAAAAGTTTGGAACATTTAAATCTAAACTTAAGTATCATTGTGAATGTAGTTTTAATGATACTATGACTAATATAATATTAGACCAGATAGGAGAACATGATAATATTAAATCTTATTACTTAGCACTTGGTCCCGAAAAGCTTAGAGCTCTTGGATATAATAAAACGTATATAGAAAAGGAGTTAGGTATAGTAACATTTAGTCAAGAACTTCTAGAGTCTAATATATATTCAGAATTTAAGGTTGGGGATAAAATAACTTTAGCTGATATAAAATCCAGACTTGAGGTGTTATATAAATCTATTAATTACGATGCTACACCTAAGGCAAAAGACTTAGAAAATTACTTTAATGTAAAAGAATCTTCAGCCAGAGTAGAGATAGATGGGGTTAAGAAGGTGGTAAAGATATATAATATAATAAGTAGAAAGGAGGTGTGTTAATTATGTTTGATAAAATTAAATCAGCTATTTTTAAAGCTACTCGGAATACTTTATCAAGAAAAGATCCAGAGATAGTAAAGTGGAATAATGAGATGGCAAAATATGAAAAGAAATTCTTTAATGAGTATTTATCAGATTTTAATGAAAGTAATTATGAATTCTTAAAATTAATTTCTACAGATAATCATGATACTCAGAAATATTCTACTTCATATGAAAAATATCAAATTATTGAAGATTTTAAGAATCTCATTAAGGGAGATAAAAATGATGCTATAATCATGACGGAATTAGTTTCAGATCCTAGTAAAAGAGGTGAACAACTTATGAAAGATCTAGATAACTATAGGAAAAGATATGATGAGTTATTTAATGATTTAGAGCTCTGTGCAATGATTTATAAGGATCCTCTTTTAGGAGATAAAATAAGTAATTGTGTAGTGTTGGATATCTTTTTACATGGGCCTGAAACAGAAGAACTTGAAAATATAAAAATTAAACATAGAATTTTATTATGATCATAAGACGTAAATTATTTTCTAGAGAAGAAAAACAAGAAAGAAGCAAATCTGATATAACTTCTGATGTAACCGTTGGAGCAGGAATGGGTGCTTTGATAGCAGGTTCTGGGAGATTATCCTATGAAAAAGCATTTAATCCTCAAAAAGAGGTAACAGAAGATTCTATAAAGAAATTATATCGAAAGAAAAGTAACCGAGATACTGATAAATTAAAAATGAAGCATAGATATAGTAATGCTAAACAGGCAGTAAAAGATATAGTTACTGGAAAGAAATCAGATCTTATTGAGAAAACTAAGAGAAATGAACATCAATCTAAGGAAATAGGTTTAAAATTTCTAGATAATAAAAAGAAATTTTTAGATAAACCCTTATAGGAATTAAACGAGACAGTTAAATCTGGAAAGAAATTATATAAACCAGTGAAAAAAGTTGGAAAGTATGCAGCAATTGGAGCTGGAATAGGAGCTGTTTACGGTTTAGGAAATAATCTCAAGAAACAAAGAGATAAAATAGAAGATGCTGCAGGAGATAGAGTTGCAGAAGTAATTAGAGGAATAGGTAAGAAAGGAAGAGCTATAAATTTAAGTAGAGTAGGTGGAAAATCCTCAGAACTTAAAACATTCAAAATAACAAGAATTACGCCAAATAAAGATAGTAAATATAATTATACAATTCGAAACTCTAATTAATGAAATAAAATAATAATAAAATAATAATAAAATGAAAATAGTTTATCAAGAGAGTACAGAAGATTATTTAGTTGAAGTAATAATTAAAGAAAAGAAAATATATGTATTATTTTTAGATCGAATGAGTGAAAGTGTAAGAAAAGTATTATCTTCTAAAAACTTTCATATATCAAATCTTTATGATTCCATTTACTTATTTACTTTATCAGACCTAGATCTCTATAGAAAAGTATTAATTGGTGTTGAAAATATTTTTTATTGGATTTCAAGAACAGGTAGAATTGATAGTTTAAAAAATTTTATGAATTTTATTGGAGACTTTCCTGTTTATGGCTATCCAAAACAAAAACTTAAAAACTATTTTTTCAGAAATCAGAAATATTTTCAAATTAATTGGTTAAAAGCTCTAAATGATAGTAATAGACTTCACAATCCAGATTCAATAGATTGTACTTTCAGGTCATTACATTTAGATTATTTTTGTTATTTCATTGATAAAGATGGATATGAACAAGTAACAGAGATTATCGAAAATATAGATCAATTGTTATGTTATTCTGAAGAGTCTTGGAATTTAGGTGATAGTGATGAGGTAGAGAAATTATGTGAATATTTTCTTTCTAATCAATAAAAAGGTACTTCCATCCCCTTGAGGTTCTTATAATTGAAAGTAAAAATACTCCTCTCAGAAACACTAAGAATCTTATAGATGTGAGAGGAATAAAATAATCTCAAAAAAAAAGATCCGCGTATTATTGTGTTGCGCGGAATTATATACAAATTTTATATTATATTTTAACTAACATTTATTTTTAATTTATTATTTTATTTAAATTATGGGAAATCGAGTAGATGATTTTTTGAGTAAATTGGCAGCGCAAGCACCAAAAGCAAAAGAAAACAATTTTGAGCAGAAAAACAGATCGTTAGAAAAAATTTATCTTAACTTTCCAGGAAATTTTGGTAGATATCAAGTATTTCCGTTGGATAGTGTAGTAACTGACTTTCCGTTTGTTACTTTATTCGGAACTCGTGAAATTAATATCCCTCGTAAAAACATGGCGGCGGATGGAACTGAAAACACTTATAATGCGTGGATTAAGCTCCTACCGAAAAGTGCTTATGTAATGAAAGATATGACAGGTAGATTAGTTTCTTCATTGACCGCCGCAGATGATGAATTATTATCACAAGCGCATATGATCTTTGATGAACTTTATCGAGAACTGGATGCAAAGAATAACCGCGACGAATTAACAACAAACTTAGTCCGGTCGAAGAATTATACTATCTTCCATGCATTCTGTCTTAATAAATGGGATCCGAATGAAAATCGTAACCCTAGTCGTCAGAATTTTACGGCATTGTTCGTTGCGACAGCTAAAATGTTTACATCAGTAGTTGAAGATAATATTCAAGAAAAATCTTTGATGAAAGGTGGAGATAATAGCTGGATTTCAGAAGTTTATAATCGTGATGCTACAGGACGTTCTGGATTCTTGATGTTTAGTATCGGAAAGAAGAAAGACGGAGCAGCCGGATTTGCTATTACTGCCACACATGAAGTTGGTAATGAGAACTTTAAGTCAATTCAGATTTCAGAAGAAGATATGGAATTGGCTGCAGATCCATTGCAATCATTTATGTCTTGGCAGGCTAATAGAGATAACGATACTCCTGTTGGTCAGAAACGTTTATTCAATGCGACCTTGATTAAAGAGTCTATTGAATATATGTCAGAAATTTTAGCAAGCATCAGACTCGCTAAATCTCAGGGAAGTGTAGATTTTAAAGAAGCTGTTACAAGAGTTAATAATGAAGTTCTTGCAAAACAGGTTCCGACAGATAAAAGTGGTTTTCGTCAGACAAATGATCCGATGTTAGCTTCTCTGTCTGGAGGTGGAAATTCTGCACCTCAAGTTGATCTGAGTAAAAACGATCAGGTTTTTCAGACTCCTCCCGTGTATCATAGTGATCCCGTAACAGCCAGCCCTGTAAATCCAGGTAATGGTGGAGGATCTCCATTCGGTGGTGGACAACAGCCACAGTGGGGAGGATTTGGACAAGGTAATCAACAAGCACCTTTCCAGAAACCAAATTTCGGAGGTAATAATGGTGGAGATGATTTACCTTTTTAATGATCTGAAAAGGAATAATATAAAATAATAAAACTAAAAGGTAGAAGAGATTTTAACAGATTTCCTCTACCTTTATTTGTTTAAAGTTGAAAATAATAATAATAATGAATAATAAACAATATTTCTACTGTTTCCTAGATTTTTCACTAATTTTGACAAGGTCCCTCTTCGTGATAAGTAAAGGAAAAGACATTGGAGAATATACGGCCGGGGAATTAATCAGAACCTGTATATGGACGATCAATAAAGTTCTTAGGGATTATGGTATTAGTGCTAGGAAAGTGATTCTAGTTTATGATAAGTGGGATGAATCTATAGGAGGTTATTATACATCTTATCTTTTAGGGGGACAATATAAAGACACAAGGCATTATATGGATGAAACGATTTTTGAGGGTATGAAAAATGATCCGGCCGTTTCTCCCGACGACCTAAAGAAAGCTGCATGGGAATTATATCAAAATCAAGTAAAACAGACAGCTAAATATACAATGATCTCTGAGTTACCTAGATTTGGAATCGGAATGCTTGGGAGAAGTGGCTGGGAAGCTGATAATTGGGCTTATCTATTAAGTTGTGAGCTCTATGGAAAAACAGATCTCCTTAGTCTTTTTGTTACTAAAGACTCAGATTGGATGTATTGTTTATCACCAGCTACTCAATTATTTCGTCTCCCAGGAAAAAATGAAGAACCTAGGATAATAACCTATGATGAGATGTATTATTCAATTCCAGAATCAATTAGAAATGCTGGAATCGGATTATATCAATATCTCAGCCTTAAAGATAGTCTAGGGTATGGACATAATGATCTAAGAAAAACTGTAAAACCTAGAATGAAGTCTGAAAAAGTAATCTTAGAGGTTTTATCAGGAAATTACGAGAACTTAACAGATCTAGAACTTTTTGAAAAACAATATAAAACTTTCGATATATTCAGTTACCCAGGGATTGATGAAGCTAGGGATATGATTAATAACTATCTTCCAGTATGTGGTTCCCTTGGAGATGTTTCTGAATTTAGAATGTTTTGTAGAACTCATAATATCCCAGGAATTTCAGATAGTTATTATTCAGAGTTCATTGGGAGATTAGATCAAAAATTATATTGTGAATAAAATGAAAGACATTGTAACCCTACGTGGAATAAAATATAGCTATGATGAAAGAACTGGCCGAATATTTAAGGAAGGTCAAGTTTTAACATCATCGCAAGCAGAACCGGTCTATAGTTACCTTGGAGATAGTTCAGGGGAGCCGGTTTTTGGAGGAATATTACTCAAAGATACAGGTTCAATCTTAACTCTTAATGGTAAAATTTCTCCAGTGACAGATCCTAATACAATAAGTTAAAAGAAGGAATTATGGCAGGATTATTAGAAGGAATTCTTGGAAAATTGACTGGAAAACAACTCTCAATCCAAGAAATTATGAACATTGATGAAGGAAGAAAAGATAGAGCTTCTGAATGTGTAGTGAGATTGACAAAAGTATATCATGTTCTCAAAGAAGAGTCGATCATGGATAAACTAAGATCTGTATTTTTTGGGAAGACTGTACTTAAGATTTATTACTTAGTTTTTAAATTTGAAGTAACGTCTAAAACAGGTAGTACTTATAACGTCATAATTCAAACTTCCCCTGACTATGATATACGTGGATGGAAGAATTCGAAATGTAAAGTTTATTGTGAGTGTAAAGATTTTCAATTTAGATCGGCGTATCTTTTGGGCAAGAATAATACGCTGTTTTTGTCGGATCGTATAAAAATAAAACTTGGTCCAGCATTAACTCAAGCGCCCAAAGATAAAACGCCGACAACTCTACTTTGTAAACACTCTATGGCAGCTTTACAATATCTAGTGAATAATTACCAAAATATAATGAAAACTATATAAAACTAATGATAGAATTAAAACCTCATTATAGTTTGTTGTTTATAGATAGTAGAGATACAGAAGTAATATTAGCAAAATATACTGGTTCATTTAAGTTACCATCTAATATTACATTTACTAGATTAAAAAATCACTTAGTTATTTCGATTGATATCAAGTGTCATAGTTCAGAATCTGATGAACTCAAAGCAACATTATTTGAAAATAGATTTAATATTCAAAGTTTTATTGGTTATAAGATTAATAATGACTATTGGGATATTATTTATAAATATGGTTATTATAAGAGTTATCAGTTTTATGTAAATAGTGAATTTGTTGTAGAATATAATATGATTAATTATTTTTGAAGAGATGAGTAAAATATTAGCAATTTCGGATATTCATATTTTTGATTATCCACAAAGAAATTCCTACGATAAACAACGTTTAACTCAAGCAAGAACAGTAGCACAAAATATTATAAAAGCTGCTACAATCGAAGGAGCTGAAAGAGTTGTGATCGCAGGAGATGTTATTGAAAAATCAGTTCTCCGACCCTATGTTCAAGCAGAAGTTAAGTTATTCCTTGACACTTTAATGAGTTTCTTTAAGGAGGGTTATATAATTTGGGGGAATCATGATCAAGATAATAAGTCGATAGATTCTGAACTTATTGATTCATGTCTTGCTGTAATGTTACCTCCTAATCTATATTATGCTGATCAGAAAGAGTTAGTAATTGATAATTCTAGAATAGCATTTAGTAACTGGAGACCTGAATTTGATCTTTCATGGATCTCTGGACAAGTAGATGTTTTGTTTACACATGCTACTATTAATTATGGTGGATCAGATAAAATACAATCTCAAGTTCTGGATGAGTCTAAATTTGGATTAGCTATTTGTGGTGATATTCATAGACCAGCTCAGATTGGAAAATATGTTAGTATAGGTATTCCACAGAAATGTAAAATGTCTGACTATGATAAATCGACTGGAGTTGTATATGATTGTGTATCTAAACAATTTAAATGGGTAGATCTAAATCCAGACGATAACCTTATGAAGTTTGTTTATACACCTATCAGAGAAGATGAAGGTTGGAATCAAGGAACTGGAACTTGGAGTGTGTATAAACCGGAAAACTTGAGTATTGCTGGGGGAGTAAGAGATATTAAAATTCCAGCATGGGAAGAGATCGGAAACTTAATTGATAATATTATAATAGAAAACAATCTTCAAGGAATTCACTCTGAAGTTCTTCGAAATCTTAGAGACGTAGATTCTGAGGAAGTTGATTTTGGATTCACTCTTCTCAGATTATATTGTAAAAATTGGAGAAGTATAGACGAAGCTGATATTTACTTCGAAGATGGTGATAAGATCTTGATAACCGGAAAAAATGGTTCTGGAAAAAGTTCTTTGCTTAGTGCTCTTAAATATGCTTTCTTAGAGTGTAGAAATATTAAGGATTATCTACAGTTCGGAGAAAAAGAGTGTATCTTAGCAGTAGAGTTTATGTATCAAGGAAAGAAGTGTAAAATTCAGAGAGGAAATAAAAAACATGGATGCTGGATTGATGATGAACCTCTTAAATATAATAATAAGAAAGAATTCGAGGAAGATATGTATCGTAGATTTCCATTTATTGGATATATGAATATTTTCTTATTTGATTCAGACCATCATAAACTGATTGGAAATATTACCCCTGAAAGAAAGTCGGAGATAATTAGTAAGTTCTATAAGATGGATAGAATTGATGCTTATAATAAAGAAGCTGGAATTCTATTAGATCAAGTTACAAAATCTTCGAGTGTATGGAATGAAGCAATTAAAAAATCAGAAGAAATCCTTAGGTATATAGATACTAATCTTTCTAATATCCAACTTCCAGGACAAACAAAAACAGAACTCACCCAACTAAAATCGGAAGGCTTAGAATTACAAAGAAAAAATAAAGAATGGATGAGTTACTTAGCTGATTCTGGAAAACTTCAAGCACAGGTTTCTCTTTATACTGAAACTCTAGAAAGATTAATTAAAGAACAATCTACTTACAGACATCTTCAAGAAATAGATTCAGAGATTGCATATCTTCAGGCCGAGGTAGATAATGAAAATCAAGAAATATCACAACTTCGAACAATAGAATCTGAATATTCTTTAAAGTTGGATAGATATAATCAGGTATGTGCAGAAGGAAAGAAAACAACCGCCGAATTAGAACGCCTCGAAAAAAGTAAAGTGTGTCCTAGTTGTGGTCAGGCTTTGAAAAATACAGAATCTCTAGATCGTCATAAACAAGAAATCTTAGGGAAACTTGAAGAACTTAGATCCGAGGCTATAAAAATCGGCGATGAACTTAGAGGAATGTCTGGAAAAAAACAACAGGCTGATTCATTAATTTCAATTGCCTCTGAAAAAGTTAAGACCTTGGGGAATCAAATATTTATGTTGATGTCTGAGAAACAAAAAATTACTAAGACAGCTAAAGATATAGAAAATACAGAAGTTCTCTTAGAAAATTATAAGACTCAATTAAATAACTTAGGAACACCAGAAAAAGTAGAACTTCCTGATAACTTTATGGAAATTATGAGTTCGATCGATTCTGGAATAAAAGCTTGGACGGATCATGAAAGATTAATCCAAGATAGAGCTGTAGAAGAAGCAAATATCTTAAAGGCACAATCTGAGTTAGGATTAATTCAGAATGCTTTAGTAGATCTTAAAGAGTATATTAAGCTTACAGGACCTACAGGAAAGATTTATGAAGAAATTATGACAAGATTAGCTGAACAATTTACAGATAATCAAGTTAAATATTCAGTAGATACATATAACTTCAGAAAGAAGGATCATCTTGACCTTACTAGTAGGTTTAATAATAATGGAAATTATGTCTCTTATGATGCATGTAGTTCAGGTCAACAAACAGTTTTAGATATCAACTTTCTTAGTAAGATAGTAACTAGAATGGGACTGCTTATTATGGATGAATTTTTGAAGCACTTAGATCCAGAAAATCATGATAACTGTATAGATATGATTAGTAGTATGAACATTGGATGTATTATGATCTCTAGTCATATGGAATCTATTACTTCATTTAATAATAAAACTTGTAGACTTGAATTAAATGACTCAGGAGTTACAAATATCACAATAAAATAATTTAAAATGTGATGAGTGAAGAAAAATTAAAAGAATATTTTCTAAAAGAGGAAATATTTAATGGGTTTAGTGATTTTTCTGGATATAGAGTTTTAGGAACATTTCAGTTTTCTCCAAAATATGGTACTTTAATTTCTAGTGGAATAAAGATTTTTAAAACTGAATCCATTGCTTGGGTAGAAGAATTTAGGATAGGTATTATTCAAAATACAGGAGATTATTTAGTTATAGTTTCTCCCGAATGTCCTGAGGTATATTTTACGATGCCAGAAGAAATTATAGATAAGATTAAAGATATTTATAATGATGCTGGAGACTATATTAACCTAGACAGCGAAATATTACAAAAACTTATGAAAGAACTGAATGATGCAAATAGAAAGTGGACAACTAATCCAATTATGACAGATCCTGGGAAATTATGGTACTATGATGGCTCTTCAACTAACCCATTTGTTCCATATTCTCATCAGACAACTACATCTACATGTTCTTCAGATTATGTTGTATCTTCTGCATCATCACAAATATCAACTAATATAAATCCCAATAATACTAATACTTATGTTACAGGATATAACATATAATATGTTAGAGTTTGCAGATGTAAAGAATCCTACAGACTTTTTTAAAACAGGGGATCCAAAAGAAATGATACCTTTACGAACTCTTTATAATAATACAAGACTTCTTTGGGGACTTGGAGCAGATCAGATTCTTTTAAGTGTAGCACAAGGTCAAGCAATTTATAAACTCGCCTTGTTAGTAAAAAATAAAAGAAGTATTTTTGGATGTTTAGTATATATTCCAGGTCAGAAAAGACTCGATTTATATACGTCTGAATCTCCAGAGATACCACTAATTCAATGGAAAAGACAGAAGGTAGTGAATAAAACTTATCCATTACTTCTCGATCTTGCTGGAATTGAAAAAATGTTCTCTAGGTTAATTACTATCTTATGATATTTAAAGTAGTTCGATCTAAGTATTCACTAAAAGTATGTAAACTAATAAAAGTCTATAAAGGAGCTTTTAGACTAGAGAATTCATTAGATGTAAATATATTCGATTATAATAAATCTTGGGATAATCTAGTAGGAGATGATAAAGTAATTACAACCGCTGAATTAATTCTTGCTAAATTTCCATTAAGTATTTGTAAAAAGCTTACTAAAAATCTTATCTTACTTAATAGAAATAATTTTGATGAATATTCGGGTTATGATGATTTTGTTGATAAAAAACAATCTAAATATGAAGTGCATAATGCTTATGAATCTAATCCAAAAGCTTTACAATTAATAGATATTTCTTTAGAAGATTTATTATATAATGTAAAAGATCTAACCAGAAATAATTATATTGTTCAAAAATCATTATTAGAATTGAATAAATAAAAATAAGAGAAAGACTAGGAAACTAATCCTGGCCTTTCTTTTTTTCTTGTGAATAAAAAAAATAAGTTCCGATCTTCACAGACCAGAACCTATATAATTCATGAGTTTAAAAATTTGTTGTGTTTCTATTTTACATTCACATATAAGGTTTTCAAGCGTTTTCTTTGTTTCACTTTTTCAGTAGTTTTTAGAATCCAACATAATACCTCTTTCTCTAGGGATTCTTGATTTGTAATCTGTTTGTGTTGAGTATATACAGATTTATCTTCTAAAGTAATAAATGCTAACTCTACTCCATAGAATTTTTCATATAAGATAATCTGTTCAATAGCTGCTCCAAGAAAATGAATTGTATATATCTCACTCGTTGAACCTTCTGTTATTCTAACTCCTGAATCTGAATTTTCGGTTAAGTAATCTAAAAACTCTTTAATGGATTCTTTTGTTATTTTTCCCATTTCTCATCTGGTTTTAAAACTTTTATTACTTTTCCATAAATGTTCTTAGTCCAACCATTTATATGTCCGTGATTATTCCCTATCTGAGCACCTTTAATTGGATCTATTGCTTTAATTAAGTGTGTAAAGAATCTTCCATGAACTTTACAGTAAACTATATCTCCAACTTTTACTGAATCTAGTCCAGGAACAGGTTCTAAGACATGTTTTTGACCAGACATGATGAGAGGAGTCATTGAATTTCCTTTCTCAGAAGTTACAAACGTTTCTCCTGCTGCTAGACGTTCTTGTTTAGTTCTCGGCTTTTTTATTTCTTCTTTTCCAAGCGTTATGTTTTCTAGTGGCGTCTTTTTTGTTTTTTGCTTTGACTTCATAACCATCATTAAATTTAAAATTATTAAGTAAACCTTTTGTTGGATCATAAGATTTTTGTTTCTTAAGTTCCTCTAAGATTTTATTATTTATATGTTTAGTATAACTATCTACTGGATCTTCTTTTTTAGAGATCATTACTTCTTTTCCTTCATATGTAATTTTATAATCTTCATACCCTACAGGAGGTTCTTTGAAGTATTCCCACTTAGGAGGTCCGAAGTCTGTTGATTTTCCGGCAAGGATTAAAGTTTTAGATTCTTTATCAACTCTCCAAAAACCTCCTCCCCAACATCCAATAGAATAATTTTTTCCAAGTAATTCAAAGTGAAACTCTACATTACCTAAAATTAATTCTCCTTCTTTACTAATTATAAATTTTTGCATAATCATTTATTTTATTATCATATATAAGAATCTTAAGAACCATTGAATTCCTTATAGGTGTAAAAACAAATAAAACTTAAAAGTTATGAAAGAAATAACGGTAAGTAAAGTACTAGAAAAACAAGATGAAGATAATGTGAGAATGATTAATAGTTTATTAGGACTTAAAGAGAGAATTATGACAATCGGAAAAAAGAAAGAATTAACAGCAGATCAAGCTAATATTATTAGCAGGTTTAATCTTCAAGGGTATTCGAGCTTAGAAGAAATTGCTAAGAAAAAGATTAAAGAAATTGAAGAACAAATAACAAGTAAGCTTCAATTTAGTCATAAAGAAAGATTATTAGCATTGATCGTTCCGGATGATCAAAGAGATCTTTATGACTTAATAAAAACTCACTATACAGAAAAAGGATTTAAAACTTTTTATCTTGACAAAGAAAGAGTTCCAGAATTTAAGAATAGTACATATTTATTTATTTCTTGGGACATTGAGATAAAAAAGTAATGTAAGATAAACCTTAGGGAAGAGAAATTCCTTAAGGTTATTTACTTTTTGCTCTCCCCATGCCTTAATTGCTTTATATATGAAACCAAAATTAATATAAAATTATGTTAGAAAATAAACCAACTATTTTGTATTCACTTGAAGAGATAACAATCATTCCAGAAGTAGTAACAAGAATAAATAGTAGATCTCAATGTATTCCATGGGTTCCTAAAATAGATGGCAGAGAAGATAGCAAATTCCTTCCAGTTATTGCAGCACCTATGGCATCAGTGGTTAGTCCAGAAAATTATAAAACTTTTCATGATAATCTAATTTCATGTATTATCCCCAGAAATGTACCTCTCTCTGAAAGACTCAAATTATGTTCTGAAGTATTTTGTGCTTTTTCTATGAAAGAGATTGAGGAAAATTTTATAGAACAGCATCAACAAAGTACAGGATCTGGATTATATGTCTTAATTGATATAGCTAATGGACATATGGAAAGTCAGATAGAACTTGGTCGAACTCTTAGAGAATTATATGGAACATTAATAAAAATCATGGGTGGAAATATAGCTAACCCTAAGACCTATAAGTTATATGATAAAGCTGGATTTGATTATCTTAGAGTAGGTATAGGTGGTGGAGCTGGTTGTATTACTTCTACTCAGACTGGTATTCATTATCCTATAGGTTCTTTAATTAATGATACTTTTCAGGTTAAGAGAGAATGTTCAGGAAATACTAAAATTATCGCCGATGGAGGAATTAGCACTTTTTCGGCCGTAATTAAATGCTTAGCACTTGGAGCAGATTATGTTATGATGGGAAGTACATTTGGAAAAGCATTAGAAGCGGCCGGTCCAGTGCTAAGAGAATATTACGGCGAATATTATGAATCCCTTCCAGAAAGTATAGATATAACCAGAGGAGAGAAATTTTATCGAGAGTATTATGGAATGTCAACTAAACGAGCACAAGCAGAAATCTTAGGAAAATCAATAGAAACTGTAGACAGAGAAAAATTAAAAACTTCAGAAGGAAAAAGCGTGGTCTTAGAAATTGAATATACATTAGCAGGGTGGGCAAAAAACATGGATTCCTATCTTAGATCAGCAATGTCATATACAAATTCCTATGACCTAGAAGACTTTAAATATTCTAGATGTCAGGTTGTATCCGAGATATCTAGTGTTGGTATTAATAAAAAATAATTAAACTCTATGGCTAAAAAGAAAGCTGTTACTAAATCAAGTGTGGATGAAGAACTTGATTTAATTCGAAAAGAAAGAGATAGTATTTTGAATTTTAAAATTAATTTTAAATGCAAAACTAAGCATCAAAAAGAATTTCTTAAATCTATTTATGATCACGAAATTACAATAGTTAAGGGTCCTGCCGGTTCTGGAAAATCATACGTTTCTGTTTACGCTGCCCTTGATTTATTAAAAAATCCTGATAATGGTTATGAAAAAATAGTATTTATTTATCCTGTAGCTACTAATCCTGACGAAAATATTGGATAAGTTAGATTGTCCCCTAGGTGTATAAAACTTAGGAAAACTTCAAGAAATGCTGGAAATTAAAGTATAATCAGCAAAAACTATTAATTAGATTAACCTAAATAGTTTCTCAACGACTATGTGTGAAGAAGAGAAAATAAAAACGCTTTTAAGATATAGTCTAGTAGTCTATATAATTAATATAGGCCTATTCGATCTTCGCGGAGATTTGCAAGAAAAGCTCGCGCCGTATAAAGAAGCAGATTTTTATACGATGGAGAAGATATTTAATGCTTCAGGAAAAAATGGAAAAGAAATTGTTCAAAAGTTAGTAGATGCTGGTAAAATAGAAGTGAAAGGCAGCCAGTTTCTTAGGGGAAACAATATTGATTCTTCAATTGTTTTGATATCTGAGAGCCAGAACTTCAGTCGAGATACTTTTCTTAAGATATTAACTAGAATAGGAACTAATTCTAAATATATCTTTAATTCTGATGAAATGCAATTAGATTCGAGTTCTTTAAAATCAGGGAAAAATCAAAAAGGATTACAATATGCTGTGGAAAAATTATCTGATATGGATGAAATAGGTATTGTTGAATTTGGTCTAGAGGATGTTGTGAGAAATGATTTGATTCCCAGTATTTTAAAAAGATGGCTTCCGGAAGTTTATGGAGATTTGGATGAGGAAGAGATATCTAAGAAGTCTAAGCAAGAAAGATTAGATGAATAAAAAAATAAGATACCTCAGAAACCTTCAAATTCTTATATATGTAGTAAAGATCAGATGAAAATATGGTACTGATCGGAGACTACTTATTAATATAATAATAAATAATTGAATTTTATTTGGATATAACTGGCTTATGTTATTAGTTACTTCTAATTATAATTATGAGTATAAATTAATTGATCACTGTAACAATTTCCAGAGTATCAAGATCGAAGAGTATAATCTTCTCGAGGTAAACAGGTAAAGTTCACTAGGGAATATAAAATCAAATAGACTTTAATAAATTTTTAATTAAATACGTTAGTGCGCATATATGATAGAATAATAAAAATTTATTAACTAAATATAATATATAATTTAGAGTTTGATTTTATATATCCCTAGTATTTTTTCTTCTACGAAACTACTACCTCTTCGCGGTGTAGAAGACAACTAGCACTAAAGTTGTGAAACTAAATGTAGCAATGAGAGATGAGCGTTCCTATATGTTATGCTTTCTCTCGGAGTAGGGTGCCACTATGATTTATTATCTATAGTGTCAGAAAAACCTTAAGACAATAACAAAAGAATTATGACAAAGAAAAATAAATTAAATGAAAAATTTGAATTAACATTTAGTATAAGAAGTATTGCTTATTACTTTTTATGTATCTACTTAATTTACGTGTTCAAAGTTACCTCTCCAGGTAATATGACACACCTAGGAATATATATGGCATTATGTTTTATTGGAGCACTTATATTAGGAATAGAAAAAATATTCTGGATTTATAAGTACGGTCAATATGCGATGTTTAATCTAGGAAAATTATGGGGAATTAAAAATGAAGGTTTGCTTTGGGTAGTTAAATCATTGAATACAGGATTATTAATTTGTAAATATGTATTACCAATCATAGGAAGTTTAATTGGATTGGCATTGTTTATGAAATATGTACCTGAGATCAATAATGTAGAGATTTTATTAAGATTATTAGCAATTATTATAGTATTTCTATATTCTATATATAAATTGTTTAACTACTTAAAAAGGATTTGAACTATGAGACTCAAGAGTTTAACAGAAGTCCTTGGGTGGATAATAGGAATCCGTCCAAGTGAGCCCTTGAAATCTAGTGAGAAAACTGGTAAGGAAAATGAAAGAAAAGGAGAAGAAAAAAGATCCCAGTTATCTTTAGATTCAAGTAGAACAAAAATCGTGAATGGTGTTGAGCCTATTAAGGAAATTATTGTAGATATTCTGGATGATTGTTTAAAAGATCCAGATATTAAAAAGCCAGATGAATTTTTCCAATCTTTTACTTGGAGATTGATAATTAATGTAGTAAATTATAATTGGTTATCTAAAGCTCCAAAGAATAGAAGAGAATTGGAGATATTAATAAGAGAATATGGATACTGGGGCAGGTATTACAAAAAGATGAACAGAAGCACAATGTTCTATAATATTACCACTCCAAGAATTAGTAATAGAAAAGGAGTTAAAGTAATACCTGAATACTAATAAGCAACAATAGAAAGGGAAATATAATCCCTTTCTTTATTTTTCTCCTCTTTCAACCTCTAATCCTTATACATGTAGATTATATAAAACTTATAATATGAAGAAAAATTTAGAAAACCTGACAATTCCAAAAACAAAAGAGCTTCGTCAAGAGAAATTAGATGAAGCTGTAGCAATATTGAAATCAGAATTTGTAGGATTAGATGATATTATAGATAATATAAAAAAATCTATAATTCCTTGGTATATAACTCCAGAAATAATAGAGAGACCAGTTGTTATTTCATTATGGGGATTAACTGGAACTGGAAAAACAAGCGTAGTTCGGAGATTAGTTCAACTTCTTGGTCTTACTGGGAAAACAGCTTTCTTTGATTGTGGTCTTGAAGCAAATGAATCATCTTCAGGAAGTATTGCAGATAAAATAGAAGAAGTATTTGATATTGAAGACGATTTTGATTCTCTTAATTCATCAGGGGAAAATAAACTTGGAGATGCAGTTTTTGTATTTGATGAGTTTCAGTATGCAAGAACTTTAGATGAGAACGGTCATGAACTTCTTAAATCTCCATTAAGACCAATTTGGAATATTATAGATAATGGAAAAGTTAGTGTTTCAGAGTATAGATATGATATAACACATTTCGGAAATTTTGTAGAAGATTTTAAACAATTTTCTAAAGAACATCCAGAAATAAAATTAGATTCTGGAAAAGTAACCTCTAGAGAAGAAGTTAAGACAGTTTTAGAAAATCTTGGATTATTCTATTATGGAAGAAATGTAACAGAGCTTCTAAATGGTGATGATTCTGCTAAAGTAAAAGTATCAAAACCCTTCATAAAGACTAATGATGATGAAGATGAGGAAGAAGATATATTTAGACCTCTTAGACTTTTGGAAGATAGAGATATGAGAACAATTGTAAAAAAACTCAATGCTTATAAACCTAGATACGGGTATGAAATAATCACTGATTTAAATAACTCTAAAAATATATCTGAATTTAGTCATATTCTTGAAAAAGTTTCTATAATTATATCTAAACCGAAAGAATTAGATTGTTCAAGATCATTAGTATTTATTCTTGGAAATTTAGATGAGGCTTTTAAAGTAGAATCTGATTTAGATCCTGATATGGATGCTAATACTTTCTATGATAAAACAAGTAAAGTATCAATTTCAGATATTAAAGAAGCTCTCAAACAAAGATTCAGAGCAGAACAAATAGCTAGACTTGGAAATAATTTAATAAAATATCCGACACTAAAGAAAGAACATTTTATTAAGATTATTAAGAAAGAATTATTTAGGATAGCAGATAAATTTTTAGAAACTGAAGGAATAAAAATTAATTATGCTGAAAATATAATTGATCTTATGTATTCAGAGGGAGTATTTCCAGTACAAGGTGTAAGACCGGTTTATACTACTATTGGAACTCTATTAACTCCTCTTCTAAGTGATATTTTAATTAATCGTATCGCTGAAGATAAAGAAGTGATGATAACTCTTACTAAGGAAACAGATCTTACAGAAAAGAAATTAAAAATAGATAAAACGTCACTAAGTATTATTTTTGGCGAATCAAGAAAAACAGTAAATATAGAAATTCCATTACAACTTGGAGAATTAAGGAATCCAGAGAGAAGATTAACAAGATTTATAAATTCTGTACATGAAGCTGGACATGCAATAGTAGCCTTACATGAGACTGGTGTTTATCCAGTTAATATAGTTTCTGTCGCTACCGGAGATGGAGGATTTTGTAATACTTATGATCCAAAAAAAGAAGGAGAAATTGATAGTCGAGGAGATGTTGATTCAGAGGTTAGGATATGTCTCGCTGGTTATGAAGCTGAGAATCTAGTTTATGGAAAATATCCAGAGAAGTGTTTAATGGGTTCTGGAAGTGATATTGAAAACGCATGGGATTTTTTCTCTGAGATGGCTTATAGATGTGGGTATTTTGAACCTTATTCATATACAAATCATTTAACAGAAGAAAGTACAGGTGGTATACCTTCTGGATTCTTAGATAATGAAGGTTTATATGTCAAACATCCTTATAAAGAATATAATGGATATCTTAACGAAATGGTAGCTCATAGATTTTCAGAACTTAGACAAGATGTAGTGAATATCTTGAAAGACGAAAAAGAGTTATTAAAAGTAGTTGCATTATATCTTGGAGAGAATGGATCTATGAATTCTGATGAGTTTAGAGATTTTGTTATTAAGTACGGAAATAAACTAACTGATAAGTATGTATCATCTAAACTCGAAGAAGATAAGAATTGGTATGAAAAAATATTAAGTAAGTTTTAAAAAAAATTAAAGGAGCTTTTACGCTCCTTTTTTATTATTCTTTTTTGAAGAAAAATAAACCTACCCATTCATCACGAACAGGTAGGGTTTTCATAAAAATTAATACCATTTATAAAGAACTATATTTTTTCTTCAATTATAAGACTTTAGAGGTGTATAGGATGACTCAAGAACTCCAATAATTTCATATTCTATTAAAGTTTCTGGGCCATCAAAAATCGGAGGAAAACCAGGAGATTCAGCTGTACAATAAGCTATCCTCTTTTCTTTTCTTCGATTTTGTAAAATAATGTATTTCTTTTTTATTGATTGTCCAATATATTTTCTGAAGATTAAGATATCATCTTTCTTCCATTTACCTTCTTTATTATCATCTATTGGTTTTACTAAAATAATACTTCTGTCCCAATTCCTTTCTGTTTTTCTAGTACTTGGATCAGAAAGATATGTTTTTTCTATTTTTATTTTTCTCTCTGGAGTATACTGAGAAGTTCCTATTATAAAACCTTTTGTATCATAAGTATCGGATATTATTATATAGTATAATATTATTAATACTATAATTCCAATATAAAACGTAGCAGCTATCATAAATCAAGTTCTTTTAAGATTGGTTCAACGAATTCTTTATACTGTGGATAATATTTCTCGAGAGTTTGTCTAGCATTGAGTGGTTTGTCAGGTTTCGTTATCCTTGCACATTCCCAATCAATTACAGCTTCTACCCAATCTACTTCAGCTGGACATTTTCCAAATAAAATATCATCTTCATAGTAAGTTGGATGATGAGATTGAATTTGTCGATGAAAATTATTTATTATTTTCTCACCTAGGAATGGAAAGAATATAAATAGTATCAACTTATCCCAATCATGAAACCAGTGTGAATGATATCCAAGAAGTTTTTTCTCTGTTTTCATAAATGCAATCCAATGTTTCCAAGTATAGGGGATGTGGTTATAACAATCTCTAACGTTTTTAATTATCTGTTTCATATAATTCATGTTTTTTATAATAAGCCCGTTTAAGTTCTCCAACTACATATATATTAGGAGAGACACATTTATTTTCCGGCCGAGTACAAGATTCATCATAAATCTCAGGGTACATATCAAGAATAAATCTAACTACTCCCTGAGATCTTGATCTTCCAGCCTTACAATGAACATATATGTCTTTTCCTAGATTCGACTCTATAAAATCTACTACTTCGGCTGCCTGTTCTTGAGTTATTCCTAAAAATTTATGACCTTTCCATTCTATTTCTTGAGAAGGTATATCATCAAACTCTAGATTTAATACAACCGAGGAATTATCTTTCTTAAACCAATGTAATTCATCCTCTTCTAAATAATATTTTTGACATTCAGGAGTCCCAATGATAGATATAAAACAACTATTACTCGGAAGATTATCATCATTCCACCCACAAGAACTGCACATCATATCAAATTCTGTATGACTGTAACAATATAGTTTTGGTTTTTTCATTTTTTAATAGGAAGATAAATAATAAGATCTGATCTAACTAAGGACTTTCCAGAGGTTATTGCTTCTTGAGAAAGAACTTTTTGAAGGGATTCTGAATAATATCCAGATATTGTCTTATAAAATATATAAGTCTTAGGAATTTCTTCCGAATTTTTTAAATTCTCACCTAAATTAATCCAATCTTCTTCTGTAGCTTCTGGATATACTGTTTTATTCAATGGAACTGTTCTAAATCCATAATAATTCCAATATTCATTAAAGATTTTTCCCAAGTCTAAAATTTTTTCAGAAACTTTTATATTACCACCAGAAAAATCAAACTTATAAGATAAATATTTGTCTGAAATATTCTTTGTCCTGATATAACTACTATAGGTATATCCTGAATTATCATTGTAGTATTGAATATATGATTTATAGAAATTAATAGTTTTTCCAAGATCATCTATATAAACATGACATTTCTTCTCAGCAGCTTCATGATCATTCTTTAATCGACTCTCTAAGGCTGAATCTTGACGATAAAATTCTTCAATAAATCCTATAGGGCTATTCCAGAATTTCCAAGAATAAGCTGTCATTTCAAAACGATCCATGATTTCTTTAATCTCTCCATCTGATAATACCCTAGGACAAACTTCGAATTCTACACTTTTAATACTTTCAGTGAATACAAAATCCTCTTTTTCTATACTCCCTGGATCATAAAATAAAAGTTTAGTTTCATATTTCTTCCCTAGTTCTTTTCCAAACTTAGCTTCTCCAATAAATATTGCTTTCCTTTCTTCATAGTTTTTAGAAATTCCTGAATATTTCCAAGGTAGTTTTTTAAGTTTGTATAAAGATCCAGGTTTAAGTTCGGCGGGTTTAAGATCTTTTGTTATTACTTCTCGTTTCTTCATTATCTCAGAAGAAATTCTATATTCCTCTGTATTAATCGGAAGGAGAACTAATTCTGTCCCTATCCAAGAATAAACACATTTTCCGATTATTTTCTTTCCAGCCAAGCTATCACAATAATCTAATATCCATAAGAAATTATCAATTCCTATTTCAATCTCAAACCCCCTTGGATCCCAAATTCTACAATAAGCTTGTCTATAATTCCAACCTACTTTTCCACCACCAACAGAACGATTCACTATAAAACCTTCCATCGGAACATTCTCAAATTCATCATCTTTGATTTTATGATCTCTCCAAGAATTCCAAGATTTTTCTTTTTTCAAAATCCCTGTCGAAGAGTCTGTGTAAGTAATGAATCCAAGTTTTTTAGTATAACAGTCAGATCTCTCTTGATATCCGACGTTAATTTTCTTTGGAATAATAAAATTTTCGCTATTTACCATAATATATAAAATTAAATTTTCATTGCAAATATAAGGGATTGACAACCTTATTTATGTAAAACTAAAATTTAAATAGAAAATTATGAAAAAGAAAATTAGAGAAATCGTAAGAGAAGAAATAAAAGCAACAATATTATTTTATTTAATTCCAGTTGATTTAGTTGCTTTCTTTTCATTAAATAGTGAAATAAAAAATATAAAGATTACTCTTGCTATCTTAATAGTATTTTCTTTAGCGGTATTGACTTATTATGTTCTTTGGAGAGTTATAGAATATCTCGAAGAGAAGGAAAAAGAGAACCCTGAAAGCCTTATAAATGATAAAAATAATAAATGAATGAAAAAGAAAACAAAAGATAGATTGATTTTTGGATTAAAAATCATAACAGTATTATCTCTTGGTGTTGCAGCAGGATATGCAATATACCGAAGAAGAGATAAAGCTTATAATTCACTCCCAGACAGTAAATTTGTTGGGAATATGATGAAAGGCAAGAGAACTGAACTAAATGTACCAGTTCCAGGTGTCTATGAATTCAAAAATGAAAATCATAATAAAGGTTACTATAATGTATTTAAGAATGGACCTTGGAATGTAGTAGCGCCAGGGTATCAGAAAAAAGACCTTGTGACTCCCGCGCCGAATCAACCTAAGAAAGTAAGAGTTAGTTCGGGAGGAGGTAGCACATATTTTCACGTAACACAAAAGCTATCCAGATCGGGAGCTAAATTGTACGGCGCGAAATCTATAAGAGGTTATTATATTCTTAAATATGAAAGTTAATATATACTATACATTAAGAGATTGGAGAAAATCCAGTCTCTTTTTTATCTTTCCTCCAAATCGATGAAAAGTGATCTCTCGACCCGTGACTTCCTTATTTATGCAAAGGGGATTCGTGTTGTGTGGGTTCCCAATTTATTTCTAAAACAAATAGTAAATATGGAAAAAATAGTAGAATATGAAGGTACTAAGAATCATTATATAGTACTTCAAGAAAATGCGATAATGAAAAATCCAGAAACAAGAGAATGGGAAAACTGTATTATCTATCAAGAGTATAAACACTGTACTCCTGAAGGTTATGTAGAAGTTCCTGAGAGTGAAAGAAAAATATTTGTAAGAGAAAAGAAAGATTTTTTAAGAAAATTTACGTTATGTTTAGATTTATAACTATGTATTATGGGTGTTCTGGTACATTTAAAGCAACAACCATAGAATCAGTATTAACAAAGTGTCCTGGACTGTATAATGTTATGTGGTCTGATATTAAACCTTGGAAACATTGGGAAAATATCTTAGGAACGCAACAAGATGATCGAAATTATGCTATTCTTCATCTTTGTAACTTGAGGAATGCTATAAAAAATAACTGGCCTCCTGGAGTGAATAACCTCTTAGTAGAAAGGGGAGTATCCGATATGCTTTATTATTACTACAAGAATAATAGAGAAATCGGTGAAAATTCGAAATGGATTAAGGATGTAGTTCATGAAGAAGATATCTTATGTGAGCAAAATTCGTACTATACACCAAGGAGAATATTATTAGTTCAGAAAGATTTTGATTTTGTTAGAGATGTTATTCTTAGAGAACCTACCCGAGCAAAAGAATTTCCAGGAGGGGTTCAAGAATATATGGAACATCAAGATGCATATGTTGAATTTACACAAAAGTATAATAAAATTGATGAAGTTATTAATATTAAAGATGCAGAAAAATATGTAAATGACTTGGGATTTGAATTTGATCCTAGTAAGAAATAACAAATAAAGAAAAATAAAAACATATGAGTGAAGATGTAAATACAGTATCAGATTTACTAGTTGCTAAAAGGAATGGTAAATCTGAAAAATTTAATTCTGAAAAAATAGAAAAAGCAATTCTTAATGCAATGAAATCTAGTGGTATTAAAAGTCCAAAAGTAGCTTTTAATATCTCTAAAGAAATTGAAGAAGAATTAAAAGAAAAAGGTTCATGTACTATTGATGAGATTGAAAATTTAGTATATGACAAGTTAATAAAGAAAGGACATAAGTTAACTGCAAAAGCTTATGAAGGATATCGAAGTGTTAGAGAATTTCAACGACAATCTAATACTATCGATGAACAAATAAATGAATTATTAGCAGGAGATAGTGAATATTGGAAGTCTGAAAATTCTAATAAAGATTCTATGCTCTTAACAGTTCAGAGAGACTATATGGCTGGAATTGTTAGTATAGATATGGCTAGACGAAAAATATTCCCTCCTGAAATTATCCAAGCTCATGATGAAGGCCTGATTCACATACACGATCTTGACTATATAGGCCAACTTGCGATGAATAATTGCTGTTTGATTAATCTTGAGGACATGCTTCAAAATGGAACATGTATAAATAAGACAAAAATATTTAAACCTCATAAATTAATTACAGCTACTACAATTGCAACGCAGATAATTACTGCAGTATCAAGCAGTCAATACGGTTTATAAAATATATCTGCCGTATTAAAACAACCCTAACCACAAAAGTGGGTGTCTTGCTTATCAAGGCTAACGAGGAAGGAATGGAAAAGTCTGATCTCGTGATTAATAAATAAAAAAGTTTGGAAATGACTGAAAGAGAAAAAATTGAATTATTAAAAAATACAATTATTAAATTGTATTGTAACGAAGGAAGATCTAAGAGTTATATATCTAGATTACTAGAAGTAGATAGGAAAACTTTAATAAAAGCTATCAACGAAGACTGGAAATTAGAAAAAGGTAATGTATCTTACTTAACACCATCTAATCAAAAATTTGCTAATAAAAATAAAAATCTAATTATTAGTAAACTTGATAATGATATTTCAATTTCAAAAATAGCTAATGAATTAAAAGTAACCTCAGAATATTTGAGTAATATAATAAAGAAAGTTCCTGAATTAAATGAGCACAAAATTGATTATATAAATAGACAGAAAATAAATGCTCAAGAAAGAAAAAATCAGTTAGTAGAAAAATCCTCATTAAATTATGATTGGGAAGAATTACCTGATGAAGAATGGAAAGAGATTTTGGGATACTCCAATTATTATATTTCAAATATGGGACGTGTTAAAAAATATATAAAAACATATGATAAGTATGTACTATTATCTTTAAATATAAATTCGAAAACTGGCAGAGTTTATATTAAAATTGAGGGAAAAGGACTTCAAGTGTCTAGGTTAGTTGGTTTTGCTTTTCTGGATGGCTATAGTGAGGAAAAAAATACTATAGAGCATATTGATAATGATGTAACTAATAATAAAGCATCAAATCTTATGTGGGTGTCTATGGGAGATAATAATAAATTAGCTTATAAAAAAGGGAAAGCAAAATCCAAAGCATTTACTAAAAGAAGAGGTAAATGGAAAAAAATAATTCTAGATGATAAGTATGAATTTAAAACAATAGTTGCCTTAGCGAAATTTTTGGGTAAATCTGAAACTCAAATAAATAGATACATAAATGGAGAAACTAATTGTTCAGATCATACATTTAAATTTATTTATTAATTGTAACGACTAGTCATTTTGACGTAAATAATTTGGTGAAATTCCTAATTATTGAAACGGGTTGATTGAGAACATAAACTCAATAAGAAATAGTCTAGTTATATGAAAAATACAAATTTCATATATTTGGGATGTACAATAACATTAACACATCTAGCACCTTTTGTAAGAGATAGTTATAATGGTTATCTGAAAAAATATAAAGATGCTGGATTAGATGAAGAACTTAGCGAGAAATTAGCAACTATTGATTTGAAAAAAGAAGTTAAAGACTCAGTTCAAACTTTTAATTATCAAATTAATAGTATGACAAACACAAATGGTCGAATTTTACTGGCCCGGGAAAGTAGTAATATTTTTCAATGTAGAGAGTGAACTAAGAAATCTTAGGTGTAAAATTTACGTAAATAATACGGAACTATAGGAAATGATAGTTTAAAATTTTGCTAACAGGGAAAGATTAAAATCTAATCCTGTGCCAAGCTAGAAAATGAATAAGTTTCTAGAAGGTCAAACGACTATCCGAAAGGAGTAGGTTTAAGGCGAAATTCCTTATTCCGAAGCGCTCTCCAACCATTTAATAGTGGTTGATGATATAGTCTAATTCGGGGGAAATGCAGTCCCCATTTTTAACAGTATTTATGTATCTAGGCGAAACTTCAGAATATAAAGAAGAATTAGCCATGTTAATTCAAGAATTCCTAGAACAACGTATCCAAGGAATGCCTAATGAAGATGGAGTATTTGTAACTCCTGCATTTCCTAAATTGATATATGCTCTTGAGGAAGATAATATACATGAAGATAGTAAATATTGGTATCTTACTAAACTCGCTGCTAAGTGTTCAGCTAAACGATTAGTTCCTGATTATATTTCTGAGAAGAAAATGAAGGAACTTAAGGAAGGAAACTGTTTCCCGAGCATAGAGTATCCTGTGCCTTGTAACAGTGATGTTACTCGAAAAACCTACTTAAACGGAGAAGGCATTAATTGCTAACTTACCGTGCTAAATTATTAAATATAAAATATTTTTATGTGGAAAGATATACCTAATTGGGAAAATTATTATGAAATAAATGAACTTGGAGAAGTTAGAAATAAAATAACAAAGAAACTAATCATTGGAGATACTAATAATGCAGGTTATCCAAGAATTTATCTATATAATAAAAATAATTCTATAAAGAAGGAAAGATTCTTTAGACATAGATTAGTAGCTTTATTATTCATACCTAATCCAAATAATTATCTTGAAGTTAATCATATCGATGGAAATAAATTAAATAGTAATGTAAATAACTTAGAGTGGTGTACTAGAAAACAAAACGAACGTCATTCTTATAAAGTTGGTGGATCTAAACATAAAAATTATAAACCTTTTAAGATAATTTATGATAATGGACTTGAAGAAATTTATAATTTTAAAGAAGACTTATCAAAATTACTAGGAATTTCTAGAGTAACTGTTAAGTACTGGTTACAAAAGAAAAATAAAGGTTTTCGTAAGTATAAAATAAAAGATATTTATTATATTTAATATAAAAGCCTAACGACTAGAGAAAATAAATATTAGAGAAATACTAATATGGAAATGAGTATCGTAAGAATTTATTATTAATAATAAATTCTGAAATGGTAGGGTTCTTATTTGTGGTAATAGCAATAAGAATATGATATAGTCTAAAAGTTAATAATTATTAACTTTGGGGATGTCGCAGTTTCTTATCACCTTGGAAAGATGAAAATGGAAATTATAAATTCTATGGTCGTCTAAATCAAGGTGTTGTAACAGTATCACTTCCTGATGCAGGATTATCTGCAGAAGGAGATATTGATAAGTTCTGGGAAATTCTAGATGAACGTTTGGAATTATGTCATAAAGCATTACAAATTAGACATAAACGTTTACTTGGAATTAAATCAGATGTAGCTCCTATATTATGGCAACATGGAGCTTTTGCAAGATTAAAACCAGGAGAAGTGATTGATCCATTATTATTTGGTGGGTATAGTACAATTTCTCTAGGTTATGCTGGTTTATATGAGTGCGTTATGGCATTAACTGGGGAATCTCATACAAAACATATCGATCTTGCAAAACAAATTATGCAAAGATTAAATGATGCTTGTAATAAGTGGAAATCTGAGGAGAATGGTCTTGGATATAGTGTATACGGATCTCCAATTGAAAGTACAACTTATAAATTTGCAAAGTGTCTTAAGAATAGATTCGGAGTTATACCGAACATAACTGATGAATCTTATATTACTAACAGTTATCATATTAATGTAAAAGAAGAAATTAATCCTCTTGATAAGTTAAAATTTGAGGCAGAACTTCAACCATATAGTTCTGGTGGTATGATATCTTACATAGAGTCTGCAGATATCAGTACTAACATCGAAGCAGTTTTAGAAGTTATAAAGTTCATCTATGATAATATTTCTTATGCAGAGTTAAATACAAAATCAGATTATTGTTCTAACTGTGGATATGATGGTGAGATAGAAATTATAGATGAGGATAATAAATTGTCTTGGAGGTGTCCTCAATGTGGCTGTGAAGATCAACACAAACTTCATGTATCTAGACGTACGTGTGGGTTAAATTTAGCTCACGTTAAATTATTAAAATTGCCGGAAAGATATTAATATAAATCGGCATCAAGTAAAAATAAACTTGTTCAACGACTAAGTATAATAATTAATAAAAATTTTATTAAAAGATATAGTCTTAAACTATATAAATAATATAGTAATTATTGATATTGGTTCCAATTTTTGGAATCAAGGGCGTACAGCCGAGATACGAGATAGATACACTCATCTAGATGATCATGAATTATAAAATCCCTGAAAACTATGAGATACGCAACTATTAGAAAAATAGATATATCTAATGGACCTTACATTGGAGTTTCATTATTTTTACAAGGATGTTTATTCCATTGTAAGAATTGTTTCAATCAAGTAGCTTGGCCTTTGGATGGAGGAAAAGAATTTACTGAGAAAGAAAAAAAAGAATTTTTTGAATTAATAGAAGGAGTAAAGAGAGTTTCTATTTTAGGTGGAGAACCTTTACTTCAAGCTACAGAACTTAGTGAATTATTAAAAGAAATAAAGGAAACTTGGCCAGAAAAAGAGATTTGGTTATGGACTGGATTTTATATTTCTGAATTAACTGAAGAACAAATGAAAGTTATTAATTTGTGTGATTATATAGTTGATGGAAGATATATAGATGAATTAAAAGATAGAAAACTTAGATTTAGAGGATCTTCTAATCAAACTATATGGCATAATATTAATGGTGAATTAGTAAAAAGTAAGTATAATGATGAAAGACTTGATTAAATAATAAAAAGACCTTAGGGAAAAAATCCTTAGGGTCTTTATTTTACTCTCTGACAGACCTTCTTTCCTTATTATTGAATATAAAATAATTAATCAAGATGAGTAAAATAATAATTGTTCCAGACGTTCATGGTAGGACGTTTTGGAGGCTAGCGAAAGAAAAGATTAATGAAGTAGATCAAGTTGTATTTCTAGGAGATTATCTAGACCCATATCCAGTCGAGGGTATTTCACCAAAGAAGGCAATAGAAGAATTAAAGAAGATAATAGACTTCAAAAAAGAATTCCTAGAGAAGGTTATTTTGTTAATAGGGAATCATGATTATCACTATATGAATCTATTAAAAGAAATACTTCCTTGTAGTAGATATGACTTTAGGAATGCACAAAAAATCGAACAGATATTTAATGATAATCAAGAATTATTTCAAGTATTATACAAAGAAGGAAAGTATCTATTTTCTCATGCAGGTGTTGTAGAAGAGTGGATGAAAATTACTTGTGGTTGTGATGACCTAGATACACTTCTTAAGGAACAACATCTAATGTATAATCACTTGTGGTATATGTCAAGACTTAGAGGTGGTTATGGGTTTTATGGATCATGTATATGGTCTGATGTAAGAGAATTTGAGAATACATTTCTTGGAGTATTTCAGATTTTTGGTCATACTCAATTAGCCAAGGAATTTTTTGGACCATCTCCAGGAATAGAAGAGACATTTGCATGTTTAGATTGTAGAGAATGTTTTATATTAGATACTGAAGAACAAACAATAGAAAAATTATGAAAACAATTATTGATAACTTAGAATTTAATGGAGCATTAATTCAGTTTACACAATCAGATGATTTTGATACCATGATTAATGCTACTGAAATGGGTAAATTATTCGGACCTAACAAAAGGCCCTATCAATGGTTGAGACAGAAGGATACTCAAGATTATTTACAAGCATTTGAAAAGTATCAAGAAAGTACTGCGCGGGAGACGCGCATCACTCCTGTAATAACTATAGAAGGGCATTATTCAAATGGAACTAGACCTGGTACATGGATGCATAGATGGGTAGCAATTAGATATGCTCAGTGGTTAGATCCAAGGTTTGCGATTTGGGTAGATTCTAAGATTGATGAACTTCTTAGGATAGGATTTACTACTGCCTTAAAAGAGGAAAGAGATAGATATAATTCTCTTCTCCCTCAGGTAAATTATTATAATGAAGTTTTAGCATATTCAGAAAACTTGTATTCTACTGAACAACTCTGTAAAGATCTTGGACTTGGGTATGGGACAAAGATACTTCTTAAGAAACTTGAAGAAAAGAAATATATTTATCGTCGTCCAGGAATAAAAGGGTGGTATTTATCAAGCCCCTACGATAAAGAAGGTTATACAAAAGTTACTTCAGCGGTTGTAACTGATAAACATGGAAATAAACATATTAAGAATCAAAAGAAATGGACTGAATCTGGAAAACATTGGATTTGGAGTTTATCTAAAAAATTATAAAAATTATGAAAATTGGAATTGATTTTGATGGAACCTGTGTTACTCATGATTATCCTAGAATTGGAAAGGATATTGGTGCAGTTCCTGTTCTTAAAGAGCTAGTAGAAAAAGGTCATAAGTTAATCCTTAATACTATGAGATCAGGGAAAGAACTTGAAGATGCAGTTGAATGGTTTAAAGAGAATGATATCCCTTTGTATGGAGTTAATCAAGATCCTGGACAAAGAAGATGGACTAGTTCTCCAAAAGTACATGCAGATCTTTATATAGATGATGCTGCTCTTGGATGTCCTCTTATATATAATCCAGATTTTAGTGATAGACCTTATGTAGATTGGGAAAAAGTTAGACAAGTATTTTATGATTAAGAAACCAACAAAAGAAGAGATGTACGTAGTTAATCAGCCACGTCATCTTATGATATCAATTATATTAATGGATTATGATTACTATCCTCTTCCAGATAATATACATACTGGATTATGTAAACTTTCTGAGATTAGTGATATAGTATTCATATTCTCTGATTCCCATTTCGACAATTCTAAGATTAGTAAAGAAAAGATAACAACTCTTTATCAGGCTTGTGCTTTTATAGATAGTTCTGGAAATTTACCGAGAACTATTTTTAAGGCTCTACAATATGATAAAGAAATATTTGGGAAGCACATTGGAATAACAATATCTAGATGTCAAGACTTACAAGAATCTACACCTAAACTTTTTGAAAATCTAGAAAAAATAAATCAGTCTAGAATTATTAAGCCAGTGTTTAAGATTCGTAGGTTATCATCAACAGAACTATATAACTTCTACTATACACCGTCTGAAGAAAAAAGGAAAAAGAAATGGAAATGTATTTTTGATGAATGTTTATATTTTTATCATAGACATATTCTGAAATCTGTTATTTTTCCATGGACTAGAGTAGAGGTTCCAGATCCAACTGATTATATAGATTGCAGGTATTGTACTTGGGGATCTAATTCTTCTATACTTTATTTCAGGAATACAACGATAGGAATATTCTTGGAAAAAGTAGATAAAGAATTTATTGATACTTTTACTGATCCGGATCCTAGATATCTTTTTGCTGGATTAGTTAAGAAAAATGGAATAGATTGTTTAGATTATAATATAGAGGATTTAGATATTGGAAAATTATGACTAAAAGATATAAACAATCAGGAAGAAATTCAGCTTATCCAGAATATATAGAAGTTTGGGAATATGGAGTTGGATCTGTGCCTGATTGGATTTCAGATAAGAGTAAAGTTACATTTATAGATGGTCTTGGTAATGTAACATTAGAAACTCATGATACTAGTACAGGTGGAGTAGAGATTATAGATTCCACAGGTACATCTCCTCTTATCAGATTAGGTTCAAAAAAAGACTTAATATGTAGAGAGGTAGAGAACGAAACTAAAGTATTTGTATTGACTAGAATACAATTAGATTTATTATATAAATTAGAATTATGAAAGAATTAAAAGACAGTGAAAGAAACCTGATTAATGAAGGACTTGTAGTAGTAGATTATTCTGCTGAATGGTGTGGTGGTTGTCAAGTAATTAAACCAATCGTTGAAAAATTAGCAACCGAATATGAAGGGAAAGTTAATATTTACGGATGTGATGTTGATGAATGTGCAGAACTTACATCAGAATTTGGTATAAGAAACATTCCAACACTACTATTCTTTAAAGATGGAGTACTTCAGAATCGATTAGTAGGTTCACATCCAGAAAAAACAATTAGAGAAAATCTAGATTTACTAATATCAGAATCAGGAAATGAATAAATTTGTACTTAACACATTAATTTTAGGAGATGATGACCTACATTGTAAGACAGGTGAAGTAACTTTGTCTATGATGAACCTGAGTCATACAAATTTTACTGGACCGGATCTTGATAAATTCGATTTAATTGTTTATCATGGAGAGAAAGGTTGTAAAATTTTAAAGTCCAGAGCATTTAGAACTGGAAAAGTAGGATAAAAATAAAGAGAGGATACCATTCAAATAGGTTCCTCTCAATTTTTTTTACATCTCTCCGTCGTATTTTTTATCGTCTTGAAGAGTTGATCTTTTTCTTACTAATAGAGCAATTTCTACAATTAATTCTTTTAAAGACATTCCACCTTCATATGGGAAAGCCTCATCACACCATTGTTTACTAGAATAATCCTCTTCTTCTGGTGTAACTTCATAATCTCTACAAAGTTCTGCTACTCTTTGTTGAACATACTCTTTAGTTAAGATTCTAGATTCTGGAATAAAATATGCACTACTTCCAGTCTGATCTTCATGTCCCAAAGCTAAAATTGCTTCATCTCTAAACCAATCACATTCCATAAATTCTTGTGATTCTGGCCATCTTACTAATACATAGTTTTCATTCATATTCTTTAATTTTTATTACATCTATAAGAGTTTTACCTTCAAAGCCTTATTATTGAGAAAAACAAGAAATTATGAAAAGAATAGACTGTTCATTTATGGGAATTAGTGGAGAATGTTTTATCCACATCACCCTAGAATTTGAAAACATCCCAAGAAAAGGGGATAAGGTAGTACTCAGCAGAAACATTGCAGAGTATGTAAGAGAAAATATGACAAATGATGTGGAAAATGCAGAAGAATATGCTGATATTATATCCATGTCATTAGACAAAAACACAGGGACTATGTACTTTTTTGTAGTAGAAGTAATTCATTATCCAAGAATTGATAGAGATGTGGATGATGAGGCAGTTACTAGAATTATACTTAGTGTTAATAGTCTAGATTAAAAAAAAAATAAAGAGAGGCCTTAATAGGTTTCTCTCTTTTTATTTTCTTCTTAGAGTTCAAGTATTCTCTTAAGTCGTTGTAAACTTCCAGGAATATCATTTTTATCTAAGCGAGATTCATCATTTTTTGCTTTTAATTCATCTCTTTGTTGTATAAATTTATTATAAGCTATTTCAAAAATTTCTAGATCATAATCATGTAGTTGTCCATAAGTTTTTATATTTTCTGGAAGGTATTTATCTTGCCCACCTTTAAAGTTTCTTATTGCATAAGTTGCTTTAAAGAGATCTATATAAGCATTTTTAAGAACATCTACTTCTTCTGGTGTAAACTTATCTATAACATTCATTAACTTATAAGTATCATCACCACACATAGGCAAACTCTCTAAATAATTATCTTCTATATTTACCCGCCTGTTTATACTTACAACAAATCCAATAGGTGTTCCAGAATCTAATGTTAATATCTTATTAGGATAGTAACCTTGAGGAGAGTCACATAATCCTAGAACTTGAAAATTTACATCAATAGATCTCATAGTTTTTGCAATTTTCTTAGATTTATCAAATAACTGTAATAACTCGTCGGAAAATACATACTTTCTATAAAGTTCAACTACTAATTCTTTAATTAGTTTTTCTAATCTTGCTAATTTTTTCTTAAGACCTGAGTTATCTAAAAGTTCTTTATAAGTTGATAATAAGATATCTCTCGAAATTAATTTACTTTTGTCTTTATCTAGAATCATGATTTTAATATATTATAAAGTTCTATAAAATTAGTTTTCAAAGCAGTTAGAGTTAAGTTTTTATTTTCCAAAGTTTCTTCTAACTCGAATAACTTATTACATGCTCTTTTAGAAACTACTACATATTCTCTAAGTTTTTCCAAAGCTTCTTTATATAATTCAGGACTTTGATGTTTAAAACTACTCCACTCATTACCTTTAAATAGACTAGGAGCAGAAATCAAATTCCCATCTATTCGTTTTTCAATTCTTATTCCTTTAGAAAAATAATAAAGATTATCCCCCCAATTTAAACAGTTTATATTTTCTTCAGGAAATTCTTTTTTTAATACTCTATCTCCTGTAAAATCAAATACTTGAACACTATTTAAATAATCCTGATACTTCATTGTAAATTCTTTTTCTTCTGGAGTTAAACATTCCAAGATCGCATCAAAAATAAAATCTACTAGTTCATTACGTAGGTTCTTACTCTCATCGAACTCTTTGATATACAATTTTTTAACTTCATTAATTATCTTATCTCTCTGATTTCTAGTTAATGCCATAATCGTTTTACTTTTTTACATTACTTACATTAATAAGGATTTTGCCATTATAAAAGGTCCTAAATCTTAATTATGTAAAACTAAAATTATACTAATATGAAAGATATTGAAAAAAGAATAGCTGAGAATATCCAAGTTCCTGAGGATATGTACTTAGAAGGATTACTTGATATAACTGGATTTTTATTTAGTGAGTTAACACAATTTCTAGAAAATGAACATCGATATATAGGTATTACTAAATCCTATATTCATACTGTTAAATTAACTATTGAAAGAATAAATCAATCTGTTCGACCTGAAGATATAGAGATTTATGGAAGAATATTATATCTTTATAAACCATTTCTTAAAAAAGAATTTAAGAGACTTAGAAATAAAAAGTTAACTGCAGGGGATTCTGTTATAGTAATTATTAATAAAATCATAGAAATAATAGTTCAAGAAAAGAAACAAGATTTTAGATTTCATAAAGAAGTAAGAACCCTAAGAAAAATTATATCCAAATTTTTTGAAAATATTAGGAACAAAAAGAAAGAAGATCCACTTTATTCTCTAAGTAATGCTATCAAAGAATATAAAGATAGTGGATCTGTTGGAAAATATCCTCTTGATGTATTCTCTTTTATAGATAATCAGTATATAAAAGAAGAATTAAAAGATCCAGGAGAAAGACTAAAAGAAGAAAGTGATAATAAAATAAATGAGATCTCTTTTGATAATTGATTTTCTCAGTTATAGAATAAAAAACTAGATAGAATTTTACCTCTATCTAGTTTAATTTTTATTTTATTTTTTCTTTTCCTCATCTTCGGCTTTTTCTTCCAGGGACTTTTCTTCTCCAAGTTCATACTCCATGGATTCGATATCTATCTTTCGATTTACAAAATCCTTCTTATCCTCATCTTCTATATCCACAGTATAGTAAAGCATGATATCAAACCCAAGATCTTTATACACTGGATTCGTATCTCTTGCTTGAAACATTACGTGATTATATTTTGTTGAATATGTTCCATGCAAATTACTCCTTCTCTTATAGATTGTTAAGTTTTCAGGAATAGTTACATAATGAAGCATATCAAGAGCTGTATATAAATCTACTCCAGGTTCATCGTCAATTTCATCCTTCATCGGAAATCTTAATTTATACCCTAGAAAAGTAGATGCTATTTTTACATCATATACATCTTCTTGAGTTTTTCCAAGATCATTTAGTTCCTTACTGAAAAATGCAATATTCTCGAAAATATGACCCGTAAGTTTTTTACTCAAACTCTTACGTCCATCTGTATAATCGAATAAGTCTTGCATAAACTCTGAAAAACCATTATATTTAAGTCTTCCATCAGGCCAATAAACATTATAAGATTCATAATCTCTCTTAGGAATCTCCACTGCTGCCTGAAATACTTTTTCATAAGTACGAGTTTCACCAGTCTCTTCATTTACTACTTTTGTATACGTTACTCCCTTTATTTTATAAAAAAATATATAATATCCAACAAAGAAACGGTCAATGTTTTCATCTTCTGTACCTATAAACTCTTGATTTAAGGTATCTCCTAATTCACTAAACGTATCTTTATAATCATTTATCTTTGGATAACCAGATAGATTTCTATTATAAGCAGTTGTTGGAATTTCGAAAATAAATTCTAATTTCCTTTTTCCAAACCTAGTGTCAGATTGACTTACGTGAATGATGTTCTCGCAATCCAATAATCCCTGCTTAACTATCCTTTTTTTACCCCGTCTATCTTCTTCTACTATATTGCGAATACGAATAAGATCAAGATCCCATGGACTGACCTTTCCCTTTCTATCGCCGAATTGGATAACGTTATACATTGCTAGTACTAAGTTATCACTTTCGTCATTTTCTTCGTCGACTTCGCTATATTCTTCGAAGGAATTGACAATTTCATTAGATTTTTCTCTTAATATATCTGAAGAAATTCCAAGACCTTCAAGTGCATCATCGACTTGTTTTTTCTGTTTTTCTAATTTTTTTATTTCTTTTTTTGTTTCTCTGGCTAGCAGATAACCACCAAGGGCTAATCCTAAACCAATTAGTATTAATTTTTTAGGTTTCATTTCTTTTTCTTTTCTTTTAAGTTTGTTTATTCTTCTTTTTATCCCCTTTGTCCACTGCTAATCCCACGAACCATTCCTCCTTTTTTGGGGGGTCTATTATTTCCTCCTCCCTGAGGTTTACCAATAGATCCGTTTTTAGAAAATAGTGCACTTCCTACACCTAATAATGTTACTCCTAAAATGCTAAGCATCGCAACTCCTATCATTATCTTAGAACTTTTTTCTGAATACTCAGCTGTTATTGTTTTAGTACTATTATTATCTTTTAAAAATGTAGTACTTGTTTTCTGTACACCAAGTAACGAACCAATATTTATCATATTTTTATCTTTTTGAATTAATTTTTCTAATTTTCTTTGTTTGAAAGTCTCCAATAAGTGAAGCTCCGAATCCTATTACGTATATAAGAGCTATAATTTGACTACCTATCTTTATACCACGGAGACATACATTAGCTACTGAGTAACTCCCCATCGCTATTTTTTCTCTTTTTTTAATGTCCATTTTTCTTTTAAGTTTTATTGTTAATATTTAAGTTTATAATTCTTTATTTAACGCAGTCAGCTTAATATGCTATTTATAGATGCTGACTCATCTGTCTTGTTTAATATCTCTTTATAAGAAGGGAACTGGATGGACCTCCAGAACCCTCCCCTGAGATAACAATAAACAAGAATTATGTTTTTGTTCTATTTCTACTTCTTTTTCTTCATCATCTTCTATTTTCATCATTGTGTTTTTCATAACCTAAATAAAGAAAAAGAGTATAGAAGCAATTCAATACCTCTATACTCTAAATTTAAAAGAAGGAAAATTTATTTCTTTTCCTCAGCGGGAATTTCTTCGACTTCTTCAATACCGTCACCAGTGATCTTCTTTTTGACGTCTCCAATCAATTTTTCACAGTAACCGTACTTCTGTTCTAGCTTAACTGCTGCTATTCCGGTTCCAAATCCTACTGCAAGATATAAAAAATTTGTCAATTTCATTTTCTTATCCTCCTTCTTATAAGTTAACATTATTTACTCTTTGGTGGCTGTTTAAACTTCTGTAACCACCGTTTTTGTAACCATTGCCTCCATTTGTAGGGGCTGATGTCACTTCCGGCTTTACTTCAGGAATCATATCCGATTCTCCTATACCGGTAACTGTTGTTGCAACTGATTTCTTTCTCTTTAAAAGACCTATAGCTGCATTTCCTATACCCTTGCCAGTGGATATTATTGGTTTGTGGTATTTAACTATTATTCCACCAAGTACCATTCCAACGGCAACTCCTCCGATTGTGTATATATTTCTACTAAACCAACCAGATTTTTTTTCTTTTTTAGTTTCTTCTTTTTCCATAATTCTTGTTCTTTAGAAAAATAATTTGTTAATATTTTTGTTATCTTATCTCTTATAAGGCTTTTACCGTTTTCTAAACCATTCGATTTTTAACGGCGAAAAATTAATGATCAAAATTCATTATTTTCTTTGTTTTTGTATAGTTGTATTTGTGTATGAATTTTGATCTTAAAGAATTTATTTTCTCATATATAAGAATTTAACGTCTTTTCAAACCAATCGTTTTTCTACCCTACAAAGAATTTATCTACTCCATGTTTATCTATAACCTTTAATATTATAGTTATAATAAGTTTATCAGTTATAGATCTAGTTTCGAATTCTTCTCTGGAAATATCACTACGATAATCTCTCATTATATCTGCATTCTTGAGGTTATATTTTCCGATGTGATATTCTTTTTTAGAGAGACTTTCAATAGTCATAGGATTATCAACTGTAGTAATATCAAGACCACGTTTATCTAGAAATTTATCATACAATAGATCTGATAATCGTTTAATTCCTATCTTCTTACAAGCTATATCAGGAAGTTTATTATTCTGAACAAATAGTACTCTATCTCTATCAGAACACTTCCAAGTCTTATCTGATAAACTAAGATAATATCCTTGAGCTAACCAATCCCTCTCTTCTATATATTTCATGGTTGTCTGTAAATCTCCTGCTAATTCTACTACATTTCTAAAAGGCAATGCAATCGGAATTAGGATATCAATAACTCCAGGAAGATGACTAGATAATATTACTTTCATAGTTCAATATCTAAGAAATACTTATAATCATTTCCAATCTTAACAAATAATCCTGAAACTAACTCTGGAAATCTAGTTTGAAGAGTTCTCAAGATACACATATAAGTTTCGGCCGTTTCATTGTAGAGTATTTTCTTTGTACCATCTTCAAAAGCAACGTATAAGTGAGAAACCTTAAAAACATTTCTCGTTGCTTTATCAATCTGGTACATAACGTTTATCTCTACATCTTCGGCCGTTATAGAATCTTTCATAATACTTCTAATATGATATAAATCCTCTCCATATTTTGTAACATCCGGATTTTCTTCTAGTTTGTAAAGTTTATTTCGTCCTCCTGTTGTTACTATGTAAGGAATATGCTCTACTGTACTAACTTCATATTGAACTGACTGAATCCATAATCTCTCTGTAAATTCAAAAGTAAGTTCCGTAATCCTGCTCTGCTTAATAAAAAAGCTATTTATTATATTTTCCATAATTATTTATTTTTATTCATTTATTAGAGTTTTAAGTGAAAAATAATTAAATATTTTTATATATTTCATTGATTAATTATCCTTTCTTTTTAATAATAATATAACATTTTACTTTCTTTCCATTTTCATAAATACTAGAATTCTTAACTTCAAAATAGTTTTCTAAATCCTTTGGCTACTTTGTCGTAATTAATGGACTTATATAACACCTCAAGTCTAGATTTTATATCAGATAGTGTTATTTTATCCCCTACTTTAAATTCCGAATAAATACTAGATTCTAGAAGTTCTTGACTAAATGTTACTACCCCTAGATGATTTTTTATTTTAGCACTATTATAAGATAGTGATTTAAGCTTACTAGAGCCCAATGTAGTATAATAAGACTTAATTTCATCAGAATCAGCTATCTGTCCAAGAACTATATCAATTCCATCTTGAGATAATCCATATTCACATAATAACTTAAGCTTATCATATATAGTATTTAACCCTATATATACCTTTAAAAATTCTGATACTTCTCTATTTACTATATCATCCTCACAATATATACCTGTTTCTAAACATTTTAAATAATTTAAATATCTATCTACTCCTTCAGGTCCTATACTGGAGTCATCTCTAAGATACTCTAATACATAATCCCTAGTTAATTGATCCTTTACCTTAGATATTATATTCTTTAGGTAATCCTCTGTATCCTTAGAATTGAAAAAGTAAGATAGTACCTCTCTACATTCATTCTTGATCTTCTTAAAATCCTTACTACCTCTTATAGGATTTTTTGGGAGAGATTCTAAGTCTATACTGTCTATATCCTTAAAGAAATTTATTATATCTTCACTGTAATAAAACCATTCTCTTCCATACTCTGAATATAATAAATCCTTAAACTTATATTGAATTCTCTTTTCTATATCTTCTGAAAGACTGGGAATTTCATATAAAATTTTACAAGTAGGATTATGAAGTTTGTAAGACATAAATCTTCTATCTCTATTATTATCCTCTGTATAACCTATTTTGAGAAGATGAATTAAATTTTCATTCTCATCATAACCTGCACTCTTAATCAAATATATCATAATTAATTATCCTTTCTTTTTAACAATTCATAACCTCTTACTCTCTTCTTTTTTCCATCTACAACCTCAGTAGTCATATACTCTTTTACCTCAAAATAATTAAGAATATCATTTGCTTTTGGTACTGCAGTATAAGAAATACTAGAATATAAGTCTCCTAATTTAACCTTGAGATTAGATAAACTATATTTTTCTCCTGGGTTAAAATTTTGATGAATAGTATTAACTAAAAGTTCAGGACTAAATGTTACTATTCCAAGATATTTTTTAATATTAGTACTATTATAATATAAATTTTTTAATTTTTCCGGTTTTAAAATTGTATAATAAGATTTAACTTCATCGCTATCATTCAACTGTCCCAAAACAATATCAATCTCCACTTCAGATAATCCATATTCGCATAGCATTTTAAGTTTATCATATATTGTTTTTAAATTTTTATATATTCTTAAAAACTCTACAACTTTTTGATTTGATATATCATCAGGAGTCAATTTATTATGAACTGTGCTAAATACAGAACATCTATCTGCATAATCATATTGTTGAATCTGAAAAGCTCTAATCTCATTTACTAATACTAAATTATTAAGTACAGGTATTAAAACTCCTCCTTGATACTCATTCACAGCTACATAATCATCTTTATAATTTTGAGTTTTTGCAAGTGTTTGATATCTTTCTGCTAACGTTAACTTATCTTCATCCAAAGAAGTTGAGTATGATCTTAATAAGCTTTCAGTTTCACGTTTTTTTCTTTCTATCTCTTTATCAAACTCCTCCTGACTAACTTTTCTATAATCACAAATAGAACGATAATAGAAATTGGCTGAATTTTTCCAAGGATTTTCGAAAAGTCTTTGCCTTCCTAAGATCTGAGGCAAGTCTTCAGAGATATCAACTGCAAGACTATCTATATTACTATCACTAAATATAAAACTTCTAGCACAAGTAGAGTAAAAATCAGCACCTAAATAAACAGTTCTAGTACAAAAGGTAAACATTTTAGGTTTAACTCCTTTTAATGGCACCTTTCCTATAACAAACTTCTTCCCTAAACGTTTTTGAATTTTTTTAAGATTATCAGGAGTATCACTACATAATATATTACATTGTTCAGAAGTAAGATTATTTTTCTTTATAATAGATGTAATGTGATTAACTGAATTTACATAAAATACTGCCTCATCTGATATTACTCTAGTAGGTATACCATTTCTAAGAACTACTATCTCTTCGAAATCATTATTTAGATAATTTTGAATAATTTCAGATGCTTTTTCACCAACTGTCCTCATTACATATGAATTAAGATCGGGTTTTATAAGTCTAGATGGATCTTCTGTTTCCCAATCTAATTCATAGTAAGGGAGATCCTTAAATTCATCTAACATTTCTAGATATTCGTCCATCATAGGAGTAGCTGATACAAAGTATGCAGTAGGTGATTGTTTAAGATACTCTAGGAAACTTAATTCAGTATCTGATTTAAATCTAGAATCATGTAGAATACTTTGAAACTCATCTATAATAGTATAAAAATATTGAAAACGTTCCAATTTCTCAAGAATTTCTTTAACAATTCTATATGAATCATAGGTTACTAATATTTTACAAGGTAAACCATTAACAGATCTAAATATACAATATTCTTCTATCTCATGATATATTTTCTTATAAATATTTTTATTTTTCTCCTCTGAAGTTTCTATGGTGTCTTTTATTATTGTTTTATCTACTTTGGAAAGATCTTTATCAATATTGACTTCTTTCTCTAACTCATTTACCACTAAATAGACTTCAAATTCATGTTGATCCTTTTTATTTTTAAGTAACATCTTTCTAGGACTACATAGAATAATATTTTCATTACTTCTAATACAGTATTCAGTAAAACCACAACCAGGTAATTGTTTATTTATTATACATTTACTTGGAAATTTACTAAAATTAAATTCATTCCATTCTGAAATATATCTAATTCCAGACGGTACTTTAATCTTTTCTTTTTGCATATTATTTAATTTTTTTTAATTTATTATCTAATTAATAATAGATTCTTTTTTAATACAGAATCCAGTTACATAAAATCGAAGACTAAGGATACCTTAACTTCATTAATTAGAGTTTGAAAGGATAAGAAGAGCAAAATAGCAATTTAAATTTATAAATAAACATACATACACTATATATATTATTCTATTAAAAAAAATTGCATAGTAGTGGTTCTTCTATAAGAGCGAACATAGTGAGAGGCTTCGCCTCCCGTTAGGGAAAGGCGAAAAAGCCGTCTCTTATAGGAGGTTCACGATAGATTAAACCTAATATTATATTCATACTTATCGTGAACCTTAAAAAGATATCGTCCATAACGCTCTTTACCTCGTTTGCACTCGGAAGAGCTAGGACTAGATACTTTTTAAGAACCACTATCTCTCCTTTCAATCCTTCTTTAAAAATCCTAATATCTCTTTATTCAATTCTTATTTTATTTTTTCTATTTATACTTCCTATAGGTTTTTTCAATTACTCTCTTGTTCAATCCAGGTTCCTTAGTCCTCAAGAAAATATTTCGAACCCTATAATCCTTATTAATGATCAAGAATTTTTATTGTGTAGTTCTTGATCTCATTATAAAAGAAATATTAATTTATTATAAGAAAAAATTATTATGAGTAAGTATTATTTTTTAGAGACAGTATTAGTTAAAGGAAATTTGAAAGTAAAAGCACTCCCTGGACAAAAATTGAAGGATGGTTCTAATGTATCTACAAGTCTTTATGTACAATGCCCTAAGAAGATAAGAGATGTTTATTCAGAAGGTACTATATTTATCTCAACTTTTCTTAATCTTAGTTCTTCAGGTGGAAAGTTTTATACACAAAAGGGATTTCAAAGATTAACATATAAAGATGAAGAAGCTAAAAAAGAATATAAAACTCTGACTGGAATTGATTTCGTAGATCCCTTAAAGAAAGATACGATTCTCGAAACAATTCTTAAAGATGCATCACTAATTTCTCCAAGTTCTACAAAGGATGGATTTTATATGATCCCTGATAATTGGAGAATCTTAGTGAGAAATATAAAAAAAACATGTTAATACGATGATTATAGGGCCTACAGGTTCTGGAAAGACAAGTTGTGTAAAAGAAGTTTGTTCTAGAATGGGTATACCTCTTCATGTGTTTGATATGGGTTCTATGATTGATCCTATTTCAAATTTACTTGGAGTTCATCGCTTAGAAGATGGAAAAAGTATATTTGATTATGCTAAGTTCACTAAAGTAATTCAAGAACCGTGTGTAATTCTCTTAGATGAGTTAAATCGTTCTTCTCTTGGGGCTAATAATGTATTGTTTCCTTGTTTAGATGATAGACGGGAATTGAATGTTGAAATAGCTTGTGGGAAAGGAGTTAGAAGTATTAAAATTCATCCAGAGGTAACATTTATTGCAACAGCTAATATAGGTTCTGAATATACTGGAACTAATATGATAGACCGAGCACTTCTTAATCGATTTTTTCCTCTTGAACTTAATATTATACCAGATACAGAAGAAGTAAATGTTTTGGTTAATAGAACGGGAATTGATGAAGAAGTAGCTAGATCAATTGTGAAGATAGCGAATAATATTAGATCACTCTCAAAGAAACAGGAGATCTCAACTTCTATATCAATTCGAGAAACACTAATGATCTCAGAGTTAGTATCAGATGGTTGGAGTGTGAAAAGTGCTATGGAAATGGTATATCTTCCAATCTATGAAGGAACTAATTTGGAAGGAGAAAGAAGTACAGTATATAAAACAATATTATCTTATTAATAGACTATGAGTAAACATTTTTCAACCTCATATTATCCTTGGTGGAAAAGAAAGGATTATGATGATTACTATGATGACGAAGATGATGGTAGATGGGGTAGGAGTATATTTAGAAAATCCTATAAATCATCTGTCGGAAATTCTGGAGAGCTAAGTAGAACTATAAATAGAAGCTCTTGGTATGGAGAAAGTTATTATTCATATTCATCTGTTGGAAAGGAAGAGGATGCACAATTATCTAAGTTAATTGAAAAGGCTTATAGTTCTGTAAAAGATATGATAACTATAATGGATTTTCCTTTCCCGATTAGAGTAAATTTGAATGAGGGTAGTGATGAAAGTAGTTCGTATTCAGATTATTTTTCAGAAGAGAAGAGAGATAATTCCGAAAGAAGAATAGCAGTCCCTTCTAAGATATTTGACTCCACCGAAGATAATGAAACAAAAATAAATGCCTTCTGTGGATTTGGTCTTCATGAGGCTGCACACTTAAGATATACCTACTTAAGAGTTTATTTGAATTTTCTTAGTTTTATAAGTGGAAAATATACTTTTGAAGAAGGAGAGATTATTAAAATTTTCATAAATCTTCTTGAGGATAATAGAGTTGAGGATTTATTACTAACAGAACGACCGGGATTTCAAGATTTTATTAATTGTGCAAAAAGTTATAATTCCAAGACTCTAGAGGAAAAACTTAATATAATGAGGGAGAGGAAGTTGATTCTTTTCTTTAAAACATTAATAGGAATACTTAGATTTCCTGGATTAATAGAAGAGGAGGTTCTTGAGGAGTATTCTGAGGTATACAAAGAAGTTCAAGAAAAGATAACTCCATATCCAGAAAATCTTAAAGATATTTGTAGTGTTTCTGAAAGTATATTTAAGATAATTAAGGAGAAGAAATTATCTGATATAGATCCGGCGGAATTAAAAAAATATTATTCTTAATTAATGATACTGAATCTATAACTAGTATAATGTATGGAGTTGACTTAGATTCTGGAAGAAAGATAGATAAGTCTAAAGTATCTAGGCTATTATCATCAAAGGATAGTCTAACAATGAAAATCTTAGAGGGAACAGTAGAACGTGGTGATTCTGATAAGGTATTCTTTGAAAAACCAAAAGGGGATAGGAATGATTATTTACGTGATGTGAGAGCAGTTCAAAAATATGTTCCTAGATTAAAAAAGATATTGACAGGAACAGATAAGAACTATGATTTTAATATCCAAGGTTGTAGGTCTGGAATTTTAGATACGACAAAACTTGCAGAAGCGTATCAAGGAGTTCCACAAGTTTACCTAAGACAGGGACATGTTAGAACCAATAAATCAACTATATGTGTTCTTATTGATGAGTCTGGATCTATGGGTGGAAAAAAGGAAATCCTAGCAAGACAGGCTGCAATACTTCTAAATGAAACCTTCGGAAAAAGTTTGGGAGTTGATTTATATATTTATGGACATACTGCAGATATTGGTTCGATCGGATATATAAATCTGAGTGTGTATCGAGAAGGAAGTCATTATAATCCTAAGTTTTCATTATCTAAGAGTTGTGCAAAATCCCAAAATCGAGATGGAGATGCAATTCTAGAAGTAGCAAAGAGAGTTAGAAAGTTCACAAAAGAGAATTGTATTATGTTTGTGATATCTGATGGTAGCCCTTGTGCAAATGGATATGAAGGAATTCCAGCAATAAAAGATACTGCCGCAAAAGTAAAAGAAGCAGAAAAACTTGGATTCGGAATAATTCAGATTAGTATAGATGCTGTTTACGGTGTTAAAGATATGTTTGATACTTATATAGATATCGGATATAACTTAGAGGAAATGCCGAAACTTTTGAATGAAATAGTGAAAACTAAAGTAATAAAAACAAAACATACTACAGTAAGTTAAGATGGATTATGAAGATAAGGTAATATATAATACTATAAGTCTAAGAGGTTTAGTTCTTCATACATTTATAGCATTTACTTCGAAACTTCCTATAGATAATTTATCAAACTTTGTAATTTCTTATTATATCCCAGAAGTAGTTGATTTTATTAATAACTCTGGAATAAAAAGAGGAACTATGACTGTTGATAAGTTTAAAGATTTATATGGAATTAAGATCGATTATATAAGTATCTCCACTTTTAGAGATATACTTAGATTTCAACTTCAGGAAACTCGTACTCGGCTTGATCTGATCTATTATTTAGTTCGGATTCAAAAGAATATAGAAGCTGACTTAAGTAGATTTAATTTAGCTGATGAACTATATATTTATTTGTATAGTCGTTTTCAGAGAGCTTTAAAGCCTTATACATGAGAGAAAATAAATAATGTAAAACAATACTCCTTAAGCAATAATAAAAAGCTTAAGGAGTTTAAATTTTTAAGAATATGAAAATAAGTAAATTAAAACATGATTCTTATAGAGTAGAAATTAATTTTGGAATTGGAACACAGAAAGAAATGACGAGGTGGTTTACTACTAAGTTTGTAAAGAATCATAAAATGGAAATTCCGGTAAAGAAAAATTCAAGAGCAGAAGAACTTATAGAAACAATAAGTTCAACATCCGGAACATCTACTTATAGAATTATTAATAAAACAACAGGATTCGATCAAGTAGTAGTAATAGTAAACATTGACTCTAGAAGAAATAGACCTTTTATTGCCAAAAAGGATTATAAAAGTTTGGTTAAGAATATCAAAACTACATTTTATCACGAAACAAGACATGCCGTAGATCAGATAGTTAAGTTAAGAAATCTGAGTTATGAAGATTTTGAAAATACAGCTATGTTACAGGCTTGGATAAATGTAGAATTCGAAGAAACTTTAATGGATTATATTACAGAAGGTGAATTAGAAGAGGTTATTTCGGAGAGTGTGAAAAAGAGATAGGAAATAAAATCCTATCTCTTATTTTTCTTTTACTTTAAACGTTCGTTTATATCAAGATGGTAATTATACTTCTTGGACTTTAGGACTAGATGATATAAATATTACATATTTTGATAGTGTTCGTGGAGGTATTACAGGGAGAGTAGGGACTGTAACATCATCTGCAACTGATTATGTTATTAATGAACCAACAGATCTTATATATGAATTTAATTCATTGAATAATACTAGCGAATTTCCTATTCAATTAGTTAGAGTATTTGATAAAAGACTTTTCGAAGTTTCTTTTAGTACTAGCTGGGAAAATGAAAATTATAATTTATATATAAATGAGAGTAGTAGTTTTATTTCCATAATGTGGAGAATAAATTCTACAGTAAGAAATGCTAAATTAATAATAACTCCACAAGATAGAAATAGAGCTCCTGTAACAATAACTTTTACAGCTTATCAGAAATAATTAATAAGGCACCTCAATATATATAGTAATAATTTGATCTTTATTTATAGTTCCTGTAGATGGAACAAATGATATAGGTCTATAAGGTTCATTGTAAAGATAACCTGATAAAGAATATCCTCCAGGTTTAACTGGATTATTACTACTTTGCTGTCCCACAAATACACCACTCATAGAAGTTACTCTAACATTATTATTATAAATATCTATATCATATCTTGAAGGAGAGGTAACGCTTCTTATTTGAAATCTTAAATATCCATAATCTTCTTTCTTACCATCTTGATATAAACGAACGTTTAAAGTAAGAGAAAAATAAAGGACTAGAATTACCTCTAGTCCTTTTATTATATTATTAAAGAATTCCAAGTTTAGTCAACTCATCTTCCCAGTTCTCTTTTCCTACTCCAAGAGCTCCTATTTTCCAATCCCCGTTATGATTGTAAATTTCTACAGCAAATATACTTGTAAATCTACTATAATCCTCAAGAAGATCATAACTGATTTCAGAAATATCAGAGTTATCTTTATAGATACTAACTACTGGATTTTTTACTTGTCCGAAATTAGATCCCCCAGGAGAATATATATTTACTGCTATCAAGATTGACTTAGTTCTTGGATCAACTTTAGACAAGTCAATTTCAATAACCTCATCATCTCCGTTTTCAGATACATCTCCTGTTCTAGCATCTCCAAGTAACTTACAGGCTCCATCAATACTTCTAAATCCAAGAGTTCCATCAGGATTTCGGAAAGTAATTTTATCAAAGTTCATTCTCCCCGGATCAGTGCCGTTAAAATAAGCAGCCATATGATCAAGAGAGACTACTTTTCCTCCATTCCCTACTTTATCAGTAAGTTCAAAGGCAAATGAATCTAGATCGAATTCTTCTCCTGATAAACTTTGAGTAGCATCCCATCTAAGACCTACTTTAAATTTTGTTTGACCTTTAAATTCTTTTGAAAGATTAATGTTCTGTCCTTTTACTAAATTAATTCCCATAATTGTTTGTATTAAAGATTATTAAATTCATCTTCATAATCAGCAGAGTTAATAGAATTTCTTCCAGAATCTTCTATTCCAGAAATTCGATTCTGAGCTTCTATTTCTGCATTTTGTTCAGTTAATTTATTTACTGTTTCACGACGTAAACTTTCAATCATCTCCATATTAGCTCTAAATTTAGCAGTACTTATAGCAGAATGCATTAATTCAAGTTCCTGAAGAATATCATCAAGTTGACTTTTTCTACCTTCATAAGTAGCTTGAGCAAGATCAATGTTAATTTCTAGATCTTCTAAACTTTTTTCAGCTCTTTTTATTCTTTCTAAAGCTCTATTTTTTTGATCTAGATACATCATAGCATTTTTCTTATACTCATTAGCTACTTCTTGACGACCTTTTGCTAAAGCTTCTTCCATCTTCTTTTTACTATTCCTGGCTGCTCCTTCTTTTTTCCCAGGAATTAATTTCATTTGTGGTAATTTAGCTGATAATTTACTTTGATTTAGTAATAAATTTTTTAACTCAGTTTTAAAATCAGAATCTAGTTGAGTAATTGCATCTTTAGTTTTCTGCATTGCCTCATCTCTTGAAATCTCTGCTGTTCTCATTGCCCCTGCTGCTTCTTCAAGGGATTTTCTATTTTTTACCCCTTGAGTAACTAGCATAGACTCTATAGCAGATCTTTCCTCTGGTTTTTTGTGTTTTGCTATTTTAAATTTAAACCACAATACTAATGCGATAATAACAATCGCAGCGATAATAAATGTTACCATAATTTTATATGTTTAATGTTAATAATACATATATAAGAATTTCAGGTTGTATCATAAACGTTCCTTTAAGTCAAGATGGTAAAACTGTTTCAACCTATAAAGTACAATTTTATGATATGACTTATGAATTTGGAATTAATACTACTATAACTTCGGGAGAATATACTGGAGAGACTCTTGGATCTATATGGACGTTATGGGTTAGTGAAGGCGATAAAATATCAGGAATAATTGAAATTGAAAATACAGGAAGTTTAACAAAGGGTTATTTATTTTATATAGATAATTATCTTGATAATCAAAAAACACTTACTCCAGGACAAGTAGTTTCTGAAACATTTTCTTTCTCAGATGTTAAAAGTCATCATACTATGACTTTACAAGAAGCTTAATAATATGGAAGATTTTATATTTAAATTTCAGTAACTTTTGTATTGTAATTATAAGTATTATCTTTAGTTGGAGATACTGTTACGAAGTTGACTCTACAAGTACCATTTCCATCCCAATTATAGACATCATCTATAAGATCACTGAAAAAGACGCTAGATCCTTGATTAGAACCTTTAGAAATAGATGACGTTAACATGCCTGAATAAGTTTTTGAATTATCAGGTTTAGTATAAGATGCAGTAATATTTATAGTGAGATTTGAAGTAGGTGTCTTATTTGCATTTACATGAATAGCGTTAGAGGAAGTTCCTGTTGATATATATTTAACAGTTATTATACAATCATCTAATATTTCTCCTCCTCCTCCAGAACCAGATTGAGATACATTTATAGTTGCAATCTTTCCAGATTCATCTTGAGTTAATGTTAATGTATCACTTCTTCCTAGAGTACCTGCAGATGAAGCGGATATAGTTCCATTAGAGAAAGTGAATTGACTTAACATAGCTTTCCAAGAATATGAATATCCTATAACAGAATCATTTTTTGTTGAAGTTATTGATAAAGTTCTCTCTCCACCACTAGCATTAAAAGTTATAGAAGGAGGACTTACTAAAAATACATACACATCTTCTTTTTTACCATCCTGATTTAAAGGAACGTTTAAATTGGAGGGTGATGGCCAAGAATTACCATTTTCCTGAATACCACTTCTTGTTTGAGAAAGTCTTAAGTTACCACTTCGACTTGATGTACTACTATTTGCACCTACTGTTACAGAATTTCCACTTCCTGAGAATGCTCCACCTCCAGTATTATCTACAGTACCTGTATAACTAGCAGTTTGCCAACTACCCCAAGATGTAGAAGACCAGTTATTACCCCCATCAGTAGAAGATTGTGTTCCATCTCTATATTGAGAAGTAACTGTTACGGACTTCGTTCCACCACTTGCATCAAAACTTAATGATGTTGGATTTGCAGAAAATGAATAATCCCTTACAGTTCTAGTTTGAGTACCAACGGCTTGACTACAACTTACTGTTTTCTTTGTTCCCGATCCACTTTGAGTATAGGTAATTGTAGCACTTCTAGCTGCTCCAGTATTTACTCCAACACTTACACTTGCACTATTTGTTCCTGTTCCAGTAGGGGTAGTTGAAGAAAACGCTGAATTTGTACTTGATGCAGTATAACTAACAGCTGACCAATTACCATAACTAACCTCACCGTTAATATCATTTGTGTATTTGGGTCTGGATCTAGAAACTATACTTACTGTTTGATTACCACCATCTTTTGTAAAACTTAGAGAAGTAGGTGAAACACTAAATTCATACTCCGTAGTAGTAGTCGTTGTTGCACCAGATTGAGATAGATTTGCCGAAGCTGTTTCAGATGTATCTCCTGTACATCTAACACCGAGAGTACCTGATCTTGAAGAACCTGAGTTTGCGCTTGCTTTTACAGTTATAGTATTTCCTGAAGTAGTTTGAGAAAAACCAGTTCCTAAATTTGTTGGATAAATTTCCCAACCAGTACTTCCCCATGATCCATAAGTAGTACCTGATACTGAGTTTACAGTAACAAGTCTACGTTGAGATGTAACTGAAAAATTCTTACTCTCACCGCTAGCACTAAAAGATGCTGTTGTGGGACTAAGACTGATACTATATTCAAAATAGTTAGTCGATGTTGCACCAGATTGAGTAATAGTTACTTCATTAGAATTTACACCACCATATGTACCTCTAACTCGAACACTTCTAGAGGATGTTGATGAGTTACTTGAAGCAGTGACTGTAGATCCAGAGATTGAAAATCCAGTAACAGATGATACAATAGAAAAATTAGTTACAGTTTGATTTCCCGAATTTAAAGACTGCGTACTCCCCGAGCTCCAAGTTCTAGTACCTGTTCTCGATGCTGTACCTGATAGTGTTGATGTACCTCCAGAAGCACTAATTGTCGTAGGATTAGCACTACAAGATACAGACCAAGAACCCCAAGAATCAGAATAGGAGTTTTCTGCTTGACTAACATTAGCGCTAGATGCTGAACTAGATTTACCATAACAAAACGCGGAAGAAAACGGCGGAAATCCTTATATCTGAACAAAGAAAAATTTATCAAGAAAAAGATAGAGATTTTCTTTGTTTTATTTTTTATTGAATCATTAAACCAATTTAATTATGGCAGACTTATTAATAGCAACAAAGGCTTTCTGTAATACATTAAAGGCAGGCTCTTTCACTGGAGATACTACAATGTGTCCTACAAGAAGCCAAATTGAATCAGCTGGTTTGTATATAAAAAAAGGTTATACCTATGCAACCGATCAGCTTGTTCCCCAGGACCATATAGAGCGTCTTGATTGGGAATATACTTTCTCTGTAACTCCTACGACAGCTACTATATCCGCGGCGGGAGGATCACAGAAATTTACAGTTACCTCATATAAGAGACAATACAGTTACAGTAATGCAGGAAACCGTATCTATGTAGAGGGATCACAGACAAATGTGGGGTATACTAGTTCCAATTCAGGTTCTGGAACATGGACCGCCGCGAATGATACTATCAGTTATGGAGCAAATACCGGATCAACACAACCAAGTGGTACTATAACATGGACTCAGTCTGAATCTTTTGGTTCTGATCCTAAGAAAACAGCTACTGCAACTCATAAACAAAATGCAGACTCTATCAAACCGAGTGGGGATGGTTATAGCAATCCAAGAATCACAGCTTTCAGTTATCCTACAGTTATTCCAGCCGCTGGAGGTAATTCGACACCTAGCTACTCCTATGAACAAACGGTATATTGGGTATCCGGAAAAACAACAACACTCACATCCGGCGGAACTCCAACATTTAATAGAACTTCAGGAACAGCAACCGTAAATTCCTCGAGTGGTTTGGCTAATACTGGATCTAAAGGTACAACCCGATCCGGACAAACTACTGTGGCTGTTGTTTCATTAACTATCACGATGAATGGTAAATCTAGTTCAGCATCTAGCGCTAATGTTAGTCAAGCAGAAAATAGGATTGAAAATACGTCTTGGAATTCTTGGAATGTCTCTGTTAGTGCCGATAAAACAAATTTCCCTAGGGAGGGTGGTACTACAACAGTAAGAGCTAGTGCATCAAGATCTGGTACACATACTTGGAGTTCGGGTTCAACATCTTCAGCAAGTGATTCTGGAACTCCTTCACTGAGTTTATCTAATACTTCTGGATTCTCTCTATCTTCAAGTTCTGGAACTTCTGTAACATTAACAGTATCAGTTAATAATGGTGCAGAAAGAAGCACAAGAGTTACAGCATCCTATGGAGGAGCTAGTGATTGGGTTGAAATTAATCAGGAAGTAGGTATACTTACTAAAAGAGAAACTGTTACTTCAGAACAATATTCTATATCAATCAGCCCTAGTTCATTGAGTTGGTCTTGGAATGATACTAGTTCTAAATCATTTTTAGTATCTTCTCAGAAAAGAGATGGAGAAAGACATCGAGATGGAACAAGTAATGATGGAGGTAATACATGGAATTGGGGAAATTGGGTTCCATCAGCTAGTTCTTATAATTGGGGAAATTGGTATAATGTAACTTATTCAGGACCTACGCTTTCAGGAAGTTCATTCTCTATTTCAGGAAGTACAGTAAAACCTACTTCGAACAATACAGGATCTTCTAGTAGAACTGGTACTATTACAGTTAGTAATTCTGGAGATAGTGCTACTCTTAGTTTAAGTCAAGGAATAAATAGAGATTATGACTATAGAATTAGAGTTAGTAGTAATTCTTATAATTTTTCCTCTGGAGGAGGTTCGACAACTATCACTGTATACCCTGAAGAAAGAACTGGTACTGGAAATCCTGTAGTTTGGGGTTCTTGGACAGCTAGTTCAACAGGAAGTTATGATCTTAGTACTAGTAGTTTACCTTCTGGAATTTCTGCATCCAAATCTGGAAATACAGTAACTGTTACTGCAACAGCTAATTCAAGTACTTCTTCTGGAAGAAGCGGATCATTTACAGTAACTCATTACAATACTGCATATTCTGGAAGTAGACCTAGTGCTTCAGTCAGTATAACTCAAGATAGAAAAGTATCAGTGGAAACTAGAGAAGTAAGAAAATATTTTTTCTCTGTTAGTCCGAGCTCGTTAGATTTTACTTCAGATGGTGGATCAAAAAGTGTAACAGTAACTTCATACTATCAAACAGCTACTCAAACAAGTACTGATAATGGACCTTGGCTTCCAGCGAGTCCTACTTTTAGTGGAAAAACTGGAGTTACTCCTTCAGCAGGCTCTAGTAGCAATTCTGCATTTTCAGTTGGTTCAGTATCTGGAAGTAGTGGAACTTATACAGTTAACGTAACTGCTAGTTCTAATAGTTCTACTTCTAATAGATCTGGAAGTTTTGATATATCACAGAGTAGATCAGGAAATTATAGTGATTTTACCAGTGATGACTCCAGTTTAAACGTTCCTTTAAATCAGGATGGTTATGTAATTCCTACAGGTACTGTAAAATGTACTTGGACTATTTTACCTAATAATTCTTCAGGCTCTATTCATTATAAATGCACTTCTGGTGAAGGAATTGGGAGCTTTATTAACCTTTATGTTGCTACAGGAGCTACTCCAGGAGAGAAAATAGATATCAGAAATAATGTTCAAGTGGGAGATTATACATATAGTGGAGGACCATCATCTATTAAAAGTGTTACAAAATCATTTACAGTAAGAAAAGGATATACAACTAATATATTTGCCACAATAGGTCCAGCTTAAAAACGAAATGAATTATTTTAATAAATTTTTATATTTACTATATTAGTAGGTATTATTGTTACTGAAGTTGTAGATCCATTAAATGATATGTTAGGGGTAGGAGATATACCTTCTGGAAGACATACTAAATTACTAATACTATAGTTTCCTGCTTGTGGATAATAAAATGTCCCTTCTCTAGTTGATCCGAAATTTAATCCACCACCCAAAGTAAATACAAAACTTTTAGAAGTATCAATATTAAGTGTAAGAGTTACATTTAATGATTGTATCGATTTAGAGAATGTTGTATCACAAGATGCTTTATATTTAAAGGATAATTCTTTCTTACCATCTTGATTTAAAGGAACATATAAAATATTAATCTTATTATATATTTTATCCTTCTAAAACCTTATTCATGAATATTAAAATGAAAATTAATAAATTACTTAAGAGAAAAGATTATGAAAGTAACAGACAATTATGTATTTTTCTGGGGTGATCATCCATTTTCAAATTTTAGTGAGACTCCTATAGTTCTAGAAGATTTTATAATGATTGATGAATTAGGGCAAGAGAAGGAGACGATACTACCTACCTCTGAGCATTATTTCATGTTAAGAAAGGCATTATTCTTTAATGATATAGAGATTGCAGGAAAGATTATTGAAACCCCTCTCCCAAGAGATGCGAAGAAACTTGGTAGACAGGTTTCAGGTTTTATTGAAGAAGATTGGGAAAAAGAAAGAGAGAATGCTATGATGGATGTTCTTCGTCTTAAATTCTCCCAATCCGAAGAAGCTAGATATGAATTACTTAGGCTTAAATATTTTGATAAATCCTTTGTAGAGGCAAGTCCGAGGGATCGTATATGGGGAATAGGAATGTCTGAAGATGACCCTAATCTCTTGGATACTTCAAAATGGGGTTTAAATCTTCTTGGAAAGTGTCTGGATCGGGTTAGACAAGAGTTACAATCTCAAGATAGAAGATATGTTAGTTGAAAATATACTTATTAAGATAGACAAAGAGATCGAAAATTACCCAGATCAAACAATTAAGCCCTCGAAAAAATTAGTAGAGGGCTTAGTAAAGATCTCCTCTGATCTTTGTGTCGTGGGGATAGATCATTATTGTGAGTGTTTTGATATTTGGATTAGACTTGGAAGATATTATGAAGCTATTATATCAAAATTTTCTAAAGAAGAATATTTAGTAAGTACTATCGACAGAAGATTCGATCCATCAAAACTTAATTCGATTTCTGGGTATTATAGTAAAGAAGAATTAGTAAATAAGATAAAAGAGTTATGTGTTTAGAAGCATGTCATAGATTTCCGAAAATAGCGAAAGAACCTATTGTTGTTATTAAATTAGTAAGGAAGAAGGAGGGTGATAACTTTATTCCTTATTATATAAATCATAACAATCGTAGTATTAAGGTAAATCAGGATCACATATATAAATTAGGGAAAAGAGAAAAAGCAAGAATTTATGAATTTTGTCTTTTTAACTTGATATCCCCGGTTTTCAATAAATTAGTTGGTGCTGGATTTATTCATAGTGTTAGGTATCCTTCTGAGAGATTCTTTAAAACAGGAAGTATTAGAAATGATCTACCTCTTCTTAGTATATTAAATAGTAATCCATCAGCAAGATATCTTAAATGCGTTATACCAAAGGATTCATGGTATTATGTTTCTGAAGACGGAGAATATGCGTCTAGAAGTATTATTCCTATTGAAGATATAACTGAAAAAATAAAAGATACATATTATGGCAAGAGAAACTGGGGATATAGGGAGAGTTTATAGGTGTCTTCCAGAATATCATTATCGTGCAGTATGGGAGGATAATAAAACTGTAAGATTCTGTCCTAAAGGAGAAGATCCAACTCCACTTGAATTACCGCCGAATCAATGTGAATTTTATGATGTTGGAATAAATACAAAGTGTAATGCTATGTGTGAATTTTGTTATGTTTCGGCGGAAAAAGGTGGAGAAAATTATCTTGGAATATGTGAGGCTTGGAGGGAATTTTCTAAGACTTGGTATAGAAGGAATATAGCAGGAGTGATTGCAACAAATGCTCCAGTATTAATAGCGATAGGGTCAACTGGAGAACCTACTATACATCCAGAGTTTATAGAATTTCTTAAGACTGTTAGAGGAACAAAAGTTATTCCTAATTATACAACAAATGGATTAATCTTAGGATACTGTGGAAGTGATCGAGAGAAGATTAAGGAACGTGATAATCTCTTAGAAGCAACCGAAAAATATTGTTCGGCCGTTGCAGTATCTCTTGGAAACAAAAGTATTAGAGAAGTAGCATTAAGGGCCATAGAAAACTTAATCCCTAGAGATGTTTATGTAGTCACCCATCATATTATCTCTAATAAAGAAAGTGTTGATGAGTTTTTAAGGTTTAGAGATAAGTATGGAGATAAGATTTATTATTATACTCTACTTCCATTAGCAAAATCCGGCCGTTCTAAGGAGGAGATGTCTATGGAAGTTTATGAATACTTAGAAACAGAACTCCTTAAGAAAAGATTGGCCGGAGAGAGTATAGGAAATATATCTTTTGGGGCTAAATTTATTCCGTTTGTGAGAGCTCATGGGAATATATTAGGTGCTAGTTTAGTTCCTGAGGGTTATTATTCTAAAAACATAATCCTCAAGAAAGATAAAGTGATTATAACTCCCAGTAGTTTTGATTTAACACCAATAATGACAGTAAAATTATGAAGACAGTTAAAGAAAAAGATCTAGAAATGGTTAAAGAGGTTATAAAAAGGCTAGTAGGGCCAATTAAACCTATAGGAGATAGTTCAATAGATTCGGAGAGACAAGAAAATCTTGAAGTCTATGGGGAATTAATTAGTTTCCTGATATCTGAAGTAGGTGATGTTATCTACCATAACAAAAATTCTCTATACTATTCGTCAATAATTCTGTAGATAAAGCAATTAAAATTTTGAAGAAAGCAAGTAATGAGATTAAAGAAGCTGAGTTAGAATAAAGAGATAGGATTTATTTCCTATCTCTTTTTATATGTTCCTTTAAATCAGGATGGTAAAAAAGTAATTACCACTAAAGAAATGTATCTTGCTTATAAAATATTTCCTAACAATAGAGATTGGAAATATGCTACTAGTGATATAATAAATCTCAATCTTCCAATTAATACTTCTACCACTATACAATTTGGATTACAAACAAAATTTTTTAATGATGGTATATATGTTGGTGAAGAAGTATTAAAAGTTACTAGTATGTATTTAAATATGGACAATGCTATAGATGTTACAGCTACTGAATTATCTGAAGATACTGTAAGAATTGTAGTTGAAAATAGAAAAGGAGGGTTTGTATCATTAGATGTATATACTGATGGAGTGAACGGTGAATCCTTAGAGAATCAGTATCTTTATTTTTAATATTTTGATGAATATTATTTATTAATGTCTAAATTATATTCAATTTGGAATACATATGTTTCTCCTGCTTTTCCTGGAAATGTTTTAAAATCATACCACGTAACATCGCCATACACAGCATCATAAGACCAACATTCTATTTTTATTTCTCCAAGAGTTGTATATTCTTTTTGAGTATAATAATAGTAATCAGTAGTAACACCCTCCCAACTATCAGTAACAGCTCCAGTAACACGATATTCTATCTTACACTCACCTCCTAAAACAGATTTACCTATATAATGGACAAAGAGATAATAGCGAGCTTTTGCATCCTGACTTAAACGAACGTTTAAAAAGACTAGTAGATTTGGTTTCTACTAGTCTTAATATTTTTATAAATTTTCAGTTATAAATTCATGTAATTTTAAGTTAAATCTCTTTATATAACCTCTTTGATAATATTTATAAAATCCATTTAAAATAATATCAGTACATAAATTATACATATCAGGTGTAATTTGGGAAAAATTTATAATTTTTCCTTTTAAAAAGTTATCTGGGTATTTAGGAGAAAATTTTAATCTCATGTGTTTCTTACTTACTTCAACAGTAAAGTAATTTGTAACAGTATCTAGACATTTAAATAATTCATAATAATGTAATTTTTTAATTACTTTTTTATCTTTGTAAGAAATTTCATAAAATCTATTAACCCAATGTGTATTTTTGAAAAATTTATTGAAATAATCTTCAAATGCTATAACAAATTTTATTAATATAAAATAATCATTGTTAATTTTTATTATTGAATAATGAATTTGATGTTTATCTAAAAAATTTATTAAAAAGTAATTATTCCTTTCATTTTCTCTGTATAATCTAATCCCAAGAACTGTTTTTACATTATTCCAATCTTTTTCCATTTCCCTAGGTTATATAATATATCTTCTTGTTGATTTCCAGTAATATATCCACGATCTTTAAGTAGTTTAAATATTAATGCTACTTCTTTCTGTAAAAAAACATCAAGTTGTTCATAATTTTTGGGAGTTATTTCTGGATATGATAATGTAAGGAATATTCTTGACTTACTATTTTCTAACGACGATACATCTAACAATTGAAGAAATTTACCGGGAGAATAATTCACCCTTACTCTATCTATTCCTGAGAAGGTGATTATACTACAATTATTTCCACTAGAGTAATAATTTTCTAATGGAATTTCCCAAGTTTCTAAGTCACTCATAATCAGTTCTCCTTCTGGAAATATATTTTTTCCAACATTAGAAATATATCTTTTTGTCCAAATCCAGTATCCAAATTCATTCTTTTCTTTATCATGAAATGGAATACATCTAGAATAATTACCATTCTGACTAGATAAGTAATCATTAAAAATACTTTCTGGATTTTCAGAAGTATATTTAACTTTTAATCTGGAAAAAAGGATTTCAATTAACCCTTTTCTTTCTTTTATATTTCTATTTAGTATATCTTTGATTATCCTTGAATCTATCAATCCAATATCCAAGATAGTTTTTAATCCAAAAGATAAGTCAATATATTTAGATCTATTTCCTTGAATATAATTTAATATCCCAGTTTTAAAATCTCCAGACTGATCTTCAAATATCCAAGAGCCATTAAACGGATTTATTTTTAAATTATTCTCATTAAATATTAAAAAATCATTATTATCAAGAAAAGGAGTATTTTCAAGTTCTTCATATTGCCTATTTCTATATATTCTTTTAATTTTTCCAAAAACATCAAGAAATTTTTTCATATTATGAAATACTTTGAAATAATCCTTACATTCTAAAATAATAGAATCTTCATAGCTATCATCAATTGTATATAAAATATCGTTATCCTCTAGAATAGTTAAAATTTTATACAAACTACTACAAGTACTTTCAGTAATTTTATATAAATGATTTTGAGAATTAAATTTTGATAAATCCATAATGAATTTTTCTTATTTTTATTAATATTTTTTCTAGAACATCTAAATCTGGTTCTTCAGGGAGATTAGATTTTTCAAAATTCTCTTTCATAGTTTCCTCTAAGTTTTCTACATATTCCATTACTTCATTATAAGGAACTCCATGATTTTTTATTTTCAATAACCAATCTCGATCTATTCCTGTTCTGTTTAAAATCATTCCTTTTCCTTGAGCTATTTCTGTCGCCATAGTTAAAATTCTAACACAATGTTGAATATTTTTAGAATCATAATCATATCCTTTGTTAAGTTGAAATCTAGATTCGTTTCGATTCTTTACCCAATCCCAATAACGTTTATAATCAGTACAGTGTTGACTATAAGCTCCAGAGTTGAATTGAAAATAGCATAAAGGTTTTTCTCTATCATCAAATTTAATACTAGAAACTCTAAGTTGACTACTAAGAGAGTCAGTTTGACTAAGAATACCTCTATAACCAATCACATCTTTTCCTTCTTGATAATAATTAGGATCCGCAGCCCAATCATAAAACAACGCATATGATTCTACTGTTCCAGGAAGTCTAGAAATACCACAATACTCTTGTTTAAGATTATTATCTCTTAAATATTTAGTTAATGTCCAAGTACCAATCCCTACTGGAACTTGACAAAAATCTAACGGTGTTTTTCTGATTTTTACTTGTTCCGGATCTATGTTTATTGCTTTTTTTAAACCTTTCGCTTTTTTTATTTGACTTATAGCATATCCAGCGAAAGGTTTAAAACATTTCTTTGTAATTAATGTCTCTTTAATATCCCATAATGGTTGAAGTATTGGATTAAAATGTAGAATAAATTTTTGTGGAGTAAACAATGAAATTAATGCTTCTGGATTTGATTCTCCAAGTTCTCGAAAATATTTTTCTAACTCATCCCAATAATCATCAGATTTATCTGACTTAATCATTTGTTGTTTTTCAATTCCAGTACCTAAAAACCATTCGGAAGGACCTATGAAAACTCCAAAAGTATCTATATCAGAGGTTTCTGTATTAAGTCCATATAAATGAGATCCACGTATACTTTCAAATAGTAGATTTCCTGACTTTCTAATTTCTGAAAATGTTAAATTTTTTATTTCCATTTGTTAATTAATTTTTTATAACATATATAAGGAAATAAACGTTCCTTTAAATCAAGATATGAAACCAGTTTTTGTATTAATTACAAAAGCGGATGGTTTTAGTAATAATGATGAATATAATTCTGTAAAAATATATAATGATAACTACGTTTCTTACTATATAGACGATTGGGGTAATCAGGATTGGAGTGGATCTGTTGCATTTGATACAGAAATAGTAGATGCATATAATGAAGATACTGATACTAGTTTTAGTTGGAAATCTTATTCTATCACATTTCTCTATGTGCCTTCAGGTGCTGGAAGTGATAAAGCTCATATTAAATTTATTAATGGAGTAAATATTGAGGTTGAGATTTCTTAGCTAAATTATATTTAATGATGTAGTTATTATTTAAAGATTAGTAAAAGTTACTAATTATTTCACTATCTTAATTATTTATTTTTATATTATTAGATCCGAATACATCAATATTAGTAGTACCAAGTAATGTTTTATTAATTTCAATGAATAATAATCCATATACATCTAAATTATCTATAGGAATATCTAGAACAATTGCAGTTGATAACACAATATATAGATATTGCTTAAATCATAAATAATTCATTTATTATGTATGACAAGATATTACTAATGATTTATTACTTTCCCATTGTTCTAATATTACTTGACCTGCAATTCCCGAAACTTTTGTATAGACTTTCACATGTCCTCCACGTTCATCATATTTCCAATCTCCAGAAGAACTTATTCCATTCCAACTAACTTCTAATTTATTACTAGTATTATTTTTATCATATTTATATGAGTCTATATAACTAATACCTTCCCACCGATCATTATTACTACTATATTCGGTTTGTACAATATCAGGATTGGCATTAAATACGTATACCCATTCAGGTGATTTACCACTCTGACTTAAAGGAACGTTTATTTCCGATCAATTCCTTATTAATGTATAAAAATAAAATAAAATTAATCATATGAAAATAGGAATTGAAACGTTAATTTCAAAGGTTGGAAAAAGAATTACTAACAAAACCGATATAGGAATTATTTCTGGTTTAGGAATAGATAAAACTACTGGAAAAGAATACGTTATCTTAAGCGTTTGTGGATCATCGAACATGACGAAAGATCAACTTAATGATCTTTGCGATATTAAAATTATTACTGAAAAACTTATTACAGAGACATTCGATTCTAATGGAATTCCAATGTTTTCTTATTGTACAATAGACGAATTCTTTAATTATTGGAATATCGTTAATGATGAAGAAATTAAAAGTTCGATAAATTTAACTTTTAAAGAAGCAAAAGAATTATTTTCCTCAACAATATCTTGGGATATAAAAGAGAAGATCTTAAAAATTTATTCAAGAAGACAACTTGAAGGTCTTCCAGAAAAAATAGAATATCCAAAAGTACCACAAGATTATCCAGCTGAAAAATTTAGAGATAGTGCTAGAGCTTTTAAGGAACTAATTTGGTTAGTTAAAGAATATACCAAAGCATCAGCTCTTCAAGAACCTAACTGGAATGATTACTCACAAAATAAATTTGCTATTGTGAGATGTGGTGAAGCAGTAATGATTTCGAAAGAAAAAACTTTCTTTCCAATAGCCTTTCTCTCTAAAGAAGTTGCTCGAGTATTCTTAGAAGATCATAAAGAGTTACTAGAAGAATATTATATGATTGGAAAATGAAAAAATTATTGATTATCCTAATTTTAATATTAATTTCCAGTTGTGAAGTAGATCTAGAAAAGTATTCTGGATGGATTATTAAAGAAAAAGTCGAGAACCTTTAGGACTTAATTTTATTATTAGTGATCCAAACAATAATAAAAATTGGAAAATTTTAATAGTTCAAAATTATACATATAAAAAATATAATATTGGAGATACAATAAAATGAAAGAATTAAAAACAGCTTCCCTCTCAGAAATTCCAGAGAGATTAGAAAAATCATTAACTCCGGAAAATGGGTATTCACGAAAAACAAAGAATATCCTAGTAAGATATGCTAGATGGTCGTTAACTTATAATAAGATAATGATGAAGTCTGATACTAAGTATATAAATTTTGAATATAGTGTTGTTGGAGTTTATCCGTATATTTATCTTATCCCAATTATTAAAGTATATAAGTTAGATCGAATAATTGGAAATAACCTAGTTTATTCAGTTATCGATACTATAAAAGATCCGAAAGTTTGTTTTGATATCCCGGCTCTTATAGAATTAGGAGAAAAGCATGGAGTAGAGTTTAGACAATATCGTGGAAAAGGTCCAAATAAAAAACCCATGGCGAGAGTAATGCTAAGAAAATTCACGGATATAGAGAGCTCATATTTTTACCTTGAAGATTACATTTCAACAGATGATATAATAATTGAAACTTTCGATGGACTTAAGAGCTCAGAACAACGTGATATATTCTTAGAACTAGGAACGCCATGTTTTTGTATGACGTTAGATTCTGAAACAAAAGAATGGATTTTTTCTCTTAATCCTACTATTGGATCCTTTCCTGAAGATATAAATTTTCAAGGATATCCAGATGATTGGTCAAACGAGGGAATAATTCAGAGATATCAAGAATTTTCCGAAGATCTTCAGAAACCACGTCAAAAAGTAACTCCAGAATCAGTAGCTGAAGAAAAACGACTAGAATTGGAGAGACGAAAAGAACAGAAACGTACTAAAAATAGGAATAATGATAGATCTAAGAAAATATGCAATGTTTCCGGAAAGTAATAATTTTTTGGATAGTAGTACTCCAGGGTTAGAAGAATTAGAAAGATTTAATAAGATCATGGAAGAAACGCAGAAAAATTTGAATATAAAATCAGGATCAAGAAATGATATAATTTATGAAAAAGAAGCTGACAAAAAATAAATGGATAACTTCAAAAGGTGAGGAATTATCTTTAGAAGAAATGAACAGTTCTCATATATTAAATGCAATCAGAAAAATAAAATCTTCAACAGGATGGAGAGAAGATTGGCTTCCTATCTTAGAAGCAGAACTAACTAGAAGAAGTATGATAGCAAGAACAGATGATTATGAGAAAAAGATCATAACTGATGAGGAAAAAATGTATTTCTTATGTACTTCATGTGAATACCAAATGTTATCTGTTGAAGGTGGTAGTTTATCTGATATACTGAATATTACTATTAATGATCAAGTAAAAAGTTATATAAGAGATAATATTTTTTGTATACCTCTTGAACAATCTAAGGAAAATTTTATTTCGGAGATGGATAAATTAATAAGAAAAACTAGAAGTAATTCTAAAGAAGATGCTGAGAAATTTATGAGTTATTATGAAAAATATCTTCTAATTAATGTCTTTTCAAAAGAATGGAGTAATTTTATGAACTTAATGTTAGGTCGTCATGGAAAGTAGAATCAAAGAATCAATTATTAAACACTTAGAGTATCAAAAAAGTATTGCTAAAGATCCCGAAGGACCATTTATATGTTGTCCTATGCCTGGAAAGAATTCTTGGACTATTTCTGAAATAATAGAGGAAGTAAGAAAAGAGACAAAATTTGGAGAGGAATTTGCAGATGATGTTATAGGATTAGCTATTGATATTTTATGTCGAAAGAATCAATAAATGAATGGATAAATTCTCAAGGACTAACAACTGAAGATTTAGATTTTATGTGGGACTTTTGCATAGTTTTTGATCATCCTATAATATCTAAACTTGGAATGGCTTCTTGGAAAGATTTACGTCCAGACTTAATTAAACAAATTCCGAACGAATATGAGAAGATGGTAGAAAAAGTAATATATAATAATAAGGAATAATGAAATTATTGAATTTAGAGGAATATTTAACTCCAGAAAGTATAAAAGTACATGATATTAATCAATGGGATTCATTTTTATTTAACTTACTTGAAGAAGAAAATATATATCCACCTAAACTTACTGGACAATGGATAACAGATAAAAATAGATTTTATGAAAAGTTTGTATGTTTGAAAGAAGTAACTGAGAATACTTATTATCCTATGTATTGTAGACAATATAATCCAATTGAAATTACTATATATCATGAAAAGAATGGATTATATGATTTTAAATGTATGTTAATAAGTATTGACGATACAGCTTTTGGGTTTGGATGGGAAAATTTAGAAAGACTTAGCATAGATAAATATGTTCTAGAAATTATATCTTGGATTGATAAAGTAGATAAATTAGATCATGAAGAATTAATTAAATATGGACTTTCTTTAGGTGCAGAAGATTTAAGTTGGTAATTAAATATAAACATGAATGATTTTAAAATAAAAGATATAGTAAAAGGATTAATGATTTGTACTTTTATTTCAGGGTTTTAATAGGTATCTTATCAGTTTTAATTTTAATTTATTCAATAATATGAAAAAAGAATTATATGACGAATATGTAAAAGCTTGGGATATTTGGAAGAAAAGAACTAACGAATATTTTCAAAAAAGAGTTGAAATAATTAAAAATAAAACTCTCTCCGAAGAATCTCAATCAAAGCTTTTAGATACATTAGCAGAGAATTTTAATAGAAAAGGTTTTACAGAAGAATATTTTGGACCTTGGACAGAAATAAGAGATGTTACTGATCTATTAAATCCTGACTTCATTTTACCAGGAATAGGAAAAAATTATTCAGAACTTCAAATAGCAAAAGATGATGTTCCAGGAAATTGGGGTAAAATTGCTAGAGATTGCTATGATCCTAAGAGATATGGAAAAATAATTGGACTTGGATATGATTCCGGAGATTATTACCTTATTATAAAAAATCCTGATACTGGAGAAGAATCAACAATCTTAATGAACACTAAATATACTATTGATTTGTAAAATAATAAAAAGAGAAGGAAAATAAAATCCTTCTCTTTATTTTTTTTCTTCTGACTTAAACGTTCCTTTAAATCAGAGTGGTTATGTAATTCCTAACTATACTGTTACTTTTGATGACAATACATATGATTTTGGAACTACTACTGCATCTGGTTCTTTTACAGGAGATACTAACGGATCAAGTTGGGAAATAACGTTAGAAAAAGGAGCTTCTGTTGTTATAAATATAGAAGTTACTAATTTTGGAACTGATTCACATACTTATCAATTTTACTTAGATGGTGATCCAAATCGTGGATCAGTATTAGCCGCTGGAGATACTAAAATGGAGGTTTTCTCGTTTAGTAATATATCTAGTGATCGAACAATAATGTTAGATCAGAATAATTAATAAATACTAAAATTTATAGTAGTTACTACACCTCCATTATAATTTCCAGAACTTGGAGAAATATTAAGTGAAGTATTATTCCCTATAGCAAACCAAGTAATAGGAGTTCTTGGAGGAACAGTTACATGTCCTGATCTCTCATCACTAACACCAATAGTAGATGCTGTAAATATAGTATAACTGGATCCTTTATAATTATATCCTATTTGTAAGCCATTTATATTTCTACTAGTATTATTTCTTACTGTAAAATTAATATCTGCTACTATTATCTCAACCTTACCATCTTGTTTTAAAGGAACGTTTAAGTCAGAAGAAAAAAAAAATAAAGAGAAGGATTTTATTTTCCTTCTCTTTTTATTATTCTTTTATTTTTTGGGGAATATTCTATGCCAGATTTCTCTAATAATAACTATTGGAGATGTACTAGCTACTATAATACACCATTCTTTAAAATCAAGAGGTCTTGTATTAAATATTTCTCCTCCGAATTGTACAATCAAAATAGTTCCAATAAATATAACTAATGATCCTAATAAAAATTTACTACTTCCTTTTAAATTATAAAATATAGATCTATTTTTTCCAAATACTCTAATGTTAAATAGATTCCACCAATTTATCATCATAAAGATAGCAAATAATTCTGTAAGATCTAATCCAAATTTTATAGAACCTTGTGCTATATCATGAACAATTAAAGATAGTACTCCGAATACGAAAATACCCATTCCTATGATTGTTTCATACATAGGTTTGGTCAAAATAAATGCATTTTGTTTTCTAGGTTTTTCAGTAAGTACATTTTCATCAGCAGGTTCAGATGCTAGACATAGTGCAGCTAAAGTATCCATTACAATATTAACCCATAACATCTGAGTAACTGTAAATGGCATATCTACTCCAAGAATAGGACTTAAAACTACAACTAAACAAGTAGCAACATTTATAATTAATTGGAATACTAGAAAACTCTGAATATTTTTATACAGAGATCTTCCCCACTTAATTCCTGTTACTATACTAGGAAATGCGTCATCTAAAAGGACTATATCCGAAGCTTCTTTTGCAACACTAGTTCCAGAACCCATTGCTATACCTACATCTGCATGATTAAGAGATGGAGAGTCATTAACTCCATCACCTGTCATAGCACATACATGTTCAGTTGCAGTACCTTTTCCAAGTTCTTTAAATTTCTTTAAAATATTCAACTTATCTTCTGGTTTACATCTAGCTATAACATTAGGATAACCACACATCGGATCTCCCCATGCTACTTTATCAAAATCCTTAGCTTCTACTGCCCAAACATCTTTTTCAGGCTGTCCTTGTAATTTTCTAGAAAATCCGGCCTGTCTTGCAATTTCTGCGGCAGTTTTTATGTTATCACCCGTCATCATTACTACATCCACTCCAGCTTCATAACATTTTTTTATTGCCGCAGGAACATCAGGCCGAATAGGATCTTCTATAAATACAGAACCATCGTACTCCAAGTGTTCTATATCTTGACCACTTGCAAAACTAATAGCTCTTCTTCCTCGAGATTGTTGTTTAGATACTTCCTCTAGGTAACTATCATCTCCACATAACCTAGATACTACTTCTGGTGCACCCTTCACATATAATATCCCATCAGATGCTTTAGTAGACATGTATTTATTAGTACTATTGAAAGGTACTTGTTCTACTACACTGATCTCATTACGAATATCATCATAATTATATTTATTTATAGGATCATTTATATTATTTATCCAACCTAAGATAGCACCTTCCGTAGGATTTCCGATTACCTTTCCATTATCCTGATTAATATTTGCGGTTGAATTAATAGCTCCATTAATAGCTACTTTACTGTAACTCTTGATAGATTCTTCAACCACCTTCATCTTGTTTTGGGTAAGAGTTCCTGTTTTATCTGAAAAGATTACATTAACAGCTCCAATAGTTTCACAAGCGTGCATCTTCTTTACTAGATTATTTTCACGAGCCATAGTCTTCATAGAAAATGCTAAGCTTAAAGTACTAGCTAATGGAAGACCCTCAGGAACAGCTACTACAATTAAAGTAACTGCCATCATAAAGAATTTAACTTCTGTTCTTAAAATATTTAACCACCCAGAATCAAAATCAGTAAATCCGAAGTGATGAATATTAAGGAATAATAGTAATAATCCAGCCATAGTAAAAGCTGCTTTAGAGACTAATCCAGCAAGACCATCCAGTTGTTTATTAAGAGGCGTTTCTCCTCCAGTTTCTTCCATAGCTTGACGAGTTGTTTTGCCAATTTCAGTTTCATCACCTACTTTTATAACTACCCCTACTCCAGAACCTTCCGTTATTTTTGTTGATCTAAGAACTAAGAATGGAGCAAAACCAGAGTCATTCCATGTTTCTTCTTCATTTATCTTTGCCCTTTTTCCAACAGCAACTGATTCACCAGTCATAGTACTTTCATCTACTTTAAACTCAATTGCTTCAAGAAGTTCTATATCAGCTGGAATCTCATCCCCTGCACTAAGAATAACTATATCACCTACTACTAATTCATCCTTAGGAATCTCCATTGTAGTTCCATTATTTCTAATAACTTTTACATTTTCAGTATCAGAAATTTGATTTAAGATATCAAATTTTTTCTTAGCACTATATTCCATCCAAAACCCTACTCCTGTAGCAAGAATTATAGCAACTAGTATACCAATTGATTCTATTAAATAACCTTCTATAAATCCAACTACAAAAGATACTCCTAGGGCAACAAGTAAGATAATAATGATAGGATCCTTAAATTTTTCCAAATAGAGTTGCCACCACTCTTTCTGTTTAGGCGGTGTGAGTAAATTCTTTCCATGTTGTTCTCTACTTTTGATTACTTCTTCTTGAGATAATCCTTGATAATTTTTCATAATTTTTTAAAATTTAATTATTATAACTGAGCTTTAGTAAATTGATTTATCCACCATCGCTTAGCTGTTTTATATTTCTTACTTGTTGATAATATTCTTAATACATCACTAAATGATTCCCAAAGTTCATCAGAAGTTTTATTATTTGAATAGTACAATAATTTTCTTTTATCTTCTACAATAATATCTACATTTCTGACATCAAAAGATATTAATTTAATTTTTATTTTTCTTGTTCTAAATATTTCTTCCATATCTTTTTATATTAATATATTACATTAATAAGATTTTCAAGGGATATGAAAATAAACGTTCCTTTAAAACAATATGCAAGAGATGTTTATGTTAACTTTATTGTTACTTGGAGTGGAAATCCAAGTAAACCTTATGGAGCTCATTTTACCTTGATAAGTAATGGTTTTGTACATAGCCCTCAAGAAATATCTAGCTCTGGTGTCCTTCCAGGAGACACAGAAACTTTTTCAATACAAGTAGCAAATGATTATAATATTTTTTCATGGAGTTCTTCTAATGTTTGGTATGCATATCATGACGACCCGAAACAAATACAATCTTCAATTAGCCCTGGTTTTGGAAATTTTAGTGCTAATAATGATGTATTCATAACTTTTAATACTTAAGAGTGAATTGAGAAATTTTCAGAAGCATCCTCTGAATAGTATCCATTCGCAGGAGATACTCTCCAAGGAACACTAGCAGACCATCTTATTGTTGTGTTTCTGGGTACTACTGCATGCCCTCCTCTAGATTCACCAGGATTTATAGATGAAGCAGTAAATATAGTATTTGTATTTCCATCTAATGTATACCAAATAGATAATCCACTTATAAAATTACCAGTATCATTTGAAACAGTATAGACAAGATCGACTATTTTACTTTCTCCGGCTTCTTGTTCAAGATCTATAGTTATAGTGTGATAAGAACTATCTGGATCTATTGTTTCTCCTGTAGGCCTATTTTGTTTTAAAATTAGTTTTCCATATCTCTTAGAAGGATAATCATTCTCATAAGCAGTAACATATCCTCCACTACCTCCAAAAGTAAATCCATCTCCTGATACTGTTTCTGTATAATCACTAACTCCTTCTGGAGAGCTAGCTACCCAATTACCCCAAGTATTACCTCCATCCGTGGAAGTTCTTGTATATTTAGTTCTATTGGATGATATATTAGTTTGTAATGTTCCTCCGGAGGCTTTAAATTTCAAAGACATTGGATTAGCACTAAATCTATAAAGATATTTAGTTTCAGTTTTTATTTCAACTTTACCCTCTTGATTTAAAAGAACGTTTATCTAAGTGAACTGAAATTCTTATATATGTATAAAGGAAGCTGGAAATCCTATAAACCAGTAGTATAATAATATTTTATAATTATTTTCATGAATTTTAATATGTGTAGAAGAATTACCTTAATCGATCAAAACGAAACAAAGGATTATACTAGGTATTATGGTTCTAACCTTGGAAATGAAATCTATACTCTTCAAGGATTAGAATCAATGCCTAAGTATGAAAAAGAGAGAATACTAAAAATTGGTAATAACGATGCAGTTCTTTTAGTTGGAGCAGAACCATTTAAGTATCTCCAAGAATATTATCATTTTGGAATACGTAATGAAAATTACTTTGATTGTTCTAAATTGAGGAGATTAAGTATAGAAGGAGGTGCATTTGTAAAATGTATTTCAGGATTTCCAGAAGATTCAGTTATCCAAGATTTTATGAGCCCAGAATTTACAACTCATAGAGATTTTTCATGGTTTAGACATAAAGTATTACATACATATCAGGAAACATTAAAGTTTCTTGAATGGATTAAGTGTTTGCCATTAAATGAACCTCTAGGATTTGACTATGAAGCTTCTGGTATGCCATTAGATAAGTGGTTTGAAATATCAGGTGCTTCTTTATGTAATAATTTATTTGGAGCATTTATATCTTTTACAGATTTAAGAAGATATTCTATCAAAGAAGAATATGAGCATACATTAGAAATATTTAGAGAAATACTTGAAACTAGAATGAATAATATTTGGGTATTTAACCAACAATATGAATTTCAAGTATCTCATCGAATGCTTAAGTTTGTGGATTTATATAATCTTTGTGATGCAGGAATTATTAATGTTTTAGATGGAAATCATTTAAAAAAATATTCTTTGAAATGGACAGCTCAAAATGTAATAGAAGCTACAGTTTGGGATACAGATTTCGATAGACTAGGAGATCTTTTGGATAAGATGTATTTTGATACAGTAGGAAAAACAAAAAAAGAGAGAAAAAAAGTTTTAAAAGTAACTCTAGATAATTATAAAAATACTCCAGAATGGGAAATGATATGTTCTTTATATCCAAATTATATTCAAGAATTTGAAACTTTAATATCAGAATATTTTGGTTGCCCATTTATGAATATTCCAAGTGATATTCTCGGTTATTATTGTAATCTAGATGCATTTTATACCCTTCAAATATATTTAGCAAGAAAAGATACATATTCTGAGGAAGCTTTTCAAACCTTTCTTGATAATTCTAGGTTAGGAGCAAGATTACATTCATCTGGTTTGTATATAGATGAACCATATCGTCTTAGGTATCAGAAAGAATGTCATAAAATGATGGCATGGGGAATTACTTATACAGCTACAGCTAGATGTATGATAAAAATGAAAAAACATTCTAAGTTAATGGCTGATATAAAGAAATATAATCAAACTTGTAGGATATTACTTGAAAATAATAATTTCTTTAATGGTAATTCTTTAAAGATTACAAAATTCATACTTACTAATAATATAGACTCAATGGATGCTTATGAAACGGGATTAAATGAAGGGTCTTTATTAATGACGTATGGAGAGAATTTTGCAGAAAAATTCATAGATATTGTGAAAGAATCTATGATTGAAACTAAATTTAAAGGAAAAATAGATCAAGGAATTTCCAGAAAAAAGAAAATTTTAGGTATTATTTCAGAAAAATTATCTCTTCTTTTAGGATTAGATAAAATAAAGATTTCAGAAAGGCACTTAGAACTTGAAAAGTATTTATACTATGAAAGAGCATATTTAGAATTATGTAATATAAGTAGAAATCAATTAAATGATATAAATAATATTCCAGATACAATAAGAGGATTCGGACAAGAATTCAATCTTTTAGATTATTCAACATTTATAAGTAATAATTATTTTAAATGTAAAAGTCCTATTGAAAATGATGAGATTGTAGATGAAATGTATAAACTTTATCAAAAAGAATCATCATTTATAGCTGCCTTATCTGAAAGCATACAACAACTTCCAGGAGATAAAAAAGAAGATTTCTTCAAAAACCTAGGAATAAATAATATTGGAGATGCTTTTAATCATTTTATGTATGAATGGGAAAAGTATTGTAATATTCCAGAAGATGGGATTTATCAAGGAGTATATCCTATTAAAATATTCAACCTAGCATTACAATTTTGGAAAGGAGGAATAGATGTAGAAACAGCAAAAGATGTTCATCCAGTTAAAGATGTTTGGGCAGATTTTATAGGATTTACTACACAAACACAATTTTTTAATGAACTCAATAGTCAATATGATTTATACAGTATTCCATTTCAAGAACAAGATTTGCAAGAGAATTTCTATTTTATGAGAAAATTTACAATAAATTATCTTCTCTATAAGAAATATGCAAAAGTACTATCGACATACATAGATGGAATGTTTAAAGCTAATAATAAATGGGTGATTGAAGGTGAAGATCATATTCCTATCCGAGAAGCAGATCCAGGAGAACCCGGAGCAGTAGAAAAATGCTTTGTACATTATGAAGTTAATACAAAATCTAGTAAAAGATGGTCTTCAGGATTTCATACTATTATCTCTCATTCAGATCTAAAAGATTGTATTATCCCTCCGTATCATTATGATGAATATGGAAACAGAGTAGATGAAGGATTTGTAGAAACTTATTTTGATATATCATCAGCTGAAGTTAAAGCAGCAGGATTTGCAAGTGAAGATCCAGATTTAATTGATAAATTTCAAAAAGGGGAAGATATTTATATATATAGTGCAAAATTATATTTAGGTGACGATTTTGATAAACTCCAGAAAACTGTTAAGAAAATGTGGAGAAAACGTTTTAAAACTATTTTTCTTGGAGTACTATATGGCCTCGGAAAGAAGAGTTTGGCAGAAAGGTTAAACTGTTCTGAAGAAGAAGCAGAAAATATTATTCAAGGTCTATATAAAAGTTTTTCTAAGTTACGTGAATACGTAGCAATTCAACAACAATATCCCCTTGAAAATTCTGGGTTTGTTAATACTATGTTAGGAGATAAACTAAAAGTTCAGGAATATGAATGGTTATTAAAAGCAACTTCTGAAAGAGAAAAAAAGAATTTAATAGCTAGAATAAAAAGACTTGGTGTAAATCTTCCCATTCAAGGAGGAACTAGTTCGATAATGGCTAGAGGATTTATGAATAATATTCGAGTATCAAAACAACAATCTTGGAAAAATCCTCTTCAACCAATTATTGTAGTTCATGATTCTAATACTAATTATGTTCCAATAAGTAAAGTATTTGAAATAAGAAAATTTTACGATGAGAATTATACAAAATACTGTGCATCATTTGGACCTAGGATCATGTTACTATTTGACTTATTACTTGGAGTATCTTATGAAAAGGCATGTCCAATGAAAACAATAGATGATGATACAATAGAATATGAAGGAAATGCCTATTCATTATTAGGAATTTATGACAAAATAATGAACTGTCCAGATCTAAAAGTTGAATGTAGTATGGAAAGAAGTGAATTAATTCCTAAGTTTGTGGAAAATCCAATAGATCGTTTTATCCAAGAAAAAGGAACTTGTATTGTGAAAGATCTTAGTAAGTATACTATACAATTTAGAAAAGTAAGTTGATTCTCCAAATAAACTTATTATTCTATTATTATACTTAAATAATAAAAAGAGAAGGAAAATAAAATCCTTCTCTTTATTTTTCTCTTACTTTAAACGTTCCTTTAAATCAGGATGGTATAGTAATAGGAACTTACAATGTTGCTTTAAAGGAACGTTTATTTCCTTATATATGTTAATGAAAAACAGTATATTATATATGAACGAACAATTATTAGGTTACTGGATAGAGAATTTAATATGGTGTCCAAGTCAATGTTATTATTATTTTCTTGATCCGATTTCATCTCAAGGTTATTGTATTTATCTTAGGTGGAGACATTCAGATCCTTGGACAGCTGAATTAATTAAATGCACATCTGATTGGGGATTTATTTATGACGAGCCTTGGGAATATATTGAGTTAGAACGTGATTATTCTTCTCATGAGTATCGATCCTTGGAGAAAAAAGTTTTAAAAATAATGAAGAAGAGATTTTCGACTGTAACTTTTAAGAATAGAGTTTATGAAGAAGAGTTATGAATTTTTTAGGTGGGGTACTTTATCTCCACAAGATCATAAAGAAGGATCACTCCCTGGAGATTCACCTTCAAGAGGATTTCATACAGCTCCGGTTAGGAAGGGATTTTATGCATTTCCCAAAGGTTATATTGAAACTTTTCTATTAGGTAAGTCTCCTAAAGATATGATCCCTGGGAAAGAAGGTAATGGTAGATTCTTTTATCTTAGAGATTTGACTGGGAAAAAGATAATAAGAGATGAGTATTATAATTTACGGCCTGATGAAAAAACGGCGATACTAAGGAGGGTCGGGATAAAAGAGATTCAAGTAGATTTTTGTTACACAGGAGATGATGATTATTCTGACGACCAAAAATTCATCGCCGTATATTCTCCAAGGCCGAAGAGATTTGTATATACTGGACCTTATATTTGGCATCACTTGAGAGACTATGATAATAATAAACCTTTAGTTAATCCATCAGACATAATAGCTGAGAAAGGTTCATGGATAAAAACGACACTTGATGTTTGGTGGAAAGCTCTTAAGAAATCTGATACAATATATAGATGGAAAAGTTATATAGACCGAGGAAAAAGAAATAGACATGGAAATCCTCATACATGTCCAAGTTGGTATTGTAAGGATGATTATGAAGTATTTATAGAGAGAATATAAAGAAAATAAAAGACTAGTATTGGGAAAATTAAACCCTTTACTAGTCTCTTTTTTTTTATTCTATTATAGTCCAAGCTTCTCGAATTACTTTTCCAGCATCTTCATAGCTCATCTCAGAAAAACCGGACTCTGCATATCCATAACCCCAAGAATTTTTTATCATAAATCCATCTCTAGAGAAACCAACAATACTTATCGCATGTCCTCCTAAGTTTTCAGAACCATTCCAGAAGTCATCACGATCTCCGTCTCTTACAATAACAGCTATAAGTGCAGGTCCATTTGTTATCACTGCATGTTTAATTCCTTCAATAGTTGATATTCTTGAGAAGATTTTTATTTCTCCGGCCGCTTTCATTAACTCAAAACCTTCGGCAGGCATCATTCCATCTATTGTTTTATCAGCTCTAAGATAGTATAACCAATCAGGCTTTTTCTCCAGAGTTTTTCCATGGCTTAGCTGATAAAAGTTATACATTTCTGCTATTGAATGACTAACACAGCTTCCGACACTACCTTGATCCCACACTTTGCCGATATCTTTGAGTTTATATTCGGCCGGAAGTGTGATAGGTTGTGGTTTATATTCTGAGTAACTTTCTAGGTTTTCTGTTTTAATATAACCGTAAGATCTCATAATTACTTTTTTATTTTTCCGAATATAAGTTCAAGTATTCCCTGAACTAGAGCGATATCAAATACACCGTTACTAGCTAATCCAACACCAGCGCCTACTATGAGAGATTGCCACCAAGAAGCTTCAGCAAGACATCCAAGATCGAAAAACCAACCGAACATACATAATCCAATGGCAACTATCCAAGAAATTAATTGATTAGCCCACCCTGGAAGTTCTTTACCTATAAGTTTCTTAATTGCCTGCGTAACAACAGGAACATCAGCCACTAAAGCAGCTAATGTTGAAAATACTGATACAAAATCCATAACTATTATTCTTTTCTAAATTTAATTAAGTATATACTATCTCCAGCGGATTCAGTTATCGAGAATATATAAGTCGTATCTTCTTTAGTGGTTATAGTCGTATACTGTGTAGTTATAACTGAATCACTAGTAAAGTACATCAACTTAGGCCATTCTTGATATTCTATAGACGCTGGAAGTAAATTTGCTGTAGTTATACTATCTACTATTCTTTGTGGTTCTATCGAAAAGCCTTCATAAAAAGTAGTATTAAATTTTCGGGTAGTACCACAAGAAATAATTAATAGAGTAGTGATCAGGGTTAGAATTAATTTTTTCATTCTTCTGATAATTTTACAATATATATTAGATTCGGATCTTTAGACTCAAGAGCATCGTAATCAGCTTTTTCTATAATATCTGATAATTCTTGTGTTGGTTGTCCGAATATCCAAAGCTTTCTAGAATCAGTGCTCATATAGATACCATTAATATGTTTCTCTCTAGAATATTCAGCTTCAGGTCCTTTATAAAAATTAGTTAATGCCATATATTAGAGTGTTTTAATGGTTAATGCTTGTTCTAGTTCATAAATTTTCTGGTCAAGAACCTTAAGACATCCTACTAAATTGCTCTGTCCACCTAAGTAATGTGTATCTGAAAGACTCGGGAAATTACTATAAATACTATCATCATCTGGATCAGGATCTTCAAAACCAGCAGATGAATTTACTCTCTGAATTGCAAACTTTAAGAGATCGAAATTATATTTATCTCCTTGTATTCTAGCTTCTACTTCTGCAGCTAATCCTCCTTCAGTTTCTCCTCCCGAACCAATAAGTTTATCTATCTTTTCATTTAACTCTGATTTTGTAGAGTCTATATATTCTCTTATAGCAATATCTTCGGTAGTTCTTTCTTGAGTTTCGGTATTCAAGTTTTCCTTAAATTCTTGATCAGCCGTTTTTCTCGCCTCGGATTCTTGAGAAATTTTTTCAGTTAATTTTTCCTTCGTGTCTTTCAAATCCTCCTCAAGAACATCAAGCTCAGTATTTATTGTTCCCAGACTTGAAGCATGATCAGCAATATCAGATATAGCTTTTTCGAGGCGTGATTTATCTTCGGCTGATAAAAGACCATCTTTCTGTGGTGTAGCATTTGGATAGATTCTTTGAACTCCACCCTCTTCATTTCCAACATAAAGATAATTATCAACCAAGTTTATAGCTATTTCCCCTGAAGCTAACCCACTAGGAAGAATTCCACCTGTAGTATATCTTTTTACTCTAATTACTTGACGTTTTCCTTGGCTTCCTTGATCATCTCCACCATCTATCTCTGAAATTGTAGTAGTTAATCTTAGAGCATCAGTATCTTGAGTTACGGTAGTTGCATAAGTATTTCCAGAACTAATTCCAGAGAGAACTTTATTTCCTAAGTAATCAGCTGAACCATCTTTTGAAACTTTAACCATTCCAGATTCTTCAGAAGTAGTAAAAGATATTCCATGATGTCCATCTGATTCTATTCCTGAAACATATTTTCTAGGACTTTCTTCACCACCATCTCCAGTTACTGTTATTCCAGGGATTGTTCCTTTATTAACTTGAATTCTATGATTATTTAAGATAGTATTTACAGAAATTCCAGTAACAAATTCTTCCGATCCACCTACTTCTCCATTTTCAATTTCAATATTAGGGAATGGTTTAGAATTTCCTGATAGTGTATTCCCTGAGAGTGTAATTCCTGAAATATATTCTCCGGAGGGTGCTAGATATGATCCAGTTAAGTCTCCTTTTAAGGCTTCTACAACATGTCCAAAGGAATCGATCTTAATGTTGGTGACAAAAGCTCCAGAATTACCCCCTGCATTAGTTCCTGTAGTTGGTTGAGAAGCATGTGATATTACTTGATTTCCTCCAATAGATCCACCTCCAGTTAAACCAGGACCTGCAGAGATAGTAGTTGTTACTTTTGCTAGGTCTGCTAATGAAAGACCAGAATCTGATATAACTTTTCCTGTAGTTCCATTAAAAAGTACTAGATTTCCAGAAACTGCACTTCCTGGTCCTGTTACAGCTCCATCTATATTAGTCTGTACAACTGTCCAATCAGAATCATTAGCAGTTGAACCATCTTTGATACAAATTATTATATCACCAGGTTCAAGTCTAAGTCCTGATACATTCGGAGCTCCAGTAGTGGCAACATAGACGTCACCTGTTGTATGTTGAGCAGGAAGACTCTTAACAGTTCCAGTTGTTCCGAGAGTTCCTTTAAATTTCAAGGCTACAGCAGCTTCTATTTTTTCTCCAATTTCCTTGATAACAAATGCAGTAGTAGCTAACTGATTAGTATTAGTTCCTTGTGGAGCTGTTGGAGCCTCTGGAGTTCCTGTGAAGATAGGACTTTCAATGGGAGCTTTAGTTGCTTCTAAGGTGTTCAACTCACCTCGTAGACCAGTAACCTCTGAAATATCATGTGTATGGTTTTTGGAAGTATTAATTGTAATATCTCCTGAAAAATCAGTTACTACACCTCCAGTAACAGCTCCGGTTAAAGTTATATTTCTTTTAGAACTTAATTTATCAGCACTACCAGCATTTCCAGAGACTGATTTAGGAGCTTCATGCACATGGTCAGCTCTAGCCCACTCCTTAGATTCTCCAGCTATTGCATGTCCTAATGGTTTAGGAACAGTAAATGAGGGGCTAGGAATTTTTATCGTTACAGCCTCAGAACCATCAAATGTAGTTTTATCTGTTCCTTCAAAAGTTCCACCAGTAAAAGTAAGTTTATTTTTTACCTTTCCAGCCGAAACTACAGTTCCTATACCTCCAGAGAAAACAATATCTCCTCCTGTTATTACATGTCCAAGCTTATCACCTGCTTCTGCTTTGATATGTTCTGTGAACTCATTATTCAAAGAATTAATAATATTCAAAGTTTCAGACATATCTTCTTTAGTGGAAATTATTTCAAATGCATTTTTTCCAGCTCCATTTCTTTTTCCGACGGCTAGAATAATTTTAGCATTTTGAGAAGTAGTTCCATAAATTGCAATAACTGGCTCTCCTTGAGTAAATATAATGTTTTCTAAGGCTAGGATCGCTTCAGATCTACTTGTAAATAGTTCTGTATTTATTTTAAAATTAATTATTTGATCCATTTCATTCCTACTTTTAAATTTAAAAGGAGGCAATCAAGTTTTTACTCTTGATCAACCTCCCTTTATTTTATTTATCTAATAACTGCTTTTTAAGTTCATCTATTTCGGCCTTAAGTAATTTAATACCTTCGATTGCTAGAACACTCATTTTAGCATAATCAACTTCTTTAACTAGAACATAAGTTTCACCATCTTTCTCAATGGTTTCAAAGTTTTCAGGGTTAGGTACATCGGATTGTTTAAGTTCGGCGTCTGTTACTAGTTCAGGGAAAGTTGGTTCAAGTTCTTGTGCTATAGTTCCAAGGTCTTTTTTCCCACCTAAAATAAATGAATCTGTCGGAATAGAACAAATCTCCTCAAGTGTATGTTCCAAAGGTTTAATATCTGATTTCAAACGTTTATCTGAAGTCTGATAGAATCCACTAGAAGCATTAACTCTAGTAAGTGATATAGTAGAGTTTAGAGACCAAGTAATCGTACTATTAGCAGTAGATACTGTAGTATTTGTTCCATTTGCCACTTTAGGATTAGCAGAAATTTTTATTCCTCCAACAGTATAGTTATCTATTGTAGTATTATTATTATTTACTGTATTAGTTAGATTTGAAACAGCATTAGTTCTATTAGTTACTTCATCATCTAACTTTTTCTCTAATTTTCCAAGAGCTCCATTGATACTATCAGTTGCTGCAATAGCTCCAGTCGTAGTTGGTTTTGAATACCCAGTTACTTTAGTATTTGCTCCTGTTACAACGGGATTAGTAGAAATTTTAATTCCATTTACAGTATAATTATCAATAGTTGTTTTATTAGAGTTAATTAAGTTAGGAAGAGTAGTATCAAGCTTTACTTTATCTGCAGCAGTCATAACACCAGCTACACTAGCAGTTGCAGCGGGAAGAGTTATATTGTTTGCTGCACTAACTCCTGTAGAAATAGTTGTTTTTGTTGCTGCGATAGCTACACTTGAAGCTGCTGGCGTAACTGCACCTAAAGCAAAATTCGCTGTGGTTATTCTATCAAGTTCTGTCTTATCGGTTGAAGTCATTACCCCTGCAAGAGTAGATGATGCAGCTCCAATATTAACTGAATGTTCATTTTTTGAGTTAGTATCTGTAGAATTACCACTAACATTAGTACAAGTGAAGTTTATAGCTACATTAGAAGCTGTTCTAGTCCAGCAACCATCATCTTTCAAGTGAGAAGAATTCCCAAGAGTTTTAATAGCATTGAGAGTTTTCTTATCAGATGCACTTGCGAGACCTGCCTGAGTTTCTGATACTTCTGGAAGAGTGATAGAACTAGAAACTGCTTTATTATCTGTAGGATTTATACCCGTTATAGTAATTACTCTTGAGGTAGCTGTTGTAGTAGGCTGAGAGATAACATGATTAGTACCTGTGATTCGGTCAACTTTAGTTTTATCCGCTGCGCTTAGAACACCCGCTGCAGATTGTGTAGCAGCAGGCAGCGTAATATTGTTCGCAGCGGTAGTACCATCAGTTACATTTGTTTTAGAAGCAGCTATTCCTACAGTAGACGTAGCAGGAGTTACAGCGCCAAGAGCAAAGTTAGCAGTATTAATTCTATCTAATTCTGTTTTATCTTTGGCGCTCATTGTACCTGCTGCGGTAGTAGTAGATATAGGAAAGTCTATAGTAGTACTTATATCTTCCTTATTACCATTATCAGATACAAATGTAATAGTAGCTTTATTAGCATTAGATGTTACAGATATATCATTAATAGAATCTGTATTTAATCCATCTAACTTTGTTTTATCCGCTGCGCTTAGAACACCCGCTGCAGATTGTGTAGCAGCGTTTATCACAGCGGTTCCATCTTCATTAACAGTCGAAGATCTCCACGTATTATAGTTGAGAGTAACTGTGCTAGGAGATGTCGTGAAATTTTTTATCTTATCAGCTCCATGAGTAGACAAACTATTAAATTCAGTATCTACTACTTGAATTTTAGTCCACCCAGAAGCTTTATGTCTATTAGCCCAGTTGTCAAGTCTATAGTAACAACCCTCTGATATCACATACCATTCTTGTCCAATAGCATCATTTCCTGTATTTACTACAGATTTACTAAGAATTGGGTCTGTAATAGCATAAAGTGCACTCAGAGTAGCAACTGTTTTATGGCCTTGTACTTCATCGGCATATACAATACCGAATTCATTTAAGTTCGCAGACTGAAGCTGCGCTGGGTATTTAGCCATTGTATATTAATATTAATTATTTAAAATCTAGTTTTACATTTTGGAATGCACCTTTATATTTAGAGGTGTATACATAATAGGGGATAACAACTCCTGCTCCATTAGTTACATTGACTTCAGTTCTATTAAAGTCTTCAAGAACAGGGGCAGCACCATTCTGAACGATCGAAGTAAGTGCTCCAAGATCTTTTGGGTAAGCATAACTGTAATATTGAGTTCCATCAGCAGTAACTCCAGAAACTGATAAAGTTCTAGCATTGACTAATTTTGTTCCAGTCATAGCTTTAATATCATCTTGTGTAGGAGTAGCTGAAGTAGTTACACCATATCTCTGTCTAGACCATACATTGATACTAAATTGTGCAGATGTCGTATCATTTCCAGATGCAACAACTACAGAACTACCAGAAACCATGAATCCTTTTTTAGGTGCACTTAAGGTTTCTTTAATTACTCTGGAAGCAGCAATATTATCAATAGTAGTTGTTGGAGAAGCAACATCACTAGAAGGTAAAGTTGTCCCTAAGTCACCACTACATGAAGTAGGGGCTTTATTTGTAGTTGTCTTAGTCCATTTAAAACTTCCAACAAATTTTGCTTTATATCCTCGTTCGATAGTAATAGAACTAGCATTTACGTTACTAACACCAACTTCTGTATTTGTAACCTCTGTACCAGCATTATTTTTAAAACTCCAAGTACCAGAGATAACTGGAGATGCTAAGAGTTTATCAGCAAATAAATAAGTATCAAGTTGCCAATTTACTTTTCCATCTACTATTGATTCAACGTAATATCCAGTTTCTTGTTCAGATACCAATACTTTAGCTCCTACTTCTAGTCGCTCTACAGGAATAGCATCCCGCTCAGCTATTGTTTTAACTGAACGGAAGCCTCCCATACCATAAATGGCTGAATGTGTTGGATATACGTCAGAAGTATTGGTGGGAACGATACCCGAATAGAGTACCGTTCCTTTTAAATTATTTTCTGGCATTATCTTTTATCAATTAATTTAACTTCAATATTTAGTATTCCATGATAGAGATTAGCAAGTTTAGTAATTGTATAATCAGTATATCCAGTAAAGATGTTAGTTATACGTCTAGAGTATACTGTTACATCATCAACAGGATAATTATTACAATAGATTCTATACTTACTATACTCTTCTGTTGGAATTGCTACGTAAATATACTTACCTCCTGAACAATCAATAGGAGTGAATGGGAATTCATTATCACCGAAGGAGAAGAAAGAATTCATTGCTATAAAGTCAGAGTCAGTAGGAGCAGAATTACTTGATGCACCTACATAAACCTTATCAGCTGTATCAATCGTTAAAGTAGCTGTTGCAACTTCATTTAGATACGAACCTCTCAATGTGAATGTTTGTCCTCCAGTGGCAGTAATCTTATAAGTACGTTCCTCAACAGGAATATCATGAGTATCTATGAATTGGAAATTAATTTGTCCACTTGGGGTCAATTGATATTCCCATTCAAGAGTAATTTCTGTTGATTCACCTCTCTCTAATAAAGTTCTATCTGCTGTGAATTTAGTAATCTTAAATTCAGTAGGATTATCTCTCTTATTAGAGCCCATCATTCTATACCAAATTCCACTGGCATTGAATATAATATCATTTACCATGAATTTATATCCAAAGGACTCACCATCATTATTAACTAAATAGTAATCACCATCTTGTGCCTTATCTCCATTAGCTAGTGTTGGTAAATTCCTTTCAGCATCCCAAGTACCCTTATAGAACAAACTATGCATTGTTCTTTCAGGTAATTGACTTTCAGGTATTTTTCCATCAGGTCCAAGTTCAGCCTTCTTATCAAGAGCAACCTGAGTAGCTGTTGAAATAGGTTTCTCGAGGTCTGATGTATTATCAACTCTACCAAGTCCAATTTGCTCTTTTGTTACTTCATGAGGATTGTTCTTATCTGCAATATGTTTATCCAGATTAGAAACAACTTCAGAAATAGCGTTTTGAGTTGCTACTGAAATAGGCTTTTCTAAGTCAGATGTATTATCTACTTTTCCGAGACCTACTTGTTCTTTAGTTACTTGATGAGGATTATTAGTATTACCTACGTGATTATTAATAGCTGTATTTAAACTATTAGATAAAGTATCAAGAGCATTCTGCTGTGCTACAGATACAGGTTTATTAATATCGGCTGTATTATCAACGTTACCTAAACCTACTTGATCCTTAGTTACCTTATGAGGATTATCTGTACGATTAGCATGATTATCTAAAGCAGTATTATTAGCTGCTTTGGCATCATCAATTGCTTTTTGTGTAGCAGTAGATATTGGTTTATCGAGATCTGCAGTATTATCTACATTTCCGAGTCCAATTTGTTCTTTAGTTACTTTATGAGGATTACTGAAATCTCTCAAGTGAGCACTAAGATCTGTTCCCTGATCTGTATTAATCTTATCAATCTTAGCGTCAAGTTTATCAAGTTCCTTCTGAGTAGCATTAGAAATAGGTTTGTCAAGGTCGGAAGTATTATTTACATTTCCGAGACCTACTTGTTCTGCAGTTACTCTATGAGGATTTGTATAATCTTTAATATGATTGCTTAAGTCAGTTCCAGAAGAAGTAATTAGAGTCTTAACCTCGTTGATAGCTTCTTTAGCTGCATCAGACAAAGGTTTATCTTTATCTGAAGTATTATCAACGTTACCTAGACCTACTTGTTCTGCTGTTACTTGGTGAGGGTTATTGAAGTCTTTAATATGATTATCTAGACCTCCCTCATTAGAAGTAATCAGATCCTCAAGTTCTTTCTTAGTGTTGTCTACTAATTCTTGAGTAGCATTAGAAACAGGCTTATCAAGGTCGGATGTATTATCTACATTTCCAAGTCCAACCTGTTCTTTAGTTACTTGGTGAGGATTATTAAGATCAGCTACGTGAGTATTAACCTTATCAGTTGTTTCTTTTCCCTTGTCACCTGGATATGCGGTTGAGCTAGTTTCTCCGAGGGCTAAGGAAGCAGAAATTTCAATATATCGAGAACCAGACCATCTATAGGTTAGGTTAGTGTCTTTGGTTACGTAAATCTTTCCAGCTTCACCTGTAGTAGGCAAGTTATCGTAAGAATCTACTTCAATAACATCGTCTACAAAGCTAGGTAATTGAGAACTAGGAACTTTGCCTTCTTGGTCAAGTGTAGCAACTCCCCCAGCTGCGCCCATCTCTGAACGTTTTACTTGAGCATCATTTGTTACTTCACCTAATCCAATCTGTTCCTTCGTTACTTGATGAGGATTCTTCTTATCTGCAATATGAGTTTCGATAATAGTATTAGTTTCTGTCTTAATACTATCCAAAGCTTTCTGTGTAGCATCAGAAATAGGTTTATCCTTGTCAGCTGTATTATCTACATTACCAAGTCCAACCTGATCCTTAGTTACTTTATGCGGATTATTAAAATCTGAAATATGAGCACTAAGATCAGAACCAGAACCATCAATAGAACCTTGAAGTCTTCTTTCAAGTTCATCAAGAGCATCCTGTTGATAATGAGAAACAGGTTTATCTAAGTCAGATGTATTATCTACATTACCTAGACCTACTTGTTCCTTCGTTACTTCATGAGGATTCTTCTTATCTGCAATATGATTCTCTAATGAAATATTGGTCTTATCAAGATTAGACTGAACAGCATTGATTGCCTCTTGAGTTGCTACAGAGACAGGTTTTTCAAGGTCAGCAGTGTTATCCACCTTACCAAGTCCAACCTGATCTTTAGTAACCTTATGAGGATTATCAAAGTCTTTCAAGTGAGCACTAAGATCTGTTCCTGTAGAACCTATAATAGATTCAAGATCACTCTTAAGTTTATCTAAAGCAGCTTGTTGTGCAATAGATACAGGTTTATTGATATCTGATGTATTATCAACATTTCCAAGACCTACCTGAAGTTTATTTACTTCATGAGGATTATTCTTGTCAGCTATGTGATTAGTAACATCTTTTTCAATATCACCAATATCTTTCTTCAACTCTGCCTTTGTAGAATCTACTAAAGCTTGTTGTGCTACAGATACAGGCTTATTAATATCAGCTGTATTATCAACATTCCCTAGTCCTACTTGTTCTTTTGTTACCTTATGAGGATTGTTAAAGTCTGAAGTATGATTATCTATCTTAGTATCAAGCTCTTTCTTAGTATTATCTACTAATTCCTGTGTAGCATTAGATACTGGTTTATCAAGGTCTGCAGTATTATCTACATTTCCTAAACCTACTTGAGCTTTTGTTACCTCATGAGGATTATTCTTATCAGCTTTATGTTCTGAAACTTCTTTATTAACAGCATCTAAAGCTTCTTGGACTGCACTAGAAATAGGCTTATCAGCATCAGAAGTATTATCTACATTTCCAAGACCGATCTGTTCTTTAGTTACTTGGTGAGGATTTTCAAAGTCAGCCACATGAGCATTAACTTTATCTGTAGTAGCCTTACCTTTATCTCCAGGATATGCAGTTCCAGCTACTTCACCAAGATGAACAGGGTTACCAATTTCTACTAATTCAGCACCATCCCAACGATAGATTATATTAGTTTCTCGATTAGAATAGATTACACCTTTATCAGGAGTAGCACCTTCATCTAATTCCGTTTCAGAAATTGCTGTATATATTTTCTTCTCATCTTCTACATAGTAAGTGGAACCAATTACTAATCTAGAAGAAGGAATATCTGTTTTTGTTGATACGAAACGATCAATTCCAAATACTTCATCAACTTGTCCTGGAAGTTGTTCCACAGGAATTTTACCATCTTCTCCAAGAGTAGCAACACCTTCCGGAGTTCCCATTTCTGATCTCTTAACTTGAGCATCATTTGTTACTTCACTTAACCCAATCTGCTCTTTGGTTACTTGATGAGGATTATTCTTATCCTGAACGTGAGAATTTAATGCACCTTCAAGTAATTCTGTATTTGAAATCTCTACATATTCATATTTATTCCATCTATATATTTTCTCAGTACCAGAAACAGTATCAATATAAATTACTCCAGTTCTAGGTTCATAAGTATTACCTTCTTCGTCCTTGAATTCTGTTTCACTCATAAGTTTACCTACAAGAACATTAATCGTCTTGTCTGGTATTTGAGAATCTGTTAATTTACCATTGCCATCAAGAGTTGCAATACCACTAGGAACACCAATTGAATTATCGATTGTATCAATACGACCGTCAATTCTATCGATTTCATCTTGAGTAGCCTTAGAAACAGGTTTATCATAATCAGCCGTATTATCTACATTTCCTAAGCCAATTTGTTCTGCTGTAACACCATGAGGATTTTCTTTATTCTCAGTGTGTTCAGTTACTTTAGTGTTTACAGTATCTAAAGCTTCTTGAACAGCAGTAGATATTGGCTTATCAATATCGGCTGTATTATCTACGTTTCCAAGCCCAATTTGTTCGGCTGTTACTTTATGTGGATTATTGAAATCTTTGATGTGATTGTCAATAGCTTCTGTAACATTATCTGAATCTGATACTTTTACATACTTGAATCCATCCCAGCGATAAAGTTTATTCGAACCACCGATACTATCAATATAAATAGTATTATGTCTTGGAATAAACTCTACACCTTCAGAATCAGTAAATTGAGTTTCAGTCATATACTTACCTTCGATAACATTCAGAGCTTCGTTAGGGATCTGTGAAACTTCTAATTTACCTTCGGAATCAAGTGTAGCTATACCATCAGGAGCACCTACTGAGTTTTCGATATTAGTAACTCTCTCGTCAATCTTATCAATATTACCTTGAAGATCACTACCAGAGTTATTAATTTTCTCCTCAAGTTCGGTCTTAACTGCATCTAAAGCTTCTTGTTGTGCGGTAGAAACAGGTTTATTGATATCAGAAGTATTATCAACATTACCTAAGCCTACTTGTTCGGCTGTAACTTTATGCGGATTATTGAAGTCTGAGATATGAGAATTAACCTTATCAGTTGTCTCCTTGCCTTTATCTCCCGCATAAGCAGTATCAGCCGTTTCACCTAAGTGGAGAGATTCTGATACTTCTACATATTTAACCCCTGTCCAACGATAAAGAAGATTAGTATCCTTAGTAACATAGATTTTTCCAACTTCTCCAGCTTCAGGTAGATGTTCGAAAGAGTCTACTTCAATTACATCATCTACTAAACTTGGCAATTGTTCTAGAGGTACTTTTCCGGCATCATCAAGAGTAGCTAAACCACCAGGCTGAGCAATAGAATCTTCAATATTAGTAACTCTCTCGTCAATCTTATCAATGTTATCTTGTAAGTCGTTTCCTGAGTTATTAATCTTTTCTTCTAGCTCTTTCTTAGTATTATCTACTAATTCCTGTGTAGCATTAGATACTGGTTTATCGAGGTCAGCTGTATTATCAACGTTTCCAAGACCTACCTGAGCTTTATCTACTTTATGAGGATTATTGTAGTCTGAAGTATGAGCATTAACCTTGTCTGTAGTAGCTTTACCTTTGTCTCCTGGGTAAGCTGTACTAGACGTTTCTCCAAGTGCAAGTGATTCAGAAATTTCTACATACTGAGAGCCTGACCATCTATAAGTCAAGTTAGTATCCTTAGTTACATAGATCTTACCAGTTTCACCAGTTTCAGGAAGTAAGTCAAATGAATCTACTTCGATTACATCATCTACGAAACTAGGTAATTGAGATGAAGGCACTTTTCCGGTTGCATCAAGTGTAGCAACTCCTTCTGGCATACCCATTTCGGAACGCTTAACCTGTGCATCATCTGTAACATTACCAAGACCTACCTGTTCTTTAGTTACTTGATGAGGATTACTCTTATCTTGGATGTGTGTATTAAGTGCTTCATTAGAACCAGCAGTAGCCTCTTCGATTTCTCTTCTAATATCTTTCATATCATCATCATGACGATGAGATAGGTTATCAATATTAGTTTGAAGCTCTGTCTTAGTTGCTTCAATCTTAGAATCAGTTGCTTGGAATTTAGCATCAGTCTTAGTTGCTAATTCAGTGATCTTAGATTCTAGATCAGTCTTAGTTACGGAAATACTAGATTCTAAGTCAGCTCTAAGAGTAGAAAGATCGGATTCTGTTTTAGTAGCTAATTCAGAGATCTTATTATTCAACTCTTTTGTTGCTAAACTAAGATCATTTTCTGTCTTAGATGCTAAACTAGAGATACTGTTTTCTAATTCTTTCTTAGCTTCAGAAAGAGCATTATTAACAGCAACAATATCAGCTTCTTCTTTAGCAGTTAGGTCTGATATAGCTTTTTCAAGTTCTGATTTAGCAGTATTAAGATCATTTTCTGTTTTAGATGCCAATTCAGATATACTCTTCTCAAGCTCTGTTTTAGTTACAGAAATACTAGATTCTAAGTCAGCTCTAAGAGTAGAAAGATCAGATTCTGTTTTAATTGATAATTCAGAGATCTTATTATCCAACTCTTTCTTAGCAACTGTTAAATCATTTTCTGTCTTTGATGCTAAGTTATCAATATTATTCTGAAGTTCTGTCTTTGCTTCCTTCAGACTATTATTAACAGCAACAATATCAGCTTCTTCTTTAGCAGCAAGTTCGGCTAATTTATTCTCAAATTCTGATCTAAATACTTCTAAGTCTGCCTCAGTATTAGTTTGTAATTCAGAAATTTTATTTTCTAGTACGGTTCTTGTTTGATCAATTAATGCCTGTGTAGCATCAGAAACAGGTTTATCCTTATCTGCTGTATTATCTACATTACCCAGACCTACTTGATCTTTAGTAACCTTGTGAGGATTCTTATAGTCTGTTAAGTGTCTATTGAAATCATCATTAGTTGCTTTAGAATCTAGAGTTTCCTTAAGATTAGGAATATCCTCTATACCTAATTCAACAATTCCAATCTGACCATTTACAGACTTAACTGAATCTACATTATCAATTTTAACCCATCTACCATTACTATTAATTACCCAATCACCTGGATCAAAATCATATCCAAATTGAGAGCCTTTATTAATAGCTATATAGTAATGACCATTGGAATCAAAATCGTTAAGTTCAAGTTTAGGAACATTATTAACTGCATCCCAAACTCCTTGATATTTAACATTTCCAAGAACTGAATCTGGAAGTTGTGATTCCGGAACTTTACCATCTTCTCCAAGAGTAGCAACACCCTTAGGAACACCCATTTCAGAGCGTTTTATCTGAGCGTCATTAGTAACATTTCCAAGACCGATATCATTTCTATCTAAAGATGGATTTGTGGAAATTTTATAACCATTTACAGTATAGTTATCGATTGTCTCTTTAACTTCTGCAATCTTATCATCTACATCTTTATTGATAGTTTCACTAATTCCATCAAGTTTAGCTTTATCTTCTTTTGACATTACTCCATTTGATTCTGGAGTAGCTGTTGGAAGATTTTCTGTAGCTAATTCAGTGAAGTCATTAGAAGTGATATCATAACTCCAGTTTCTACCATCCAAGAAATATCCACCATTGAAAGTGAAAGTTCTCCAGTTACCGTCTAAGTTAATAAACTTAACTTTTATACCTGGAACTTTCTTTTCAGCTGGAAGGAAAGCATCTAATTTAGCAGCAGCATATTGGATGTGCCACTGATCTCCATTTTCTCCCTTACCTTCACCTGGAAATATTTCATTGATATTATAGACTACATCAGATTCAAGTTCTACTCTATCAGTTAATTCACCAACTGCTTCATCAATAGCATCCTGAACACCACTAAGTTTAAGACCTGTTTCTTCGATTGTAAAAAATCCTTCAGACTCAGGATCACGAAGAACACCAATAGTAGGATCGTTATGAGTACCTTCTACTATGATTCCTTTTCCCTCAGTAGCTGTTACACTATCTACTTTTCTTTCCTCTAATGAATCTACGAGTTCTTTAAGTTCTTTTCCTTTTTCAGCAGATAAAACTTGCTCTTTAGGATCACCACCTTCGAATGAATCTACGATGTTTTCCTTCTTTACGTAAGTCTTTTCTGCATCTTCTATTTTAAGATAGGGAGCAAGTTCAATAGATAAATCATATTCACCGATCTTTTCCCATTCTTTTATTTCTTTCCCTTCTTCGTCAACCTTAATAGTTACTATATATTCAGTATAACTCTGAAGTTCTCCGATATTATTTTCTTTTCTAAGAAGATAAATTTTATTTGTCTCTGCTTCCTCCAAAGAAGGTAGCTCATCCACCATTCTGAAAAGTGATGTATCTATAGTGCAAGAAATTACATTATCCTCACTGATACTAATCCCTTCTCCGGCTATCAATTTATCTTGCTTAGTCTTTAATATCTCTTCCAGTGCTTCATCTGTAATTACTCCAGATAAGTATGGTTTCCATCCTCCAGCTTCATTTCTTTTTTCCCAATTAACAAGCTGATAAACTTCTTTGACATCAATTACATACCACAATTGTCCAAGAGAATCATTACCAGAATTATCCCCTGTATCAGAAAGAATACAGTCGGGAATTTTATACAATGCTGAAAGAGAAGATACTGTTTTGTGTCCACTAACTTCTATAGCTCTAACAATTCCATATGCACTAGGATTGTTGGACACTAATCTATCTGCAAAATTTAACGCCATTGTACTATTTATTTAAATTCTAACTCAACATCAGTAAAAGCACCTGGATTATTAGTAACATAAACTATATAATCTATTACTACACCAGCACCATTAGTGATTTCTAATTCTACTTTGTTAAATGCCTTAATTACACGAATTCCATCCTGATAAATACTATCTAACTCACCAAGAACTTTAGGATAAGCAAAAATAGCATATTCATCCATTTCTGTAGAAAAATGTTCTAGAGTCTTTTTAGGATGTTCAGTAATTAATTCAGATGTTTTCAGAGATTTAATATCATACTCTACTAAGTCTTTTCCCTTAGTAGATACACCATAGAATAATCTATGTGCGAATGTTACTGATCTAGTATCTTCTGTATAATCATAAACGCCAGTACTTCTAACAACATCTTCTCCTCTAACCATAAAACCAGTCTTAGGAGCTTCAAGTTTAATAGAAATAGTAGCATCTTCTGTATAATAAGGACTAGTTACTATATCAGAACTAACATCAGTACCTGTAAGAGTATCCCAGAATGAACCCTTAACAACTCCAGTAGGATCTTTCTTTCCATCTTCACTTGTCCATGTATAAACTCCTTTGAAAACAGCCTTATATCCATTTTCAATTACAGGATTATATTTATTTGGACTTGGAGTAATTGTTATAGGTTCGAATGCATTATTATAGAAATCCCAAGTTCCATTAATCTTAGGTTCTACAAGTTCTAAGTTTGTATTAAAAAGCTCATCTATTTTTTCTACTACCTCAATAAAAGTAGATTCTGTAAATTCTCTTTCAACTGAGAATTCAGATGTAAAACTATTCAGGATAATCTTTTCTGAATAATATTTCCCTGAATAAATCCACTCTAGAACTAATACATTTTTACACTGAGTTTCACACTCTATAATACTAGATTGAATAGATACAGGAACTATCGCTTTCCCAGAATCTACTCTTAAAGACGCAATTGAAATCTGATCTTTAATCTTTTCAGTAAGCTTAACAAAATTCTCTGCTCCACCAAAAATTTCTGCTATTTCTTCAGATGTACTTTCTGATGTTAACTCAGAAGTCATACTTGGGAATAACAATACTTTACTATCGATCAGTTTATTTATTTCTTCCTCCGATAATGCGAAGAAAGTTCCTTTAGTCCAAGCCTGTCTAGATCCTTTGATGAAAGCTATCGAAGTATCACTAATTTTTCCGGCTTCTAGATCTGCATTAAATTCCTCAAGAGTTTCATATTCAAGGAGAAAATCACCCCAAAAATTATCAACTCTAGGAACTCTAAGATCTACAACTACACCATCAGAATTTTTGACCCATATACTTTCCTCTCCGGCATGAAGACCTAAACCTAATTCACCTACTTCAAGCTGTTCTGGAGTAGGCATCTTTCCCTGTTCTACCGAATTTTTAAGAATAATTACGGTTGGTTCAGGAAGTTGATTTTTTACAATTATATCACTCATTGTCTTAGACATTTTGTACACTCCGGAACATCATTATTAGTTCTCCATTCCGTATTGTTTACTTCTTTATAATTATAGTAAGAATAACTTTCATCTTCTGGATAAACACCAGAACTCCAAGATTCGTAATCCGCTGTAGTCTGTCCTCTTCCACATTCATTATTACAAGGGCAGTCATTAGATTCGGGTTGAGCTAGAAGATTTTGATACTGGAATAAAATTCTAACTAACATAGCAGTCAAAACATTACTCCATGCATAAATAAATCTATCCTCATTGTATGGAATCTCAGAACCTTCAACGTATATTTCACCATTATCAATTCCAAGTTCACATCTAAGTTCATCTACAGCATAAAATACAATCTTAGCTTCACCATGATCTCGAATATCAAAAAACTCTTGAATATAAGTTTTGACATCTGATCCTTCTGGAAGTAAAGTTAATCTATCTGATATATATTTTAAGATATATGTGATATACGGAGCTAATTCACATCTCATGGAATAATCTATCTTAGCTATCCCTAGACATGATTTAATATTTTGAAGAGCTTGTTTATATGTGATGTATCCGTTTTTATCGTTCCATCTCATTATTATTTCACTTCAAAAATAGTAACTCCGTTTATTACCATCTTAACCAAAGTTTTTCTCTCTGGATCTAAGAATAGGTATAATCTATCCTTTTCAAATTGAAGGATATCCAAGGTATTTGTTACAATATCAACACCTTTACAAGAATCAGACTGCATTACACGATCTGATACAGAAAATTGAATACCTTTTGTAGTATTACCGTAACAATCTGACTGACAACTAGTATTAGTAATTCTAATACCATCTCCTTCTAAAATCTCAGAAGAACTAAGAGCGTTAGTATAAAGATCTGATAAAGCACTCTCGATCTTATTTAAATTAGCCGCATTAACAGGAGTTTTATTATCAATCCATGTAGTTTTTATATAACTATTTTTCATAATTTATGTTATTATTTAAACTTACCACTCTCCTCCGTCAATAATGTTGTAAGGAGATTTCCAATTATCTTCATTAGCCCAATTAGATTCATCAGCATCTGGTCCTTTATAAATATATTCTGAATATGCACCTTCACTACCAAGAAATCTAATTTTCAATCCGCTACGTCGTCTTGCTTCAGGTACTAATCTAATTGCTCCCGAAAGAGTTAATTTTCTTTCATAATTATTTATTTCAGCATTAGCATTACAAAAATCTTTTAAGTTTTCATTTATATAACTAACTGCAGCATTAACAGTATTATTTATACTATTGATATCAGCACTAGTTAATGAATCCCCAGGATTTTTATTACTAACATCAGTTCTATCAAGCAAGTCCATAATATTTTTCTTATTTTAATTTCATTAAATCTAAGAGATAATCATTAAATATATCTCCTCCTGGAATATTACTCTGCTTAAATTTTAGAGCCCCTGGATTAAGAGGTTTACCAAGTCTTCCAACAAAAGGAGCTGTATTTCTAGCAGAACGTCCGGAGATCACTTTTATATCTTTCGGGCTTCTTACTTTTTTCATTTAGAATGTTCCTCCATAGATTTTATTAATACGAATTCCATCAACCTTCTCATCATAAATCAAATTATTATTATCCAATTTTACATCAGCGGTTAATGTTTTCTTAGATTCAGTAGGACCAGGACTCATTGTAAAATCGATGGTATTAGAATCTTCAAATATAATTCCAAGTCCATCTGCAGTAGTTCCACCAGTTTTTATCCACTGTCCTCCGATCATTGTATAAGTAATGGAAGTAGTACCGTCATAAGAAGTCAGGATTACTACATCTCCATTCTTAGGTTTTTCACCAAACAACGCAATCAAGATACACTCCTGATCTGATTGTTCCTCTGACTGTTTTTTTGCTGTAAATATTCTAGGACCTTGACTTAATTCCATAGTATCTGAAACAATGTCAAAATCACCTAAGTCTGCACTCTTAAAAATTACTAAAAGAATACAAACATCTTCAACTTCATTATAATATCTTACAGCAACTAATTCAGCATATTGTCTAGATGCACATGAGAGAGCCTTAAGTGCTTCATCTCGATTGGCATAAATACATTCAAATCTTGTTAACTGTGATTGTGCCATTTTTATTATCTTTTATCTAGTATATCACCATTGAAGTTTACATCTATATCTGTAATTTCATTTGTATCGGTATTAATATCCTCTACATTTGCTCCAACGATTCTCACTATACGATTAGTTATTATATTTCCCTTTTCATCGATAAAAGCTATTCCATTTGACATATCTTTTATCCAAGAAGCTTCAGTATCAACTCCATATCCACAAATTGATTGATTAGATAAGAAAGTTCCACATACAGCTTTAAACTTACTAATAACATTAAGCTCGATAATTTCCAAATCTTTCCAAGTAAATATTTTCCCTGGATACTCGGTTAATTCGATCACTGTTATAGTTTTTCCATCAAGAGATATTCTAAAATAAATATCTTTAATAGTTAATAGATCATTACTTCCTCCACCTGAGAAACAACCAAAGAAATTACTAACAGGTAATGAACTAACTTTTACCTTAGCACCGATCAACTGTTCATATTCCCAAATTCCAGAAGGACCTACAATTCTTGAGTTTCTACAACTATTCAACATTTTATCCTTTGCCTTTAGCTAGAGAATCTACATAGTTATTCCAGTATATATCGGCATCAACACCATTATTTTTCTGATGTCCCTTTACCCACTTATACTCAATTCTTCTTTGTAAACCCTGTTTAATTATTTCTTTATCAATATCACCTTTAATTCGAGCAATGTATGGTTCTTTTACTTTCCAATTACCAGTCATCCATTCTCGAACACCAAGATAATCTGCATGGACTACTACAATATCATTCGGACCCCAAGAACCACGAAATTCATATAAAGCATGTAAAACTGCTACTAACTCCGCACTAGGATTGCTACACTTCTGAGCTCCAAAAGATAAATTCATATATTCAGGAGTTAATTCAATTGAGAATTTATTAAGCATAGTTCCCATTCCAGGTCCGGTAGGGTCAATAAGAACTCCTCCGATACCAAGTCTTCCATTATTTTGTTTGTCTAGGTGAGATCCGTCAGTATAAATATCAAACTGTTTCATCTCATCAATTTTAAATATCTAAATTTTCATCCAAAGAACGATATTCGAAGGGATCAAGTTCTAATCCAAATTCTTCAAGGCACCATTCTCTAAATTCTTTCGTACCAATTACACTTATCTCTCCAAGAACATTCAAAAGCTCCTCTCCTTCAATTTTAGATAGACTTTTATCTAAGTGACAAATTAACCTTGTCATAAGATATCTAAAATGACTTAAAGATCCATCTACATCACTATCATAACACTCCAAGACTCTAAACCCTGAATGAGTATTAAAACTTGAAAATAGATCAATCCACTTTTCTGGAATATGAATCGAAGAACCATTATAGAGATAATAAATAACATATTCTGTAGGTGTAATTCTTAGGATAACATAATCTAAAACCTTATGATCACTAAGTCCTTTTAGAACGATTCTCTTAGATTTGCCTTCTCGTATATAAGATAATTTGTAAAACTCGGTAAATACTTCTTTAAACCAGGCATCTTTCATAATAGTGTATATAAATTAATTAAAGCCAACCCTGAAAGAATTATTGTATTATTATCTTCCATCACTAAATATCCCGTTTTATCACATTGACTTCTATAACTTAAAAGATCAAGAAACTCGGATAAATCTTGTTTCAGGTAAAATGTAATTGATATAATTCCTTCTCCTATCGCAAAAGAACATATTATTGAGTAAGGATGTATGTCAAGTCTATCTAATTTAGCTACTATGTCTTCCTGGATTTCAATTTCTCTAGGATTACTTCTCATAGTATTATTTCTGTTATATGACTGTTTAATATTCCCATACTGTTAATTAGGTTAGATAAGATAGATCTGTGACATATTTTATCATCAGAACCATAACCCATTAATATAACTCCTCTTGCATTACTAAGTTCAGCCAAGTAATTAAGTTTATCAATAACCTCTACAAAATTTACATTCGACATCTCAATAATATATCTCTTAGAAAATTCTGTAAAATCAATAAGCCCGTCTCTCTTTGCTCTAAATAATTCTGTACTTGGAGCTAAATTTCTAAAATGTACTGCCGTTCCATTATACTTACCAATTAATTCTGAATTACTAATATTTCTTATTATAAAAATAGGTAAATATCCATTCTCTGTAAATATTTTTAATGTTACCGGAGATACAAATGATGTTTTAACTTGTAATTGGTATCCCATTTTTTCTTAGTTTTATTAATAACTTTAAAATTTATTTATTGTCCTCCAAATTTTTTATTAGATGTCTTAAATCCTGACTTCCCTGAAAAACTAGAAGACTTTTTCCCACTAAAACGTCTATCTGCTTGATAAGATTTATTAAAACCATTACTATCAAACCCACTTTCTTGTTTCTTAGGTTTGATAGGAGATGTAGTAGAGCCGCCAAACTTCTGACTACTAATCATAAATCCTGAAGGAGCTGTTTGTAGACGTTTAAGGAGATTTACATTACTCTCTATCATCGACTTTACTGTATGACTGTCGAAGTGATAATATATTTCTGGATAATTCAATATGTCGCCCTGAATTAATCCAGCTGATGTTAAGAATACAGAAAGATTAACGAACGCTTCAGTCAGGTTACTAGATATCAAAAGAGTATCTGTCGTAGGTTCGTAGATCTTATATTCTTGTGTAGACTGATCATAATTAATAACTACTTCTACCATGACTTTTTAATTACTTATGGCAAGAGCACCTAGGATTACTGCTACACAACCTAAAGCACCTGCCCATAATTTACGTTTTCTTTTTTCTTTCTTTAAGCTATTTTCTAAAGCTTGTATAGAGTTAACATAATAATCATCTTTTTTCCTCATCATCATAGACTGGTAAGATATAATTGAGTCTAGATTCGCTGCCTTAATCGAATCCTCTTTTATTATATCTCCTTGAAGTTTTATAATTTTTTCGGAAGACTCAAGATCTACTATTATGCTATTAATTGTTTTCAGATTTTCAGGAGATATAACTATCATTGTATCCCCGCGATGCTCTATTATCTCTTGTGAATATCCTTTAGTGATAAAAAATAGAGATAATAAGAGACAATAGATTATTTTTTTCATAAGAAATAATAAGTATGTATGAAAATTATTTAAGTCTTTCTATAAAAATATCCAAGAAATTTTCAATATCTTCTTTATAATGATATTTCCAAAAATAATTATCTGGTACTGAAAGCATGAAAGGAATCTCTATTGGAATAGATTTTGGATACTTAAATATATAATAATCTTCTATATTAATATCATTTATACACTTCCACCAAGATATTTTTTCACTGTCAGGAGGTAAGTTATCAGGAAAAATTAACTTATCATAATTAATAATATTATATTCACATTTAGGAATAAGAAGATAAATAGATCTATGGTTTGAAGATTCTTGATATACTCCTACTATAATATTATCCATTATCATTATTAGGAATAAATTTATTTAATCTTCTCTAAAGGATTTTCTCCTATTTCTAGATCAATACGATTAACTATTAATTCATATTTTGGTTGATTCTTTGAAAAATATCGCCACAGAACATCATCATAATAATCTAAATAATTATCTCCTTTTCTTATTTCATAGATATAATAAGGATGACTAACTTCATTTTCATATACAGATATTGGATAATATAGATCTTGTTCTACTATCTTTACATATTCATTAGTATCTAATATATAATCTAAATCATATATTACTTGTACTTTATCAATCTGTCTTATCCCTAATTTTCTCTCTATTTTTTGAAGTTTAATATCATCTACAATATCCAATCCATCATAAAAAAATTCAGAATCAATTTTAATAATATAATAATTTTTTAAACAGATATTTTTAAAATCTCTAATATTATCTACAATCGTATATAATTCGGAATTAGTTTCAATATTAAAATTATCTTTTTTTAATAAATAAAAAATATTACATTTTAAATTAATTCGATTACAAGAAGATAATCCAATAATTTCTTCACTAAAAGCTGTTGTAAATAAAGTTGCTGATCTTAAGAAAACATCTTGTGGTAATATTTCAATAACTTTTATAATATTCATAATTACATAGTTTTTGTTTTCTTAAATCCTTTTAATCGTTTCGAGATTGAATCTTTAATGGCTTTATTTCTACCAATCTTATACGTTTTTAGACTTAAATCCAATTCTTCTTTTGCATTTTTTAATTCATCTTTACTTGCACCAGCAGCTTTTAATAATTTTAATGCCTTTTTAGAAGCATTTTTCTCTTCTTGAACTACTATACTCCCTTGATATAAAGTCTTTAATCCATTTCTAATCCCAACTCTTTTATTTTTATTACTATAAGACCCTCTAATATCATTATTTTTATCTGATATTATCTTATCTAATCCTTTACCAGTTGAATTTTTTGAATGTCCAATTTCATGAGCTAATGATGCTTGTCCACTGGAAGGAGGAAAATTTATTACATGATCACTACTCATAAAAGCTTTTCCCAACTTTCTATCAAATTTATCATTAGATCTTGTCAAATCTATTTTCTCTTTAGTAGAAACATCACTTGACTTCTTCTCCCAAGATTTTGTTTTATCAAATCGTTTTCTAAAAAATTTTTCACTACTTGATAATTTTTTCTTTCCATTTAGTATTTTAATATTAGATTTCTTAGCATCTTTTCCAATATTTTTTAATACCTCAGGATTTCTATCCTTAGCAACAGACTTAAGAGATTCATTTATTTTCTTTAATTTTTCACTATCTAATTTAGATGAATCATCTAATTTTTTAGCAATTAATTTACCAACTTTCTTTATTCCAGAAATAGCTGCTGATTTTAATCCATATTCCTTCTGTTCTACTTTCCAACCTTCAGAATATAATTTCTCAACTAAATCTCTACCAGTAAAAGTAAATTGTTTTTGAGAATATCTTTTTATGATCATAATTCAACAATTTAAAATTGAAAAATAAAAAACTTAGAGAACTTGACAGTAATCGTGCTTTTTATCAACACGAAAGTAAGTTCTCTAAGTTCTATTTTCTTTAATACTTACTGTCAAATTCTCTAAGTTTAAGTCTAAGAAATTCTACCGCTTCTGTTGTCGGTAATTCCCTAATACTATCTACTTTATCAGTTCGAGTAGATTCTATCCTATGAATCTTTTCTCTGAGATAACTGATAATACTATCCCTTGATATTATCTCTACTTCAAGGGAATCAATTTTATTTTTTTCAGGTTGTATAATTTCTGGAGGAGGTAATATAGTTTCCCCCTTAGATTTATCTTGAGAGGAGTGGGAGTAATATAATACCCCCAATCCAAACCCAAGTAATAACAGTAATGAAATTAAAACAGCCTTCTTAATCGTTTCCAACATCTTCTGTTACGAATATTCCTACACGATATTCCAATTCGCCTTCCTTTTTATAATTAATATATTGATGGAATATTCGATAGTCTCCGGAAGCCTCTTTTTGAATCAAATGAGCATCCCAACCATGTGTAGAAGTTAATTTATCTATCAAGTCTTGCAACCTGGAAATCTTAGGTGCATACTCTTTAAGGATATCTAAATCTTGAGACGGATTCATCAAGTTCTTCATTCTCTCCAATTCTGCCTTAGACTCCTCCTCTCCCATAATATCCTCTGAAAGATTTGTAATTTTATATTGTTTAGGTCCGGTAGTACATGTAACAGTATTTAAGAACTGACCTGCTACCTTCTTAGATTTAATCTCTGCCAAAGTCGCACTATAACCTTCACTTCCGGAAATAATGTTCTTGATATCTTCTAAGACCTTCAAAGACGTAGTTATTCCTAAACTTACAAATACACCTACAGGCTTTACAAATGTCTCTCCATCTACTGAATTAACATAGAAAGTCTTAAATGATGGTTGATAAAATACTTCAACCAATGAATGGACTTTGTCTCTATTTATATTTCCATTATTAATAGTTGCCATTGTTTTTAAAATTTTTCACTTTGAAATATTTAAATTCTTGATTATAATTACTATATCCATAATTAAATCCGTACATGGTATAGTTAGGCATCTTTAGTTCTTGTTCATGCCATTCTTCCAAGTAATCTTCAAAGTCTGATATTAAGATCAAGATAGCTTCAGGTCCATAATTCTGTCTGAAATATTCCATACCTCTAGCCATTCTTGTTCCACCTCCCATAGAGATTCTTGGAACACCCTTTCTCGGGTCGATATCTTTAATATGATCTCCAAGCTGTGTAGACCATGAAATAATATTATACTTTAATCCACGTCCAATCTTTTTCATTTTATTGGCAATAGTATTTAAAATTCTATCAACCAATCGTGTATCCATAGATCCCGAAACATCAATTAAAAATACAATAGTTGGTTCATTAGACATGGTTACCTTTCTTCTAATAGTTGGAGCAATAACAGAACGATTAATACCACGATTATAAAGATACATAAGATCTTTCTTTGTATCAACTTTAACCACTCTAGATTTATAATTTAACATTACTTCATCTAGAGCCATATCTACTTCGTCTGTCTTATCCACAAGTCTCGTTGCATCTGGAGCTCCACTAGAACCACATCCAACGCCACCTCCTGAACGAATTTGTCCAAGCTCACGTTTTTTATCGGCATCGTCTCTAGAGTCTGTTCTGTGATCTTTATGAGTTCCACCCTCATCTTTACCGTTACTGTTCAAATCACCTGAACCAGAATCTCTCTTTCCTTTATATGGACAATCTTTTGGATCACCTTTACCTTGCTGATTACCTTGTCCAGATCCTGAACTACTACCAGAACCATCAGTCATACCCATTTCCTGCATAAGATCAGAAAGACCTTGCATTCCACCACCACTTTGCTGATTACCTTGTCCAGATCCTGAACCACTACCTTGAAGTGCATCTTGAATATCTTGATTTGTAACTTGAGATGTATCACCGTTTCCACCCTTTTTAATAGAAACCAACATCTTAACAAACTGATCCAAGTGTTGAACAATTAGCATCAAGTATTCAGGGTAACTAAGTTCACTCGGGAAAGGGTTACCTTCGGATATATAATATCTTTCTGGAACAATGAGTTTAATTTTAGCCTCATTTTCCATCTTCTTTATCATATCATCAAGAGCCTGTTTTGCTTCTTCATTATCAGTGTGATCTCTATTATATTTCAAGAGCTCAAGTTGATAATTAGGAAGAACTGATGAAATATCTGATTCCATCTCCTCTACATCTTCAGTACTTAGGATTTTAGAATTTACTTCCATATCCATAGCAATATTATGAAGACTGTGATTAAGAACTGGATCATCTATTACTCTCTCAATCAACTTCTCTGCAAAATCAATTCCACACTCTTTATTAATTCGATCAATCAATTCGCCTCGATAATCTCTGAAGGTATTACAAATCTGAGTATCAAGCTCTTCATGAATACCATCAAGATGTCCTAAGTAAATATGTCCGTACTCATGCATAAGAATACGAAAATCAGTACGTGGAATCTTAATCTCTGAGCAGACAATTTTATAGATAACATTTCCTGAGATATCATCTTTATATTTAAAACAATATCCAAGTTCAGGATTATCAGGATTAAATGGTTTTTCTGTATTAACCATTAACATATTCCCGAATCTACTATAAGTATTGTCAATGAATCTTTTAATAAATTCTAACTCTGTCTGATTTCTCATAATTTTAAATTTTGATATTTTTCTAATAAATTAACCTTAGAGATCCACATGATCATTACATATTTTTCTCTAAGGTTAACACTCATATAATAGTATAATTATTTAAAACTTCTAATATCAGGAACCATACTTCCCATGCTCGGATCTTCCTGAAGAATAATCTTACGAATTGATCTGAGTTTAAATCCAGAAGTTCTAAGGTCTTCCTGAGTATTCTTCAACAATGCCAAAGTATCATCCTTATAACCCTTAGAAGAATCTGTAATCAGACTTTGAATAGAAGTCATAAGATCTGAAATTGTATTCCAATAAGATACATATCCGATGAATGTCTCTACTGGTACTTTATCCAAGAATTTATCAGTAGTAGATACTTTAATCTTGGTAATAGAAGAACCAGAATCCTTACTCAATTTAAACAATTTCTCGATGCAAGCCGGATCAATCGGACGTTCGATTTGTTCTAAGTCCTTATCTGATTTAAGTTCTGATAACTTATTGATTATTGCTTGCATTTCAGGAACTTCGAGCTTTTTCTTTCCATCTATGATTTCGTTGAAGAACTTAGTATACTTAGGAAGTTTATCATTCTTCATCTTTTCAATATCATTAACGATATTAACCATAGTATCATAGAAATCCTTAGAGATCGGTGTTTTAATCAAGTTCTTTGTTTTTGGATCTCGAGAAATACCAATACCACAAAGACCATCGATCATATTACGATAGTTATCTGAAGTAATACCGCTCTTACCAAAACACTTAAAACTTGCAATTGTAACGTCTCTAAGATAATTCAAAGTTCGGAAAGTTGTAAATCCATAAAGCTTAGTCTCATTTTCGGCATCAGCATAGATACCATTAAGTTCTGTAATTGCTAAGTCTACAGGTTTACCACCAGAAGTCATCAATGCTCGAGCAGTTTGTTTAATACCACGTTCGATATACTCACCAATCTTATTATATTGATCAGCCGGAATTTCTACTTCCTGAGCATCAAGTTTTTTCATCGTATCTCTAAGACTTCCCATGAAATCTTTAACCTTACCTTCTGATGATGCAATAGCTCCGTCATATTTACAAAGGAATGTATCCAGGTCTGTATGATCCGGAGTAATGTTGTAAATCATAAAACGATTCATTAACGGAGGTAGCATTTGCATAGAATTCGAAAGATTCTGTGCATAATTACCTGCAGAAACAATCAATGTATTCTCTGGAAGTCTTTCTGAACCCACTTTACGCTCAAATACTAAATGCAATAAACTAGCCTGTACGTATTCGTTTGCTGTGGTGATCTCATCCAAAAATAACAGTGATTTACCTCCTTTTTCTGCAACTTTTAAGATTTCAGTATACCAAGAAGGTCTAAGATGTCTAGTTGTGGGGTTTTCTTGATCACTCGTAGCCACATCATATCCCATAACTTCTTCTGCAGTTGTACTATTACCTCTAAGAAGGACTAGGTGATAATCTCGAACTTCTGCAAACATTTCTACTGAAGTTGATTTACCAAGACCTGGATTAGACATAATAAGTACTGGTACTCTTGAAATCTCACTAACTTTCAATGCTGTAAAAATTGAAATGTTAATGTTGTCATTTTTTGATTTTGCCATTTTTCTAGCTTTTTAATTTGTTTATTTTTCTTTATAACTTTAATAAATGAGGGGATATTATATAGAAACCTCCCCTCATTTATTAGATTTTGAGGGTTTCTGAAGTGCTATTTATTATACTTCAAAATTAAAAAGAACACTAGATTAATCTATATTTTTATAAATTTTTCTAATGTTCTTCTCAATTGTAAGGCTTTAACCTCTCTTAAATAGCAAAATTCACTTTTTTAGGTAATCTTGAATTATCTTATAATCTACTGAGAGAGTTGAAAATAATTGTTTAGCTTCAGATAATATTTTCTGGAGTATAGGTTTAATAAATTCATCTTCAAACAATCCTGAATAAGCTTGATCATAGAATACAACACTTTTACCTCCATCCGATAAGAAAAATGTAGTAATTCTCTTAGCAATAATTCTAGGTGTTGTTCTTTTTAGTGAATTATAATATCCTCCCAGAACTAAATACTTATCTTCTATTTTAAATTCAAGATCTGTTATATATTCAATTCTACTTTTAATATTATTCATTATGTAATACATGTTTTAACTTTTCCTCTAAGTCATCACATCGTTTCTCGGTTTCCTCTAGCTTTTTCCTCAAGTCTTTAATCTCTTTCAAAAACCAAGGATTATCCATAGTTTCCTCTAAACAACCTTGAAGATATCTAATAACTAGCTTTAAATCCTCTTGAAGGTCAGTATCTTTAGAATGCAATATTTCTTCTAAGATAGCTTTTGAATTTATTTTTATACTACTATCCAAAACTGCTTTAGTATGATCAACATAAAAAAACTTCTCCGATAGGCATTAATAACGGATTTGAAATTGTATCTTTACTACTACTCATGATTTCTAAACATATATAATTCATTAATATCTAAACATTTATATATAGTATCCTCAAGACTTGATGTGATTGAAGTATGAAAATGTCCAAAGAACCAATACTTACATCTTACTCCTCTAAATACCTGATCTAAGTATTTTCGATTTTCTAAGTCTCTGAGGTAAACATCTTCTGCTTCCTCTTCGTGACGTGTAATAATTGGTTCAAAACATAGTGGAGCAGTATGAGAAGCTATTATATCAACCCTCCCTGGAAGATCTTTAATAGGCTTCTTAATTATATCTTCTGTCTTCCACCATACTCTTTTAGACGAACCAACTCTCTCCATCAATCCATTATAATTCATTCTCCATTTATAATCTACTGAAGTTGCTCCCCCGATCGGATATATTGTTTTCCCCGAGAGTTCTACTACTTCATGATCCTGAAGAAACTTAATTTTGGGGAAATCATTTATTAATTTTTCATTCCAGTACTCTAGGTTATCATGATTTCCTCTTATAAAATAATATGTTATATTATTTTTCTCTAGTTTAGTATTAATTCTTTCAAACTCCTGATTATAATACCCTGGCTTAGAAAAACCTAATCCTACATCTCCAAGAAAAATAATATTAGCATCTTTAAGTTTATAACGTTGAGTTATAATCCATGTAATTTCTCGAAAACTTCCATGAATATCTGCACAAAAGTATAAATCTCTTTCTTGTTCATTTTTCATAATTTCTTTTAGGATGGAAAGCTTTGATTCTCTTTCCATCAATTATAAGGTTTTGCATTTTTAAGAGAAGCAAAAAGAAAGAACCACACTCATCGCATAGTTCTTTCATAATAGTTTTAACCCTAATAACTTTTATCTTTTTTCAGGGTGATCTTGATTTTTGATTCATTATTACTTTGTTTTAGTTCTCACATAGTTTTAATCCACATTAATAAGGAATTCAAGGGAGAAGAAAAAAAAGAGAAGGAAGCATTAAGCTCCCTTTTTCTCCCTTGCTACGATGACATTATATTCATCATCAACTTCTAAAAAATCCCAACCTTCTGGAATCTTAACCAACTTCTTAGTCTCGAACTCATTCATCATTTTTTGCATCTCCGGTTTGATAGATTTTACACTATCAATATGAGACATCAAATAACCTTTAAGTCCGTTCTGAAGTTTCATTAGGTTCTCAATAGATTCCATGAAATTATCTATCGTTTTTCTTATAGTCTTCTTAACGGGATTTTCGTTTTCTCTTGATTTCTTAAGCACCTCGTCCATTTTTGTAACTGATAACATATAAAATTGTCCAAGGCTTCTCAAACTTTCCAATCTATTATCTAGTAGATTGTAGTAATATTCACATGCAAAAATATGTTCTGGACTACCCTCATCTAGCTCCATATTAATTTTTTGCAATCTTGTGAGGTGTTCTTTACATAATTGTTCATATTCACGATTAAATTCCTTTGCGATTAGATCTAATTCATCTAACCAAAATTTTAACTTTTCCATAATCTCTCTTTTAAGTTTATTTCTACATATATAAGGCTTTGAAAGATTATTATATGGAAAAAGCTAAAATCTCTTCCAAAACAAGACAACTAACAATGCAATCGGTAAGAAAGGCATAAAATTAACAATAGTCTGTCTCATCTTCCTATATTCATCTTCAGGGAGTATATTTTTTATATTATCTAGAGTATGAATAAAGAATAATCTGATAAATATTGCAATAAGAAAATAATAGAATAAAAATGTTATCATAATTGATTATTTATTATTTTTAAGTTATTATATGTTCCTTGATATTCTGGTTTTACTCCTATAATATCAAATCCTTTTACTCTTTTCTTCGTACCATCTTCTGAAATTTCATTAACTTTTGCTTCTTTCGTAATAAAATATGCATCTAAATCAGTTGCTTTAGGAGTAGCTGTATAAGAAATAGAAGAGTATAAAAATCTTAATCTTTCTTTAGCTTCTGCAGAACTTATTCTATCTCCAATACTAAAATTTGAAAATATTGTATTTATTAAAAGTTCTTTACTAAATGTTACTATACCTAATTCTCTTCTAACTAGAGTTGCTTTATATCCTAAAGCTCTAAATTTCTGAGGTCCAATTGCTATATAATGAGATTTAACATCATCTTCCTCTGATATCTGAGCTAATACTAAATCTATAACCTCTTTGGATAAATTAGATTCACATAATAATCTAGCTTTCTCAAAATATGTTCCTAATTGTTCATACTGATATAAGAAATTAGACACCTCTTGATTAATAATATCATTTGTATCTAAAACAGAATGTACACTAGAGAATACTGTAAATCTATCTTTATAATCATACTGCTGTATTCTAAAAGCCCTAATCTCATTTACTAATACTAAATTATTAAATACAGGAATTAGACTTGATCCTTGATGTTCATTTACTGCTATATAATTATTTTTATAATTATAAGATTTAGTATTTTCCTGATATGTCTTAGCTAAATTATATTTAACATCATCTAAAGCTGTACTAAATGCAGATAATAAATCGTTAGTAGCCTTCTTTTTTCTTTCAAGTTCTTTATCAAACTCCTCTTGACTAACCTTTCTATAATCGCATATTGACCTATAATAAAATACAGCATCATTTTTCCAGGGATTCTCAAATAATCTCTGACGACCTAGGATTTGTGGGAGATCATCAGAAATATCTACAGCTAAAGTATCTATATTACTATCGCTAAATATAAAACTTCTAGCACATGTAGAATAAAAATCGGCTCCTAGATATACAGTCCTTGTACAGAAGGTGAACATTTTAGGTTTTACTCCTTTTAATGGTACTTCTCCTATTACAAACCTCTTTCCTAGTTTTTTCTGTATACGTTTAAGATTTCCCTCTGTTTTACTACATAGAATATTTACTTCTTCAGGTTGGAGATCACACTTTTTTATAATACTAACTATATGATTAACAGAGTTTACA